TATAAAGATAGCGTGGCAACAATTGACCAGTCAAAGGGAATCGCCGGAGGAAGCCATCACGGGGATGGTGGCGGTGGTGGCGGTGGCGGTGGTGGCATTGCAGGAGGTAGCGGCGGGTACCCAGCAGGTGGCGACAGTGGTGGCGACTGCGGCTCCAACGGAACTAACGATGCACGTTCAGAACAGCCAGTATTTACAGGTGAATATTGTAATTACAAAGTACCTGGCGGATTTAATGCCCCCGGCTATCCTGGTAATAATGTTGGATTTGGTGGATCAAATGATGCAACTGCAAGTCGTTACCCAAACGGTGGCGCAAACGGTGCATGGAGTTGGTTACTAAACACATATAGCGTGTGGCAAGGCAACGGCAATTATACTTACAGCGTATACTTTCCTGCTTCGCAAAACTATCAATTTGATCTAGCAATTGACAACTACGGTTGGTTGTATGTAGATGATGTCGAAATGGTGTATGCACCGAGTTTCAACGGAGTATGGTCAGCTACGCACTTTATTTCAGCAGGTTGGCATACAGTTAGAGTTTACGGCATTAACACCGGTGGCCCAGGAGCAATTGGTGCGCAGATTCTACAAAACGGAAGCCAAATTTGGAATACACGAAGCGAAATTAACCCCAATGATGGATCCAGAACTGCTCAAGGCGGAAATGGTTACGCAATCGTTACTTTCTATAGGTCTTCTGGATTCTTTGTAAAGAAAGATGGAGCGTACTCTCTTATTCGCCCTCGGGTAAAGGTTAACAATGTATTCGCGTCGAGATTGCACACATGGGTTAAGATCGACGGAGAGTGGCGCAGCGCCAATGGGTCAGATACTGTAGTGTTTGATCAAGACAGCGTAAATTGGGGCGACAGTGGACTACCATCAGACTTTATTACTCCTCCAACTTACTACTTAGGTGGCGATGGCGGTGGCGGCGGCTGGGGCGGCGACGGACAATCCGACAGTGGCACAGACGGCACCGATGGTGACGGAGATGGTGACGGAGATGGTGACGGAGATGGCGGCGGCGATGGCGGAGGTGGTGGCGATGGCGGAGGTGGTGGCGACGGAGGTGGTGGCGACGGCTAACCCCTATTGTAAAAGCACCATAAAACTAAGATAAATAACTAATAATCAGGTAAAAGAATGTCGTACACAATATCATTATCAAACGGGCAATCACTATTCGGGGCCGACGGGCTACCGGATGGTACAATTGACACCACTTCTACTAGCTTGGCATTAGTTGGTAAAAACTACCCAGGATACGGAGTATTTCTTAACAGTAACTTAGTTCACTTAGTCGAAAACTTTGCAAATTCAACAGCCCCAGCCGCTGCACTACCTGGGCAAATTTGGTTTGACTCAGCAAATAAGTCGCTAAAACTAAACGTAGCAAGCGCAGTCGGTTCCACGTCGTGGAAAGTGTTAGCGGGAATTACTAATGCTGCAACTAAGGCAGCAATTACTATTGCCCCAAATGTGGGAGAATTTTGGTGGGATACTACCAACAACCAACTTAAAGTCTACAGCGGACTACTATCGCAAGGCGACACTGGGTGGGTAACAGTTGGTCCTGCAAGTAATACTACCACTGGACAATCGGGCGCACAACCCGACACAGTAGTCGATTCGGGGTCTATTAGCCACGTTGTAGTTAAGTTCTACATTAGCAGCGACTTAGTTGCTATTTTGAGCAAAGACGCAGAATTTATTCCCGGAACACCAATTTCGGGATTTAGTACAATCAAACCTGGCTTTAATTTAAGTACAGGATTGACTAACCAATTACAGTATTTTGGTAACGCTAACGTTGCAATGAGCTTGATGGTTAACGGATCAGTGGTTAGCGCCAGCAACTTTACTCGTTCGGACGTGGTTACTACCAGCACTGTGCCGATTATCACTAGTAACATTGCGGGATTGGCAGTTGGCCCAACTAGCGATTTTGTAGTTAACGTAACGCCATCAACTACATCAATTGGTTTATATAACACAGACAACAATTACGACACAGTGTTTTATGTTAAAACAGGTGGCGTGACTACTCCGGTTCTGAAAGCAAACGGTGCTCTTGGCGCACTGCAATTATACAATGATCCAACTACTGGATTGGGTGTAGCAACTAAACAATACGTTGATTTGGCTAACGCATCGGTTGCATCAACGATGTTAAAACGAGATGGTACAACTACCATCACAGGATCATTGACACCTGCAGCCAACGTAACGTATAATCTAGGTTCTAGTACAGCTTGGTTTAATATCATGTACGGTAAATCCTACCAAGCTCAATACGCTGACTTGGCAGAACGCTTTGAAGCTGATGCAGCGTATGCAAAGGGCACGGTAGTTGAATTAGGTGGCGACAAAGAAGTTACAATGGTTAAGGATGCTCTTAGCGATACAGTATTTGGGGTCGTGAGCACCGGTGCTGCTTATTTGCTAAACTCTACAGTCGGGTCAGATGCATCGCATCCAGCGATTGCGCTAGCAGGTCGAGTACCAGTTAACGTAGTTGGTTTAATTAATAAAGGCGACCGCCTAGTGAGTGCAGGCAATGGATTTGCTAGAGCAGGAACCAAAGAGGAAATTACTCCGTGGAATGTAATTGGGCGAGCACTAGAAAATAAAACCACAACCGGCAATGGCGTAATTGAAGCTATTGTTAAAGTTAATAGCTAATATCGGAATACAAAATGGCATACGGATCAGGAAATCAAATTATTGCGTTAGACTACAACACCTTTGCACAAGGTGGTGCGACAGTCAACCATGCAGTAGCAAACATTAACACTATTTGGGGCACGGGCCAAGGCGATAAAGGGTATGGACAAAGTTCTGTGTTACCAACCGTTGCAGGGGGCACCGATACGGTAACTGCTACCCAATGGGCGACAATGATTTCCCGTTTAAACAGTATGCTAACTCACCAAAGTGGGTCGGGTTCAGGAATCACTGCACCAACAGCAGGAGCAACGATTGCGTACCTAAACACATTGAGCTCAAGCATAACCACAGCGTTTAACAACCGTTTAAATTCTACATCTAACGGAACCGATGTTACAGGAACAGCAACTAACAGTGTGTGGAGTACTGGCACACCGACCACATTCCAGATTATTAAAACAGCATCTTGGGCTAGCGCAGACCAAGCTCGCTACTTCTTTAATGCAGGCGGCAAACTGATCCTTACGTTTGGTACAGTCACTAACACCGCAGGTAACAGCAAAGGCGCCGATTGGGCCACATTGCTTAATACTAAATTTAGCAGTATTACTGTTGGTGGGTATTCTAATGTGCGTAATGGAACAGGCGGAACTGCTGGATTTACCAATACAGCAATTGGATATTGGAATGCCGGCACAAGTAACAACTCAATGATTAACTTAACCTCTGCATCCGGTACAGCAGACTACGGTTCTAACTCAATTGCTGTTGGTATTAAGACAAACGGTGTACAAGGTGCCAACTCAGACGTCGGAACCATTATGACGTTCCAAATTGATTTAAGCGATGCAGCGGCAGACACAAACACAGCGCCTGCAGGTATCCCATCATACACCCCGGCTGGTACAGCACCAACTCAAGGTAACTTTAACGATTCGTTAAACTTAACTATTCCAGTAAGCATTACAATTCGACCACCAGAAACTTCAAACCTATCTGGTATTGTTAACCCAACAATCGCGTAATATTAAAAGCACTTTCGAGTGCTTTTAATTTGACTGTCCATTCTCCTTTGTGTATAATTGTGTTATGAGTAACATACCTACGATTGTGGAACAAATTCGATTGGCCACTGACTATCAAAAGAACAAGCGCCTACTAAGAGAGCGCATCCAAACCGATTTGCATTTTGCACACAATGGCGGTTTATTTAAAATCACTCCGGGCTTGATCTCCTTTGTAAAGGAATGGCCAGTTGACGAACTCTATATCGAAGATGTCTACGAGAATCCAATTCAAGTGGACCGACAGGTATTCTTAGTGCAGGCACAACAACATTACAGTCGAGTTATGAATGAATGGCACCAACAACATGCAGAACTTAAAAAGATTAGAAAAATCTAAGGGCGTGTTATTGTTTGCATTTAACAATGCAGACACTGATTACGTTAAGCTAACTAGTAACACCATTCGCTTGATTAAGCATAACCTCAACTTGCCGGTTACCTTAGTAACGGGCTTAGATGAAGTAGTTGAGTTTGATGTAGACAACATAGTACGCATTGAATCACAAGGTGGCAACACACGTTACAGCACAGAGTTAGGTCAACGTGTACAGTGGCGAAACTTTGGTCGTTATATGGCCTACGAGCTTAGTCCATACGATGAAACTATTCTTATGGACACCGACTATCTTGTGTTAGATAACAGTCTATTAACTTACTTTGATACAGAATGGGACTACCTAATTCCACATCGTAATATCAATCTAGGTCAAGACGAATTTACAGATACTATGGGCATGTACAGCCTGCCATTTATCTGGGCCACAGTGATCTTGTTTCGCAAAACAGCCAAGGCAGAAATGCTATTTGATTTAGTAGGACGAGTACAGCGCAATTACGATTACTATAAGATGTTATACAATATCCCTGCAACTAATTATCGCAACGATTATGCGTTTGCAATTGCAGATTATTTGGTTAACGGTTACCAGACTGATAAACAAACGCAGTTACCACAGCCCCTATTAACTGCCACTGGACAGTTACAAAGTATTGCAAGGGTTGGATCTTTACTGCACGTTAAGGATACTAAGGAAGGCTATGTTATTCCAGTGGGCAATTTACATGTCCTGAGTAAAGGATATTTACTTAGTGACAACTTTAAAACATTCGTGGACCAGCACTGTGCAGCATAAAGAACAACAGGGATTTTTAACTATTGCACAAAACGGCAAAGCAGATTATCTGCGAATGGCCTACGTGCAAGCATTGAGTATTAAGGCAGTAACACCGGGTGCCAGGTACGCAGTTATTGTGGACGCAGCTACCATGGCACAAGTAACAGAACAACATCGCAAGGTGTTTGATTATGTAATTGAATTAACACATGATTATTCAACTGGCACTGATTGGAAGTTAGCAAACGAATGGCAAGTATTTTGGCTTACTCCTTTTAAAGAAACAATCAAGTTGGAAGCAGATATCTTAGTTACACGGGACATGACACAGCGGTGGGATTTGTACCGTATGCGAGATGTAGTATTAGGACTAGGATGCAGAAACTATCACGGCGATCAAGTGCCAAGTCCTTATCGGGCATCGTTTGTAGACAATGAGTTGCCCGATGTATATAACGGACTAATGTATTTTCGTTACAGTAAAACAGCATTAGAATTCTTTAAAGTAGCAAGAGAACTGTTCCTTACGTGGGAACAGGTCGGCTCAGAGTTTAAGCGAACAGCAACTACTCAAGCCACTACAGATTTTGTATATGCAGTGGCCGCTAACATTGTTGGTAGAGAGTTAACTACTCTACCTGGTGTTGGAACAAGTTTTGTACACATGAAGCCCGGTATTAATGGATGGCCTTCGGATACTGAATTCCATAGGGCGGTTAACGTAGTAATAGATGCACCTGATATTAGAATCAATAATGTGCTGCAACTATTTCCGGTCCACTACCATTACAAAGACTTTATTACGGATGAGATAATTAGAGATTATGAACGAGCTGCCGGAGTTAATTAAAGCATTTGGTTTGATTGAACCAGAGGTTGTGCAAACCATTGAATATCGTTTATACTACGATGCGCATGGTAATGCCCTGTACATGGGCATGGGTGATAGCAAGGGTACTAATTATATCACTATACCAAAATCAGTATACAATAGAGCAACAGTGCATAACCTAAAAGTTGTAAATGGGCAGTTAATCACAATCGATGCTGGCACAATGTGGTTGCAGTTACGTAAATCAACAAGTGGATACGCAGTGGTTAAGAACCATCCTGCACTGCTAATAGAACAAGACGAAGAGTACACAAACATCGAATACTATGACAGAAATAATTGACGTTGCAGACCTGGACTGCATCTTCCTTACATATGATGAACCTAAAAAAGAAGAGTTCTGGATTCAGATACAGAATGTCGTTCCTTGGGCCAAGCGGGTGGATGGCGTTAGCGGGAGCGATGCTGCACACAAAGCAGCGGCAAGAGCTAGTGACACGGACCGCTTCATTCTTATTGACGGAGACAACCTCCCCGATCCTGCTTTCTTTAACCAGCAACTTAGTATTGATGATACTAATCGTGATTGTGTATTTAGATGGAGAGCGAGGAATATTATAAATGGGTTACAATATGGCAATGGTGGGATTTCGTGCTGGACTAGGAGCTTTATCGAATCTATGCGCACACACGAAGCCACTGATGGTAGTCATGAGACACAAGTCGAATTCTGTTTCCATCCTCAATACTGGGCTATGGCGGACTGCTACAGTACCACGTATCCGAATGCCACTGCGTTCCAGGCTTGGCGTGCAGGATTTAGGGAAGGCGTTAAAATGTGTTTGGACCGTGGACGTAAACCAAGTTTATCTGATTTCAAAAATAGCGTTGTTAGGAGAAACCTTGACAACTTATCTATCTGGCACAACGTGGGATCAGATGTGGAAAATGGACTGTGGGCAATGGCAGGCGCCCGCCAAGGCACTTACAACACCATGCTCTCAGACTGGGACTACACAGAAGTCCAAGACTTCCAAAAGTTAAAAGACTATTGGGATAACACTGTACACAAGTTTGAGGTTATTGACTTTGTAAACTTATACAGCGTTGAATTAACAAGATGCTTGGACTTACCTATTATTGACTTGGACGAATACCAAAGTAAATTTTTCAAACATCACTATAATAGTCAGTTTAAGAACAAGGGAATCATGTGCAGAGAATAAAAGGCATGATAGTCATTGGCACTGCTCGTAGTGGCAGTCACATGACCTGCGACATGCTTTATAACGAGTCGCAGTTGCCTGAAAAAGTTATACTAGGTGAAGTTACTGAACTGCCTGATATAGCCGACAAGTTTGTGTATTGCAGCATTGTGCAAAACTGGGCAAAGATTGCGCTAGCAGTAGACCTTAGTTGGACAAGTGATTACTATGTGGTTAATTTACGCCGCAGAGACAAAGTAGCACAGTATCTAAGTTGGTGCGTATTTAGAGCACAGACGCAGGCTAGCATAAGCAAACATTCGCCGGACTGGAATGACTACAAAGACTTGTTACCGTGGGAGTCAACTAAAGACGACATAGAGCAATTTCTAATGGAACAATATTTAGACTTTGCAATCACGCCAAATGAAATTGTCTATTACGAAGATATGGTCAAGTCCCGCAAGACAACTAAGTTTAAGCAGAACCAATACCCAATTCCTCCCCAAGAGATAGTAACCAATTACACATTAGTTAAAAACATGTTAGAGAAATTTTCATATGACAACAGGTAAGAGCGACTTTATGAGTGCAGCAGATGAGATGAAGGCCAAGTTAGGTCCTGCACTCTGTCTGGCTAAATGGAAACAAGTAAGCCTGCACTTACCAACTGGATTGAACAACAGTTGCTACCATCCGCCATTGCACAAGATTGATCCAGAAGCAATCAAACTCAATCCCAGCGCATTACATAACACCGAGCATAAAAAGCAACAGCGTGTGATTATGCTAAAGGATGAAAAGCCCAGTGAGTGTAGCTATTGCTGGAACATTGAAGCACATGATCAACTAAGTGACAGACATTACAGAAGCGGAGAGCCTTGGGCAGCAGAACACTATGACGAGATCAAAAATTCTACAGGACAAGAAGATACAATTCCAAGTTATGTTGAAGTTAATTTTAACCACGCTTGTAACCTTAAGTGTAGTTATTGTTCCCCTCAGTTTTCTAGCAGTTGGGCTGATGAAGTACAACGACACGGTGCTTTTCCTACCTCTGTTCCTCACAATGATCCGGCTCACTTCACTAATGCTAGACGACCAATACCTGCCAGAGAGTCTAATCCCTACGTTGATGCGTTTTGGGAGTGGTGGCCTGAACTGTACTCTAAACTTAAACATTTCCGCATGACAGGTGGCGAGCCGCTGATGGACAAGAACACTTACAAGGTGTTTGACTATGTGCTGGCTATGCCCAAGCCAGACCTACATTTGAATGTGACCAGTAACTTCAGCGTAGATCCTAAGTTAATGGATCAGTATCTTGATTATGTAAAACGTTTGTGCAATACTCAAATTGAGCATTTTATGCAGTATGTTAGTTTGGACTCAGGCAATATGGAACAGGCTGAGTACATTCGACATGGCATGATAGCATCTCGTGTTCATAACAACGTGCAGCGTTACCTAACTGATATTCCTCACCGCAACAGTCTCACATTCATTATCACAATGAATAATTTAAGCATTGTTGGTTTACAGGCGCAGCTAGATTGGATTCTGGATTTACGAAAACAGCACAGCACAACTTATCAACGTGTTTGGTTTGACACTCCCTTGCTACGCACCCCTAGCTGGCAAAGTATTCAGATCATGCCTTGGGTCTATGTTAAGCGTATGGAAGACATTCTAAAATGGATGGAAGCTAACAAAGAAACAGCAGACAAACCATTTCAAGGTTTTAAGGATTACGAGATTCAACGTATGGCTCGTGACATAGAATGGATGAAAGAAGGTAGCACTCTTGATCCTGAATATGTTACACTGCAACGTGCTGACTTTTATCGCTTCTTTAATCATCACGATGCAAGACGCGGAACAGACTTTAAAACAACATTCCCAGAGATGAAAGAGTTCTGGGACGAATGTAGGTACCATGCCCAGAATCAATAACGAAACAGACCTAGAATACAAACGCAGAGTGATTGACATTAAGAGCGAAAGCTTCTGCGGAGCAAAATGGTACAACGCCACTATCTGGTTAGGTAGTGGTCAAACCACTAGCTGCCATCATCCGTTGCCACATGCAATTGATGTGAGTGAGCTATCATCAAACCCCAAAGCACTGCACAACACTTCTAAAAAGAAAATGGAACGTGAGCAGATGCAAAAGGGAGAACGTCCTGCAGGTTGTGAATACTGCTGGAAGATTGAAGACATGGGTAAAGACTCTGTGTCTGACCGTGTTTACAAAACAGTTATATATGACGATAAGGATTTAAATTATGCTTTTAGTACCCCAGCCAGCACCGATGTGGATTTGCAAACTTTGGAAATTGCTTTCGACCGCACTTGTCAGTTTGCATGTAGTTACTGCAATCCTGCTTTTAGCAGCACTTGGGTTAAAGACATTAGGAATAACGGGGCCTATAACGGATTGGTTAGTGACGGACGAAATCACTTTACTCATGCTCATGATAGCTCTCAACTGTATCGCTTCGGTCAAGCTAATCCTTATGTGGACGCCTTTCACAAGTGGTGGGAAAGCGATCTCCACAGAACACTAAAGGAACTACGCATCACCGGCGGAGAGCCATTGATGTCGGGCGAAACGTGGAAGCTGATTGAATGGTTTAAGACCAACAAAGGCAAGAGCAAGACACGCCTTGCTATTAACAGTAACTTAGGCACGGAAGTAGATATCGATCGCTTGCTTGGCGCCATTGATGGCGTTGAAGTTGACTTGTATACCAGCAACGAATCCATTGGCTTGCAGTCTGAGTACATCCGTGATGGTATTAACTTTGAGGACTGGACTAACAACGTAGAGCGTTTGTTAGATAGCGGCAAGTTCCGTGGTTTGCATGTGATGTGTACTGTCAACGCACTATGTCTTAGCAGCTTAGACCGCTTCCTTGAGATGGTAGTGGCATGGAAGCGTAAGTATGGTAAAGACTCGATTAACTTTTCGCTAAATATTTTACGATTCCCAAGTTTTCAAAGCCCGTTGGTATTACCCGACGAACTACGCACCCAATACAGAACAAATCTCAGCAACTTCTATCAAGCACACAAAGATAGCAACGTGTGCCATGGATTTGAAATTGATCAATTGAAACGACTAATTGATTACCTTGATGTGATGATAACTCCACATGCAGGCGCAGCAGAGCAATCAGTGTTACAACAGGACTTTAAAAACTTCTTTGCACAGTACGATCAACGCAGGGGCAAAGACTTCTGCAACACATTCCCAGAGCTAGCAGCTTGGTATAATCAACTATAATTCACTATAATTCACTATAATGGCAGATAACCTAAACGACTACTATAAAGATTACAACTACGGCGCCCGTAAGCCAGTTTATATCAAAGAAGAAGACCTACGAACAGATCAACTTGATCGACTAATCAAGAGCGATCAGTTCTGTATGATTCCTTGGATTCACATGCACGCCTTCCCCGATGGTCGTGCATATCCTTGCTGCCTAAGCGAGCCAGAGCACCCAATTGGTAATCTTAAAACGCAAACCATGCGTGAGATTTGGAACGATGCTCCGATGAAGGACATGCGTAAACGTATGTTACTAAATCAACCTTGCAAGGAATGCACCAAGTGCTATGAGCAAGAAGATAGTAAACTGTTTAGTATGCGTGAAAGTGCTAACAAGAACTTTGGGCACCACATTGGATTAGTTGATGATACAAAAGAGGATGGACAATATGATGACTTTAAATTGCGCTACTACGATATTCGCTTTAGCAACCTTTGCAACTTTAGCTGCCGTACCTGCGGTAGCATCTTTTCAAGTAGTTGGTATAGAGATGAAAAAGCAGCTGGATGGGATCCAAAACACCCACAAGTGATGTATGCTGGTAAAGACAAAGGCGATATGTGGGAGCAGATGCAAGAGCATATTCCGCACCTTGAACAAATCTACTGGGCAGGCGGTGAACCACTTATTATGGAAGAACATTGGAAGGTGCTTGACGAACTGGTTAAGCGCAAGATGTTCCATGTACGACTGATCTATAACACTAACTTTAGCGAAATGAAGTTTAAAGGTCGTGACGTATTTGAAATGTGGAAACTGTTTGACTGTGTGAGCGTTGGCGCTAGTTTAGATGGCAGCTTTGAACGTGGCGAGTACATACGTAAGGGACAAGATTGGCAACAAACAGTTGACAACCGTAAGCGTATGATTGAGGTATGTCCTAACGTAGACTTCTATGTTAGCAGCACAGTAAGCATGATGAACGTTTTGCATATCGCAGACTTTCACCGTGACTGGAGCGAGCTAGGTTTAGTGCGCCCAATGGATTGGAACATTAACATCCTACAGCATCCGCACCGGTATCGTGTTGACGTGTTACCGCAGGTGCTTAAAGATAGGGCTAAAGCAAAAATTGAGCGCCATTTAGATTGGCTACGCCCACAAGACAAACTAAGTAGAGCCACTAGCGGTTACGAAGGCATTATCAACTTCATGATGGCAAATGACAGCACTGACCAGTTACCAGAGTTCTTTAAGAACAATGATTTAATTGACAATGTACGCAAAGAAAACTTCTTTGATGTGTTTCCTGAATTACACGAGCTGAAACAATATGCACCTACCTAAGACTATTTGTATGCTACCGTGGGTTAGTATTGAAACTAGCCCAATGGGAACCACACGCCCATGTTGTCTTGCACAAGAGCAAATCACAGACGAAAACGGTGTCAAGTACGATCTTAACGAAACCGACTTGGCAACAGTGTACAAGAGCGAATACATGCAGAACCTGCGTAGACAATTCCGTGCAGGTGAAAAGCCTGCGACATGTAGTGACTGTTGGAAAGAAGAAGAAATTGGTCGCAACAGCAAGCGTATCAACAGCCAGATTCGACTAAAGGAATTGTACCCGCTTGTAGACTGGGCCAATGATACTCCGGATCAGCTGTGGTTCATTGACTTAAAGCTAGGCAACATTTGTAACTTAAAATGTCGCATTTGCGGAAGCTGGAGTAGCAGCAAGTGGGCAGAAGAAGAAATGAACTACATGCCTGCAGGTGCAGATAAGAAACAACACATTGCATACCAGTGGTTAAAGAAGGGCGCATGGCCACGTAAGACCACAACGTTCTGGGACAACCTCAGAGAGATGCTACCCAATATCAAATACTTTGAGTTTACTGGTGGGGAGCCGTGGTTAATTCAAGAGCACTTTGATCTATTGCGTTATGCAGCAGACAACGGTTTTGCAAAAGGTATCGATATTCACTACAATACAAATGCTACCCAATGGCCTGAGGATGCAGTGGATCTTTGGAAAGAGTTTGGTCGTGTAGATATTGCATTTAGCGTCGATAACGTAGGCGATCGTTTTGAGTATGAGCGCTACGGTGCTAAGTGGGATAGAGCAAATGAAGTAGTTGATGCAGCACATCAATTGCGTCGAGTGCAGAAGAATATTACAACTCAGCTATGCTTTACAATCAACATTCAAAACGTTTATTACATTGATGAATTGCTAGCTTGGGCAGCACCTAAGATGTTTAACAGCATCCACTTCAACATGCTACATAGCCCTAACCAGATGAGCGTACAATACATGACGCCCGCAGCACAAGAGCTGGTTATTGCTAAACTGCAATCAACTGCATGGCCGGGTCGTTATCAGCAAGAAGTCGACAACGTAGTTAAGTTTATACAAAACGGACAAGGTAGCGATGGTGCAGAATTCCTGCGTCAAATGCAGCGCACAGATGACTACCGCAAGCAAGACTTTAGAACAACTCACTTAGAAATCGCAAAGGCAATGGGGTATGAATAAACCTGCTACTATGTGCCTTGCACCTTGGGTGCATACGTATCTAAGCCCACAAACAGAACGCAGAATGTGTTGCGCTAGTCGCGAACCTGCACAAAATTTTCAACAGTATATCGACGTTTCGGCGGGTACAGGACGTTATATACCGATAACTCTGGAAGAACACTGGAATAGCGAGCACATGCGGTCGGTCCGTCGTCGCATGATTGCTGGGGAAACCCTACCAGAGTGTGAAGTATGTAATGATAAACTGTTGAATACCTCCGTTTACCGCAGCTATTTTGATCACATGTTTGGACATAAGTACGATTACAATGTTGTAATAAATGCAACGGACGAAACAGGCTACACTACAATGAAACCTGTTAGTTGGGATTACAGATTTACCAATCTATGTAATTTCAAGTGCCGTATGTGTGGTGACATGTTAAGTAGTAGTTGGGAGACAGAGCAAAGACAGCATAACATGATAGATTGGTCCAATCCAAAGAATACTTGGATGCAACCTGAAGTCAAAAAACAAATTGAGCAATTTCAAGATAGAGAAATTGAGGCAGAGTTTAGTCAAGCCGTCGAAGAACACCGTGTTGAAGAAGTGTACTGGGTTGGCGGAGAACCACTCATGTATGAACAACACTGGCGCTATATGCAACGCATCATAGAACTAGGAGATGGCCAAAATGTCTATGCACGATATAATACAAATCTTTCTCGAACTACTTATCGGGGTGTTAACCTCTATACTGATATCCTTGCTAATATACGGGATTGGCAAATATGTGCAAGTCTTGACGGCACGGGAAAAATTGGCGAATACATTAGAACAGGCCTTGATTACACTAGATGGCTTGAAAACTTCCGTGCAGGAATTGCGATCCAACGTCACCGTCGCCAAATGCGAATCGACTTTACACTCACTTTGCCAGGTATGTTCGAGCTCGAATCCATGCAACGACTGTCCCAAGAACTCAACGTCGACATCCTTGCCAAAGTAATTTTTAGTTTCAGTCCGGACATAGTTATGTCACCTTTAGCCCTACCTAGACATCTGCTTGATGAATGGATAGACGAACAACTTAACTTAATCAGTAACGATCCGTTAAAGGATATCTTAGTCCAGCTGAAAACTAGACCCACATTTGCTGAACAATGGCCCAACGAATATCAAGATGGACTAAAGCGTGGCAAAGCTCGTATCGAAAAACTTGAACAAATTCGCAATGACCAGTATACTATGAGAGATATACTTGCAGGCAGACCTGCGGTGTTAGAATGGTGGGATTCAATTTGAACAAAGTAACAGTAACACTACAAAACCCGTTAGACAAAAGTGACACGTTAGATTACTACATTAACGTGAATGATACGTCAATGGGTAAACTGTGGTTCGAAGCATTGCAGGATGTAGTGCAGCGTAATCTCTATCTTGAAAAGAACTTTTGCTTTTTGGGATTTCCGGATAGCCAACGTGACTTGCGTTTTATTTGCCAAGAACTGTTTTGGGCAGTAAATGAGATTAACAGTTTCTTTGACGACTATCATATCGAAGAACTGTATACTCATACCACATTACGTGATCCAATTACACTCGATCCCAACCAAGACTTGATGAACAAGTTGCACAATCATTTTGAGATACTGCAAGGCACTGTTAACGGACTTAGTGAATATTACAAGCGGGCAGACTACACCACAAAGTTTGCTATCCGTCAACTAAACTTGCTGTGCCACGAAGCAGAAAGTTTAATGTTAAGTCAGCGCAAGAAAGCAACACAGCCTGAGTGGATTCGTCCTAGTCAAATTACAACATTCTTAAATTGCCCACGCCATGAATTCCCATCAGTACATAGAACTACATTTGACGAATCTCGATATGACAGACGCTTCGGGGAAGTATACCTACATTGGACACAAATTGGCAAAACACTGTTTGAAGTCTATAGAGATGAGGCGGGAGTCGATATTGACCAGGCCACTTGTGATGCTATTACTCACCTACGTTACTATAGCGGGGAGTTTGACATCGAATGGGCACAAGATGTATGCTTTAATGGTCCGCATCCTTGGCACACCCGAGAGCTTACAGGATTTAGGGATTGGCTTGTCCGCAACGGATTCGACTTACATGACACGCAATATAACTATGGATACCACCCAGTGGGCCAAGTTTCGTTGCAAGAAAGTTTTGGCACAACTGATTACGCCAGCATATGGCCCATCCTCTCTAAATACCTTGACATACAGGGGATCACTACAGATGACGGGCAAGGGAATGTACTACGCTCCCTATATCCCTACACTTGGACAGACCCGGACTACTACCAACAACAAATCGACCGTTTAAAGCCTGGATATGATTATAGCAGCAGGCGATAGTTTTGTTTATGGCAGTGAGCTAGCAAGCCCAGCCAATACCTTTACAGCATTGTTAGGCGCAGACGAGTGCGTTGCATGGCCGGGATATAGCAACGATGCTATTGCCCGCACCACCATTGAACGTTGCGAGCAAGGCGGGGTAACTGGTGTAATCGTTAGCTGGACATTTTCCGGTCGTTACGAGTTTAGATTTGCATACGATACAAAGCAGCGCAAAAGTCCATGGTACAGCATTAACTCGTGGACGATAAAACAAGATGCAAGAGAAATTGAAAAAGAATTCGTTACTAAGGATAAGGCTATTCTGGATGCCCAGCTGGAGACCATCGGCAGAGCGCAGACGACTGGTGTTGCAGATTTTGCAAGAACGTTCTACGCACACGTGGGTTCTACGGAATATTGGGAAGTGTATTCAAGTCTTAAAGAAATTGTGTACCTTCAAAATTACCTTCAAGTAAAAGGCATTCCCTACATGTTTACTTGTGCAGACAATAGCTTGATCTATAACTACACCGTTAGCCAAAACGATCCTACTATTATGAGTCTTGTAAACCAAATTGATTTGTTGAAATGGTATTGGTTTCCTGCAGGAACTAAGTTCAATGAAACATGCAACCCAAGAGGTTTCTATCAGTGGGCAAAGGAAAATAAATACCCTATAGGTACCACACATCCGCTAGAGCAAGCGCACAGTGACGCAGCCCTATTAATGAAAGAACAATTCAATGAACTGGTTAAAAAGTCTGTACAACAGAATCCGTCTGGAAATTCGTTACCGCAAGAAACTCAAGGAATTGCGTAAGCGCGATCCATTTATATACAAATGATGTTTGTTAACGGCGACAGCTTTACATACGGGGAAGAACTAACAAACGGCCAAAAACCGTGGCCAGAGTTATTAGACTGCCCTGTTATGAATAGAGCTCAGCCAGGCTACAGTAATGATGCAATCATTAAGTCTACTGTAGTCGCAGTGGAGAATCATTACCCAACCTATGCAATTATTGCATGGACTACTCCTAATAGGATAGAAGTAAACGGACAACACCTTACTCCAAGTAGTCATAGAAAGTATGGATCAATTTGCGATCATGTATTTTTAGATTGGGACGAAGAATGGGCCAAGACAAAGTTTTTTACGCAAGTGTTAATGTTAGATGCGTACTTGCGTGATCGCAATATACCTTATGTATTCGTAAGAACGTTTGATGTTCCTAATTGCAATGTAGGCAATTGGATACCGGGCAGTATGGTAGAGTGGATGGGCGATTGCCCTAAAGGACCTGGCGGGCATCCGCTGGAGCTAGGTCATCAAAGAATAGCAGATAAAATAAATGAACATATTAGGCATCTCGGCTGGTTATCATGACGCAGCCGCAACAGTATTAGACGAAGATGGGAACATCCTTTTCGCCAGTCATTCCGAAAGATATAGTAAGTCAAAGTCAGATGCTAATTTCTGTAGTCCACTTATTCGTAAGCTCGAGGAATACAATCCCATCCAGACCGTGGCTTATTACGAACGTCCTCTATATAAGCAGTTGCGTCAGGCTTATGCAGGACAAGGATTCGAGTGGGATAAGCTCAGCGTTAAGAAACTTGTGCATAAGCAGATTGGGCATGCCAAGTGGTGGGATCTAAAGTACTATAAGAACTACAATCATCATCTGAGCCATGCAGCAGCGGGATTTCAGACCAGCAGTTTCAACAAGGCCACAGTAGTTGTTATTGACGCCATTGGTGAATTTGAAACTATCTCAATTTGGGGAGCAGAATATGATAGCAACGGTAAAGCAACTTATAAGCGACTTTGGCAACAGAATTACCCACATTCAATCGGACTCTTTTATACTGGAGCTACTAAGCTCGTTGGCCTACGCCCACTAGACGAAGAATACATTCTAATGGGCATGGCTGCTTATGGTGGCGGATATGCTAAAGACATAATGAAGCTAGACTTGGTATCCGACGAATGGGAAATCAAGTTTAAAGAAAACTTGCACATGGGCATGAGTACAAAGTACCTGTCTAACTTTAGTGACATGGATATTGCGGCCGCAGCACAGGACCTGGCTGAGGATTTGATTCTCAACGTCATGCTTCGCGCAAAGCAATTTAAGTGGAGTGACAACCTTGTATACATGGGCGGATGCGCTTTAAACTGTGCAGCAAATGCACGTATAGGAAACTACTTTGAGAATATATGGATTATGCCTAACCCTGGGGATGCTGGCAGTAGCCTTGGTGCTGCCGCTCTGGCTTATGGGGGTGCCCTTAACTGGCATGACGCTTATCTCGGGCATAATATTCCTGGCCCTTACCCTGTTAACGACGTTCTGGACGAGTTACTTACTCGGCAAATTGTGGGAGTGGCTTCCGGGAGAGCCGAGTTCGGTCCAAGAGCACTTGGAAACAGAAGCCTGCTTGCAGATCCTAGAGGCAGCGAGATTAAGGAGAAAGTAAATGACATCAAACGTAGACAACAATTCAGACCCTTTGCGCCAGTTATTTTGGAAGAACTGGCTGATACTTACTTTGATATGCCTCGTGGGTTCGAGCATAGTAGGTATATGCAGTCAGTCGCTAGGTGTAGGGTTCCTGACCTATTTCCTGCTATCGTTCACGCTGACGGAACTAGTCGTGTACAGACAGTGCCAAAAGATGGAAGCGGCATTAGAGAGCTGCTCGAAAAATGGTACGTGATGACAGGGTGCCCTATGTTGTTAAACACAAGTCTTAACATACGTGGGGAACCAATGGTAAACGATCGTGCAGATGCAGATAGATTCGAACAGTTGTATGGCGTAAAGGTCTGTTCATGACTGAAGCGACTGGTAGAAGCATTGCTAAGACTATTAGTTGGAGAGTAACCGGTACGGCATCAACTTTATTGATATCGTATTTGGTACTCGGCAACCTTCAAATAGCCGGAGCAATAGCATCAACACAATTAGTAATTAACACCGTGTTATATTTTATACACGAACGTGTCTGGAACAAAATTATTTGGGGAAGAGAATGAAATTTGATTGGAAGAAACCGACGGTACAAATGCTAGGAAGATGGCAGCCCTGGCATGCCGGCCACCGTGCATTGTTCGAACGTGCTATTGCTAAAACTGGACAGGTGTGTATTATGATTAGGGACTGTCAGGGATGGAATGAGTCCAATCCATTTACACTCAACGAAGTGATTGCTAATATACAGAAAGACTTAGATCCAATGTATGCAGGTCAATATGAAATCTTAGTAGTTCCGAATATAACAAATATCACATACGGACGAGAGGTTGGGTACTCAATAGAGAAAGAAACTTTTGATGAACAAATTCATAACATAAGTGCTACAAAAATTAGATTAGAAATGGGTCTAAAATGACTAAGAAGATACTGATATTTGGATTGCCGGGAAGTGGCAAGAGCACATTGGCTAAACCATTTGCAGATCTAATCGGCGGAGTATGGCTTAACGCAGATGCAGTACGCAAGGAATACAATGACTGGGACTTTACACCAGAAGGTCGTATGAGGCAGGCAATGCGTATGAAGTATCTAGCCGACGGTGTAGTTAAAGCTGGTAAGATTGCAGTAGCAGATTTTGTATGCCCCACAGAAGCAGCAAGAGCAGAATTTGATGCTGAGTTCACAGTGTGGATGGACACTATCAATGAAGGTAGATTTGAAGACACTAATAAACTGTTTGAAAAACCCATCAACTGCGATTACCATGTTAGCACTTGGTTTGATGATACACATAAGCAACTAGCAGAAGTAGTTGCAAAGTACATGAAGCATTAAAGAGGAATAGCGAATCGTAGATTATCGGTTAGTTCGCACCATGCTGCATCCAGGAAGTCTTGGCTGTAGAATCGATTATAGTTGTATGAAAGCACATCCTGCATTTCTTTAAGCATACGCTCTAGTTGTTTGTCTGTCTTTTTGCAAATAGTTTCTAATACATCCGCAACAGCTTTTAGTCGCAGCACAGGGTCTTCGATATCGTCGTAACTTTCATCCCACCATTGGCCAAATGTTTCAAATCCGTATTCGCGTAAATACTTTAAGTTGTGAGCAGGCCCGACAAGTAAGAAGGGCATTTGACTTACAATAGGTTTGAATATCTTTTCAGTTAGGTGATGTTTGCGATCCCAGAAGCAAGTCTCAGTGACTACATACACAAAACTCTCCTGTGTCTCTGGTACTGCACTTAATACAAAGCTATGATTAGGAATTGAATCACGGTCTTTGTAGTCAACACGCAATGGCAATGGTGCTGTTGAAATATTTGCAATGGCTTTGTTCGCTACATCCCATGAGATTAACCAATTGGACGCAGCAGACGATAAGTTGTCCGCGTATGATCCGCCATCTGGGCAGGTGTCATTATAACTAACATGCCCTTTGCTCAGGATATTGCGTTCGATTAGTTCACTAATCAACAAACTTCTATACACCCTCGAATTACTAGTGAGTCTATTAAATGTTACATACTTCTTTTTTATTGTTCTATCTACTGGTAGCGTTAATCTGCTATCGTAACTGTATCCGCGAAACCAATCGTGTGCAGCAAACACATGATGAAAGTAATACACAACCTCCCATCCGTAACGAGTACGAATATCTTCAACGGCACTACTTTCCTTTTCCGTAGTGACTAGAACAAATGGGCCACTCATGTTATCTCTGATGTAATCAAATAACCTAAAATTGTACGCACCGTAAATGGGTTCTTGATCGTAGAAGATAAACAATGGGTCGCCGTTATTGGGCAAATGACTCATGTCTTTTGCTAGCACTTCGATGTTTTCCGGTTGACTCGATCCAAATGGGTGTAGATATAATACCCTTGGTTGTGCTACAATAGTAGACAAGAAGTGATAGATGTTTTCGTAATGACTGTTAAGATTATACATGTTTGACGTATTTTATTATGGCCGCAAGCCAAACCTATTTGCATTTGAGCAATATGCGCCGAGCATAGAAGCAGCAGCGGCCAAGTGTAAAACTGGGTACTACTGGTATATTTATGGGGGCAACGATTACACAGGCTTCGATTTTAATTGGCGTCCTGTGCCGTGGGAACACAGTCATTTGCATGTGTGGCCAAGTCAGCATCAACGATGTGGTGATGTGTTTCTTGCGCACGTAGACACCCATGCGCATAAACAATATCACTTTAGAACTGAACAATCAGTTAAACGATTGCCTTATCCTGCGGGCTGGACGATACCTGATTATATTGACCCATCCTCGGTGGATCTAACTTGGCATCCGGATACAACAGAAGGTAACTACACTTACCACTTTCCTAGTCAGCATCAGAGTGCCAGTGGTGTTTACTACACCATGTTGCATACAACTGGCATCAAGTTCGGTAATGCGTTTACGGTTACTGCATTAGCGGACAAAACGCATTGGGCGATCCCTGAAGAGATTAACGAGTCTACAGTAGACTTTAGTTGGCATCCTAATCCGCTTGATCCACTTTATGTTTATCATTTTGGCAGTGACTATCAACAAAGCATTGGCTTAACTTATACCGTACCCGGAGCAACAGACATTAGCTTTGCAGGACCTATGCCTACACCTGGCTATCACAAATTAACTGCAATGCAAGTGCTGGACATTTTCTTTGTTGATAAAGGCAACCCTACAGCACAGGTGCGGTATGATAGACTTAATGAAATACACAATGTCACTAAGGTTCGTTATGCTAACAGCATGATGGACACAATCAAGCGATGTGTTACACGAAGCAAGACCAATAAGTTTTGGGTAGTTAGCAGCGAGTATGACTATTCTAATTTTGACTTCCACTGGCACGCCGAACCATGGCAACAGTACATGACTCATGTGTTTCCAAGTCAGCATAACAAATGGAGTGACACATTCCTAATCAACAAGTGGGAATTCAATCGACACACAGAGTGGGCAAAGGGTATAGAAGAGTTTCCTAGCTTAAACTTTGTGTCTGACCAAAGCGTAGTAAAGCCCGACACCAACTGCGACATGTATTTTGTGGACCACGGCAATCCGGAAAGCGAAATCGATTACCCGGCAATGTTAAACACATATCCGGACATGGTTAAGACACGTTTTGTAAACACATATTTTGATACCTTTAAGCGTATCATGCAAAACGCAGACACTGAGTATGTGTGGATCCTCAACAGCATTTGCGATTACAGAGACTTTGACTTCACGTGGGAACCTGAGCCGTGGCAACGTGAGATGATTCATTGCTTCTCTAATGAATCTAGATGGACACTCTCACCAGAGAAGCGTGGCGACACATTCTACATTCACGTTGAGTCATTTAAAAAGCAAATGGTTGAACTGGAGTTGTTGGATTGGTTTAATGTGATCAACTATATAGAAGGGCACGAAGTAACACGTTACCCAGTCCCAGCAGTTCACTACGATCATGACAATCTAATCAACGCTATTAAGAATCACAACTTCACTACACCCTATGCCTTGTTTACAAAGGAAAAACAATTCACTAGCATGACCGGGTATACCACATGCCTGTGGACTGAAAAAGATCGCGTTGCAATTGACATTGGTGCAGACAAAAGTACCAGCTTGATTCCGCGTGATATTAAGAAGTATCTCAAAACGCAAATTTACGATTATCCGCATCTAGTAGAGCATCCCCGATTGCGTAATATGAAGGCAGTAAAGGATTTGGACATTGTGTTTATCAGCAATGGCGAACCAGACGAACAGAAATGGTTTGAGCATACTGAGTACATGAGCAATCGTGATGTAAAATGGATCCGTGGAGTTAATGGGCGTGTAGCAGCATATCAAGCGGCAGCGCAGGCCAGCACAACAGATTGGTTTCTAGCAGTGTTTGCCAAGCTAGAAGTGTTTGGTAACAGGGATATATGGGAGTTCCGCCCAGACTATTGGCAAGGTCCCAAGCATTACATCTTTAATGCAAAGAATCCCGTCAATGGACTAGTGTACGGACACCAAGGAATGATTGCCTACAATAAGAGCCTTGTTTTAGCAAATAACGATCCTGGAATTGACTTTACACTGTCACAACCGCACGAATCGGTGCCTATTTTAAGCGGGGTAGCTCACTATAACCAAGACGCTTGGACCACATGGCGCACAGCATTTAGAGAGGTGTTAAAGCTGCGATTGTTTATGGATACGCAGCCTACACTAGAAACTGAGCATAGACTTGAAACATGGCGCACGGTTGCATCGGGCAATTACAGCAATTACAGCATAGACGGTGCTAACGATGCAGTTGCATACTACGAAGAAGTGCAGGGTGATTTAGCAAAGCTACAGTTGAGCTTTGAGTGGGCGTGGCTACGTGCCCGCTACGATGCTAAATACTGAATGCGAATCAATGAAATTATCACAGAAGCTATTAACCCAGACATCGCCCATCGTCGTTTTAAACATACACAACAAATCGGCGACTATACATATACTGCGACTAGCCAGGGTGCTGGATTAGCAATTAAAGCCTACGATGGTAAAAAGTTAATCGGCGACATTTTGTTTAATTTTTACTTTGATCCCGACACATTAAAAAGCCAAAGTACTTGGGTAAATCCAAATTACCGAGATCAAGGCGTTGCTACTACCATGTATGCGTATGCTAAGATGTTGGGCAACGATGTCATGCCGCATCCAGACCAAACTGATGCCGGCGAAAGAATGTGGCGTTCTTGGAACCAATCCAAGCAGTCCAAGCACATCCTACCAAACGGCCAAAAAGGCTATTACGAAGATGCAGCAGGCCAATCTCTTGCTGAATTATTTGAGCCCGGCAAAGACTACAAATGGAGTTTTACTGGCAGCGAAGAAGCAGTAGCAGTATTCCACATTGGCGAGATCCCGTTTCAATTCCATGCGTACACTTATCCAGAGGCGAATGGTACATGGGAAGTGGAATTTAAAAATGCCGAACGTGGGCGCACCCGTTACGGTAAATTTGGTCTAACTGGCACCGGCAACAGTGCAGAAGTAATGTCAACTATTACTGATATCATGCGCGAATTCTTGCAGCGTTACCAAGGTAAAGTAACAGCACTCACATTCACAGCAGACGAACAGTCACGTCAATCGTTGTATGCTAGAATGGCCAAACGTTTATTACCAACGTGGCAGTTAACACAAACCGATAAACAGTTTATATTAACTGCTCCTGCTAACTAAAGAACTGCTTAATTGTGCGAACTACGTGTTCGACTTCGGCATCAGTCATTTCGGGATAGATAGGCAAGCTCATACATTCACGTGTGTATGCACTTGATTCCCTAAAGAACTCATTCATATAATCTGTATACTCGTATCCTACTGGCAATTCAAACAGTGGTTTATCGTAGTGCATCTTTGTTTCGATGCCTGCATCGCGCATATACTGCATCAATGCGTGTCTGTTACTTAGGCGAATAACAAACTTGTGCCATGCGTGAACAACATCTTCGTTGGGCAGTAGCACATCCACGTAAGACACAAGGTTCTCAATGTAGTACTCTGCAATGGCTGTTCTACGTTTTTGCCACGCATCAAAGTACTTGAGTTTAACCAGCATCTGAGCGCAATCGCTTTCGCTCATTCTACTGTTGGTTCCAGGAATTTGATGCCCACTTGTTTTGCCATTGTCCCGTAGGTCTACTATGTTGCAGAAGAACTCGTAATCGTCTGTGAGTATCATCCCGCCTGACCCGTAGTTGGGAAGATTCTTAGTGGGATCAAAACTCAGCACACTTGCAGTACCTAGCTTGCCACTGGGGATACCTTTGTAACTTGCACCAAAGCTCTGTGCAGCATCCTCTAGGATAAACAGATCGTGATTGAAAAACTCTGTCATGACTCTAAAGCGATCGTAATCAATGGTGTTGCCAAACAAGTTGGCGTACATGATAGCACCAACTCCTGCACCTTTGAGTGCATAGTCGCTGCTTTCGAGATCAATTAGTGCTTTGTAATCAGTGTCGCAGAATACAGGTTCGTGCCCACTTAGGAGCACACTGTTGATTGTGGCAGCAAAGCTGATAGTGGGAATCATTACTTTCTCCCCTGCTTTTGGTCCTGCCATTAGAGAGAAGATTAGCCCTTGTGTGCATGAACCAACTGCAACAGCGTAGCGCCTTTGGCAACGTTCAGCAATAGCCAATTCAAAATTGAATGTTTGTTGCCCACCAAGTACCTGACCAGTCCTATAAACCTCATCGCTTGCGTTAAGCAACTCGTCGCGGATAGTCAGGTATTGACGGTCAATACCAAAGAACGGTATTAGATTCTTGATTTCCAAAATGGACTCGATTTAAACCAGTCGTGATATTTCTGGAATCCTTCTTCAACATCAACTTTGGGATCAAATTCAAAGTCTCTACGGGCAGCATCAATATTCAATGCACCACGTGACGGGAAGTCTGCATCCTTGTCACGAACTTCTACATTGCCTTTGCCTGCAATCTTAATAGCAAGGCTAGCAGCCTGAAGTAGACTACAGCTATGACTCTTGGTAATGTTATATGTTCCGTTAACAGCTTGTTTGCTTAGGGTAGCAGCAACGATTCCGGCAGCAGCATCTTCTACGTATGTAAAATCCAGCGTTTCGTTTGCGCCGTTTACCTTAAGAGTTTCTCCGCGCATAGCTGAGAGCATAAACTTGGAAACGACTCTGTCTTCCACGTCGTATTCACCATAAACAGCAGAGGGGCGTATAATAACGTGATCAAAAATGCCACGACGAGTATAGTCTTTAACAAGGTGTTCTCCCATATATTTCATAATGCCGTATTGGCCTTGTGGATTGCAGATAGCCGACTCAGTAACATCATCCTTAAAGTCACCGTAGACCATGCTAGAGCTGATGTAAACAAACTTGGGAATCTTGTTAATCTTTGTCATCTCTAGTAAGTTAACTAGGGCAGTGGCCATCACTTCGCTGCCCCATACAGGGTTAGATCCCACAACCTTTTGTCTCGGAAAGCTAGCAAGGTGAATAACTGCATCGCACTTGGCTGCAAAGGTTCTAAAGAAATCTTCGACTGCTTTTCTGTCGCACAGATCAAAGTGATGAACGCTTGCCTTCATCCGACTTCTGCGGCTTTTGTACAAGTAGTCAAGTTCTTCTCGGTTAACAAACCCATAGTCAGTTACGCTGTCAATCACGAAACATTCGTGTCCCTGTGCTTCTAACTGTCTAACTACATTGTGGCCAATAAAGCCTGCGCCACCTGTTACGATAAATTTCATACTGCCATCTCCGCTTTAATTGCTGCATGGCTTTCGTAACCAATCAACTTGATATCGTCCATTGTAAACTTAGTGATATCTTTAATATCCGGATTGATCCATAGTTGTGGCGCAGGTAAGGGTTCACGCTTCAATTGTTCTTTTACCTGCTCTACGTGATTTAGGTATATGTGTGCATCGCCTAGCACGTGAACGAACTCGCCGACCTGTAAATCGCACACTTTGGCTATCAGATGCGTAAGCAAACTATAGCTGGCGACATTGAACGGTACGCCTAAAAACATATCACAACTTCGTTGGTACATTTGGCAACTTAGTTTGCCATCTGATACGTAAAACTGCGCTAAGATATGGCACGGTGGCAGGGCCATAGCTTCTAACTCGCCTGGGTTCCATGCTGATATAATATGTCTTCGTCCGTGCGGATCTCGCTTAATACCGTCGATCAGTTGCATAAGTTGATCGACTTCTTTGAAATGGACACTACCCTGTCTATTATATGTAGTGCCAAAGTCATCTCTAAATGTCTCTTGTGTGTGCTCTACTGGCGTGCGCCATTTGCGCCATTGCACTCCGTATACTCTGCCAAGGTCTCCTGGGAACTTTGCTTTAGGAGTCCAATAATCAGCTCCAGCGTTACCGGACCAGATAGTTGTCTTGCTAGGGTCACGAGTTCCATGTAATATCTCAGCGAGTCGTCTTTCATCGCCTGATCCTTCAATAAACCACAGTAACTCAGATACTACGCTGCGCCAAGCTAGCTTCTTTGTTGTTACTGCGGGAAATGATTCTGCTAGGTTATAGCGTTGCTGCATACCAAAGTGGCTAATAGTGCCAGTTCCGGTACGATCTGTTTTCTCAGTCCCTTTATTCAGGACTTCCTGTAGTGCGGCCAAATAGGTGTTCATAAATTACGTAAGTGAAATTGTTTGCTGCGTCTGATGTAGCACGTACTGGGCTCCACCCTGTTAGCAGAGATTTTAAGTTTATCTTAGTATCTATTTTATATGAACCCTTGATGTGAGTCAAGTACATTCTGTCAAAGATACCATCGCATTGTTCCAATACGTTTGGTCCGCCTACTACCCAAATGATTTTGTCTGGGTGACGTTTTTCTAGTGCAAGGATTTCTTCTTTGAGATCGCCTTTGATCTGTGCTGCATGAAATACAGGCTTAGTGGTTGCAACATATACTGTACGACCAGTTAACGGTTTAGGTAACTTAGGATCGTCCCATGAGGTGCGCCCCATTACGACTACATGACCATCTGTAAGTCGTTTAAAGTGTTTCATATCTTCGGAGTTGTGGGGCCATGGCAGTGTGCCATTAAACCCCATTCCGCCGTATTGGTCTACGGCAAAAAGGGCGTTTATCATAAGTTCTTTAGTAGATTATCTGTTGCTGGTTGCACTGCGAGGCGCACTTGCTCGATGTTAATGTAAAAATCAACATCATCGATGATGTCGTCTAGGGTCTCCAATCGCTCTTCGAGGTGAATTCTAAGAGCGTCTGGGTCGGCCCCTTCGGCAAGCATTTCCTGGATATCAATAACAACTTGTGTTCCATCGGTTAGGTTCACTACTATTGTCTCCAACATCTCAATGGGCACATCCTCTTTCTCAACGTCTTTGAGGATGGCCTCCCACTGTTTTTTACTGCTTAGATTAAGCCGCTTGCTTTTTGGTCGCTTTGGCTTTTGTGGTTTTTCTTGTGCCATTTGTAGTAGGTGCGGTAGGGTTTAGTGTGCTTGCTTCTGTTTCAAGACGAGCAGCTTCAGCTAACATAGCTTCGGCTTGGCGCTTCATATCAGCTGCTTGAGTTAGACGTTGTTGTGCTAGATCTGCGTCAGATAGTACACCTGCTACATATTGTTCTGCACTCATTGATCCTTCAACACCTGCGTTTGCTCTGCTATTAGCAGGCATACCTACTTCACGGGCCTCAGCAGCTTGTCCACGCTTGCCGGTCATACCCTTGTTGGCATCAATTTCTGCTAGACGCTTAACAGCGCCTTCGCCCATTGCCATTTCATTTAAAATCTTGTTTAGTTCATCTAAACGCACACTTGATTTTGCGTTAGGAGTAACTAGAACTTGGTTACACGGAACCTTCTTGATCATGCCTTCTTGATGCAACACTGACAATAAGATTCGTCCATCTTGCATATATGTTCTGTGCAATACTTCTGCAATTTCTTTAGCAGATTGTCCGGCATCGCCTTCAACTGCTCGCATCAAGTCATCGTGGATCATGCGTGGTAGCAAGTCACTATAAATTACAAGACACATGTGTCCTTCGTCTGGAACTTCACGGAATAGAATAACTACTTTCCGATCGTTATGTTTACCTACGTGCTTAGCCATTTTGATTCTCCTCAGTGGGTTGTGGTTGCGGTGCAGGCTGTAGTGCTCCGGTAGCAGTTAAGAACTTAACTAGCTTATCGTGCAATGCACCAACTTCGGCCATTTCTTCGGCGCGAATTGCACCGCGTTGTGCAGTGGCTTGAATAACCTTTAGCATTAAAACCATGTCTGCTAGTTGCAGGCTTGGCGCTTCTGGTTGTACTTGTTCGGGGGTTTGGGTTTGCTCTGTACTCATTGTGTATCCTATGCGTAATAACTATAGTTATTTACGATAGGATCACAGAGACGAAAAATTTCTTAGAAGTCTGATTGATACTGGTTAATGGTGTCCAGTATTAGACTGAAATAGCTGGCTTCTCCGGGACTTTCAAATGCAACCATTTTTTGCATGTTAACTCCGCTACCAGTGGATTCGATGTAGAAGTCGCCTATGTAAAAGCGACCATCTAAGTGTTCCCAAATCCAATCGGTAATCGTTTTCTCTTGGGTTGCAAGATCAAACGTTACCTTAGTGAAATGCGGAGGGCAGTGATCTACCCTTCGCAATCCAAAAACAGCAAGCGGATTGACTTCGTTATGCTTTAGCATTAGTCATCGTTGCCCGGGGCAACACCAATCAGTTGCAGCAAGTTAACAAACAAGTTAATGAAGTCTAGATACAGATTCAGTGCTCCGAGTACTTCTACAGAAGTAGTATCTTCGCCCTCAACACTAACTGCTTCTCGGATTTGCTGAGTGTCGTATGCAGTGAATCCCAAAAAGATCACAATCGCAATAGCACTAATAACCATCTGCATTACAGTGCTGCCAATAAAGATGTTAATCAAGCTGGCAATAATGATTGCAATGAGTGCAACGAACAGCATCTGTCCCATGCCACTTAGATCCTTCTTGGTAAAGTATCCATAAATGCTCATTACACCAAACAGCACAGCAGCGCCCATGAACGCGGTAAAGATACTGCCCATTGAGTAGACTACAAAGATGGCCGACATACTCAATCCCATTAGTGCAGCAAATACATGCAGCAGTCCAACTGATACTGATGCAGGCGGGTCAGCAGCAATAGCGGGAGTGATAAAGAAAATCGCCACTAAGGGTGCAAACAACACAACCCATTTCATTGCACCAGTGAAAAAGAATTGCATCAGTTCATGATTGTGTCCCACTAGGAAACTAACAATCATACTGTTAAGTACAGCAGTCATCATGTAAAAATACACGCGACCCATTGCTTGATTGATGCCTGCCGCATCTCGATAAATTCCAGTTGCAAACATTATGCTTTCTCCTTTGCGTCAGCTTCGTCGTTGGTGATAATGGTAATCTTCATCTTCTCTGTTGGAATAGGACGGTCGATTGTGATTTTCTTTTCTAGTGCAGCTTCTGCTTCACGTCGGAAGCCCTCGAACAATTCAAATTGTCGAGTAATCTCAACAATCTCACTTGCACGGGCCAGGTCCTCGAGACGCATCTCGAGTTCCATAATGCGATCAATCGCATCTTGCATGTCAGCGGGAGCATTGAGATAATTCTCTTGACTACGGGCATACTTGGCCTTCTCGGCGTCGGTCATGCCCTCCCACTTTTCAGCAGACATACCATCTTCGCTCACTTCGGTTGTGTTAGTTGCTTGTGTCATCTCATTTGCCTTTCGCAGCGTTTTCGTAATGTGCCCACACACCAAACTCGGGCTCGGCACTTGGGTTACCTTTGATAATCCACACAGTGTCGCAGTAGTTAGCAACCTTGTCTGGAGTCCAACCAAAGAAGCAGTAGTCAGTAAACATGATCAGCTTCTTAGGCTCAATGCCTTCTTCGATTAAGCGTTCCCACACGCACATTGGATCAGTACCACCACCACCGCCTGGCACAAAGCCTGCAATGTCTTCCAAGTTTTCACTTGTAAAGTCTGCGTGGTTGTGAACTTGAGTATCCCAACCCATTACGTGGATCTTGTACTCATCGTACGATTCCATAATGCCTTTGATCTCGCTCAAGAAGATCTTCAAGTCGTGGTCGGTAATAGAACCAGAAGTGTCAATACCAATCACAACGTCAATGGTCTCGCCGGGCTTTTGTGCAGGCAAGATAGCATCCATGTGCCAGCTCTTACGGCCAGGACGTGCAAAGGTGTAGTCACTCTTGATAGTGCTTTGGATTTGTTGCTCCAACAGCTCTTTCCAAGAAATTTGTGGCTCCAGCATGTCTTTAACAAGACGCTTAACACCTGCGGGCAAGTTACCTGCACCAACAGCTTGTGCAGCAGCAATCATGGCTTCTTTCAGCTCATCTTTGATTGCTTTCTTTTCTGCGGCACTCAGCTTAGGACGACCATTGCCGTCTTTATTGCCATCACCGTCGCCATCTTCGTCATCGCCTTCGCCGTCCAAATGCTCGTCCAACACTTGACTCAACATCTTACTGATGTCCATTTTGTTGGCGTTTTGCATCAAGTCGTCGTAGACTTCTTCCATGCTCATGCCTTTGTACTTAGGATCGTACAGCATACCCACTACAGTGATCTTCTCACCGACCTTCTGGTCGATCAAGTCTGCGTTGACACAGAAGTCAGCAGCAATGTTAGAGATCTTTGGATCACGGTCGCCTCGGCGTCCCATGTGGTCGTAAACAGCGTGGAGCACTTCGTGACCTACCAAGAACTCAACTTGCTTGAGTGGCATTTTGTTCACGAACTCGCTGTTGTAGTAGAACTTGCGACCGTCAGTAGCAGCAGTACCGCACCACTCATCTGCGTTAGTGAGCGCCATGCGTGTAGCTAAGTTGCCAAAGAAGGGAGCCTTCAACAGCAAGCCAATACGGGCAGTAATCAGTTTTTCGCGAGCAGCAGCATCCACTTTGGGATCTGTAACTGTTTTAACTTTTGGCTTTTCTGCTTGTGTAGATTCAGACATTTGTGTTCCTTTTTAAACTAAGTGTATTATAACACTGTTTTCTTTATTGGTCAAGTTGACCATTTTAGTCCCAATACAGTAGGTATGCACTTAAACTGGCATCTGCGAAGTAAAGTTGCATATGACTAGTATCACGCCACCACGCCCAACTTGCATCTGTGCCCCATGTAGTGTAATCCAACTCTAGTCCTGGACCAAAGTTCTCCCAACACCACACTCGACGGGCATTGAAATCCTGCATCATCACACTTGGATTTCTCAGGTGTTCTTTTGTTTTCCAGAAATCAACGTAATAGGTGAACACGCCAAACCCTTTATGGCGCTTGTCCATCTTAACTATACTGTATTGTGTATGTGACATAGTGAAAAAAGGGGCCTAAGCCCCTTTTTGTTAACAGCAATTACTTGCCAGAAGCTGCGATGATGTACTTGCCAAAACGCTTGTGGAACTCGTCAAAGTTCGGCATCTTGCCTGGCACCATTGGCAGGTTGTAAGTTGTCAACGCAACTCGAGCACCCATAACAACCAACTCAGTAGTGAAGTTAGCCATCATAAAGCTCAGGAAGTTGTCAGCCTGGGCATGCCAGTCAGCCATCTTGTCCTTGCCCAACTTCTTGTACGAGTCTTGCAACTCGTAGCACATGCTAATGGTCAGGGAGTACATAGCACTCACTTCCTTAACCTTCAACTCCTTGACCTTGCCGGCCAAGATGTCAGTTGGGTTAGGCATTTGTCCAGCAACCTTGCGGTGAGCCATAAACTGCACAGCAACACCTTCGCCGACAGTACCTGCGATCAAGTCCATCAACTCTGCGTCAGTTGCTTCTTCGTCATACAAGAAGTCTGACACGAAGCTCCATGTACGTGGAGTAGCAAACGCACGGCTTGAAGACTTTGGATCAAAGTCAAACAAGAATTGCTTGGCGTAAGACAAGTAACCCACAACGTCCTTGTGAACTTTCTTGCCCACAGCCCAAGTCTGCCAAGACTCGAAGTCCGGACGCACTTCCAAGTGGACGAAACGGTTAGCCAATGGGCTTGGCATACGGTAGCTCACACCCTTGTCGCTTTCGCGGTTACCTGCAGCCACGATAACAACGTTATCAGGCAACACGTACTTACCCACGCGACGGTTCAAAATCAGCTGGTAGCCAGCAGCTTGAACAGCAGGAGCAGCAGTGTTCATTTCGTCCAAGAACAAAACAACCACAGGGAATTGGCTAGCCAACTCGTCGTCTGGCAGGTCAATTGGGGGAGCCCAATCCATCTTGCCGTTGTCTTTGTTGAAGAAAGGAATACCACGAATGTCAGTGGGTTCCATCTGGCCCAAACGCAAGTCAATCATGTGACCGCCGAGTTCGTCAGTCAGCTCTTGCACGAGCTCGGACTTACCGATACCAGGAGGGCCCCACATAAACACGGGACGTTTGTTTTTAAATGCTCGCAACACACGGCTACGGGCTTCACCTGGGGTGACTGAACGGGACTCGGTAACTGCCATTTTTAACTCCTTTGAAATGGACTAACTAACACATTAAAAACTTATTATACAACAAGAGTCTTTTCTTGTCATATAGTGTGTTGCTTTTACACAACACCCTTGAACTTTGCTAGCAAGTTGTTTTCTTGCTATGAGTGTATTGTAACACTCTTTTCTTTATTGGAAAAACTCTTTTTGCCTTGTGTTGCAATTAAGCAACAAAGTCAAACGCAAACTCTGCAGGAGTCTTGCTAACAATCACACCACCGTTAGTGACGTCGAGCAATGCAGTCTCTAGCATAGCTGCATCACGTGGTGTGCAAACAACAAACAACGTACCGCTAGTGAACGATGCTGGTGTATCGGTGCCCAGAATGTCAGACACTTTGTTAAGAACACGTTTTTCGAAACTCATTTAAAACTCCTGTTTTGCTTTGCTATGTAGTTATTATACCCGATCTTTCATTTCGGGTCAACCAAAATCTACAATTATTTGCGGCGCTTGTCTGATCCCTCAATGATCATGTAACCGTAACGATTATGAAACTCGTCAAACGTAGTTAGACGGTTTATGCTAATTGCCAACTGCTGATCACGCAAGAGGTGACGTGCAATGTACACTGGAAACGCCACTTCTGCAATTACAGGAGGAATCTTACGCAATTCTTCTTCCAAAGTCTCGCGATCCTTGCCAAACATCGCAATCATTTCGTTGACATCCGCTGCATACTTTTCTTTGTCTGGATCAGCGTAAGGAGAATTTCCAAAGCTAACCGGAGCAGGAAAATTAGCGTGTACAAAAGTATACAGATTGTCCCATGCGGTACAAATAGGAGCACTGATCTCTGTGCCACGATCACTGTAGTACCATGTACTATACTCACCATTGGCTGCAATAGCAGCATCGTTGACTGCGATTGTGGCGTCCATCAATGCCAGTGCGTCTGTGTACTTTTGAAACATGCTAACTCCTGTTTTGCTATGTATCTATTATACCATAATTTGTCATTTCGGACAAATCAAGACGACAGGCTGTTGCAATTACGCAACAGCCCAAAACTAATACTTCTGTTTTAGAAGTTTAGTTGTAACAGTCCTTCATGATAGTCCATTAGCAAGTTGTAACGCTCGCGCACGTCATACATCACACCGCGGCCCCATTCGTAGTACCCACTGTTATATCTAATAGACACTTTGGTGCGAGGGTTAGTAACCTTCCAGCCTGTGTAGTGCTGTTCAAAGTAGTAAGCGCCAGTGGCAGTTTCCAATTTGAATCGTCGGTTGACTGCACGAGCTTGTTCGGCTTTGGTTTTGTTAGCATCCTTCCCGATGGGCTTGATTTGATACCCTTGTACAATCGCAGTACGTTGTTTACGCTCACGACTAGCTTTGATACGATCTAGCTTGCCACCGATGCTAACAAGATCCTTACCCGACAAGCCCATTAGCGTGGCATAGTTTACCAATGCTCGCACTTGATCCTGCTTGTCTTCTGCAAAACGTTTAAAAATTAGTTCTTCGTCTTCCATTTAGATCACCTTAGTAATTCCGATGTAGCTGTTTTCGATTTCCCACATAACCCAGTCATGCACGGATTGGTGCTCGATACGCTCATCAATCCATTCGTAACGATAGTTATCTGTGCCCACAAACAAGTAGCTGTGGAAATCGCTTTTGATTTTGGCTTCAATTTCGCGGATCAATCGTTCTGGGCCCGACCACAATCCTGTAAATTTTACAGGGTGTCCCACATGTCCTTCGTATCCGTGAATTCGATTTGCTGGGTTGCTTGTAATACCAAGACAGGTCCTGGTGACAATTTGTTCAGTGACGTCATCAACATAGCGATGACGCCAAAGATAGAAGTAATATACCTTTGGCGCTGTCATTTTAGTACCCTGCGTATTTTTGGCTGTCGGGCACTTGTGGCAAGCTCAGTTTACCAGCAAACTTGGCAGGATTGTAGTAATCCATTACCAGGATCGGGGTCAAGCAACCGTCGCTCCATGAACGTACCAAGCCGTTGTCGTCTTGGAACTTTTCCAAGCGTGACTTACAGTCCTTGTGAAAGGACTTGGGAGATCCATACACAGAGCGGAACAGATTGTACAAATCTTGCTCAACCGCAGGGGTCAATGTTACTGGTGTCTTAGCAGTTCGCGAAGCGTGATGCAACCGACCAAATGCAAGAATGAAACCACCATCTACACCCTTTTCAGCAGGGTAGTACTTGTTGTGCCACGCAAGCGCCCACTCCAGGTCCTGGATAGACTTTTTAAACAACTTCATGTCAGTACCATGTCCTGCAATGGTGTTTAAACCATGAATGTAAGTTACCATGCCCGGTGTTGCAAGTTGCCCTCGAGCATCGCTAGCCTTTGCTGGGAACATGTTGTTCTTTTCCATTGCACACTGGATTGCTTCGCTTTGTACGTCTTCGTCAAAGTTGCTGGCATATAAACGTACACCGTTAACTCGACTACGATGCAAGTGATACGCATCAATGCCCTTGCGGCCACCACCGTTAATTTGGCGGAAACCATAGTTACCAACAGCTTCGCCCTGCAAGTCTGTGCCCGGTACTTCCATGTCTTCGTCGAACGCTTTTACTTGCACAAGGAAGTCGCCGTCGATCAAACCGGCAGTATACAAATGGTAGTACAAGCAGGAAGTTTGTTGACCTTCCCACACACTATAACGACCGTTTGCAAGTTTGGTTGCCATCACAGGCATTGCAATACGTGGATCAAATCGTTCAAGCACGTTAGCCTGATGTTCTGCATCCTCGTCGCGCTGAATCTCGATGTTGATGTCCAGGTCGCTAATTTTAGCCCAGATCAGTTCACCGAAATGTTTGTGGGTGTATTTTTCTCCGCCGAGTCGAATGCGAAGATTGTTTAGTGCTTGCTGCACATGAGAATTGGTATGAGCCCGTGCGCCACGTACTGTGAGCGGCTCGTAAATATTTGCTGCGCCTTGGGGCGTCATATTTACATTTTGTTGAATGACCATTGGTGCAAACGGATTTGCTCCACGGTTGATTGTGCGTTGCACAGGAGTAGAGACTGGTGCGGCGGTTGCCATAAGATTTTCCTTTTTATAGAGATTGAATTACCTGTAACTTAAACAGGTAGTCGAATTATAACGGGAATTTCTTATTGTGTCAATTACACTAAAGTATTACATTTGCAGGTTATCTAAATATTGACCTAAATTGCCTGCGTGTAGCTGCAACATTATAGCATCACTCTCGCCATAGAGGAAAATACTTTTATTGGATTTGATAAAGTAAGGTTCTTTAAACAAACGCTCTAACTGTAGCATCTGCTTGCCAGTTACGCCTGTCACTAGATCAATTTGGTGGGAAGGAAATTTAGAACGCTTGGTGAACCAGGTATGACCAATTGATGTTAGTCGTAGGCTGCTGTGGTTCAATGGGTTACGCCACCACAGCTTGGTGACATCGCCGACCATGCTAACCTCAAGGCCAGCAGCAACAACGGCCTTGACGAACCAATCGTGTTGCGGATTACGGGTAGACTTGGTCACCGGCTTTTAATAGAACTACTGTAAATTTGTCTGTCTTAAAAAGGGTGTTTAGTTTCTTGGCCAAGTTAATTGCATGGCCCGGATTACTAAAAGAGTTCTTACGATATTTCGGTCCCGGATACGAGATCAAAACATTGCTAGTCTTTAAGTTGATAGGCTGACTATCGTAGAATACCGCCCAGATGCCTTCGCTGGCTAATACTTGATCGCTTTTGTAGTTGGTTTTGTTAACGTGTTCTAACAGTACTGTTGGCTTAGGTCTCGACATTTCATAGTTCCTTGATAATAATATTTATCTCAGTAATCTACGTATATTATTTAAAACCACCACCATCAACACTAATTTGGATAACTTCGTCTGTTACTGCGCCGCCTTGTGCAGATAACTCAGCAACGTTTGCAAGTAATGCGTAGATGTCGTTGTGCAAGCTACGTGCTTCCTGTGCAGACAAGACCACTTGCTTGCCATTGGTTTGGTTCAGTTGTTTTACCCGATCATTAAATGTACGGATAGCCAGAGATAGTTGTTCCATTATGCTTTTAATTCTTTAATTTTATTAGTGGCTTCTGTTTTAGTTACAAATGGCCCGTGGTGCTCGTAGCGACTAACTGTAATGTTCTTGGGGCAAAACTCTGTGATCCAAGTGTTGTTGAATTTGATTGCATAGTGCCCTGCGCAATACAAACTCTTGCTCTTAGGCTCTTTGCTATAGATAGGCAGCTTGCGTTGAACATCCCAAACTTGATTGTATGGTTTGCTGGAGCAAGGGAATCCATACGCTTCGTGTGTAATCTTTGTTTTGGTTGGCTTAGTGGTATCAAATACAATATTGTACTTTTTGCTAATTAGCTTGATACTTGCAAATTGCTCGCGAGTATCATCATGCACGTATGCGTACCCACCGCCCTCTTCAATTGCTTGAATAGTGGCAATCTTAGTGCCGTCGCTTTCCACGATCCAGTACTTGTTTTTAATCACTGGCTTTGCTACGATTGTCATCATTCTTATTCTTTCTTAAGGCAAGTTAGGGTAATAATCTTGCCGATTTCTGCACCCAAGTCTTGGTCCTGAGATACAATATGTAGGTCTGGTACTTGCCCGTATCCAGTTCGTGGACTGATGCTAACGATATAACCACCATTTGCAGGAGTAACTCGAATGTCAATACCGTGATTGAATTCGTGTTGCACTTGATCTGATCCACCGATACCTAGTCCACTCATACCACCTGAAATGGCGTAAGGGCCACCGAGGGTAACATGATTTGCAGTGGCCAGTTTTGCTTGCGTTACTGACATATTATGCCTTCATCAATTCTACGGACACAATGTCTGCAACATTTTTAGCGACATCTTCGTCGTCGTGGATAATGTGATTGACGAAATCATGTCGGTCACGTTGCTTGTCGTAAGTGCGAACACATACAATTAGACCACCACGTGCTGCTGACACTGTAAATTGAATTTCAGTTGAAGCTTCAATTCGGTTGCCTGAATGATACTTTGCTGTTGCGGTGCCAACGGGCTGTGACATCTCATCTGATGGATACAGGAATTGGTGTAGTCGATTTCTTAGCCATCTTTTCATTTGTTTTCTTCCTCTGTTAGAGCAACGATAACTTTAAGTTTTTCGTATGCTTCGTTGATTGTGTTTACTGCATCTGCAACCGCAGGATGCTTTGCGGCCAGCTGCTTGAGATTTTCTTCTTCGGCCATCTTCATTTGAGCCCAATTAATGGCAGACTGTGCTACACCATTTAATGAAATACTCGGGTAACCTCCGCCTACATGTATCCAAGTCGATCCATCGAATACCTGGAGGTCGTTGCCTGCAATACGTAGCATACCTTGCATTGGGTTGTTTGAATTTTGGCCGATAAACGGCAGAGTAGTGTATCCACTATCTACTACAATGCCATTACCGCCAGATACACTCTTAATCATGCACACACCATATAAGCTAACAGTATGTAGGTAACTTGATGTACCATTTGATCAAGTCCCAGGTGCGCCCAGAACGCAGGAGTTTGAATATCTCTATTGCCCCAGTTCATTTTAGCCCAGTCTGTGTGATAGTGGATCACAAAGTCGAACAATGCAATAACTAGAGCGAAGATCCAGTACTCTGCACCAACTACTAAGGCCACTGCGATGTAAGTACCGATCCCGTGTTTAAGACTGTGACGAATGCCTAGCCATTGTCCGTAATGACCTTTGCTGTTAACTTCGTCCATGTCTTGGTCAACAAAGTCGATGTACCAGTGTTTAAGTTGGAACAAGACCAGTAGTAATAGTGCAGCTTCAATCATGATTTAGTTTCTCCCACATTAATTCGTTGTCGTGTACGTGTGATACCAATTGCAGGTAGCCTTTTGCTAGTGCAAAATTAACCATGTCTCGAACGTCGTTTGGACATTGGGGCAGGATATGCGCCATTGCCCTGGGGTATGTAGCAAACCCATCTACTAGCATAAAGTCTTTTTCGCCCTGCCTAATGGCACGGATAGTAGATTTGTGCTCAACAAACGTCATAGCCCAAATCTCCGATTAATAGCAGACTCGGCGCCTGTAAGAGTAGCTTCATATTGGCTTTGATCAAAGTTTGTGCAAATGTGACTGCGCTCGCCTTCAGTTAGGGCAGAAATACATTCAGCAATTACTAGCTTGGTATACGACTCCATTTGCGAGCGATTTACGCTCGGGTAATGACTGCCACCTGCTTGCAGTGCTAGCTCAGTTACTTTAGCCTTGAAATCCATCTGCACCCTCTACAATTTCTTCTGCATGATCAATTGCCAGTTGCAATATTTCTGCAACCATTTCGTTTAAGGTAATGTTCTTTGCGTGTGCTCGCAACATCAAGTCGTGCAATGTGTCTCGGTCAAGGTCCAACGGAATACTAACCATTGTGTCGTATTCTTGCCCTGACATAATAGCAGTCATTTTTTCCATGAAGTCTTCTTCAACTTCGAGCTCTGTATAGCGGACATCGTCCCATGCTTGGTTATATTCTACTTTGCGTACTAATGCTTCTGCTGTGTGCAAACGACGAAAGTCATCGCTGCCAAATAGTCGATAAGCACGGTTGTTTTTGTAATCGTAACAAGTAGCTTGGTAGACTTCTTGCGTTACTCGATCAAAAATAATCGAAGCACTGTTGCTGTCCCATGCGCCCACTTGCACATCTAGGTTGTAGGCATTTGGACCAAAGCATTGCCATTGGAAATCGCTACCTTCGGTAATACGGTACTGTCCTGCTTCAAGGAATTGTTTTAATGTAATCATTCTGGATATGCCTTTGAAAGAAAGTCTACGTAGTTTTGCAAGTTGTCACTGATACGTTTCAATTCGTACTTGCCACAAAATTTAAGAAACTTTGTACCAATTTGCGCTACATCTTTTGGAACGCTGTTAGTTGCAATAGTTTCTGCAATTTGCAGTTTAACATCGTCGGGTTGGGCAGTCAAGTCAATGAGCGTGACGTTTCGGTTGTAGTCATCCAAAACCTTGTGCTCAGCACCATTATGGTCAACCCAACGTTGCAACATTAGATTGTTCCACGCGAAGCCTTTCGATTCACGATCCCCAAACGCTTCCTCGAGTCCGACTTTATTCTTTGTACCCTTGGTCCGTACTCCCGGGTAGGCCGAGAAGACGTTGTCGCTAGTGTCGCCGCGCATACACTTCTCGAAGAGAATCCACTTCGGGTCCGGTACCTTTTTGGGTTCTTTAGTTTTCTTATCTTTGACTGGGGCACCTTTCGCATCGAAGATACCTTTGATTGTGTGGAGCTCATCACTGATCCCGTTATATTGTTGAACATTTTCTGACAGTAACTGGTAGAAGTCGCTGTCACTGCTGACGATTGTGTGTTGATCTTCTGGATGGGCTTGTATAAAGCCTGCAATCAAATCGTCAGCTTCCAAGTTAGGGTGTTGCAGGATTGTGCAGTTGCTTTTCTCAATGAAGAAAGTTTTAAGTTCGTCAAAACTTTCCCAGAACAGTTTTTCTTCTTCTTGCTCGGCTTCAGTAAGTGCAGCACGGGCCACAGTACGATTGGCCTTGTACGGAGTATAGAAGCCTTTGCGCCAGCTCTTGCCTTCTAAGCAGATAATAACGTGATCTGCTTTTTGTTCACGGAACGCTTTGCCAATGCTAGCAAGTGTAACGTGGATTGCAAAACCCAATCGGTCCCATGTATCAGCTTGTCGATGTGCCGCATGTCGTGCGCGGAAGAAGGTGTTTGCAGTGTCTACGATTAAATATTTCATGTGTAATAATAGCACATTGTGCCAATGACGTCAATGTGTGTCACGCCCAATTATTGAGCATAAAATACCATTCTTCGGTATAACCCCTGCGTAACCAAAATAAGCTGCGCTCAGTTAAACTCATTTGGTATTCTTTTGCTAGCTTATGGACTGAGTGTTGACCGCCAGTTTCGGTTTCTTGATTGATACTAAAGAAAGTTTTGGACCTAGAATTGATAAGGTCTAGATAGTTACGCACATGCTCGATTGCCATTTCGGGCATACTATCAGTGTTAACTACACAATCAAAATGGGCAGTATCCGTTGCAATTTGATCTGGTGTTAGCCAACGAATGTCTGCTGTACCCGATTCATTTGGCAATAGCAAATGCTCTTTACCTAAGTTTGCAGCTAACTGGTATGCTTGGCAAATGATAATAGTGGGTAAATCTACCATAGTAATATTGCGATGCCCCATTAAGTGCAACCAGTAGGGAATATATCCACCACCTCCGCCAATTTCCATAATAGCTGCATCAGCAGGTGGGAACCGTGCGTGTATCTTATGTGCCAGGTAAAGAGAAGTGAGATCTCGCTCGCCCATAATGCCAATGTTAGTATTCAATCCATACAGACCCCCTTGCCACTTTAGGGGCCGGTAACCGGGTACAGTGTTGGACAGTAGATATGCAAGGGTGTCAATTGGCACAGATAATGCAACTGGACCTTGTTCGGGATTTTGCACAGGAACAATGGCTAGGTATTCACATACTCCGAGCAGTACGTCCCAGATGCGATTGCAAATCTGTTGCGCAATAACTTGGTCACTGCGGATATTGTTTGCTGACCAATCACCTTGAGTAATGCCGTGCATCAATGGTGTATCATGAAAGTGATTAAGGTAGTTATGTGCATCGCGTAACTGATCGTTAAGCAAGTAATTCATTAGCACTGCATGATTAGCAGAGTGCCCGTTCCACATCGCTCCATAGTCATGCAATGTAGATTGAGATTTAGCAAAGGCTGCAAGCCTTGACATAAACTCTTCGTCGTATTCGCATGTGGTTCTGCCCCATGCGCCAGTTGGTGTAACTGGCATTCCGCTGCGAGCAATTTCTAAGTTTCTAGTTGGTAATAATGCAAATTGTTCTCTCATTGCAATCCTTGAATATGTGGTATTAGGTAGTCAGCCCAGGCGGCATGTGCATCCTTGCCATAATGGTACGAGTGCTCGCTAACCGTCTTATACCCGTTGTCCTTTAACCAATAAAAGTATGTACTGTTTTCTTCGTACGGGTTGATGTAACTGTTGCCCCAGTCGTACCTAGGTAAACTGTTTAGTTTTACGTGCCCAAAGTAACTGTAGGTGTTGAAGAATAAGTGCTTAATGCCTAAGCTGTTGAGCTTTTGGTGATAATCCCATATACGCTTGTGCCACGTTAGTTCATTGTGTGCGTATTGCTGCTCTCTAGATATCACCCATTGTTTGTATTTGTCGCGTAACTCGAGTGGCACATGATCAGTTCCGCTCGCGCTAATTTGATAGTATACACTGTTGTGCAGCCACTCTTCGCGCTCCCATGTAGTCCAGCCAATTAGTAATACTAGATCCTTGATGTTGCTGGTTTCGAGGAAGATATCTGTTGTGCGAATGATACGGTCGTTGCTGCCGCCACTCTCGCCTTGGTTGATCCAACTGCAATCAAGTTGCTCGGCGATCTTTTTGCCGTAGCTAACTGCAATGTTATCCTTATGTCCATGACGATTTGGTGTGTCCCAATACGCATGGCCGTCGTTGGCAAATGCAGCCGGGTTCACCGCTTCTGCCGCAACACTGTGGCTGTCACCATTCACGTACAGTATCATTCGTCTATTAATGCTATTAGAACATTTAGCCTGTTCATTGCTTCGGCGACTGCTGGGTTATCTTTATGCTTCCATATCTGGTCAGTTAACCCTCTGAATCGGTTATATTCATCGGCTCGGCTATCTCCACCAATGTCAAATGTTGCCTGGATACCGTTGCATTTAGTTTCGATAATATGAAACCTAGATTGGATGGTGACTGTGGACCCAGCACTCGGAGCTGTTGGGAATATAATGTGATCACTAGTGGCAGTATATTCTCGGACAGACTGCACCACACCGTTAACGTAGACTGATAGCATTATTCTTTATGCGCTGGATTAGGAAACTCTAATTCAAACACATAGTAGCTAGTGCCTTCTTCTGTGCTCTTAAGAGTTTCGATTGTTCTATTATGTTCGGCTTCTTGCTGAGTGGTATAGAATCCAACCCCAACATAGTTTGTACTGCCAGCTGGCACAGATCCTGTAGCTGATAAATTCAGCCCATTCTTGGTAGACATTCTAACTAGCTGATAGAATTTCATAGTTGGGGGTATTGGCAGCGAAACCATTAGCTTACCTCTGTTTTTCCGCCACCTAAGTCACGACGGTCAATAACCCGTGGTCGCATTTCTTCTGGTTGGTTAGCTTCCCATTGCTCGTATTCTTCTGTGAGAATATTACGGCAAATAGTCTTGAACCAGTTGTCAACAACGTCTGCATCAGTCTTGCCTTGGTAGCCCGCACGTACTAATTTGGCAACAAAGATATCGTTCCAATCTAGTTCAAATGCTCCGTTACCGATATTATCAGTATCTAGCTCTACACTAGTGATAGTCACATACGGCTCGCCCTTTGCGGTTGCCACTTCCTTGGGACTCTTGCCTTTAACTGTTAGTTTAGCTTTTGCTGGAGCAGCTGGCTTCTTAGCAGGAGTCTTCTTAGGAGACATAGCCTTAGTCATTTTATTGATTGTTGCATCGCTTAGTTTACGCTTTGCTGTCTTTGGTGTAGGTTCGGCTACCGTCTTTTTAGCCACAGTCTTCTTAGCCACTGTTTTCTTTGCTGGTACTGCCTTTTTAGCAGCCACTGGTTTCTTTGTTGCCATATTAAATTCCCTTTATCATCATTATGATCGCTTCGTGTCTGTGATACCAGCGATCTTCAATCACAGGCGTTCCCGGTCCTGTAATAATCCTACGTCCTCGCATGGCCACTTCCATAAACATCCAGCGTCCTGTATTGTAACACTTACGTGGCCAAAAAGAGAACACGTATTCAAACTGTGCTCTGTCATTGAACGGATCGTACATTTGCACACCTGGATCAAATCCTGACATTACTTTAATCCCCATTTGACTTTAAGCCAAATTCGTTCGTGGATGTAATAATCTACACTTAACAAGATATGTAATACTGTGGCAAAGCCAGTTGCACTACCTAAGTCGCCGGTGAAGAGGTATGTCCACATTATAGTAAATAACCATGCTGTGAGTCTATACGTAATCATCCGAACCACTGTTCGTTTATGTGTTTCTTGCATTTTGTCTTTCAAATATTTGATCAAATACTGCTCTAAGCTCTGCATTAACTCGAGCAATAGCTTCGGGGCTATTCTGAGCTTGCCACTCTGCGCTACGCTCTAGTCCTTGACTAGCCATAACACAGGGGCAATGTGCTTCGCCGCATTGTGGTCCTAAACATGCACATGGTGTCATTATGCTAGGCTCGCATATAAGTGCATTTGCAGGTTGAGTTTGAAACCATGTTCGATGCAATAGTGTGCAGCGTACTCATGGTTAGCTTGGTTAGCTTTCAAGTCCAACAAGCCCGGTTCCCAGAAGCTGATAACTTCATCAACTGTGCTGCGTTCAGCCATTGTGATGTTGCCTTTTTCTGCACGAAGCAATTTGATCTTCTGTGGGAAACTGTTGTACACGTTCATCGGGCTGCAATAGATCTCTTTGCCTGTTGCTGCCTTCCAGTCATGTGCCCACTGCGGTACGCTGTTATACGGACTATCTGCATCCGCACTCATAACAAACTTCAAACAGTCTGCACGTTGCAGGATAGTTGCCGACGGCGCAAAGTACTTGATGGCCTTGCCATCTTTCTCAGCACATTTAGGGCTACACACTAGCGTTACACCGGCAGGAACATCAGTAACAGGAATGCCGTTACTTTCGACCTGAACTGCCTTGAAATGTGCAAGTTGACGTGTCATAAATGCACTAATGTTCTCCTGCAGGAGAGGTTCGCCGCCAGTCATTACCAACACAATACCGGGATAGTTATTTAACCCATTGTTTGCCCATGTTGGCGTTGCTTTGCCTTGGTTGTTCCAATAGTCGTTGATAGCTGCATACATTTTGCCTTCGATTTGATCGTACGTCATCCAATCACCGTCGTCAAAGAATGTATCACAGAAGCTGCACACTAGATTACACTTAGCCAATCGAATAAACAATGCGGGCATACCTGCATAAGGACCTTCGCCTTGTAGTGTAAAGAACATGCTAGTTACAAACAAGCTGTCTGCCGGAGCATCCTTAAAATACTTCTTACCAATAATTTCATTTGTTCCAAACATATTATTTCATCAATCCTTGTGCTAGTGTTTTTAGTTCTTCGTCTGTCATTAGGAAATTGTATGTGCTAGCAAAGTCGACTTCGCCATCGCGCATACATTCTTGCACGATCTCTAAGCTATTTAGGTCGGCTGGACTTGTGCATTTCCACATACGCACTCGCATACGGAACGCAGGTTCGTCCTTGACTGTAAATTCTTTTACTTCGATGTTGGGGTGCATGAGTCATCCTTAAAAATATTTGACCAGTGGTGTAGCTTTTCTCGCTTGGCAAGGATAGCAGCTTGTACGCTAGAGGCGTCAATTACTCCACGCTCATTTAGCAGTTCAATCATGCAAAGCACATCGCCTATTTCTGTTTCTAGATTCTGACGCTGTGTCTTACCAGACTTGTGAGAGTTATCTAGGCCAAATCGACGGGCTTTGCTAACTGCTTGGATTACTTCTGCACATTCTTCTTGCAGAATATCCATGATTTCTTGTTCCTGCTTGCTCATGCAAACAAGTCCTCATTCCATTCACGGTGACCTTCGCGGTACGCCATGTTGCTCTGTGTTTCACGTACTTCAACGCGATAGCACCATAAACGTGCCGCTTCACCTGGTCCCCACATCTCAGGAATGTAAACGCCATTGACATACTTGTAAAGCATATCGCTTAGTGCTTCGCAACCTAGTGCTGGCAACACTACAATCTTGGCCATGTTCTTTTCTTGTAGCAATTTGAATGTTTCCATTTCTGGATCATCCTGTGCCACAATCAATGTATGGTCAAATTGATCTTCTAGTGTTTTCTTCAGTTCCTTGAGGCCGCCGTAGTCAGCAGCCCAGTTACGAACGTCTAGGTCATTGGTTCCAAAATAGAACTTCATGCTAAACGCATAGCCGTGAATTAGATTGCAGTGGCTGTCTGCTCGCCATTGTCTGTAAGCAACAGGAAAGGCGTTGTGGTACTCTTTGGTACTGGTGTATTTGTATTGAACGGGTGTCATGCTTTATTCTCCTATGTTAATTGTAGCATAGGCAGCAGAATTTGTATAGCGGGATGATGCTCTAAAGGCCGCTTAACTGATTGAGTAGTGTATCTCTATTTATAAAGAACGCTTGGTGTAGTGGGTTTTTACCTAATTTGTCTAAACTCTTTTTGATAATAAATTCAAGTTCGGGTAAATGGTAAAAGTTAAAAAAGGATGATTGTATTTTTGATCTACACAGAATACCATACAGTTCGGCTTTTGCCATTTGACTATTTTTGGTTATATCAAGCTCCTTAATCAAAGAAGCAAATAACTCGGGAGTATACGAAAAAAATGCACCGGGGTGTTTAGTTCCGTATTCTACGTCCAGAAAGTAATCGTGGTCTGTTAATTCTACCAATGGGCCAATTGGCTCGTAAAACGTAGACGAAACATGTACAGGATCTCCGTATCCCGTTATTATATGCGCTTCTGGTAGTAGGGTAGCAACAACGTTTACAATCAATGATCTATCAAATGGTAAGCAATGTTTGTGTGCATGTGCAATGAGCATCTTAACTAACTCGATATGCTTTTCTTTTCCAGCAAAATCTAATACCAGCGGAGTTAACTTATTGTCTTGGCAGAATTTGTAAGCGTACCAATTTTCTGCATCCACATAGTCAGCAGCCACTATTACTGGGGTAAATGGTATGCTGTTTCTAACCAACACTTTAGCCACAAACTCACTATCAAGTCCACCACTTAGGCACAAGTGCAGGTTAGTGTACTTGGTTGCAATTAACTGTGCAGTGTAATCAGCAGCTTTGGTGAATGTCATTGCTACAGGCACAGCGGTAGTAGTGAATTCAAAGGGTGCTGTTATGTTTACTAGGTTATCTCTTTCTAAGTTAATAGACGCCCAGCCGTTGTGTCCAATTTTCATTTTGACAATAACTTAATCAATTGGTCTTTGTGCCATTTAAGCGGCGGGAAGAAACAATACATACCTACACCTGCAAATTCTGCTAACTGTTTACTAACTGCTAGTGATATAGGAAGAGCCGGGTTTGGGTCCTTGGGCTTAAACGGAATTTCATACAACTCAGCCTTGCCTGCAGATTCACTAATAGTGATATTAAGCTCTTTTGCCATAGCCAAAAACAACTCTGGGGTGTACTGGAAGAAGGCACCGGGATGTGAATTAGGTTGCATAAATTCTGTAATAAATGAGTGCCAATCAATTTCAAATATTTCACCAGACGCTTGGTAATAACTGCTAGTAGGGCCGCCAAACGGGCTATCACCTACTAATAATTGTCCACCTAGTTCTTTAACGTACTCTGCTAAGTAAGCCACTATATTAGATAAGCCTGTTGCTTGTTTTAATTCTTTTGCTATTAATCTAAACTGTCTAATCAGTCGAGGATCGTTTTCAACAAATGTAAGTATCACTGGATCTAAGTTATGCAATTTGCACCAGTGCAATGCACAATGAGTTTCTACGTTGTCGGGCGTTATCGCAACAATTGGAGTAAATTGAATACCATTGCGATAAAGTACTTCGGCTACAAACTCACTGTCAAGCCCTCCGCTCATTGCTAGATAGAGATTAGAGCATTGAGCCGCAATTAACTTTGCAGTATAATCGGCCGCAGCTTGGAAAGTTAGCGTACCATCGACTTCTGTGTGACCAAAGCTCATACTGACTGTAGAAGTCTCTGGATGCTGCAATGGCGTTAGAGTAACTGAGTACCAGTTCTTATGACCGGCACTAATTGTTATTGGGGCCGACATAATATTTTTAAGAATTCTTCTCTGTCAGGGCAAGGTGCAAAATCTCTCGCGCCCCATTTTAGTGAGCGGTGAGCATACGTCCATTTGAAATAATTGTTGTACTCGGGAAGAGTCTTGGCTATATGATTGTGCGTGAAGAATTCGCAACCAGTTAGTTTTGGTCTAGGCAGCACATTAAACATGCGCCATTTGTTGTCCTCTACTGGCTGAGAAGTGTCCCAATGGTATATCACACTAGCCAACATTTCGGGCGACCAGTAAAAGAACGCCCAAGGATGCTTATTTGGGTTTACTAATTCTATGTAGAAGTCACTTTCGTCAAACATGAATCCACGAAATGTTTTAACAAATTCAGGATCTGCTTTGTCTAATCTTAATTTTGGATCAGGGTAGTACGATGGCAATGCTCCGGTTACTAAGTAACCCCCTCGTCGTTCTACTTCGTTTGCTACTAAATTAACAGTGGAGCCAAACCAGCTAATGCCCTTGATTCTTCCCACAGTGCGTTTACCGTATTCTAATAATTCAAACGGATCAACTTCGAATTTGATTAGTTCAACATCATTTTCGTCGCACCATTTTTTAGTATACCATTCGCCGATTACAAGGTATCCTTTACAAGTCATTGTAATGGCTTTAAATGGAACTCCGGCGGCCTTAAAACTCTTTGCTACATACTCGCTATCGCACCCTCCGCTCATTGCAACATAAATGTCTGGGTATAATGAGTGTATTTCTTTTGCAGTCGCTTGCGCTACTTCGTCTAGAGGAATTATCTTATCTGCTTGCTCAGTAAATTGTACAGTAAGATCCTCATCGCGAATACGGCGAGGGTTTCCGCCAAACGAATAAGTGAGCCAATTGTTTCTACAGTACATTATGTGTTTGCCTTATACCAATCATAGAAGTGCTTAATATCTACTTCCAGTGGGTCAAGAGTTTTTGATGGTGTTCTGTATTTATTGTTTAGAGATAGTCGATTAACTGCGTCCACGTCTTCGTCGAATGTAACTTCTGCTACTTTGATAAAGTTTTCACGCACATGCTGCGGAGTAGACTCGTTAAACAAGTAATGGATGTATACCTCGTACCCGTAGTTTGTCTGCACCATTTCACTAAAGTACAAGCATCCTGGTTCCCATTCAATATGAGTAAATGGATACACAAATAACCACCATCCGTGTTCGTGGTGCTGGCACACCCAATCACTACCGTATTCAGTTTGAAGTTTGTTTATATCTACGTAACTGGTTAGCAAAGGATGAATCTTGTCAACGTGCAGCAGATCCACGTGCATTTCCATTTGCCACTTCCAATCACCGGTGCCAGTTCGGCGTGTGCTATGACTATACGTAAACGAATCATTAGCCAAATCGTTAACCCATTTAGCATCAGAGGGTTCTTGCCAGTCCATAAACATCAGCCCGCTTTTGCCTACTGTGAGCCTACGTGGCTTTAAACACGCTGAGTTATTAGCAGGTGTCCCGTCATCGTTCCATTGCCATCCGTGTAGCTCGCAGCGCATGTTGTCTGCTACACCAGATGGCTGCAAAATAGGAAATCCGCGATGCGGACAGATGTTAGTAAATGCTTCAAACTGTTGGTTAATAACAAACTTGTTGGATGCAAAAAACTTGTTATCTTTTAAACTATCTTTGTGCCCAAACAGTCGCGGCACTGGTCCTTTAAACAAATCCATGTTCTACTCTATCTTGTACTTCTTTTAAATTGTGTGCGGTTACGTTGTCCATAAACTTGAGCAAGAACATGCTCGCAGTTGAAGCATCGTCGCCGTGAAAGTGTAGGCGTACACCACCATTGCCATTTTGATGATAGTGACACCACTTGGCTTTTCCAAATGCAATGTACTCTGTATCGACTTTGTTGCCACGATGATTGTAGTAGCTGTCGACTTTCTTACGGCCACCAACTAGTTCGCACCACTCGATAAGTTCAGTGGTCATTTCCTTAACGTCAATCCATACTGCATAGGTTACAGTGCATCCTGGTGGTAGTGCAATCATTGTTTAAGTATCCGTTCGTTGATAATCATGTCCATGATAGACTTGACTCTACAATTCTGTATTAGGTGCCCGTATACTATGCTAAACATTAGGATAGTGTCTTCGTCTGGAAAGAATACTCTAGTACCTGTATTGCCGCCGGCGCGGTTGGTATAACTAGGCTTGCACCCTGGAAACTGCACTAGATAGGATACAGTGCCCCACGACGTTGTTCTACTTGGAATAACTGCTCCACGAGCACGTAGATACTCGGCTGCTTCTTTGGTAAGCTCAAACAAGTCTACAGGATAGGATCCGTTCATTATTGTGATCTGGTTGCTAGATATTTTTGCCATTGTACCCATGTGCCTTTACTAAGGAAACCCCATTCGCGTCGCTTGCGTCCTGGCATAAACAATGTCCAACATTCCACATTGGGATCAAGCTCGATGCGATGATAGCTGTTGGCTTTTGCACTACGGAATGATCCGGCACCGCGCCATGTTGCAATCTCACCAACTTTGTGACCTTTGCTGTTAAACTGGGGTTGCCATTCCCAGTACCCGCCCTTTAAGATAAGAGTTCGGTAATTCCAAGGATGATCATGCACGTCATCGGGATCTGACTTAAGAAACTTGTGCAGAAAAATGTTAAAGGGAAAATTCTCACGGTCTTTAAGGAATACATAGTAACGTTCTAGATAAGGTTCATTGTTTACACGGTCCATAACAATACGTTTGCGACCGTGTGCTTCAAGCCAGTTGAGAATCCACTGCTTCATAGCTGCCTTTATTTGCAGGTGTCTAAAAATTGATCTAAACGCATACACGCTTCGTCAAAGTCAACGCCCCAAACATGTGCGTAAATAATACCATCTTTAATTTGCATATCAAATGGCACCATCCCGTTGAATCTAAAGTCGTTGGGCACTTCAGTAGTGACCATAAACTCGTTTAATACCTTTGCACGATTGATTAGTGCTGTTGTCATGTCTGCGGCGTTCATGTTGTTTCCTTAGCGTGGTGCAAACTCTTGTTGCAATTTGATGTTGTCAAAGAACTCTTTCTTTACGCTTGCGTCTTCTTTAAAGGCTCCGCGTAGTACTGTGGTCTGAGTAAGACTAGAGTGAGCCATGATACCACGATTCTCACAACATCCGTGGGTAGCCTGAATATAAACTGCAACGTCTTGTGATCCAGTTGCAAGTTCAATCTCACGAGCGATGTCCATACAGAGCTCTTCTTGTAGTGTTCCTCGTCTTGCGCACCACTGTGCAATCCTGGTATACTTCGATAGTCCGATGAGTTTCTGTCCAGCAATAATGCCAATGTAAGCCACACCCGTAACAGGTTGGTGATGGTGGCTACACATGCTTTTAAGCTCACTGCGCACAACCAACATTCCGTCGTATGCGCCATCGCTATCATTGGGAAACGCAGTTGCGCTAGGGCTTGCATCGTACCGCCCAGCCATAATTTCGTTGTAGTACATTTTTGCAAGACGCCTTGCTGTGCCTTTTGAGTTCGGATCATTTTCGCGGTCAATCAATAGTGTGTCAAGTACTTTTTCAAATGCTTCTGCTGCTTCGCTAATTAACGATTCTTTTTCTTCTTCGCCAACATACTCACTGATGTTGTCGCCCGCCCAGAAGCGTTTGTTGTCTGCTCGCATCTTGTCGCGAATAACTTGTGATAAGTTTTTACTTGTATCTGTCATTTTAGTCCTTGATAGTGATTGTTCTTAGGTCTGGGTACTCAACTGTTACTGGTTTGGGTTTATTAACCTTAACGCCCTGTAGTAGTGCAAGTCCTTGTACTGCTTCTTCTGGCGTGGGTTTATAGTGATACCCAACTCTGAATTCTTTCTGAGATTCCCATGGTTTAATATTTAGGTCGCGTCCATCATAGCGCATTAAAATTAACGCATCATATGCTGACTTGTCGTCTAGTAGTATAGCACCACCGCGGCCAATGTGTAAAGGCTTTGTATGTCCAAAACTTAAACATTGCATCATTCCCGGACGGTACATGTTTTCTTCTAGTCGTCTTGCACTGTCCCAAATTCGAGTAGCTTCAAACTTGTATTCACCAACCCATTGTTGACGATGTGGTAACGTGTCTGGAAAGTAGCTATAGTTGATGCCTAGCTTGTGCATTGTCATTGGGATGCTCAAATACGTGTAAGGAGTGAATGAGCACTCAGTGATCTTATCATATCGTAGGCACAGTTCAATTGCATGTGTGCAGCAATCGGTCATGATTGCATATGGTGCGCCAGTAAATTCTGCTAGCGCAAGTTCAAATTTCTTAATTTTATCAAACACGATTCTTGTACCAGTTATATGCTGTATCAATGATGTTTTTTATACTGCTGTTAATTGGATACCATCCCAATACTGAGTTAGCTACCGATGGATCTGCTACTAATAAGTCTGGGTCGCCGGGTCTACGTGGGCCATACTTGACTGTAGTCAATCCGTATGTTTCGTAAACGTAGTCAACAATTTCCTTGTTACTGTACCCGCTACCAGTGCCTAAGTTAAACACATGATGTCCAGCAATGGTGTCTGGGCCATAATGGATAGCAAAGAATTCCGCTGCCTTAGTGTGTGCCACGGCAATATCCCAAACGTGTACGTAGTCACGAACGCAGGTACCATCTAGTGTGTCAAAGTCGTCACCATTGATAGTAACTAATCTGCCGCTTAGGCTTGCTTCAACTGTACGTGCAACTAGATGTGTTGCATCAGGTTCTTGCCCTAAGTCACCAGTTGCCGCTGCGCCGGCAGCATTAAAATATCTAAAGCAAATGGTGTTGAATCCATATGCACTGCCGTAATCCTTTAGCACTTGCTCAACAATCATCTTAGTTGAACCGTATGGGCTAATTGGCTGTAAGGGGCTGTTTATTGTTATCGGTGATTCTTTAGGGACGCCATACACGCTGGCGCTACTACTAAACATAATAGTGGGACGCTTTGGTAAATCCTTTAAGACATCCAGCATCTTAATAGTCTTACTAACGTTGTTATCGTAATACTCTGCTGGATTAGTTATGCTTGGACCAACTAGACTAGTGCCTGCACAATGCACAATAATGTCTGGTTGCAGCATGATGTACATGCTGAGTGCAGCTTTGCTAGCAAAGCAATTGATCAAATGACCGTCAATGTCCTTGACAGTGTGTTCACGGTAAACAGTGTCAACAATGTGTACGGCGTAGCCTTCTTGTTTGAAAGCCCGTGCAACGTGACTACCAATGTACCCACATCCGCCAGTGACAATAACGGTCTTTGACATTTAGGCCTTCTTAGCTTCTGCTCGTGCGTTCTTAGTTTCGGTAATTTCGTTGCGACGAGCTTTTACGCCTTTAGCAAGTTCTTGCAATGCTTTGCGAGCACGAGTGCCTGCTGCATTGTTACCGGCTTCGAATTTTTCGTTTTCTGCCAAGTATGCGTCAAATAGTGGTTGTAGATTTGTCATTTTATTTCCTTAGTTAATGATTATTTAGGTTCGCTAGCAAGGCCGCGCCATTGCTTAACGGTTTCTTTAATGGACTTACCATCATCTTTCCATGCTTTACCAGTCCAAGTCAACATTAGTTGTTTTGGATAAGGCCAAGCATCAACTTCAGACATCTCACATTCGTAGATGCCTTTGTGTACGGGGTTAATTTTAGCAGGGAACCAATCAGTTAGCAATGGTTCTGGTGCCACAGTAGGTAACTCGATAGTATGCACAACAGTGGCAGGGTCAGTTGATCCTAACCATTCTTCACCAGTGTCTACGTTAGTCAGTCGCAATGGGCCATTTAAATAGTATTCGCATTCGTTTTGGCTCCATCCTTCGCTTTCAAGACCTTCGTACCATAGTTCGTTCCATAGTGCTTGTAGACGTTCTTGCTCTTCCTTGGGCATACCATCAGGGAATTCCCAATCAGTCCAACAACCATCATTAAGACTATCTAGCTCCCAGTCGTTGCCGTCGTCGTCAACGCGGTAATCGTTATCTTCGTTAACTAGATCGATATCGGGCCGCTCATCGCTTTCGCAAACAAACGTGCCCCAACGGTAGCCTTCGGTTTTACGAATAGTTTGGCCGTCTTTAAACCATAGTTGAACTTCTAGTGCGCTTTTCTTCTGTTCTGCTTCAATGCTCCACTTAGCCATTACACTCCCCTTATGTTCTTTAGCATTACGTATTGATCAAACAAGTTGACCAACTCTGGGTCACCGCCCAAGTACCACTCGCTGGCGGCCTTTAGGCTTAGTGCCTTTAGTTGGTCTTCGTTAAGGCTGGGGTATTGCTCCCCAGCCAATGTTAACCAAATTTCTTGTTTAGTACTTAGACTCATGTGTATGTTTGCGATAGTCAGTTGACATACGCAACCACTTTTCGCCCTTGCCTTCAATAATGTCAACAATGCGATCAGCGGTGCCACTAGTCCATGCGCTAATCTTGCCCATGTTCTCACTTGGCTTCTGCAACAGTTTTTCCAACTTGTCTAATGCGTCATCTATGCTCCACGGAACGTACATGCGAGTATGATCGTTTGCAAAAGTTTCAGGGAAAGAACGATAAGCAGGATAAAGTACATTGCATCCCAAAGCGTCAGCTTCGGAGACAGTATTGGAGACCCAATCTTGTAATGCACAATTAAAAACAACACGAGAGTTATTAACAATGTCATAGTACTGATTCTTTTCTAGGTCTTCGTAAATGGTCAACGAGCCTGCTGCCTGCATATCACGTGTGCGCTTCATGTAGCTGTCATTGTTGCTCTTTAGTGTTGCACCCGAGCATACTGCAAACTCCACGCCTGAGCCGGGATGACGTTTGTGCCATGATTCGATTACATCCATATAGAAGTCTGGTTGCTTCTCTTGGTCCCAACGTGCAGAGAATACCACGCGGGGCTTGCGCTCATTCCAGGGAGTAATCTTGTTACCCACCCGCTCTTGCACTTCTTCGGTGTTAAACACCAATCCTGAAATATTGTAGATTGGTGATTTCCAACCTGCAATCTTCATGTGCATTACCATTTCTTCATTAGTGGCCAACACACCATCAACAAAGCTGTCCACCATGCGTTCATAGTGACCCATAAATTCACCCATTCCCCAAACATGTACGAAATCGTCAGGGTCAATAGACTGAGCGAGACAACGAACAAAGATTCTTGGGCGCGACGCCTCTGGGATTTGTTTAAGGATGTAGGGTAGGCTTTCGATTCCTGGTTGGAACATGTCTTCGAAATATACAACATCATCTTTAGTCACTGCTCCTTGTTGCATTAATCGAACCAAATTCATAATCTGGCTCATACCAAAGTAGCTGCGACCGTGTGCGTCCAGTACTTGTCCTGTAACAATCTTTTGACTGTTATCTAGTGTTAGACCTGGAACATATACTGCTTCAACGCCACGGCGATCAAAGACACGTTTGTTCCATTCTGTTAGTTGCAGGGTGTAGCGAGCTTTGTAACTCTCTAACCCCATGTAATATAGCTTACCCATTAAATGGGACCTCCGTTAATTTTTGTGAAGTAATCGCGCATGGTGATATTGCTCTTATCCTGTCCCCACACATCTCTCGCATAAGGGTTAGATGGTCGCCAGTTATACGAGTTATATGATTGAGCAGCGGTATTGTGCTGAGACAGTGCATCAGTAATATGGCGTACTTGGTCTTCTAGACTGCGAATACGACTGTGCATGGAATTTAAATCACGTTCCATTGCACGTAGTGGACCGATATCACCTTTAGCATCGGCGTCTTCGGGATTGGTAAGCGCCACAATCATCAACAGACTGCGAAGGGCGTTTACTACACGCTCATCTTTACTGGTTAGGGCAGTGTCAAACAGATCCATGACCCGTTGTAGGTCAAACTCTGCTTGGCCCATGTCAGTTGCGGCGCTCATAATCAGCGGTACTTCCAGTTGCTGTTTTTGTCACGAGGCTTAAACTCGCGACGCTCTTTTGGATATGGACTCCAATTGTCCTTAGGGAACTTGCCAGCTTTAACTCGCTGCATTTCGCCCCACGGTGTTTTCTCGTTGTAGAGGTGGCTTTCGTCATAGACGTAGCCCTGCTTCTTACAGAACGCCAAGTACTCTTCGAGGTCATTGAATAGACGAGAAACTTCAGGTTTCATCTTCAAGTACTTTTGCAGGTGTTCGTTTGCCATTTTATATTTCCTTAGATACTAATCAGTTGTGGGCGGTGAGATTCATATTTAATTAAAGCGCCGTTCTCACCATCTTCGGCAACTTCAATCCAGACACTGCGGTCAGGATACTTTGTGTTGATTTGTGTGTACAAATCATCTGCAATCATTTCGCAACTCTTAAAGTTGAGCTCTAGCGTACCGCCGGCATACAAGTTTTCAAGCCAACGTTTAAATTGGATAAACTCGATGTCGCGGTCATTGTGAAACACGTCAATCCATACACGGAAGTGAAAGATATGACGATGTGGCAAGCCAAGGAACGAAACATCATATTCGTCGCCTGTTGCTAGTGCTGGGTCTGTTGCTGCTGCTGGGTATTTGTGAATGCCTTCTTTCTTGAAGGTTACCCAAATTTGTCGGTCTGCACGTTGCATGATACGCTCACGCTTATCTGCTAGTGCTTGGTCTCGTTGGCTCATCTAATAATTCCTTGTGAGTCGGTTGTGGTATGTAAGTCAATGACTTCGTTTGCTACTTCTGAGTAGTGAGTAGTACATGCAGTTTGCATTTCTTCCCACATAGCTTCAAAGTCGCTGTCTGAGATGTCTGGGCGCATTTCTGCAATCACAAGACGTAACTGCTCTTTACTGAGATTGTTCATAAAGTTTCGTCTTTCGTATAGCTGGACCAATCAGTAAATACTTTTCGATCCATAAGGTTGTGAACACTGTGGCACCAAACACCGGGGTTAGTTGCTGCAAAGTCTTTGTCATCTAGCTTGATTGTAGCATTATAACCTAGCTGTTGTAAATACGGCAGTTTCACCGAAATCATTGGGATGAAGTTATGATGCTCGCACAGAGAACTTTCTAGCAATCCTTCTGCACATTTCGAGTCAATATCTAGCGTACAAGTGTACCCTTTATCCAAGAAGGGTCGAATCATATTTTCCCAATCGTTCCAAACTGGATCGTTTATTGCAGGATTGGGAAAGCTCATGTTGGCACCAAAGTAGATATGGTCCGCACCGCGTAGGTTTAGGGCAATATCTGCTAATGGCTGTACGCCCACTACAAATAGAGTTTGTTTTCCAAATGCAGGAGTATGCTCTACTTCCTTGCCTTGAAAGAATCTAACTTCTTCGTGTCCTTCTCTGATCATTGTGTATCCTCTAAGTTGTCTAGTGCTGCTTCGTTGAATTCAGTGTCGTCGTCATTGACAGGATCTTCTACGTCAAATAGTTTATCAAACATTGGGCGAGCGCTTACTGCCTTCTTGCCTTTAAATCCACGAGTGCCAATAATCTCAGTCCAGTAACCATTGGGGCCGCCGTACATTTCAATAATCTCTTCTGCTGTTTCACGATCGGGTGCTGCAAAAATAGCTTCGACAATATCTTCAAAGTAAGGTGCAAGTGGCTTTTCTGATCGCATCATAGCAGGATGTTCGCCTGCATCAAAACGTCTATTAGCTTCTTGTACCGCAGTAAGGTGCATCCATACGTTATGTCCCATAAGCAATGCGTAGCTAAAGCTGTCCCATGATGTTGCACCTTCTTTGCCAATCTTATTAAGATCGCCTGGCTTGTAGATGCAAATATCTTTCATTTTAAACATGTCACTAAGGGGACTGTCTTCCCAGCGTGGGTAAATGCCGTCTTGTACCACTCCGTCTGACCATTTGCGTGTGTCAGTGGCGTACTTTTTGTCGTCTGCACTTGGAGCCATTCTGTAGCTCCACTTTCCGTTGTGCGGAAATACGTTTTCGAAGTATACCTGGCCGTTAGCTGTTGCAAGAAAAGGGCTAGCGCAATCAAAAGAGATAGTAAAAGAAGGATTGACATATTTTCTCACAGCTCGCTGGATAACAGTAAGCAACACAGCCCACTCTAGTTTACTTGTGCCCAAGAAGTGCATCCAATCATGCTTGCCCTCTTGTAGTAAGTTGTCATAACGTAGTGCTACTAGACGTTTCAAAATCAAGTGTACGTCACACATGTTTTGACCTCCCATTGCCCAGCCATCAAAGTGTGTATCAGGATACTTAACAGGATCACAGTACTCTTTCATTACTTGGTACCAATCTTCGGCACTGTTGTGATTGTCACCTTGCAACACGTTTAGGAACTTAGCGCCGCCATTGTTCTTGCCTTTGCGTTGCGCCATGAAGTATTCGTTGTTATACTTTGTAGCTGCAACAGCTTCGTCAAGAGTTTTAATACCACACGCATCGCTGGCTTTCTTGTCATGGATAACCCAAGTTGGAATATCCAATCCCATGCCGTAATTGCTGATACTATCTAACCACGTTAGAACAGCACCACGTTTCTTTTGTGCTGCATCAATTAAGTTTTGATAGTTTTTAGCATGGTCGATTGTGATAGTCTTCGGACCTTTCTTGCCAATAACAGGGTTACCAGCTTTGTCTAGCACCGGCTTAACTTCTACACCTAGTGCTACCATTGCGGCCATTTTGTCTTTAACTTCTTGGCTATTAAGATCACGCCACTCGCCTTCCCACAAGCCCTTGGCAATCTGGAATCCTCCCGAGTCACCTAGCAGGATAGTGTTTGGGTCACGTTTGCGAACCATGTCTTCGCTTGCATCTTCTTTAGTGAGATCCAAGTTAGCATGTCCACCTGAATATAGACTCCACTTATACGGGAACAAGCCCTTTTGATCGTTAAGCCAGTTCATCTGCTCCATGTCGGTTAGTCCTTGCGGGAAACGTGCTGGGTCGACATAGTCATTGTTAACACGCTGTTTGCCCACAAACGTACCGTAGAAGCCACTGATAGCTGGCAAGAATACTGCGTAATCTTTTTGTTTGCTTGTTAAATTATCTTGGCTCATTGTAATAGTTTGCTGTTTTAATTAGTTCGTAGTCAGCAGCATATCGCGCAATGATCTTAGCACGTAGAACTGGATCTTGTTCTACTCTGAATCTCATGTGCTTGGCAATCATTTTAGTATCGTAATTGTCTTCGCCTGCGTTATCTGCTATAGGGTTATTTAGACCTAGCTTGCAATCTAAAAAACTTTCTAAGTTCATTCCTAACTCGTAATTGAGTTTAAAGAATGTAATCTTACGGTCACCTAGTTGCTCAACGTATTTTACTTGTTCGGTGGTGTGGTCGTCAAATACAATTTGATCAAAGATGATTCGCTGTGTGAGATCATTGTAGTCTTCCCTAAAGTGATCACTGCCGTATCCTTCCCCGAGCAACCAGCTGGCTGCATACGTTGCAAAGCCGCTAAGCCAACGATCAACTGGATCACGTAGAACAACTATACATTCCTTAATATCGGGACTGTATACGTCATTGTGGCGCCAATCATTGGCAACCAGTAAGTTGGTCATATATGTGCTGGCATTCTTGGGGATACTTAGATAGAAAATCCCAGTAGGGGATATTAACCCACTACCGGGACGGTATCCTCTAGGTATCAGATGACCTAAAGACATTACTTTTGTTGAGCAGGAATAATGTAGCTGTAATCAGCAATGCCGCTATCAACGGTAATCATTGCAGCACCTTCGTCGCTGATCTTGAAGGTCTTGTCACCTGGCAATCCAAGGATGCTGATAACTGCGTCTACTGGCCAAGACCAACTCTTAGTCAATGTGCCACTAACGTTGTTATCAAAAACAAAGTTACCTGCGTGACTTGACGAGTCACCAAAGAAGAACTTGAGTGCTCCGTTTTCTGTTTTAGCAGTAAACGTAGTTTCTTCACTGTTAGCACTAGCCATGAAGCGCATACGCTGGATGCTAGCAATAGTAGGAACTACGTCAACACCCCAACGAACGCCTTTGAACTTGACTGCTTTGAGTTTGTCGTTAACAACTTCTGCACTCATGAAGCGATAGTCGTTCTTAAAGTCGCCATCTTTGTTTTCAAAGTGGATACCAGCTGGAACAGTTTCGCCTGCAGAGTTTTGCTGTGTGTTAATGCTCAACTTAGCATCGTCGCGATATACTTCGATGTTAAGGATTGTTTTTAGTTTGCCCAAGTTAGGCATACCAAACGTACCAACAAATTCTGGTACTGGGTTTTTAAATTTAGCCTCAACAATAACCGAACGGTCTTCGGCGATTGTGTTTAGGACTGTTTCGCTTGCAGTGCCGGTCACTTTAACCAACTCAATTGAACCTAGTCCAAATGTGTGCTGTACGATGTCTTTTAGATTGTCTTGCATGTGTTCTCCAATGTAATGTGTAGTATATAGATATATTTAGAAAATATCAAGGGTTAACGTATTTTATTTCACCTAAAACTTGATGAGCTTTAATCATTTTAAGTGTGCCAGGTTTTCTGATCTCTAACCAACTTACTGCCGGTTCAATATCAGTTGTACCAATTACTTCATACCCAAGTTCTTCGCAAATGGGAATTAGAAGATGCTTAGGTGCATAGCTCATAAAGTAGCTGTCAGCATACGCTGCACCCGCTGCTAAATCTGCATTGTTGTAACTGAACATAAATGTTCCACCTGGCCGAAGCAGAGTGAGTACTTGTGTTAGGTAATGTTTAATGTTAGCTAACGTCAGGTAGTTAAAGAAGTTCCAGCTAAACACAAAACCAAATTGATTCTGTGGTAGCATGGATAGATTTTGATTTTCGATCAAGTATGGGCGCAACCGTTGTTGGTACTCTTCAGGGTAGTTACTAGAGGTGCTATCCAAAAATTCCTGGAACACATCTGTAATGTACAATGGATCGCAACTTACTAGATACTTGGTCCAATGACCGTCACGGCAACCAATTTCCAATCCAGGATAGCGCCAATCAACATATAAGTCAATAGCCCTAGTAACAATTTCGTCTGCACCATTTGGCACATACAGTTGACGTACTTGACGTATACGTTCTGCATTGGCATAACGCAATTCATCTTGATAATCAACTGCATCAAACTTAGCAGTAGCATCAGTTAGGTCTTGTCCAACAATATCTTTAATGTCGTCTACTAGAGCCAACGGCTTATGCAAACTAGCCTTAATTTCTCGTAGGCTAGTTTGCAATTGATCTAATCTGTAGGCATAGTCTTCTGTGTACTTTCCCTTGATTAGATCAATATTGCCCACTATAGCATCAATCTCGTGTTCGATGCCTTTGGTAGGCACTAAGTCCACAAGAGCTTGCTGTAGCTCTACAACATCGTGTAGTTTCATAGTCATGGGTTATTCCCAGCTAAACAAACTATCAAACGTTGTTTTAATGTCGGTGCTCTCGGAGATCTTCCACTCCAATACTCCCAACAAGTTCTCAACCTTTTGGTCTACAATAGTAGTTTCCATTAGGTCTTGGTCAAACGGCAAGTCCTTGAACCATTGCGGAATGTGTGCTTCGTCAGTTGGGTAACCAACGCTGGTATAACCTAATGGATTATCCTTTAGCTTACATACAATAGTCTTCATACCGTCAACAATGCCTGTTGAGTAGTTGTCACCGTGCATACGCTTTAGGCTGTTCCAGTTCATTGCAGCACGAACGTGTCCTGGCATGTTGGCTTTGCCTTGTGCAACTTCTGCCGCAGTGTACTTGGTCAAGTTGTTTACACGTTTAGGTGTGCCCTTTTCCCAAGCTGGCTTTGCAGCAAACTCTAGTTTAAAGTTACGCACCTTGTCAATAACAACTTGGCGTACATCGTCACCTTCGCTAGTCAACACATCAAGCAAAATCTCGCTCAGGAAGTCTTGCACAATCTTAGGTGTATCACTACGCTTCAAGTCAAGACCCATGGCCTTAACTTTGCCTGGCTTACCATCTGTATCCAATCGCTTGTTTTCCAAATCGTAAATTAGCACTGCATAACGTTTCTTCTTGATAAACAAACCTTTGTATGCAACTAGTTCACGACCACCTTTAATGATAGCACCCATTTCTCGGGGACAGTGACATGCACGTTCCATGAATTCTGGAAAGCTATCGTTAACTCCATCCGCAATGGTATCATAGAGTTGAACGCAGATGTCCTTGTTCCACTCCATAGTACCTGCTTCTACTTCCGCTTTAATGGCAGGCCACGCACTAAAGTATACCGAGTCTGTGTCACCGTAGATAACCGAGTCACCAACGTGGTCATATTTGCCAGTAATCGCTTCGTTGACTGTCGCGTCCATATGCTTGGCGATAATCCGGCCAGTAAGCGTTGTGCTCTGACCAATGCGCTGATCGAAGAAGCGACACCCTGCATTGAGGATGGCGCCATATAAGCTATTGAGGTTAATTTTTTTGACGAGCTGTCGCTTGTCCCAGAACGCTGTGTCCTCAGGAGTCGTTGCGGTCTTCTTTTTAGCTTGCATTTCTTTTCGTTCGGCATACCATCTTTCTAGCAGTCCGGGAATAATACCCTTCATGTCATATTTAAAAATTGTACCGTTGGCACTGATAGTCCAAGGTTGATTACCTTCGAAGATAATCTTCCACACATCCGCTGCACTGTGTACAGTTTCTCCGCCACCTTCCCAGTCGATTGTAATCTCTGTACCGGGCTTGCCTTCCATTACTGCTTGATACTCTAGTGTACCAAACATGTTTTCCCAAGCATCTGCAAAACTAGACCCTGCGGCCATTTTGTCTGCAATATACTTGTCGGTCATTGTGGTTCGCAGTTGCCCGACGATTGTTTCTGGGCCCATGTTAAGGGCTCGAATAGCCGAGGGGTAGAGCGAGTTAATGTCAATCGCTCCGATGTAGTTGTGTACTCCCTTTTTGGGGTAAGCAACGTAGGCACCTGCCGCTTGTGTTTCACCTTGATCATCTCGACTCTTTCTATTAGGAACAATCATACCTCTTGCGTGAGCTTCGTTAATAATCGCCTGCTCCGTCACAGCTACCGCACCCATTGTGGTCTGTAACAACACGGTGTTGTCGTGTGCAAGTTCGTTAGCAAGATCTAGGAAACGTAGTTTCTTGTCTAGCTTTGCTAACAACATGGTATCTTGTCTGTTATATTCAATAAACGTAGGAAAGTCTTTGTTGTACAATTGGTCCAACGTGCCTTCGTAGGCTGTCTTACGCTCATCTAGTTCGTATTCGCCAATGGCGTCCAAACTATAACTGTGTCGTTCTTCATATGTGTACTTGCGGTACAGTTGCATATAGTCCAAATGCACACGACCCAACAAGTCAAAGGTTAGTTGTTCTGCACCAAAGCGTTCAAACATACGCTGCTTTGGCATTTGTCCCCACAGGCACAGTCTACGTGTGTCGTCTTTACTCAACACCTTAGTAATACGCATTGTGGTATAGGGAATATCGAAACCTTCACTGTTCCAACCACTTAGGATGTCTGCGTCTTCAATCAAGTCAAGGAACGTGTCTAGCATGTCCTTTTCTTTTTCAAACAGATAGCAGTTTTCAAAGCGATTGCAAATCTCTTGTGCAGTTTCCCAGCTATAGGTCTTAGGTGGTACTACTAGAGTAACCATCTTGTCTAACCAGTCTAGGTACACTGAGATAGCTGTAATTGGGTTAAAGGGATCTTCAGGTCGACTGTAACCGCGTACTGGATCAAAGTCGACCTCAATGTCGAAAAAGGCTGTTTGTAGCTTAGGTGAGTTAGCGCCTAAGTAGTTGCTTTCAAGGCAACGAAAGATTGGGTTAATATCGCTTTCCCAAAGTCTCTTGTCGCTGTTGATGCGTAGCTCTTTCTGGTACTCTTTGTTGTTGCGAGTACTGAATCTAGACACCGGTGTGTCGTAGATGGTGCGAAACTTGCCGCGTGGATCGTCGTAATAAAACATATACTCGGCTGGGTATTCACGAAAAACACGTTCGCCGTTAACTCGTTCTACTACATGGATCTTGTCTTTTGCTCTGTCAAAGATTGCGTCAACATAACTCATTCGCAGTCTCCTCGAAGCTGTTCATCGGTTTCGCCACGAATATCTGCTGTATCTTCTTTAAGGTATTCTTGGATCCCGCATCGTGTCAGGCAGCAATTACCTGGGTCGGGACAATCTTCGCATGGGGCGATAGGCTCGCCCGGTTCTTCAAACCACGTTCTATTACTCATATTTTCTCCTAGTGTAATTTTGAGCTCACACATACTCTACATGCCCGTAAGGTGGGCGATTCCGTTACATTGTGACTAACCTAAACAATGCAACACTGTCAATACTTACTAATAACACATAGTTAGCTAACATTCCAAAGCTACCTCTAGACCACGCACTCCAACCAAAAATAGCGCACTGAGTAATAAACAGTGGGTACAGTATTAGGAAGGGTGGGGTAGGAACAGTTAGCATCATAGTGATTGAACACCCAATGCTAGCTATCCACGCTGCTACTTCTAAGCAGAAACGAAAAGGCCAAGCTCTAAAGTCGGCCTTAATCCATTTCCAAATGTCAATAACAACGTTCAAAGGGTTTTGCCCACAGTTTCAAGGATTGTGTTAAGCTCATCGTGATCACGATTGGTCTCACCAAGTTTAGCCTTGTATGCAATGCGTACTGCCTTCTTAAGGATAGCTGGTTTGATTTCCAGTTCTTCTGCGATAGCTTTGATTGTGTCATTAAGGCCTTCGTTCAAAGTCTCAACTTCATTCATGACCTGCATACCTTCGTTAACCAGCTGAAGCAATTTGATTTTTGCATCACCGTTGAAGCTGCGGTTATATCCGTTGTCGTTATCCATATAATCTCCTGTTGAAAAACATATTGTACAGTTACTTATTTGCAAAAGCAACGGATATTGGAAAAAGTGCTCACTTTAGCAAGAGCCTGGCGTAGCTCGTTGCTGGGGCAGCAGCCGCCCCTGTGACGCCTGGAGCAGAGCTCCTAACCGTTGACATCAACGGACCTAAGGTAGGTTGGGTTTCTTCACAAGCTCAATTCGTCGTCTTGCTTGTGAAGGTGTGCTTTTATTAATTTATCAATATATCCGAGGTTGCGCAAAACTTTGTAGGCCAAGTTCTCTACACCAAACTCGCCGTATTGGTCTAGTCCACTTCTGCGCATCTTGCGGATCTTATCTGTAATGCGCTGTATGTCTGCTGAATCATCGGCGGTAGACAGTGCTGTGTCAATTTGTTTAATTAGGTCGTGTACTTTGTGGTTAACCGCAGAGTCATCAATGCTAGGCGGTTCATACTTGGGTTCGTTAATCCAGCGATCATTTAGGATACTGTAAACACCGGCACTAACTGGCGGCTCTTCAGAATCCTCTACGTATAGTTCTACATCGTAACCACGAATGGTTACATCGTGTGCATCATTCCATATTTGTTTTTTAGCACGATAAAACGCCGCGGCAATATCGTCGCACTGTAGGTCAGAGTAGCGGGTGACAATATGAAGGTCAAAATCGCTGTATTTCGTGTAGTTATAGTTACACATACTGCCAGTTAAGACGATATCTAGCACCTTAAAGTCAGGTATTTCCAAGTAGTCTACAAACACCTTAGCAATCTGCATTAGCTTTAATTTAACTTCTGGACGTAGGCTATCATTCTTCCATGCAGCAGAATTTAGGGTGTCGTGATAAGCAATGTTGTTTTGTACGTATTCAAAGTCTTCTTTGATAATAGCAGGCTCGTTAAAGAACTTAGGGTACTTCTTACCAAACTCACGCAAGACAACTCCGGCCATTGCGTTTGCTTCATTTTCTTCTGGACTGCCTGTTGCACCTGCGCCAGGTGGCAACCGATCTTCTTCGCGTTGGCGCCAATGTACTAGCTCGTGTGCTAGGGTACGTAGAATATCAATTGGGTGACGGTGTTCGATTGCAATGTAGATAGTTTGTGTTGCATCATTATATGCACCAAAGCTACCTTGCTCGTCGTTACCTGGCATTACCAACACTGGAACAATCTTAGGTAGCTTTTCAATCTCAAGGATGCGAACAGCGATAGGCAAAAACTTTGCTATCGCATGTACAAATCCCGAAGTCGCTTTATCTGTGCTTTTTGGCATCGTTGGCAAATTGTTTGTTAGTTGCTTTAACTATGCCACTAAATCGCTTGTTACCACGATCGTATTCGCCACGCTTGTCAGATGCGCTTGCATCAGCGGCTGCGGCTGTTTTATACTGTGCTAACTTCTCGTTGGACAATTCGTTAATTGGATTGTCGCTAGTTGGCAATTTAGCACGTAGCTGATCTGCCATTTGTTTGAAGTGCTGTGCTTGAGTGTCACGTCCATAGCGTCCTGCTTTAGCTTGACGCTTTTCATAGTCAGTGATCTGTGCCCATAGTGCATTGTGCTTGCGCTCGTCTGCACCTTCGGCTACTTTATTAGTGTAGTCATCGCTTGGGCCACTTGGATACTTCTCGTATTCTGTATAACGCTGTCTTGCTAGCTTCTTGGCTTCTGGATTAGCATCACGTAATTGTTTGTATGTGCCCATGTGTTGAGACATAACTTGTTCAGATGTACCTACACGCACTCTCACCGGTAGGTAATCCTTATAGCTTGGGCAGAACAATTTAAACAATGAGTCAGGGTATTTGACTTTGTAGTATTCAACTGTGTCTGTCATCCATTGATCAACGTCTGCTCTACCACGTGGGTAGTTTCCCGGGTCAACCATCTCTGGTTCCGGTGCTTTCTTCTTAAAGCGATCAAAGATACCTTCTTTAACTTCAGCAGGAGCCGCTAGTGTCATCTTGTTCATGCCCTTGCCCGACTGTTGCCATACACGATACATCTTACCATCTGCACCTTTTAATACCATAGCATTGTCAGGAATACGACTAGAATCATATTGCACAACCATGGCATTTTGTCCACCAACTTGAACATGTGGTTTTTGGTCATCAAAATGTTGAGCGCCGACTGCTAATGCGCCAGCAACAACTGGAGCGCCAAGTAATGTAGCAGTGTCTTTCCAACCCTCAGATAAGCTGTCAAGATTGGCATCAATGAATTCATCTAACTCATCTGTGCCCATAGTCTTAGAGAACACACTCATTTGATTACCACTTAACCCGCACTCAATATGCTGGCCTGCCTGTTTAGCAGCATTTTTTAAAGCATTTGCAACTTCAGTATATTCTTCTTGGTCGCTGACATCTAAGTCTACGCGACCTTTGTAACCACGAGGCACAAAAGTTCTAGTACGTTCGTACTCGGCATTGGCGTTTGCAGCACTTAGCGCATAAGGTATAGCCTCTGCTATACTTTGGTTACTTTTACCTTCAAATATCTGATTTAAAAACATGTTATACTCCGCCGCCGGCCTTCTTTATTAGTGTATTTAGTTGGGTAGCAGTTGATGGGTTTGACATAACATTACCAATAGCAGGAGCCATCTTAGCAATAGTGTCTTTATCCATTGCGTTCATTGGGGCGCCAGTATCAGTCTTCTGGAATGTTTGTGCTGCTTTAGCAGGATCAATTTGCACGCCAGCACTCTTCAAATTAGCTAAGTTTTGTTGTAGCTTGGCTTGGTTTTGTTTGGCTAATGCAGCTTGTGCTGGATTAGGTGTAGCAGCCGGAGTTTGGGTCGATGGCTGAGTTGCACCAGCTACGCCACCCGCGGTAGCGACAGGTGCAGGAACATCTTCGTCGACTGTTTCTTGATCTGGGCAAATATCGTTGTAGTTGTCCATAGTCAATGTTTGACCGCCTGCGCTTAATTTAATCAAACGTTCAGCAACATTGTGTAGATCCATATCAGTCTTGGCGTCTTCGCGAGCATATTCAAACAAGCGAATCATCAATGGAATATCCATTGTAACTGTGTCAGTTGGATTTGCACCTTCTTCCATTGCTTGCGCTGCTGGACGAATACCTATTACTGTGGCGTTCTTGCTGTCAGCCCACTTGTATGCTGCTTCTTGACTGCTGAATTCCTTGCGCCACATAACACGTTGGTCACGTTTGTTGTAGGCATAACCATATGCTTCAACGGCTGTGTCGTTTTGAATAGGCTGCGCTTCGTCGCTGTAGTTTTCTTGTACCTGTGGCTCAACTAATTCGCCAATCTTGTTACGAATAAGACCAATTAGCTTGCGATGCGTGCCAGTCAACACACGGTTCTTTTCAATGAAGTTAAGAATGTGCTCTGTTTCGGCTTTATACTTTGCTCTCCACTGAGGAGTTCTAGCAGTAGTAATGTCTTTAACGTTGTCTAATCTGTCAGCAAGTTTAATTACAAGACCGTAGCTGCTCATTGCAGCCATCTTGTGTGCTAGGTACTGAGCTTTGCCCATCTGCTTAATCTGTTCTGGATCACTTGTTAGCTCTTGAACTAAACTAGCAACTAGTCCACCAAACAAGTCATGTAGGATTTCGTGTGTAGTATCTGTATCTTCGATTGTATCGTGCAAGTATGCAGCACTGATCAGTGCTTCAAGATTGTGCGATTGTTTATATTGTCTAATGTGGTCAGCAACACGCATTGGGTGTGTGATGTAAGGATCACCGCCTGCTCTAGTTTGACCAGCGTGAGCTTGAGTTGCGTACTGTAACGCTTCTTCTTCACCTTCGTCCATTGGTCTGTCGGCGCCGTTGATAGTAATCATTGGGTTACGAACACCCTTCTTCTTACACCATGCTGCAACTTTAGCTTCTGCTTCTTCTGTTGAACTTGCTGTCACTGTAACGAAATGTGCATCTGCCGCAGTAGGACCATACTCAACTGTTGCACGATACTTGGTTGGTTGAGATTCGTCTTCCGCCACACCTTCGCCAAACTCTTCGTCAGTTAGGTTGCCTGCTAGCAATGCTTCTAGTGTATCAATCTGTTGATCATAGATGTTTACTAGATATTCAATTTCGCAATCGTCGTAAGCATCAGAACCATCATACCAGGTTTGTTCAACTGCTTCTGCTTCAGCATCTGTTAATGGACGCTTTTGTGCTAATAGCTTTTTCTCTAGCATGTTAGCAATAGGTGCATACTTACGCATAACTTGTTTCCATTGTCTGCTGTTGGCAAACTCTGGGATCTGTGCGGCAGCACCTTCTACTGGATCAAAGTCTTGGAATAGGTTTAGTGTTAGCACATCCTCAACAGGCATGCCGGCTTTTACTAGATATTCGTTTAGTTGACCTTCTGCCACACCTTGTTGCTGTGGCATTTGGTATGCACCCTGTGTATTGCCCATAATGATGTTGGCAACCTTGTAGATGTTGTCAAACGTTAAGTCAAAGTGGCGTTCAAAAGGATGACCTTTTAGTAAACTAAATGATGTTAACAGTTGATTTGCAAGTTCGGGATTGTTTGACTTAAAGTAATCGCTGTTGCCAAAATACTTACCAATTTGAATTGAGCCGCGTGTGCTAACTGCACCTTTGTTGCGGCCTAATCTGGCTTCATAGTATGAGTAAAGCATTGTTGGACCAAATTCCATTGGATCGTGTGGGATAAATCTATCTTGAATAGTAGACTTAATAACCTTTTCTTTAACTGCAAAGTCTTTGCCTACAATTTGTTTTACTTGCTCAATAAACTCGGGCCACGGAATAAACTTACGACTACCGCCGCCATCATTGGGTGCGAATTCGTCTAGTTGCTTTTTATACTGCGCAAACTCTTCTGCAAGTGAATGCTTACCTGCGTTCTCGGTTAGCTCTTTTTCTAGGTCAGCAAGCATGTTCTTGCTTTCTGCTGCGCCTACTAGACGACCAGCAAATGGATGCTTACCGTCTTTACGTTTAGTGGCTTTTTCTGTTCCGCGAACTTGGTCACCAGGTTTTTGTTCTGGCTCTCCGGCGAACTTATTCATTGACTCTAGTAGTTTACGCATATCGCTCATTTGTAGATTCCTGTACCAATCTTAGGAGTTAAACGTTTTGCAACATTCTTTACACGCTTAGGAACACCGGTTCCTGGCTTACCTGTACCACCTGCTGCACCTGTTGCAAAACCGCCAGCACCTGTGCCACCAGCAGTCATTTCACTAACTGTTTGCTTGTCTTCGGCTAACCCCTGTCCTTTTAGTTGACGAGCGGCTTGATTCAATTGACTCAAACTTACAGTTCTTATACTATCGGCACCCAATGTTAAGTCAACGCTAAACGGTTGGCCGTTTTTATAAAAATGCAATTCATTGCTGGTTGTTTTAAAGTGACCTGCTCCGTAGTGGCGCAACACTTTCATGGCATCATCCATTGTCATGGTTTCTGCAACGCCTTCGGTTACGCCTTGATCTTTTTCTTGTTGTGCTCTAGCAGCGGCTTCGCGATTCTTACGGAAGATTTCACGGAAGTATGCTTCGTCGTCTGGGTTTACGCCGGGACTCGAAGTACTGCGGTATTTAGGCTTCGCTGGAGCATTTAGTGCATTGTAGTAATCTTCGTCGCTATCGTAGTTGTGAGGGTTAATTTCGTTTACTTGTCCAGTGAAGCCTTTATATGCGCCTTTAACTGCACCAGCTACGCCGCCAACAATCTTCTTGCCCACTTGCGCCATAAACGGAGTCTTCTCTTGTGGAGCAGTCATTCTGTCCACTGACTTACGTGCATTAGCTTCTGCGTCACGCTGTACATCAGCCATTGAGTAACCTTCTTCCAATGCAGCTTGCAATTGAGCCTCTGCTGATTCTAATGCAAATGTAGGCATTGCATGTAGGTCAACTTCTTGGTCTTCGTAGCTTAGGTATTCGTATACAGTACGCAAATAATCATTGGCTAGAGTAATCTTTTCGCTTACCCAGCCCTCAATGTTGCCATTATCGTTAGCTTGCGCTAGAATCTTGTGTAGCTTGATAGCGTAGTCTGCTGCGTGGTAGCAGTCAGCACGGGCCATTTGTACTTCGTGGTCTGTGTGCATTTCGCTTGCGTCTTGAGCAATAAATGCGTTGTGTTCTGTGATAAAATCTGTTGTCTTCATGCGAATTTCCTGTATATTATATTTAGTTACACAATAAACTTGAGGCCTGCACCTTGTCCGTTTACTGCAACGTTGTTAGTGATAAATTGTGCGTTAGTGTCGCTACATTTTTCAATGCGTAATTCGTGCCAACCATTGTCTAAATAAACTTCAATGTGCTCACGGATATAGTGTCTACTGGTTTCCCAAATAAACGTGCGCTCCGTTAGCAGTTGATCATCAACGTAGACTCTGTATGCTGGCGGAGTTGTGTCCCACTTGCACCAAACGTCTACGTCAATGCAAGTGTGGTTCATTTTCTAGCCTTTAGTGTTGCTAACTGCTCTTGTAACTGTGTTAAACGATTTAATAACTGCTCTGCTTCTTTGACCTTGTGCTTAGGTAACTTGCGGGTTAGACCATACGCTTTCATCATTTTAGGCAATGTGCTGGCATCAACGTCATTTTGATCGCCCATAGTAGCCATTACGTAACGTGGATCTTTGCTGTTGCTAACAACGCCTACACCTGCTGCGTCTTCGCCCAATGGGTTATGCAATGCACCCCAGCCAGGATGACGTGGATCGTTGATATCCAATGAGCTATCATCTGCTGGTTTGCGTTTAGCTAGGCGTTCTTTCTCGTGTTCTTTGTCAATCAAGTCACCAACCAATGCTTTCATTGGATCAGTCTTGCGTAGTTCTTCACGTGCTCTTAGTTGTTCCATGTGACGATTGAAGTCTGCTGCATTAAATGGGGCATTGTGGTCGTATGCTTCTTCCATACCTTCGTCTGCATGTTTAAAGTACTGCACTTCACGTTCGTGCTTTTGTGCGGCAGCTTTAGTTGGGAAAGTACCTAGATTTTTGTTACCGTGCTTACTAAGCAAACGGTATTGGCTACCGTGTTTGACAATATGCTCACTAATGCCAGGAATAGCACTTGCGCTGTCTGTAGCATGTGGACTGATAGAGTCCTCATTCATTGGGATTTTGTCTAAGATGCGGCCCACTTCTGGGTCATTGCGTCCGTACATTTGCAATAGGTATTCGCCACGTGCTTTAGCGTCGCTACGGATACTGTTCCACAATGCGCGATTTTCAGTGCCGTGACTAGCATCGTACTGCTGACCATTGATTGTGATGACTTTCTTGCGTTCTGCTGCAATAATAACGTAGCCATGCTTGTCGGCAGTTTGGCACTTGCTTAGATCTTCAAACTTTTGGTAGTAACTAGGCTGGCCATCTTTCTTGTATGTACCAGGCTTTAGACGATCTGCGTCGGGGGCGCCAACTGCAACTACAAACACAGTAGATGCAGGGTCAAATTGTGGGGGGAGGATGTAAGGGCTTTTAACTTCTAAGATGCGATCGTTAGGCACACCTGCGGCGTGCATTAAGATGGTCTTGTCTGTGAAGTTAAAGGGACTTTTAGGCAGCTCTGTCTTGTTGCTGGTTGCAATGTAGACGCTGTCGCGACCGTATTTGGCTTGTAGGCTTTCAAATACGTCGCGATGTCCTAGATGGAAGGGCTGGAAACGCCCTGGATAAATTACAACTACTTGCGGTTGTGCCGCTTCGGTAAACATTTCAGCAATAAACATAAAAATTCCGTTATTGCTGTATTTAGTCTAAAATGGCTTATAGGTTTTCCAATAGCCAAAGGTAGAAAGGACTGCTAAATTCAAGGATGTATGTACCAGTCCATCCCATGTTTACGCACTGCTCGATGCGATCAACAATGGCACCGTTGTATACCTGTTTTTTCACAGGCACATAATGGCTCTTGAGATGACGCAAATGCCCAATGTCAATGTCATCAATTTCGATATGATCGATGTTGAGCAGCATATCCTTAACGATAGTAAAGTTCTCGCCGTCATTGTCTTTAACGGTGTCTGAACTATCTTTGTTCAACAGCGAAATTTCCAGCCGATGATCTCCGTCAACTAGGTCTACTAGAAATTCATGGTATTCTGTTTCCCCTGACGGAGAAGTGATATAACCTGCTGTATATTCTTTGCCAGAGATTGCAATGCTAAACTGGGGTTTCTTGTCCCAGTAGGTACCACTGATACCAACTCGAAACTTGATCTTTTCAATTTCTTGCATTATGCGTCCTTTTTAACAGCCATATTCATAGCATCAGTTAATGCCTGCGGTAACTGTTGGCCTTCTGCTTGTGCAACTGGTGCGCCAAACTGTGGCATCTTGCTCAAGTCGCCTTGGAACTCGTAGTGACCAATGTGGTTCAACAATACTTTACCGTGTGCCCAAATCTCGCCACCTAGCTTTTGCCATCTGCGGCAGAACAACCAGTCTTCGCTCAAGTAATGACCGCGTTCGTCAATCTCACAATCGAAGATGCTGTACATCATTGGCTCGTATTGTTTACCTAGGCCCACATCGTCAACATACTTGGTTTCCGGGTGCGCCGCGATTAACTTAGCGTAAACATCACGTTTAAACATCAAAAATCCCGTGCCCATGGTGTCTACTGTAAAGATATCGCCTTGCACCTTTGTTTGTGGGTTCAAGTTAATAACGTAGTTAACTGGGAGTGCTTTCTTAGGGTACAAGCCGCCAATAACGTCCTTATCACATGCCATCATTTTTAAAGGAGCATCTGGTTCGAACCTAATGTCTGCGTCAATGAAGAAAAAGTGGGTAGCTTGCTCGTTGGTCATCATCTTAGCCATTAAGTTGTTACGAGCACGAGTAACCAATGATTCATTGACCATTGTATCCAAGCTCCAGTTTAGTCCCACTTGTTGTGCAAGCAAAATAAAACGCAACAAACTGGTAACAGTTGGCTCGCTCATCATGCCGCCATAGCAAGGAATACCAATGTGCAAATGGCACTTAGAGAAATCAAACGGTGTACCTTGTGGCTTTGGAGCAGGTGCTGCTGTTTGTTGTGCTGCTTCTGCTGCTGCTTTGATTGCGGCAATAGCGTCAGAGGTAGATTGCCCGGAGGCAGGTGTAGTTACTTTTTTAACCATGTTTACTTTCTTGTGTGAGTTATCCAGCCGCAACTTCGACGACTACGCCGGCTGCAACCAATTCTTGTGTTACTTGTTCTAGGCTAGCAACAACTTCTTCAGTTGCTAGATCTGGAAAGTGATCATCAGAATCCTTAACTAGTTTGCTAAGTCTGATTACGATTACTTGTTCTTGAATTTTTGCCATCTTAGGCTCCTTGATATTATAGTAGTATTTATTTCACAGTTTCACGATCTCGTGAATTTTTCCAACCATTCCCGGAGCAATTAAACCGATCATTGTTGTAATAGATGGGTCGTTGGTATAAACAAAACATCCCCATATGTATTTCAATGGGCCTGATAACATGTTCATATTAGCTGCGGAAACTTTAACTTCATTGCCCATTGTTTTTAAATAATTAACAATTGACTGCTTGGTTTCCATGCTGTAGGAACCGTCTCTGAGCACTATCTTGTATTTGTATTCTTGCTTGGAATTAGGTGCTGCAATAATATGACCCGCTTCTAGCAATGTCTGCTGTTCTGGGCTAGCCGGTGTACTAACACTTAATAGTCTGCTAGCAATAGTTTGATCGTGATTTAGTCTTGCGGCAATGTCTTTGAGAGTCTGTTCGTCTCTGGTATAAATCTGTAACCAGGGCTCTTCAATGCGCATTCGGATCCGATTACCATACCCATTTTTGATACTTCGCAATTCTTCAAGGAATACCGGGTCCGATTTTTTTAGTTCATCTGCTTGCCGCTGTGCCCAAGTGGATTGTGTCGCCCAACTGCCGCCGTAGTTAATATGCTTTTGCTTAGATCGTCTATCAGCTAAATGATTTGCAATGCAATCATCGGGCCTCGTTTCGGTGATAGACCTACTACCGTGAGCCTCTATGACCAGCTTATAACAAAACTGGCCATAGAACTGCTTACGTGTATCTTCGCAAACGATCTTAGGATTTAGGTTGGTCCAGAACAATGAATCCATCTTCGTTTACGGTAGGTTGTGGTGCGATATCAAACGCTGATTGTGCTTCAAAGGTGAACTCTTTGTTAACATAGTCCACTACCATGATAGTGTTAGGACCGATGTTATCAAACAAGATTTTCTTACTCAATGGTACTTTAATCAAGTCGTTAATCTTACGTTGAACAGGTCGAGCACCCATCTTAGCATCAAAGCCTGTGGCAATGATTTCGTCAATTGCTGACTCGCTCAAGCGCACTTTGATCTGACGTTCTGCAAGCAACACGTTAATTTCGTTAACAAACTTGCTGACAATCTTGCGCATACTCAATTGGTCCAGCTTGTTGAACTTAACAATGCCGTCTAAGCGATTACGGAACTCTGGCTTAAAGAAGTCCTTAACTGCTTTGTCGTCTTCGTCAGTCTTTTGCATACTGCGACCAAAACCAATGTTGTTACGCTCGTTTGCTGCTGCACCCAAGTTACTTGTAAGGATCACAATACAGTTACGGCAGTCAGCTTTCTTGCCGTTGCTGCTAGTAACCATACCTTCATCCATTAAGCTCAACAAGATGTTAGACACGTCGGGGTGAGCCTTTTCAATTTCATCCATTAAGATGATACTGTTAGGGCTTTTCTCAACGTCACTAATCAACATGCCGCCGCCCAAGTTGCCATCGTCGTAGCCGACGTAGCCAGGAGGCGCACCAATCAATTTAGCTACGCTGTGCTTTTCTTGATACTCGCTCATATCGTAACGCAACAGTTTCATGCCTAAGTTCTCTGCAAGCAACTTAGCCAGTTCAGTCTTACCTGTACCAGTTGGGCCAAGGAACAAGAAGTTACCAACGGGTTTGTTCAAGCTCTTCAATCCAGCTCGCGCCACATAGATCTTTTCCAGCACAGAATCAACTGCTGAATCTTGCCCGTACAGTTTAACTTTAATATTGCTTTCGAGGTTAGTGATTGCACCACCGTTGTTGGTATTGCCAATTTGTTCAACTGGGATCTTAGTAAACTTGCTGATTGCATCCACTATATGGCTACGTGTAACAACAAAGTCCACAGTCTTAATCTTAAGACGAGCACATGTGCTGTCAATCAAGTCAATTGCTTTGTCGGGCAGCTTCTTGTCAGTTTGGTAACGAACGCTGAGATCAACTGCTGCGTCAATGGCTTCATCTGTAATAACACCACCATGGAATAATTCAAACTTCTCTTTGAGACCTTTGAGAATGTCCTTAGCAACTGCTGGAGTTGGCTCATCGACGGTAATACGTTGGAAACGGCGCATCAATGCACGATCCTTCTCAAAGCTCTGGCTGTATTCTTCCCATGTTGTACTTGCCAACACTTTGATTTGGCCTTTAGTCAATGCAGGCTTAATCATGTTGCCAAAGTCAACGCTGCTGTTGCTACCAGAACCTGCTCCGCGCATTTGGTGCGCTTCGTCAATAAACAAGATTGCCTTGCCTTTTGCTTTGAGCCCTTTGATAACGTCCTGGAACTTTTCTTCAAACTCACCGCGGTACTTAGATCCAGCAAGCAAGCTACCAATGTCCAAGTTGTAGACAGTGTGATCTTTCAAGTACTCGGGCACAGTGCCGTTGACAATGTTGAGTGCAAGACCTTCTGCAATAGCAGTCTTACCTACACCTGGATCACCAATCAGCAACACGTTGCTCTTGTTACGCTTGGCTAGAACTTCTGCAATTTCGTCCAACTCGTACTCGCGTCCGATTACTGGATCGATTGTTCCTTCAATTGCCTGCTTGTTCAGGTTAGCACAGTACTGTTCAATGAACTCGTCGGCTTTCTCTTTTCCAGCTTCTTTGCGATGTGCTTCTTCTGTGTAGTGCTTGTTGTAGTAATCAACAAGTTTTGCACGGTCCATGCCATACTTGACCATGAAGTAGTGTGCATAGGTGCTGTTCTCAGAATGCAGGCTTAGGAACAAGTCAATGACTTGAACGTGTGTACGTGCAGAGAACAACACCTGCGTGAATGCTCGATTAAACACACGTTCCAGTGCATGAGTCTTCTTTGGCTCAGTGACATTGGGGTTAACCAAGTCGGTTAGTCCTGCAATGTATGTCTCAAGATCTTTGATCAAGCCATCAGTGTCGATACCGTAGCCGTAAATCAATTCATTAAATGGCTTGTACTTAACAAGGCAAAGCAACATGTGTTCCGCAACCACGTACTCGTGTTTGTGTTCTTTTGCAAGGTTTGTTGCTTCTGCAACGATGTGGTCAATTTCTGGATTAGTTTGTAGCATCTTGATTTTTAGTTAGTTGACGAATGGCTTCTACCTGAGTTTCTGTTAAATTTGTTGGAACAGTGATATTTGCAATCAAATACAAATTACCCCTGTTAGATTGATTTAGCGCATAAAGACCTTGTCCTCCAATTTTAAATTTAGTCCCGGGCTGCGTACCTTGCGGCACTGTGAGACTAAAAGTTCGGTTGTCTAAAGTGGTAAACTCTTTGCTACATCCAATTATAGCATCAAGGCAATCAATGTCAATGGATGTGAACAAATCAATTCCATTAATTTGGAATCGCGGGTGCGGCATAACAACAATATTAACGTACAAATCACCACGGGGCAATGTGGTAAAAAGGTTGTCGCCGAGGCCCGGATACTTAATGCTGCTGTCCGAATACACGCCACGTGGAATTTCGATATCAACCACTTGGTCCGCAGTTGCCCGATTTGTGTTAATATTTAATGTGCGCTTTTGAACTTCTAGTGTTTCTGCTAAGTTTATTTGTACTGTAACCCGAATGTCTCGATTACGTTGCTGGCGCTGTTGGAATCCGGCACCATTAAATGCAAACCCAAAGTTACGCATTAGGTCATTAATATCCATATTGCTGGTATTAAAGCCGTGCTGTCTATTGCCAAATGGGTTACGGCGTTCAGCATCGTATTGCTCACGCTTTTCGGGAGTTTCAATTGCTGCGTATGCTGCTTGGATTTCCTGGAACTTAGCTGTGTCTCCACCTTTGTCGGGATGGTTCTTGCTAGCAAGACTGCGATATGCTTTTTTGATATCGTCTTGTGTTGCTGACTCTGTTAAGCCAAGCGTTTCATAGTGAGTTGACATATTTTAATTGATACCAAGTATAGTCTTGTTCGGTCGCAAACACCGGCGTTACCTTAGCTTCTGACCTTTTAAGGTTAAACTGTACATCTACTAGACCTGGGATTCCCAAAGCTAGAATTTCATTCCTAATTTGAAACTGTGTAGGAACATCCCATACATCATACTGATGTTTAGTTAATAGTTCATAAATTGGGTTCATAAAAAAGTCCTGTATGTATATTATACAGGACTTTTCATTTGGTGTCAAGTGTTACTTAGTTGGTACTTTTTCGCCTTCAACTTTCTTGTGGACCTTGATAGTCTTACAAGATTGCTTTGTGCTACCATCTTTGTTCTTAACCACTTTGCCTGCTTTGTCTTTTACGTCAGTACAGACTTCTTTCTTTTCGCCGCCAGCATGTGCAGTCAATGCACACACTGCGATTACGATTGCTAATAAATCTTTCATATTATTTCCTTATAGTAATGGTTGTTCAGCTTCTGGGACAATCTTCTTGCCACTTGCTGTTGTTGCTACCACAGTTGGTGCAGCAAAGGTTGGGGTAAACGCTGCTGGTGCAGGAGTTGCAACTGGAGTCGCTGCTGGCGCAGGAGTTGTAGTTGGTGCCACTGCTGGTGTCGCTGTAGATAATGTTGGGCTAGGCAATCCTGCTGCGTCTGGCACAGATGACTGTCCTGCTAACTTCTCTTGGGTACGACCATATGCACTTACGCCTAATACCGCACACATACTCACGTGGAACAAGCCACCGCCCTGTAATGTAATCGGTACCCATTGACGGAACGCATCATTTGCTGCTTGCATTTCCCAAAACTGCACAACGGTAAACATGATTGGGAAGATAGCAAAGTCTGCTAAACAGCAAATCATGTACATAAACGCTGCACAAGGACGCCAGTATTTCTGCATCCATTCGCCTTTGCCTAACACTTCTGCTTCGACTACTTCTACTTCTGGTTTAGTTGATTTCTTAAACATGTTTACTCCTTAGAACCAAAGCCAAATGCCTTGACTTAGTAAAACAATGCCAATGACAGCAACCACTTCACTAAACTTATACATCTTATTGTTAACTGACAAGATACTTGCACTCAACAATACGATAGCCAACTGGAACGCCATGCTAGCAAACGTCAACCATGGGCTGTGCTTACTTGCTTCATCGCGGGCAGCTTCGTATGCTTGTGCTTTTGCTAGCAATTCCTTCTTGCCTTCGCCTTTAACTGGATCACTTTCGTAACGATCAATCTTTGCCTGCAATGATCCGGCTTTGGCCTTGTCACCACGAGCAATATAGTCATCACGTTGACCTTCAGCAATAGTTTGCTTGATGCTCTTAGACTGGAAGAAAGCGTATGTATCAGTTGCCTTTAACATGTTCTTCAATGCTGCACCTGAGTGCTGGTTAGCAAAGTATGTGGTAACTGCCATGAACAATGCCATGATAACGATTACTAGACCTGCTTTGTCTTTAATTTGTGCTTCACGCTCTGAACGTGAAAGGGGTTTTACTTCCTTGATTTCTTCTGCCATCTTCGATCTCCTTTATAGTTTTAGTTCTTTGGATGCTTATGGCCACAGTGTGGACATTCTTCTTTACGGTCGCTCATTTAGATACTCCCTCAAATATTTGTTTTTGTACACGATACCATTCCTGCCAGGTATCAACCTTTACTGCACACTCGTAGTAGGTGCTGTAATTCTGCGTTACCGTCGCAGTCAACTCACTCAACTTCACCCCGTTCTCTACTGTCGTCAGCTGTGGACATGATTCCATAGCGGCTTTGCCTGGTTCGTCGGGGAACTTAGCTACAACCGGTGCAGTTGTGCTACATCCTGATAATAATAGTGCAAACGCGATTAACGTGTATTTCATTAGCAATTCCATTTACGCAAAGCTAGTGCTTTACGAGTTGGCTTACCATTCGGCTTTTTCATTGGGCCTTTAACGCCCGACATTCTGGCGCAGAAGCTCTTGCGGCGCTTGGCTGCTTTAGAACCTTTTTTAAGTTTGCTAGGCTTAGTAGTAACCGCAGTTTGCAGTTTGCTACCCGGATTCTCGCGACGATAGCTAGCAACACCTTTGGCGTTTAGTCCGCCGTTTTTATTCTTACCCTTGCTAGTTCTCCATGCAGCGGTTTCAGCAAGCAACTCTTCGTCATCAACTGATTCAAAGTCTTCCCATATCAGTTCACTGTCGACCCCGTGTGCTTCAGCTAAACTTTCGACCCATGACTCGATTAAGTCAAACTGTTCGTTTAGATTTTGCTCTTCATCGTCGCATTCACATTCATTGGCTACGCAGTTGTTAACTCTAACTCCGCCTTTAATTTTGGTACCAGCTTTGTGATACCCAGCCCAACAGCTTTTATCCAATCTCTGCTTAACACTCTCTTCAATTCCGATGTCTTGTTCCAAATCATGTTTGATTAGATCCAGCAATTCATCTGCTGCACCATCGCCCCACTCTAGGCTTTTGATAATAGCGTGGGCACCTTCGGTACCAATTTGCTGAACAATGTGTGTTAGCAATTCTTTAGTTAAATGAGGCAATCCTTCGGCATCGCCTTCGGCTTCATTTTTAGCTCGACCACGACGCATATTAGCTTGCCAGTGTGCTAATTGACCTTTACGGCCACCTGCATGAGTCATACTATCTAACTGTGCAAGGGTTGCATGTTTTGGGATGCCATGACGTTTGCTGTCGCCCTTATCTTCGGGGTGTCGACCATCTGCAAAGTTTTCTAATATAATTTCAGTTATTTTCATTTAATTGTCTCGTTTTTCGCTGCTGCATTGTGCGCCTTAACTACTGGTTCTGGGATCTTGCAGGTAGCATCATATTTGGTAACTTCACGAGTGATGTATTGTTTAACCACTACAGCCTTCTCACGAATCACTCGAACCTTTTCTTTACTCTTCTTTGCTAGTTTATCATTGGCAGTTTTAGCTTCAGCTTCTGCTGCTGCCACTTTAACTTCCATTTCAGCAACGCGGGCACGCCATTGCGTTTCCGCTGCATACCCACCTTCAAAGTAAACACCTGCTGCCAAAGTAATTGCACTAACAAGCTGTGCCACATTAACATAACTAGACAACATTGGCAGAGCCATAAGAATCCTGTTAACAACAAAGAAACTCAGGAACGTACCAATGATACCCGCAATTAAGATAGCGTGAACTACAAATTGCAGAAAGCTGTCAGGAAGGAAATGTAGCAACCACATGTTAAGCGCCTAGTACGTGCAATGCGTGTTGGTAATGCTTAATGCGATCTTCTAAACCAATAGTACCACCGTTGATGCGCTTGGTTAGTGTTAGGATATCGCCCTTGTCAGCCCACTGGTTTAAGTTATTAGCTTCCCAGAACCAAGCTGCACTTTGTACACAACCTTCGAATGTAGTTAAATGCTCGCTAGCTTCTTCTACATCAATTTCAAGACTTTGTGCATAACGGGTATAGTTGTCTTTACCAGTTAACTGGATCAAGCCACGACCGCAATAGCGATAGCCGTCGCCTGATTCTTCAGGGCCATTGCCCATACGGTTAGCGTAAATTCTGTTAGCAATCGCAGCTTGCTTATCTGGCATGGCGCAATAGCGAGTAGCAGTTTCAAGGTCAAAGTACTTCTTAAACAATGTCACTAGTGTAGCAGGACGATAGTTTAAGTTTTCTTTAATAGCAGTGAAGCCGCCGCTTTCGTGGGCGCATTGTGCAAGGAATGCCGCAAGGCGTTGGGGTGTGTCAATATCGTAGTCCGGAAGGATTTCGCACAAGGCTTCGTGCCAATGCTCTACGTGTTTGTTACCGGGAATGATTTGTTTTAATTGGTCGAGCGACAGGTTTAAACTCATTGAAAAGCTCCTAAATAGCTACAGTATTTAGCTAGTAGGAGCCAAAATAGGTTAGCGGATTCCTGCTGCGATTCTTAGAGATTCAGTGAAATCGTTCTTAGGAGCTTTAGTAGTTACTTCAACTCCTGCTGCGGCCTTCATTTTATCAATGTCTTCTTTGCCGTAACGCTCATTGTATGATTTAGCAGATAACGGAACTAAGTCGGCAATGCTGTTAACAGTTGCTTCGTGATCAGTTTCGTCTGAACGGTAACGCACACGCCAATCTTCAATGCTCTGCTCTGTCAAGTTCATCATGTCTTGTAACAGTTTGTGTACATGCTTAGGAAGATCGTAGTCACGTTCTAATTCAACAAATACCAAGTATGCGCCGTCATCTAATTCGCCGCTACTAACATCAGCGTCAATTACCCACTCGTAGCCTTTTTCGCAAAAGCTAACTAGGTCTTCTGCTGGTTCTTTTGTGGCAAGTTTAAAACTTAGTACTGCAACATCTTCGTCGCGCCCTAGCTTGCTCTTGTATTCGTCAATGTGCAACTCGGGGTGAATAAGGCGCTTTAAATCGCCGTACTCTAGACCCTCTTTAAGCTGCTGGTGCTGCTGGTGCTGGTTGTTCATTGCCCATTCCTTGTTGTGGATTTACTTGTTCTGCGTTGCCGGTCTTGTACATCTTATCGTCTTGACCAGTTTCGTATGCTTGCTCAATGTCTTCCATATCAATACTACCAGACTCGAGTTCCAAACTACCTTGATGGATTTCTTGCATAAGCGTCTTAGGCATCACAATCTTAACTAACCAAACCGGGCTCTCGCCTTTCTTGGGCATCTTTGTACCAGGCTTAAAGTCGTTGGGGTTTTTAACTTTAATCGGATATTCCAGAGTGTCTCGCTTGTAATAGACTTCGCAGTTGTATTCTGCTAGGCGCTCTGCTGCACGTGGATCAGGCATAAATTTGTGTGGCCACATAAACGTGCAAGTAACAAAGTACTTTTCGTAAATTGGGCCTTCTACTAGCTCCCCGTTCTTCCAGTTTTTAAACGCATACAAGTCTAACTCGTCGATTACACGTTCAAAGTCCATAAGGGTAGCCAATGCACTGTCTGTCATTGACAGTGTTTTTGTATTGTTAATTACATCTTTAATGCTCTGAGCCATTGTTTTATTCCGCTTTAGTGTATTTATGTCAATTGGCTAAGAGGTTGACTTGTTGGCTCAGCGGGATGAATACGCTGCGTAGATGTTCAATGTTTCTGTTAAAACCTGCAGGGGTTAGTTCTCGGTCGTCAATAAAGATCAAGTTAGCATCATAATACTGCTTGATTTCCGGGCTACGCAATGCAGGTATAAAATTCTTAGAATACCAGTCCACAATCTCTTTAGGAGTATTTGGGGGCAATGCGAGCGCCCACGCTGCAAATACGTTAATGTAACTGCCTCCCACTCGAATAGGCTCTGCCGCTGGTAAGTTAGCAAGGCGCTTTTCGCCAGTGATGCCAATAACTTTAACATGCCCGCTTTGGACCAATGGCAAAGCGATCGCAATGGGCATAATGCCAAACTCCATGCCCCCATCACCGGCAACTGCTGTAACTGCCTGCAACGGTCCAGGGAATTGTGTAAATTTAACTTGTTCTTTGTTACCATTGGCTTTCATCATAAAGAACTCGTAAGCCATTCTATGCGCTCCGCCACCGATAGCAAACGTAATTGGTTTATCAGTTTCCTTAACTAACTTGGCAAGTTCCGCAGGCGTATTAATCTTGCTCTTGGGATTAGCAACAATAGCTAATGGGCTTTTGCCCATCCCAAATGCAGTAGTGAAACTGTTGTATTGAAATTGTTTAATATCTTTTTGCCAAATGTCATTGGTTACATAGGTGCTCATGTAGCTAGGGATAGCAATCGTGTGCCCATCGGGCTTGGCGTTATACAAAGCGTTCATAGCTACAACACTGTCTGCACCCGGTTTAAGTTCAATGACAAACACTGCGGGATTGGTCTTGTTAACTACGGCGCTGATTGCACGGAATCCAACTTCGTTTCCCGAGCCAGGCTGGTTGCCAATGATAACCGTAATTGGCTTAGTGGGTTCCCATGCAAATGCTAAGATGGGAATTAATAAAAGGGTAATTAGTAATTTTTTCATTTGATAATTGTGACTAGTATGTCGCTCCATTGTTTAGTTAATTGTACTTCGTGACCAAAATTATTTTTGATCCACGCATCATTAAAGTAGTTCCAGGTTGCATCATGCTGGTGTGCAAACTCCAGTATCTTTTTATTTTGAATGCCAATCTCGTGTAACATAGTTGGACTGTCCCGGTACCAACTGTAGTCAGGGTACTCAATATCAAATCCGCCTGCTTCGTGCCACCAAGTATAACTAGACATATCGGGGCGGTAGACTAGCATGATCCAATCATCGGGAAATGCCGCTTTTACGTCATGCAGCTTGTATGCCCAATTGTGGCTCTTTACAATCTTAGTACCACCCTCTTTTGCCCATGCGCTGTCAATGTAGTCAGCATCTAATCGATCTTCGAGTTCCATACCGGGCCCGAAGTATGCGCCACAATGCCCTCCATATTTTGCATGTGTGAATACCCGATCTCTATTACGATCCTGTGTATTGAATTCTGGCAGTGTTTCTAGTAATTGTGCAATGCCGCTCCAGCGGCTTCCGGGCACTCCGGTAAAAAATATTCGATTTGGTAGCATAGTATTTAAATACACATTGTAGACAATTTTATATGATTAATCAACCTTACCTTAATGACTATTTTGCCAACGTATGGGCAAAGCGCGATCGCACTCTTGATCAATATACTTACACTGGGTGGGCCTTAGTGGACAAAATTAAGCCAGGTGAGCGTGTACTTGATGTGGGCTGCGGAATGAATCCGTTTAAAGGACACATCCCCGATCTAGTGGGTATTGATCCAGCATTTGACCAAGCTGATGTTAAATGCACACTAGAAGAGTACCACACCCCTGCACCGTTTGATGTTGCGTTTTGTTTGGGGTCAATTAACTTTGGCGATAGGAAAAACATCGAAGATCAAATTGCTATAGTGCTTGGGTTGCTTAAAAGCGAAGCTAGGATTTATTGGCGTTGCAATCCTGGGCGCAAAGATCATGGTAACACAGAATGTAACGACATAGATTTCTATCCATGGAGTGTTGAGGAGCATGTGCGGTTAGCAGACTTGTTTAATTGCCGCTTAGTAGAATGTAGATGGGATACGCAGAATCGCTTATATGCAGAGTGGAAAGTATCGCGCACAGCTTAATACTTATGCCGGTCACCAAAAGTTATAAACCCTGTTAATTGGTCTGGGGCAACCTCCGTAAATATTTGCGTGGACAGACTGTTTTACTGATCCACAGTAAAATGGAAAAATTCACGCACCCCAAGGAGGCACATTTGTCTAAACAGCGTAAAGGCCGAGCATCAAATGCTCAACCAGCAATCACCCAATCAAACAATCGCAACGATAACACCATTAACATCGATACATATCGTCCCCAAAAACAAAGACCAATTAACCTTTCCCCAAAGTCTTTAGCACAAGAAGACTACATTGATCTATTAACAGATCCCCAAAGAATTATTCTATTCGCCACTGGCCCAGCAGGTACTGGTAAAACAATGCTAGCCGTATTAGCGGCACTAAAAGCATTTAGAGCTGGCGAATGTTCCAAGATCGTTATCACTCGACCAGCCGTCGGAGTTGATGATGAGCAGCACGGGTTCCTACCAGGCGACCTTAATGCAAAAATGGCACCATGGACTAGACCTATTTTAGATTACATCGAAGAATACTATAGACCAATTGAAGTCACAAAAATGCTAGAAGAAAAACAAATTGAGATCTCTCCACTAGCATATATGAGAGGACGTACCTTTAAAAATAGTTGGATTATTGCAGACGAAATGCAAAACGCCACACCATCGCAGATGAAGATGCTGCTAACACGCCTCGGTGAAGGTTCCAAAATTGTAGTTACAGGTGACACACGCCAAGCAGACCGTAAAGAAGCAGATAACGGCTTACTAGACTTTAAACGTCTAGTTGATGATTACCGTAATTGCAAATACGTCAGCGGAGTGGAATTCACAGGCAAGGATATTATGCGACATCCTGCTGTTCTCGAGATATTGAAGATCTATAAGGAGGTATGAGTATAGTTACTTACTAACCTTATCCGCTTATATGCGCTAACACTACATCCAACTAGTGTTGGCGCATATTCTTTTAAGCTATGCGACCAATTGCCACGTAAATCAACTCATCTAGCTCGCGTTGATAATCTCGCCCAGTACGGCGTAGTTCGTAAATCTTTGTAACTAACTCTGATGGTGTATTGCTGTCAACTTCAAAGCCTTTGCCACGCTTTTCTAATTCTTCAATTAGATCGTATGTATCAAAGTCAGTTAAGTCCACGTCAACTTCTACATAAGTTTCAACTGTTGCCATTGTGTTCTTTCGTTAGGTTGCATACCATTTGAAAGTGCTCGTATGCCTGACGCACACTTTCATGCTGCATTAGGTTCTCTGCTTCCCGGGTCATGATTTTAACTGCATCTTCACAGGCTTCACGGGCACTAGGCCATTCCAATGTCTTTGCACTATCCCCAAACTCAGCAACTAGATTATCCCATGCTGCCTTCTGACTAGGAGTTAGCGGTGTCTTGCTTTGGGTTTGTTTTTGCATACGCAGGTCTGTAGCAGCAACAATAGCACTGCTAATTGCATCTTCAGCTAATCGTCCTGCTGCAATCATTGCAGCATAGTTGGGATCGATATTGTATCTACGACTAACCCCGCCAGGGTGGCAAATAACAAGATGTACCCCTTTTGGAAAAGCATCCATTAGATCGCTATCGTACTCATGTACTGGCTTGTACCTGCTCCCGACTTTTTCGTAATAGATTTTCTTAGTCATTTTACTTGATGTTGATATTCACGTTTAAACCAGTATTTGTACTTGGCAAAATATTCCTGTGCAGTATATGGCAATGCTTGCCCGTAGCTTTCTAGCTCTGCTTGATGCTCATACCATTTTTCCTGGCACCATGATCTAAAATTCATGCTACATCTCCTTTAACAGTGTGACATGAGTGCGCGACAAACGCAGGATACTGTGATTAGCTTCTTCGAATCTAATTGGCAAATCTGTATGTACTAGAACCTGCTTGTTTTCTTCTCGGACTACCATTGCAATGAATGGGATCTTGTTCCAGTGACCAAACACTCTATCGCCGTAATTGTATTTGGGCTTAAGCAGGTCTGCGTCACGTGCTGCAAAGTATTCTGCGTAATTAGCCATTGTTGCCTCTTAGCAGGTACATAGTAACTTCTTGGCTATCAATCACTACCATCTGTACGCCGTACTTGTTGTGTTCGCCGCTGTACCATGTGCGCTTTTCCACGTTAAGGATTTCAACCTTAACCATCTTGGGGTTGATTTTAACAACCTTAGCAACTTCCATGCCGTTGTGATGCGCTACTGCAACACAGTCACCGAGTGTAATGTCACGCCCTAGTTTATCTTTGTGTACTGGAATTTCTTTAGTTGCCATGTTATGCTTTCAACATCTCGATAAGTTTTTCTGGCTTGACGATTTCGTGTACCATCTTGTAATCAGTAGGAACGCAACGATATTCAATTACTTGCCACTCGCTCATGTCTGTGGCGCCACTGTACTTGCCAATATGACTAGTAATGTGTGCGCGAAGTTTACCTAAGGTGTCCCAAGTCTTGCCGCCTTTTTCGACCCAATAGCTGTTGTTGCCATCTGCGTTAACATAGACGCCGCCCTTGCTGTAACGTCCTGTCTTTTTATGACGGATTTTAAAAAATGTTTGTTCACTCATCTACGTTTCCTTTTGGCATCTGCTTTGCCAGTGAAATACCCAACTAACCAAAAACATATTGCAGTCCACAACATCCAACCTACCATGTAACTTACTGGTACCATCATTGCTCCACCACGTGATAATTAGAAAACGGATATGTCTCTTGCAGCCATTGTAACATATCTTCCGCAAAAGGTAAACGGATATTTTGGTATCTGTTAGTTATGTACTTCATTGGGAATTCCAGCTTCTGTTGCACACTTGACGCAAAGAGCTTTAGGACGTGGTCCGCCCATGCCACTAATTAGTTGGTTACACTTGCAACATGCGATCATCGCAGCGGTGTAGATGTAACCTTGTTGTGGCTGATGTATGGGTTGGTACTGGTCTTTGCCCACTCGATCGTAGCCAATGATTTCACTCATGATGCGTTACCTGCACTGTCGTAGATGTTGAAACGACCTGCTTCGTCATTCCAGTGGCGTGTGTCGTAATACTGTGCTGATACAGTGTAACCCAACAAGCCAAGTTCCAAGTTCATGCCAGCATGGTCTTGTCTAATGTTCCAACGGAATGCAAAGCTGATAATCGTTGTGTCACGATAGACTTCAAACTCCACAGCCTTGTGCAACCGGTCAACTACGGCGCTGCGATTGTAGATATTGTCCCAACGATCACTAAACGGGTTACGCAAATTAAAACTAAAACTAATCATTCTTCAACTCCGAAATGTTCTAACAACTCAATACCAGCAGCATCATCACCGACCCAATTCAAATGACTAGCACATTCCCGAACAATCAACTCAGCGAACTTTTCCTGAATCAAATCTTTTACATGATATGAATCTGTATTGAGTCTAGATTCGTCACCATTGGTGTGTTCATCTGCTACAAGTTGTAAAGCCTGTTCAGCAAGTTGTTTGATTCGTTCGTTCATTAATAACACTCCTCGACTGTGACTTTATGGCCAAGATGTTCCAATAGTTTTTTGATACCTTCTGTGCCCATATCTTCGTCATTATGGGACCAACTGAACCGTTTGCCATCTACGTTTACTGTCCATCCATCACAGTACTGTTCAATCTCGATATCTTTCATGCTTGCAACTCCTTGAACCAAGCTTCGCACTTTTCCCAAGTTGTATACACATGGGCAATGCCGCCTGCTGCAATCCACTCGCTGCAATTACTGTGACGATCATCAATTAAGATGTCAGTTGGGTTTTTAACATAACGATACTTGTCATGGCTAAAAGGGCCCAGGAACACAGGGATGCCGGGAAAGTGCTTGTCTGCCCACCATACTTTATCCTGTGCAGCAAAGGGCACACTGTAGTCATGTGGCAGAGCTGACAAGAATCGCAGTGTTCCGCCAGTCTCTTGTGTAAGTGCTTGACAGTATGCAACCAAGTCATGTGCGCCTGGCTTCAAGGGCAAGTTCAAGTAAAAGCGTTCGTCATCTTTAAGACGATCCCAGTCCTTTTGCGGAATACGTTCACCAATGGTGTCGTCCCATGTCATGCCAAGAATGTTTTGTGCGTGGACTTTCCAATCGCAAACCACATCGTCCATATCTAAATAAATGTTCATTTGTTTTCCTTAATTGTTTTCCAGGTGTGCATTTCGCACACACTATGTTCGTCTTCCATGAAGGTAACCTTCTTCTCACCAATTTCTGCGCCCATTGCATAGCAACCCCACCCTGCGTTTTGCGAAACAGGACCTTTCATGCGACCACCACTCATAATGTTCCACGGATGTCGCATAACTTCAAATTGATATTCGCAGTTGCAGCAACAACGCCCGCTGCTATTACCGTCCTTCATTGCCCAACCTTCGTAACAGAGTTTCACTTGTAACCCTTCTTTAACATCCACACCAGCACTTGTTGTTGATCCAGTTTAGCAATGTCCTTGCTGTGTTTATGCACGGTCTTTGCATCGGGATTATCCACGATCTTCATCCGTACCATGCCGCTACCGTTTTCATACTTGGTAGTGCCTACAGATTTGACTTTGTAGATATTGCTGTAGAAGACCACAAAGTCATCTGCTTTGATCTCTTGACCAATGACATCAGTAATGGGATTCATAATGGCTCCGCTTGAATTGTGCTCTTAACTATAGAGAGCAAACTTTGAAATGGTGGAATGAACTTGCTCTTGCCATGCACGGCTGCATCCACTGTAGGGAAAGGTCCGGCCTCAATGCCCTCTACACTAACCAGATAATATACTTGATATGTTTTCATTTTGGATTCCACATTTCTTTACCAGTTACTCGTTCATACCATGGGCCTAACCAGTTTAACCACACGATCAAAAATAGAAAGAAGGGAATGAATGGTATAGCACAAATGATTTCAACTACTAGGCGCAATTTTTCATTCTTGATACGGTTAGTCATTAGTACCTCCGTAATTGCTTTATGTTCAGTACATTACAGTTACCGTAATGTCTGGCTTGGTAGTCAATAGTCCATACACCTTCTTTGCGGGCTTTTGGTTCACCGTACTTGGTCCAGTTGTGCCAGCCTAATCGGCACAAGAAGCTGGTAGCCAGCAAAGGTTCGTCCTTTAATGCTCGCATAGTGTTCTCTGCTTCATTCATATGCTTGCCCTAAGATGTAGTTCCAACCTTTGCCTCCGAGCTGTTGCCAAGACTCGTACATATCCATCTGCTCTTTGCATTCACGTGGCATGCCCACACTTCCCACTACCGCTAGGCACTCGGTGCAGCGATGAGCACAACCCGAGCTGTGATCAAATTCTGCTATACCGCCACATGGTAAGTGCATGAAAAAGTGCTTTAAGCCAACATCAAGCATAGTACGATGTTGCTGCTAAAGGATCAGGCAACACCCAGTCTGCTGGTACTTCAGTGACTTCAACCAAACCAGCGGGTGCCCCACCAAGTTGACGCCAAGCAAATGCACGGTCTTGATTTTCCTTCTGAATCCAGAGCTGTTTGGCCTGTTCTTCCCACATTACTGGAAAGTCTGCTGCCCACAAGCTCAAATCGTAGCTAAGGCGTTCGTCTCCGCCACCGCCCGATCCAGTACAGATAGGAGTGCCATTGAAGTAGTCACTACCAAAGCTACTTGAACTTGTTACGCTGTAAGTGATACGACCGCGCCAGCCTGAATAACCAGTGGGCTTGCCTTTATTGTGATCACCACGACGATCAAAGTTAGTAACACCTTTGCGTGGGCAAGAGTGGCTATTGCTTAGATCCCGGACAAAGTGCAAGCCAGACAGCGTTAATCCAATTAGCTGATCAGCCTTCTTGGGATATTGGTTACGTTTGCGCCAGCTATTATGCTGGATCATGTTGTCACGGAAGAAGCTCCAATGATCAACGATAAACTGTTGCAGCTCATCAAAGGATCCAACCTGTCCCATTGTGTCCAGGAACACTTCGCGTTCGGCAGCACGTTTTTCTAAGCGGCGCACCTGTGCTCGTGCAGCACCAAGTTTACGTAGGTGAGTGGTGTACTTGGCCTTGTCTTCAAACAACTTGCCATCTGCATCACTTTTCCAAACAAGAACTTGACTCATTATGCTTCCTTACTTTGCTGCTATGTGTATATTATAGCACCAAAATCATTATGGGTCAACTGTGCTTTGCAACATAGCCAACAAGGCTGATCAAGTTCCAAAACCCAATTACAGTTAAACCTAAACAAAAGTATACACTTTTGCGCTCCTGAAAATTGTCCCACATTGCATAGTGCATACCTGCAACAAAGATGACGCCAAAAGTAACGATGATTTGTATAGCTAACATTTATGCTCCTAACATAGCCCAAACGGCTGTTTTCTCTAAGTCTTCTTCAAACTCCGGATACACTGCATCCAGTTCTGATTTGGAAACGATCTTGTAGCCCCTCTTGAGCTTTTTATCACGTTGATGTTCTGCGTCCATAAAGAAAGCATCGGCAATCTTCGTTTGGAGTTTCTTACCACGTCGGCCCCAGAAAGTCACGTACTTGTAAGTATTAACTCTGCTGCCACTGTAGACTATGTCCACCTCTGCAATTCGAATCATGCCCCACACTTTGTCGTGGTTATCTTCGTTACACCAAAGAATGTGCTCGTAGTTCATTCTGGGACTCCGATGATTTTACATTGTTGATCACGGGGAAGAGATTTCTCACACTCTTGTTTCGCCCGGCGATACTTTTCAGCATCAGCAAACGGCATGGTGTTAAGGATTGAGAAAATAAAGAACCCCAACACAATACACCACATGTTATCTTTTGTCATGATTCAACTCCAAAATGTTCTTTGATTGTAGTAATGCCACTACGAACTGCTTTGTCCCATTCATCAGTAGAACCACCGTTAATTTTTTCTAACTGGTCCAGACAATCGTCAACAATTAACTTAGCATGTTTACCAGAGGCAATCGCATAATAAATGTCATTGTATCGGCGTTCAGCAGGTACTACACTATCTGCATATTCAATGGCCTGCATGTATAGTACTTGGATACGGTCAGTCATTGTCGTTCCTTTTTACGTTTCTCTTGAGTTCGTTTGAACATTGCTGTGTATGCTGGATTGTCTTTAACTGCTTCAATATAGTCTTCTGGCGGCTTTTCAATCTTAGTTACACCAGTAACTGGATCAACAATCTTCCAGCGGTTGCCAACTAACTGCGGGTATGCAGAACCTTCTGCAAACAATACAGTTTGTCGAAAACTGGCTTCTGACACCATTAATGTAAGTGCGCTAGGTGGGTAGCTGCGTGGATTGTCTAGGATCCAGTTAACCACATTGACCAAGTGGCCCAACGTCATGTCTTTAACTGGTATGCTACGACCATCTGCTGTGCGCCAAGTTTTATCTCTGTTGTGTGTCATATTGTAAATCCTGCGTTACGAAGACCCGCAACTGCTTGACTGTACTGCTCTGGCCCGACCTTAATGAACTCTTGGCTAGGACTGCTTTCATACGTGCGATTACGCAAGCGGTCGTAAATGTCTTTGCTGTCTTTAAGACCCAAGCCCGTCCACGTGCGAATCTCTTTGATGCAGGCCACTGCATTGTTAGTCGCATAGTGTGTAAGGCCTTTTAACAGGATACGATCATTGTATTGACCAGTGATCATTGCAAAGAATATTTGTCCTTTAACATCGGGATCTAGCACACTTGTAACCTGTTCCCACAATTCTAGTCCTTTGTCTGCGCCGTAGGCTTCCGTAATGGCCCTCATAAAATGCAAGCCATTGGTAATAAGTGCTGTTTTGTGTTCTTCTGGAATCATTCTTCCACCCGTGTGTTGGTCATTTTTTCAATCAAGCCCAGCATATATGCTTTATTGGCTTTGAGCCAGTCAATATACGAATCTTTCTGTTCTTGTGTTAAGTCTGTTCGAGCCTCGTAGTCCATAATGGCTTCATCATTACGCAATGCTGATTCACGGATAGCCCACATGAGATTTTCAGCGTCAACATCTTCCACAATAAAATCAAAGTGAATCATTTTAATGCCAATGTAAAAGGAGCTTCAGTAAAGACCAAGTACCACAGTCCTGCAACTGCAATACCAGCAACGTTAATCGAAATACGGCTAGCCCACGAATTTTCTGCGCCACCAATTGTCCAAGGTCCACTGTGGCAAATCCACATAATAAACCATGACGCGGTTGCTGACAGCATAAACACCACTAAACAAATCCAACCAAATACGGCCATCATTTTATTTCCTTTGTGTAGTTTAGATACGTGATCTTACCACCACTAAACTTGCTTTCTTCTTGTGCCTTGACTTTGGCCCGCAATTTAACGGTTGGGGGATATTCATGCTTACAGAAAAATCCCACTAGATTGCCGTTGTTGTCGTGTCCTGTGTAGCGATAGCAGAGATAAGTCTTATTCCAACGCTTGATTACTGTAGTGAACTCCAGCTCAACTTTGTCACCAATGCGGCCAATATACTTGCTGCTGTACCCGTTAATAGTCAGCTCATGCGCTTGGTTCTGCTCAGCTTGAAGGTCTGCATAGATTTTGGGAATCCAAACAATGATGCCAACATCGCCGCGGCCTGTAGATTCTTTCTCTACAATCAAACCCACACGCTCAACAAAATTGCCTAATTCCTTACCTGTCAGGCGAGCCAACAAAACCTGCTGCACAATAGCATCTTTAATCTCTTGTGCGCGAACGCGATCTTCGTTAAGCACTTCAATGCTAGTACAATGCAGCATATGGCTTTTGACCATAGCGGCATTGGTAACTGGTTGCGCAAGTGTAGTAGCATTGACAACCTGATTGCCATTGATGCGATATGCTGCTACTGCCAGCGCAAGAGTGTCTAGTACGTTGATTGCCATGTTATTAGAGCCCCAACAATGCACGTTCTTCGTCATTCAGCAACTCGCGCACTTTGCGTTGAGCTTCTGCTTTGACTGCCGATTGGCGCTTGGCTTCTGCTTGAGCTTCTTCCAAATCTGTTAGCATGTATTCAAGATCCTCTAAGGACTCTTGAGAAACTGTATCGTAGGCATAGCTCATACGATATTCTTTATTGTGATAGGCGCGACTGTGAGGATTAGTCACAAGGAACACGGCATCCACAACAGTGAGTTGCCAATCGTATTGATTATTCACACGCTCAAGAGCCGACATTAAACGAGAAGGATAAGCTGCCATTTCTTGTTGGCGTTGTGCTTCACGTTCTGCATCAAATCGTGCATTACGCTGTGCTGCTGTTTCGCGGGCCATATCAAACTCCTGTTTTGCTTACTATGCTAGTATTATAGCACCAAAACCATTTAAGGTCAAATTTCGGTTAGAGAACTTGGTAAGTCCAATTGTTTAATTGCATAGTGTTTAGATCTGCAGGGCTAGACCATGCTTCAACCCAGACTTCCCCAACATGCACTATATTCATGCTGGTATAACGACAAACCTGTTTGAGTTTAGCAAGTTTAAACAAGATTCTCACAGCATCAGATTTGTTCATGGTAACCCTTAATTATTTGCTATGCGTTTATTATAACAAGGAAATCTTTATGGGTCAACCAAAATTATGTAATACTTTGTATTACATGAAAGATGTACTGCGTACATCTGCTTATAAGCTATCGCTTAACGCATTTGTTTGAAGTAGTAAGAAGTGATGTATGAGATATTCATCCAGATTGTGGAGTGAGAATGACACCCAATAAATGGATGTCAAAAGGATTTCATCCGAGTTGCTCTCGTTTAAACGACAATAGGTGTTTTGGATTCCACGTCTCTGGGCTCTGTACCTTACCCTACCTACTACGATTTTTAATGCACCTCGGTGTCAATGTGCAATGGACGTAATGGATCTAAGTTAGCTCACGCTACACTCAACCTGTATCCGACAATTCAAACGTTATTACCGCAGAGGGGCATCGTTTTAAGGCATCCTTGCATCACAAGGGTAGAGAATTGAAGTCCGTCCGTAATGACAGAATTGGGCATCGGCACACACATCAGATGCTTACCCAGCAGAATTTTAACCGGCCTGCCAACCTTATGTTACGATAATGTTACTTTTTCTTGCTAGCAAGGCTAGCGTGTAATTGAGATAGATATTGTGTTTGGTAGCGTAATTTAGATTCAGTAGCTTCTAGTCGTTGTTCTAATCGATTAATTTTAGCAGCCATTTGGTCCATAGTTAACTTGGTGTCTTTAAGGACTTTTTCGTGGCTCAATAAGTTGGGACGAGGCGGAGCATTAGGGTCCACTGGACGCTTCTTCTTTGCCTTCATTAGTCTAAGCATTGCTGGGTTCATATAGGATATTTATCGTTAAGTGGTCCCGGAACCTTGATGACCATAGTAGTGGTATCTTCTAAGTAGCTGCACTGACACACTTCGTTGGGATAGAATATAATTCCCATGCCTGCGGTGTAGATTTCCCCGTTAATTTGAACCTTGCCTGCCGTAATTAGATTGATTTCCGTGGCGATTTTGTGGTAATGTGCCACACTAGTCTCGCCCTGGTAGTTAGTTTGGAAGGCAGCTTCTAAGATATCTGTTTTAAAAACAGCCTTATCAAATTGCCCTACAAACCAACCCCTATCGCCTGCATCACTCAGCTGGAACTGCTTGGGCATTTTCAATCTCGGCCGCTGCTGCCGCGTCTGCTGCTTCCATTTCGGCTTCTAGCTCTGAGACAATAATGTCCATGAACTCTGGATCCAACTGTTTCATAACTGTAGTCATGTACTGATGATATCCTGCAAAGAAATACTTAAACAGTTCTTTGAAGTCACGATTTTCGTTAAAGCCGTTACGTGTAACAGTCTTGTTAGAGAAATTAAGCACAATCTTTGCAGTGTGTGCGCTGTTCTTTAAACCGCGTGTGATTTCAACTTTTTCGTCGTAGCGAATGTTGTCTTTATTATCCATCCAACCTTTAACGTTGGTGCGGACTCCTGGCTTTGGCTTCATGCCATAATATGCTACTAGATAGATGTCTTTATTGCTCATGATGTAATTTGTGTTAATTCGACTAGTGTAGCCGATAGGTTGATTTCGGGATCTGCAACCATGCTGTGGTTTACAAGTCCCTTGCGAATGACAATGATTGCCTCGTCTTGTCCAGATTCGGTCTTAGACCAAATGTTCAAGTTGTCGTACATCCAACGGAAGATCTCTTCGTGGTTGTCGCCATTGTTGATAATTGCTTGACGAGCTTCGCGAATACGACCGCTCTTCATTAGTTCAACTGCATCCAGTTTCCAGTCTCTAACGCCACGATCATTTTCTCCGGGCTTGTCTAGAGTACCTTCGGTACTGTTAGCTTGCAGCAAGTTCAAGCACTTACGCAAGTCTGGATAAGTGGCTTTGCAATAGCTGTCTAGTGTGTCAAGGTCAAACTCGACGCCTTCGGTTACAAGAATAGTTGCAACACGGGCAGTGAACTCTGTTTCATCTGTTTTGTCAATGTGAAAGCCTTGGCAACGTGAATGCAGTGCATCCATGATCTTGTGTGGCTTGTTACATGTAAAGATAAAACGTGCTTGGCTTGCGTATGTTTCTAACAGTCCGCGCATGATAGCCTGTGCGTTATGCGACAAGTAATCAGCTTCGTCCATTAGCACAACTTTAAAGCGACCAAATGGCATTGTTTGCACAAAGCCTTCGACCTTGCTTTTAATAAAGTCCACGCCGTTGTCACGACTTGCGTTGATCTGTAGTACATCGTAGTCTTCAATGCCCAGTTCATTGATAAGAACTTTAGCAAGAGTTGTTTTGCCTGTGCCCGGACTGCCGCTTAGTAGCAGATGCGGGATAGTCTTATCGCGAATCCAAGACTCAATTTGTTTACGTTGACTTGCATCAGTAAACACATAGTCGCCTACAGTCTTTGGTCGATACTTTTCAGTCCATAGCTCTTTCATTTGATTCCTAGCTCTCTGTTAATGGCTTCAATGCCGCGTTGTGATGTTGTTGGGTCTGTTTTCTCTAGTGCTGCTTTGCACTCATCGATAACCAATTCAGCAAACTCTTGTAGGCGTTCGTGACTACACATTTGAATCTTGGCACGGACTGCTAATGCTTTAATTTGTTCATTCATATCTTGATCCTGCTTGTCCCGGCTCGTTGCTATTAGTACAGGCCAATGTGTGATCCGTTGACTTAGGGCAACGTTTGTTACCACAGTCTGGACACATAATAAACGTGCTCATTGTAAGTGGCATTCCGCGATCGTCATATTTTAATCCCATGCAGCGATAACAGCCGCATGTTTTGTCAAAATACCAACGCTTCTTTTCGCCAAACGCCTGCTCATGACTTGCACCGAACTCTTGCTGACTTACGCTAAACGGGCGAGGGTTACTGCCCTTACCACCGTCGCTCATTTTGGGTCCTTCTGTTCGTGAACCTCGTGTGGCTCAGCAAATCGTGTTGGTGGCATACGCAGTGCTTCGGGAATAATGCTCCACTGCACTGGCTTCCAATATTTTGCAAACAAGTTGTTCATCACAATGATGGTAATGCCAATGGCAATCGCGCCCATACCGATTAAAACGCTTGATGCTAAAAATACTGCTGCTACATCCATATCCATTATACTAACTCCTCTAAAATTCCTAAACATTCAGCGACGATGAACAATGTCCCTGCTTCGGGGAAGCCCACCATAATTAACGATACCCCTGCACCAATGCGTAGTACGCTCTTAATGAGGCTAACATAAAAATGACCTTTACTGGGGTCTTTTGGTTGAATTTCAATTTGATTCATGATTATTGCTCTGCCCAGTTTTCTCTAGTTTTCTTCTCGCCTGACACCGCAGTTGAAATAGTATCATCGGCAGTGGGTTCTTCGTCTTGTACAAAGATAATGCACTTGGGATCAACACGACGAACTGTAAACTCGTTACCGTCAATATCAATTTCAAGACCACGTGTCCAACGTCCGTGTTCGACGTAAACCCATTGTCCGACTTTAACATCAACTTGGTCCGGGCCTACTTTATAGACTTTGCCCCAGCGAGGTCGAATACCTTCGCTTTTGCCGTCATCATTGAGCATCCAAATACCGCTCGACAATCTACGTCCTGCAAAATCCATATCAGTTACAATAACGTGATCATGGATAGCACGGATGCCGGGCACTTGGTTAGTAGCAGCTAATTTGCCAGTACGTTCAAATAACTTTTCTTCTCTTGCCATAATTAGATCCGTGATGGTCCTGTTTTCTTAGCAACAGAGTCAGCTAAACTGCCACGGAGCTTTGGTGCTTCAATTGGCGCTGCATCTTGCTCGTCGATAAGAGGATCAGCTGATTGCACTGGTGCTGGTGGAGTAGGTGTAACTACGGGCTTGTTTTCAATTACGCCACTGCCTGGTGCCATTGCCACCGGGGCCCCTACTACAGGTGTGTGTAAATTGTAATATTGATTTACCGCCTGTTGGCGCGAACCTTCTGGAACGCCACCGGGGCCTAACTGATCTCCGCGGGCATTCACTTTCATGTTACCTACTGCAATAACGTCCTCGTTAGATAGACGTACATTGTCAATGGAGATTTGTTTGCCTTGGGCAGTTGTATAGACTTTTTTCATTTGTTTTCCTTATCTTAAAAATTCAGAGATATCTAAATCATAATAGATACTGTTAACTTTGTGTACTCCTAACAAGTATAACACATAGCTAGCCACACTACTACCTCGACCTAGTCCCCAAACTATATTATTTTTTCGAAACGTATCGACCATGTATTTTAGATATCGGAGTAGGTTGAATAAGTCCCTGTCTTGGTATAACAGTAACTCTTCGCCTACTCGTTGTAGCTCTTCTTGAGACTTACATTGGTCTAATAGCCATTGGGCTATGTCTAACGTTTGGTATTCCTCTGGCATGTGCCAGTGGCTTTGCATCATTTGATCAAACTCTTCGGGATTCATATCCAGCGGAGTGTACGAGGTCAACATTGGCATGTCAGCATAAAACACCTTCTCAACACATTTGTTGTATTGATCAGTGTCGGTTACAAAGAACTTGCTGATGTCTAATCCTGGATTAGAATACAACAATTCTGCTAACTCGTTTGATGTTGTGTACGCTCTGCCAAATTGATCGTAGTTCATGAAATATCAATGATACCTTTGTAGCCTTTGCCACCCTCGAGACGTTTTTCCATTTCTTCCATTTGCTTACGACTGCGTTCGCTAATTTCATTTTGGTAATGGTCCATCATCATTTGGATTTGTGGCATAATGCTTTGTGGGCCAGAACGCCACGCTTGGTTGTATCTCTTTTGTAAGTCAGTGTACTTTTGAAAAAGTTCATCTTGACTTAAATTTGATAAGTCTGGTGCTAATGGGTGCATATTGCTTCCTTAAAGGTCGCCGTCTTTTCGATTTTCACTGTAATGAGCATCAAAGCTACCACCGGGGTAACGGCTCTCTAACTTATTTACGTTTTCTTGAATGACGTCGTTAGGATCTAGGTTCAAAGCGCGACAAGCGTTGACCCAATACCACATAACGTCACCAAGTTCGCGCTTCATGTGAAAGATGTTTTCTTCGGTAAGTGGCTTACCTTGGAACAGGATCTTCTTTGGGATTTCGATAAACTCACCGCTTTCGGCTGCAAGTCCAAAACATGCTGTCATTAGCAAGCTGATGTTTACGTTTGTGGTGTCGCGCAATTCGCTAACACGTTGTTGCAAATGGTCGTAGTTGTTAGACTCTTTGCTGGTCACAGCATTTACGAATTGTGTGTATTTGTTTAGATCGATATGATTGGTCATGAAAAACTCCTAGTTAAGCTAGTATAAACTAACCCAATCTAGGAGTCAAATGGTTTGGTATTTAATTAAGAAATCTTATACCAAGTAGACTGGCTTGCATGGAAGAAGTAACTAACTTGAGTACCAGCAGTCAAAGTAATGTTGCCACTAGGTTTAACGCTGGTTCCGGTATTGCCGTTAACTGCGAATGCTGTAATAGTTTCGGTTGAACTAATGCTAATGGTTCTAGCGTCGACGTTACCAGATGGTAGTGTAACATTACCATTAGATAATGTACCAGCGGGATTTAAGATCACACGAGACACTGCTGGGCTTGCAGTAAGTTGGAAGCCGTTAGTGGCAGCACTGTATTGGTATCCGGATTCGATGCGACCACTGTTAGTGATTAAGTTGCCAGTAACTGTTAAGTTACCGTGTACTTTGCTTGCATCGCGGGTCATATCAACAACAAAGAAGTTAGCACCGTTGTCGCTACTAATAAACTCGTACAAATAATCGCCAGTTGCATCAAATGTAATAACGTTAGCAACGTCTCCTGCGATTTCAGTTGGGAAACCTAGGGTAACTTGTGCTGGCAAAGTTAGTGTATATGCAGTGCTAGTAACGCTAACCCAAAGGATCAAACGTCCCATAACGCCGGTTGCTGGCCAGTTGTTAAAACCAACTGTTAAGCTACCACCAGTAGTAATACGTTGGTAGTTACCTTGGTTGTAGTCAATGGTTTGACTGCCTAGCAACGAACCATTGTTATAAAATGTTTCGCTAAATGCAGTTAACTGAGCATGGTTCAATGTGGTACCACTGGCGCTCAGATCGTTGTCTAGTGTTGTGTTGTTTAGTGCAGATTTAAGCAATACTTTAGATTGCAGATCTTCTAATTCGCTTTTAACGAAAGCAAAGTTATTGCGAGTATTGGTAAAATTATCGCGGAAACCTTGACTGTCGTTGTCTTGACCGGCTACAGGGTACGTACCGTCAATGTTGAATGGATTAACTTGGCTTGTCATTATTTAAAAACTCCGTGTTGTGTGAACATAATATATTTATCGCCAGATTCTGGTTCGGCGTAATTGTCTCTATTGCTATAGAATCTAGTATCGTTGCTATCGAAAATAGTGCGTATTGCGCTAAATCCGCTAAAATCGAACGTGGTTTCTGCACTTGGTATAAATGCGTTAGTGGCTGTGTTGTAATTGTCAATCATGCCAGCGTCAATTTGATAACGATCGGCAATAAATTGGATGTTATTAAATGTGATTTGGTTGTTGTTTAGACGATATGCAATTAACTTTGATGCGCCCGGCACAGTATATGCTAAAACAACTGCCCTAGTTAATCCCAATACCTTACCATCTTCTTGTGGACTAGTCATCCAGTCTGGTAGTGCGCCTCTATTACTATACCCAACACCATTGGCTAATCTATAAGTCATATTTCTAAAACTGTTTGGGTAGAGTGTGTGGTAGATATTGTTGTAATAATGACTGATAGCCGGCTCTTGACTCAGTGCAGCACCTGCATTAGTATCTTCGACTTCAAGGTAAACAACTTCATATTTGGTGTTGAATTTTTCATCAACAGCACGGGCCGTTTTAATCTTACCGAAGTTGATCTTCTTATTGTAGTGGTTATTTTGGATAGCATTAGCAAACGTGCTTAGGTCACTTGCAGTTAGCCCGGGCACAAAAAGCAGTTTAATGTCTTTGGCCTTACCAAACCATGGATCCAATGGGCGATAAATCAACTCATCTGGGAAAATGTCTGTGTTGCTGATGATGCTGTCAAATGTACGGCGCTGGTCAATGCTTGGCAATGCCTTTAGGTATACGTTTTCGTATGGAGCGCGATTGTAGTTATTAACTGCGATAGTAAACTCTTTAGTCGCAGACGCAGTTTGGTCAGCAGTTACGGCATTTACAGTAAATTTAAATGTACTGTCGAATGTGGTTTTATTGTCGTCAATTGAAGTAGTACTACTCAAGCTGGTTGTTCGAGTAATTACTTCAACACTGTGTAGTAAATCTGCAAAAGTGATTTGCGTACCCTCAGTGACGTAAATTGCAGGCTGAATTTCCACAGTATGCGCATCAATTAGTTGAGTCACTGTACACCCGCTAGCAACACCTGGGCCTTCAACAGTCATCCCGACTACAATAGAACTGGCATCTTCGACGGATATTTTGCTGCTATGACCATCGATGCTAAAGTATTGAAACGTAGCACGACCAATAATCTCACCAGTGTCTAACATCTTTAGACCTTGAGGTAAGCGATCACTTGGTAGATCCAACTTAGTATACTTAATTTCTTTACCTAGGTTGCTAATTGCAGAAATTTTAAACTCGCTTGCAGTACCGTTGATGATGCTACCTAGCGTACTTGGGCTTGCCCAAGTAATATAGTTGCTGGAATCTCTAACAGTGGTGATGTTAACTTGCACAGGAACGCTAACATACGTGGGTTTGTCTCGTTTGTATGCAGTTACATTGAATGTGTAGGTCTTTTGCTCTTCAGTTTGGATCGGAATTGTGCCAGACACCCATCCAGTTACACTACTGATAGTTAATCCGTTTGGTAATCCTGCATTAGCAGACCAATAGACTACATCGTCTTCGGGGTCAATTGCATCAAATTTAAAACTAAATTTACTTCCCTCTTCGAGCACAGGGATGTTTGATGGATCAGTCACGATAACTGGAACATACTTATTATCTGCGTCAACGAGCAATGATGTGTTATTGATGATAGTGATGTCGTTATCAGCAGTAAAGTTTCCTTTACTTACAATAGCAATCGTAACAGGCACAGTGTCGTATGAGTACCCGTCGGTTACTTGAATTTCGAAGCTGTAAACCTTGTCTTTGCTGCCTGCACTAAAGTCAAACGGGAATGAATCGTCGGCTTCTACGCCGTATCCTGCGGTTCCACTAGTGGTATCAATTAGTCTTGCAATGTGCCCTTCAAGTAAGCCAGTTTGACTTAACGTGATTGGTTGTCCAGTTCTAATGTCAATTGGTAATGACCCACTGATAACAGTCCACGTTAGGTTTGCCCCCGGATTGTCTGTTATTGCATGGAACTGGTATGAAATAAGTTTGCCGTCGTCAAATGCGCCAAGGCTTAGGCTGCGAGGTTCAATTGTTAATACACTTTGGTTTGTAATTACCAAACTAAAAGTTCTATCAGCTATGTTTCCGCTGGCGTTTGCAGCTCTAATAGAGAACACATACGTTGCGGAATTTCCGCTAACTGTGCCGGTGATATTCGGCACACCTTTAACTACACCGTCGGACGTGACATACATACCTGGGGGCATAGATCCCGACAGGTGTATATATGTCAATGGTCCAGTATTGAGATCAGTTGCACTTAATACGATCTCGTTGAAATCGAGTTCTTTAAGAGTACCTAGTCGACCAGCTGGTGTGTTCCAAACAATCATTATAGTATTACCGCTTCAATTTGGCCAATGCCATCGTTTTCTTTATTGTTAAGTGCCTTGGCAAATACCGCAGGACCGTAGGTCTTGTCGTTCCCAACACTTACCGCACATCCTGGTGTTGTACTTGTGACAAGCAAATCACCTTTAGCAACCTTGCCAATTACATTAACTGGAATACGTCCACGCAATGCAATAGCAACACCATCTAGTTCGGCATTCATCAAGTAAGCTGGATCAGTTGTAACTGCACCAGCGACTCTAGTATCTGCAAACTCTGCGGCGATTGTAACTTCTTGTGCGCCACCAAATACTAACACAGTACCTGGGGTATAATCGCTATCGCTTGTGTACTTTTCTGCCAAGTCAGCGTATTTTGCTTGACTTGATACACCGTAGATATTATTAAACCATGCAGTTGGGCTACCTAAGTTAACAGTGGCGTTACCAGTTGGAACAATCGCTGCGCTTACGTTAATACCAGCAAAAGTTGGTGCTGCGCTAGTGCGAACATCTTGTGGAGTAGCAATGGTTACAGTACCGCCACTTACGGTTGCAGTAACACCACTTGATCCGGCAAAGGTTAACGAACCGTTAGCTGCACCAGTGCCACTCGTGCCAGTTAGCGGCAAGTTAATAACTTGAGATGCCACTGAAGTTGCGCGACCTTTACTGTCGACTGTGACGATTGGGTAATAGGTTACATTACCGTAAGTACCGGCAGTTACGCCAGTAGTAGTTAAACTAACACCTACGCTAGGTCCACTTGGGATGTTAGCAGTAATATCTGCGGTGTTGGCAATAGCAGTTGACACAAACGGCGCACCGTTAGCGAAGCCGATGTTGTTGGCATACATGCCGTTTGCATATACGTTACCGCTTACACCAACACCACCTGCTACAATTACGGCACCAGTGGTTAAGTTTGCACTTGCTGTGGTGTTGTTGATTTGTAAACGAGTAAAGATACCGTATCCAGGACCTTGGTCACCAATGCTGATAAAGTTACCAATACTTGATCCGTATACGCCAATTGGCGTGTTGTTAATACTACCGCCTACATACAAGTTACCAGCAATACCTACACCGCCCTTAACAACAAGAGCACCAGTAGTAATACCAACGCTGTGAGTTGTTGCACCGGCAACAATGTTACCGCTTGCGTTTATAATGCCAGTGGACGTGATAGTAGTAAATGCGCCTGAGTTGGCAGTACCAGTTCCGATTGGAGCATTAACGCTACCTGCGTATACTGTACCACTAATACCTGCTCCGCCATTAACAACTAACGCACCAGTTGTTGTGCTAGTGCTAGCAACTTGGCTGTTAGCGAAAATGTTACCACGAGCTTCTACTACTGCATTGAATAAAGTGTATCCAGGTACAGTACCACCTGTAAACGATGCAGCTGATGTAGCAACTGCGGAACCGTTAATATAAATGGTATCGGCTCCGCTAAAATATAAACTGCCAAGAACTGAGCCCGATACAGATAAGTTGGCTACGTTGGCTTGGGTACCGTATACGTTACCTAAGAAATTGGTTGCAGCGATGTTACCAGCAGCCGCAATACCACCTCGAGTAACAATAGCGCCGGTGGTTGTGTCGGTAGTTGCTGTGGTGTTAGTAACAAATAAGCTGCCTACCTTTACGTTACCGTAAGTTCCGCTAAATGTGTTACCAACTGATTCAATTCCGTCAGCGTAGAACTCTAATGCTTGGCTATCATTGGCCCACACAAGAGCAGCATGTTTGTCAGATGTTTTGTAATAATGGAATTTTAAGCCAATGTCCTTGCCGTCGTCGAATGTTAACGGATCAAGGCCAACGGTGTGTAAGTTAATTAGGCTGTCCTGCACTGCCAAGTCTGCGGAACTAACGGTTACAGAGTTACCAAGCACCGTTAAGTTACCGCCAATTACCACGTTTCTAGTAACTTGTATGTCGTTAGTAACATTCAAACTATCTTGTACATAAGTGTTACCAGTGGAAGTAATTCTACTTGCAACAAATGCGTTATTAACTGTTAGGTTAGCGATCTGCACATTACCTGCAATATTTGCAGTACTGTAGACTTCTAATGAGTCGGTTAGTGTTGGGCCGAGACTTGTTAACAACAAGTTGGCTTGAATGTAAGTGCCGCTGTAAACAACGCCGAAATTACCGGTGCTAATTCTGGCATCGATGTTGCTGAAGTTACTATTTACAGTAGTAAATGCTGTGCGAATTGCATCGCCTGTTCCGTCGTTTGCAACGGCGCCTGTGTTTACGAATCTTACGTCTGAACTCATGTTGTGGTATCCATACTATATGAGTATTTACCAAAACATGTACAAGCCCAATATCGGGCTATATGTCACAAACGTCTGTTAATTGCGTCCCAGTCCATTATGCGCCAGATGCTGTCCAGATACTTTGCTTTGTTTGTGCTGTAGTCGTTTGTGTAAGCATGTTCCCACATATCAACTAGCAATGCTATATCTGTGCGTTTAGCGTGATTACCAATGGTCTTAATTGCCCCGCTCTTGCTTAGATAAATCCAACCAGAGCCTTGCATCTTTAACGCTTCTTCTTTGAAATTCTTTTTAAAATCCACAAATGATGTGTGGTGGCGATTGATTAGATCTAATATGTGTCCTTTGGGTGCAGTAGAACGTGGTGCTCTAAATTGACCAAAGAATATGCCGTGTAAGTAAGCACCTGCTTCGTTGAAGGTTTTGTCGCCTTCGCCTTTGTTATAGCGATCTACGTAGCCCTTGTATAGTTTTCCGTAATGACTATCAACTGTTGCACTACTCATAACTGGTGAGAGTGCAGTGCGGCTGTATGGCAGTTTAATCTGCGCTAATTCGGTTGGGGATTCTAATAGTGTTAGGGTGTTACGTATGGAGTGCATCACTTATTTATTGCGATACACTACACGCCCGCGATCCATATCGTATGGGCTCATTTCAATTTCTACGCTATCGCCGAGCAAGATGCGAATATTGTTTTTGCGTAGTCTACCGCCAATAGTTGCGGTAATGGTATGCTTGTTTTCAAGCACAATTCTAAACATAGCGTTGGGTAGAACTTCTTCTACTTTGCCAGCCATGCGAATAATGTCGTCTGATTTTGCCATGGTGTTTTCTGCGTTATCCTTTCGTTATGTACGCTGTTTACTTATGCCAAAGGTTTGGCAGTTAGTTTAATAAACATGAACTTTTTCATATGTTTTTCGCTGCTAGTAATATAGCCCACCGGGTAAACTGCCCGGCGATCCTTAACTATTTTGACCCCGCCCTTAGGGCCTTGGCGCCATATTACATCACTGCATTGAACTGCGTCATAATATAATCTAGTGGCATATTTGTGATCAGGCGACTCAAACGTATAAACACCCCTGGGGCGGCTAGGACGGTCCCAGTTAACTTCGCAGTAGTATTGATAATTAACCACGGCGCATACGACTGATTTCAACAGCCTCTTCATCACTAAACACTGGAACGGCGTTGCTCTTGTGCATAGTAGCAATACCTTTTACTTTTGTGCCTGTGTAGACTTTTGCAGGAGCCATAGTGGCCACACCAGCACCTGAGTTCAAACTTGGGATACGTGGTCCTGTATCCCGCCCAGCAGGAGCACTTAGTTTGTATGCAAGCGGCTCAGCTTTGAGCGCACGTTGGCGGCGCTTTTCTTCAAGCTCCGCACCTTGACGTTTGAGCAGATCTTTCCACTCTTTATCCAGTTGCTCAAACTCGCGTTTGGCTTCTGCGCTTTTAAATTTCATCTTGCCCCGCTTTTTGCCAGTCATGCTAAGGCTAGGGTGGTGTAGGTGCATACTCATTTGATACGTCCAACAATATTGTTAACAGATTTTGACTCAAGTAGTGCAGCTAGTGGTGCAGCCTTCCAGTCGGGTGCGCTGATGCTGCTTTGACCTTCGTTGATGATAAAAATATGCGACGGAAACCTTGCTTTGATCTGTGCAATTATTTCCTCATCGGTATGTCCTTGTCCCAAGAAAGCATCTGTGTCGTAGTCAAACCAATAAATCATGTCGCCGTGCTTTTCGGGCTTAACAACGTGTATGAGTTTGGTAAGTTTGTCTTTAAGCTCTTCTTTTTCTTCCTCAATTGAAGCAGACCCTCCGGTCACTGCACGGATGCAAAGGCTAAACACCAGCATCCAAAACATAAATTGCAAAAAGAAAACCACAAATTCAACGATCAAATCCAATGTCATGTTAACTCCAGTGTAGCAATTATACTAGGTAAATCATTATGGGTCAAGTCCAAAGACTTTTACGCAACTTGATTAAGCGGATCATCATCTCTTCGTCTTCTCGCTCCCAATCTTGTTCAAGTTGATCGATGGTGGCACGGATAGCATCGTACTCTTGTTGTTCAGTAACAGTGAGTTTACCGCGTCTACCATTGCCCAAAGATCCCCATAACCAGTTGTCCCCGTGCTCGGCATCCATACGCACGTTAAAATCGTCCCACCCAGATATTTCGTATGCAGCATTATCGGTTCGCACACTGCGGATTTCTTTCCACCAGGTGTATAAGATCATAGTCTCACGTGCAGCCTGCGCTTGACTATCGCAACGCTCGCTTACATCCTTATCGGGGTTATCGAGATCGATTTCCCAACGCAAGTGATCGAGTCCTGCTTGGGGGCAACGCCACTCTCCCCAATAAGCCAAGCGAAATTTCTTCCACCACGGGATACTGTATTTTGCTCGATCTTCTTTGGAGCCCCATGCAACTGCATGACTGGCCTTATCGATTTCAACAAAGTCCACAAGTTCACTAAAAAGTCCGTGCAAAATTCTAGTTTCATACTCGTACCACTTGCCGGGTTGCAGTCTAGTCTTTATGTAATGGGTTTTTGTAATCCAACGATTTCGAAAGTAATAACGAACGTCATTGATGGGATCGATGGTCCACTTGGCAGGGTACTCAATCCAGTCAGGAAGTACTTCAGTAAAGAAATATGCTATAGGTCGTTGTGCTTTCAATTCGGCTTCCCACTTCTCAAATCCTCCCCACGGCAAGGCATAGGGCTTGTCAATGTTAAGTTTGTTACGCAACCAGCTAACTGGTGCGCTGCTACTATAGTGTCTGCTCATGTTGCTTGCTCAGTATATCAAAAAGGGTGCCAATTTTAAAAACTGCTATGTTATCAGCAGGCTCTTTTACATCTAAGGCAGAGTGGAATTCCATTAGTGTACGCATTGCAATCTGCCCAAATGAAATACCAAACAGTTCAACCCACTTAGTTTTCATTAAGGACTTGGTCCCATCAAATGTTGCATAGTAGCAATCATCAATGATGTCAATGCTAACTTTAACCCCAAGAGGTTTTAGTTTGGCTCTGCATTTATCGACAAATTCAAAATCCATTAGGACCACTTTAGTGTAAACATCATTGCATCTTGCTCTCGCTTGAATGCAAAGTAACTGCCAACATTACGCCATTCGCTACTTTTGAGATTCTCATAGCACCAGCGCTCTTGTTTATCGGTTGTCTCGGCTTTAACATGATACGGCCAATACTTCTTGTTTAGTACTCTCATGCGATGTTCCTCATCAATTTGTGCCCAAAATACTCTGCTTCTTGGGTTTTCAACGCTGCCTGGGTACATGCTGCTGATGTCATTGTCGATTAAGACCATTTTAGTAGAAATGCAGTTATCTCTGCCTGTGTTTTAAATTTAAACGTGTCAAAGCTCATGCGGCGTCCGTACCCAACTTCGTCACACCATTCTTGGATTGGATCCATGTCTTCTTCGCGAAGGGATCTTTCAAATCCACGTGGTGCAACGGGCACAGTGGCACGAAGTAGTGTACCTTCGTGTAGCCATTTGATTTTCTTTTCCATACTGTATTATAGCATATGATGCCATTTAGCGCAACTATTATTCTACAGGGTACATTTTAGTATTAATAAATTTCAAACCAGTTTCAAAATTAGTTGGGTCTTTTAGTGCAGAAACTGGAACCATTTGTTTAAACTTTACAATGCCCTGCATATAGTTAGTCCGTGCAGTATTTAATGCACTAGTGTCGTTCCAGAACCATTGGTCACGTGGATGTGTAATAATAGACGGGGGTTTTCCGTCTGAAAACGTGTACGGATTCCATGTAGGGTATATCAATTGATGCAACGCTTCGCGTTTCAAAAACCACCTAACGCCATTGATAACAGTCGAACCACTGCGTCGATTGGCATCTTCATTTACAATTTGTTCAAATGCTGATGCTGACGGTGCCTTGGTCCTTTCTAAGTAACCAAGAGAATTAGTAGGATCCCTAAAACAGTTTTTTACAACGTGCGCCTGTTTAATTGCAATCTCGGGCATGTCCGGAGTCCAGTAAAACAACTCATCAAACCATCCGGGGTTATTCTCTTGCTGAACAGACGGTGGTACCATATTATCAATACAGTCAGAAAACATAAAAACGTGCTTTTTGTGTATACCGCTGTAAAATACCAATGGCTTTTCACCTCCCCACACTAAACATAATCTTTTTCCAGAATCGATGATATGTTTCCAATCGTCGACATATTCTCTTAATCTGCATCGGATACTAGCAAGTGGGTGCAGGAAATTGTTTACTTGGTAGATAAAGTCAAATTTAAAGTTTGCGTCATCAAACTGCGAGTAGTAATGCTTAGATACATCAATGAGTCTATGCTTAGTGAGTGGGTTGTTGTCAACGATTGCTTGAGTAGTTGGCGCTGCCACTTTCCAAACTTCTCTATCCATGAATGCGTTTTTGCCCGAACCCTCTGCATGTGTAAACTGAGCAATCTCATCTACATGAATGTTGTTTTTAACAAATGAGTCAAGCACAGTTTTGCTATCTGCTCCGCCGCTGTACATAACAACTACATAATCATAACTGTTGCGAATCTGTTGAGCTCGTTGGGTGTAGTATTCCCACAGTGATAACGGAGGCTCGTTTAACGGATTAGCAGCGGTGTAGACTTCATCATTGAAATATCTACTAATAGGTTGTTGAGTCTTTGAAGAAATCTCAAATGCTTCTAGCTTTGAGTAAGTGGTATACTGACCGATTGTGTAGTATCCGAACTTATTTTTGTCGGAGAATGGGTGGATCATACTGTACTTATTACGACCAGCGTAGGCAGAATAAAGTTAATACTTTTTCATTGGGTACTACCACTGTCATTCCTTGCACTTGGGAATCGTTTCCTTTACACCAGTCTGCTAAGTCTTGGTAGTGAGCGCTCCAATACATAATGTCTGTTAGCACAATTAAGTGCCCGCCATTGAACCATGCGTCCATTTGCTCGGACTGTGTTGGCAGTACGTAGCGTGAAATATTAGCCCCACTTCAGCACGAATGCTGTCCTATCTTCGGAATGTTTAAAGCAATAACGGTAGTTAATTTTATCCCATATAAATTCAGGATGCTCGTTGGAGCAGCGTGGTCCGAATGTTTCTTCACACCATGCATCAACTTGTTTGTAATGCGCCTGGGTTCCTTTGATGTTCCAGAATGCTCCTGCAGACAGGGGCAATCGTGCCCAATACCATTCCACGATGTTGTTTTCGGTTGCATGACTAGCGGCTTCATCCACGTAAGTCTCCCCGGTTTCAAGTTCGATTCCCATATCCATTGTCTGCACACCAATGATGTCAGTTGCGATCATTGTGGGCATGACCTTACGGATCATTGGGATCAAGATTTTCATTTGATCTGAGGTATTCTTATCAGTCATGTTGTTCCCATTTTAATTTATACATGATGTAAACATCTTCATTCATCCAGAGATTGTCCAGTCCGTAGTCATACTGTGTGCCCCAACGATCACCCTCGGGGCCAAAGTTTTGTTTAAGCCAATGCCATATAGTTGCCTTACGTGGATGCCCCCAACGTTCAATCGCTAGGCCATATTGCTTCATATCACATCTTCAATCTAAAAAATACTGCGTCTTGTTCACGCTCAAACCAAATTGTTCTACTGCCGTAATATAGATAAAACTTACCCGGACTGTCAAATCTCTGCAACTCTAGTTTAGTATCAGCATACGACCACCATGTAGGCGAAGTAATTGTATACCAATGGTTTTGCCGAACACGTTTGTCTTTGTTCCAGTATTTCATAGCCACTTTAACTTAATAAACGCTAGTAGGTCTTCGCGCACAATGTAGATAGCACGATGCCTGCCGCCGTATGCTCGCCAACGTCCCTCACCGCCATTTTCTTCAATCCAGTCCCCGAACCAATAGCTACAGCTTATGCGATTCCACACATATCCGTCATCTTCTTTGAACCCGTATTCGCAACCTGGCTCAACGTAATACAGTCTATCGCCATGTACCATATCATGTTTTGGGTCATGCTTGGCCCGAAACCACTCTTGTGAATTAAAACCTGGTCTACTCATCACGACCACCTCAACTTAAACCACATATACTCTTGCTCGCACAAGAACTTAAAAGTATACCTACCCGTGTAACGCCAACCAGCACTATGTTCTTCCGTTTCACCCTCTACGCTGATAAACTTGTACCCACGCTCTTCCCGCAACCATTTAGATGCCCTGACATATACACTATAGCTAGGCACAGTGTGATATAACAATTCATCACCCTTGCACTTATGCTCATGGCGGCAAATATCTGACCACTCTAATTTATCTGTATCTGTCATGACCATCTCAACATAAACAGCATCATGTCGCTTTCATTCTTAAAGCAGAATCGGTCCCAGTTTTCACTCCATCGTGGATTTTTGTAGGCATGTGAATGTGGACCAAACTGTTCTACACACCAGGCAAGCATCTCGTCGCGGTGCCCATACAGGCTCCCTCTGTACTTAACGATATATCGTTGCTTCTTTAGAATGTCTTCGTCGGGGTACAGTGTATAGCTCATGCCCACCTCAGTACAAACAGTGTTAAGTCTTCCTTGCTTGAGAACCAGAACTCTCGGCCGAAGATTTGATATTGCGCCGTGGTGTTCATGTGAATCCATGCAGTAACTTCTGCTATCTGGTGGTTGCCTGGTGTAGCAAACTTGTCGCTAGTAAACGGGGCCTTGACCCATCCTTTTAACATAAGCTCATGCCTTCTAATATTGTTAACAATTTCTTCATCAATCTCTTTTCGTAGTGCTGCCCCAACCTCTTGCCACGTATCATCACCGATCGTAAAGCTATTGTCTGCTGAGCGATCAATAGTCCAATTGGCTTTGAGGGTGCAAGTCTTAGCTGCTACAGTTTGTTTTAAGATTTTCATGACCATTTCAACAATAACATTGAATACAGTTCTTCGTGTATGTTGTAGTTGTTAAACGTGGGGTATTCAACTCGCAGTGCGCCTGTGTTGTAGTGTCGGCACCACATATCGGAGTCTTGCTCTTGCACCCACCCACTAATAGTCGAAGGACGACAGTGTACAGTGTACCATGTAGCACCATCTAGTGTAAACGTATCCAACGTCTGGATTTGTTCCTTGATGCCCATTTCGTAGTATCTGCTCTTTAATATATGGTAAGACAGTGTGGACTTGCCAGTTTGTCTGCCCCCGGCATAAATCATCATTTCTCCAGGATGTATTCCACCTGTGATGCCCTGAAAAACAGAAGAAGACCCACGCGGCATTACTGCTGTTGTGGTTTCGATATCCATTACTACGGTGTTGCGTTTTGTCATAGCCATCTCATTATAAAAAGCATTTTGTGTTCTTCCTTAGAGAACATAAACATACTGTCAAGATATTCCCAATTCTGCCCAAAGTGTTCTCGAAGCCATGTGCTAATTTGATACCAAGTACCATCATTGCCATACCAATCTCCTGTACGCTTAAAGCGCACATGGTACGGATATAGTTCTCTTGTAGTTTTGGTTCTCATTGGCCCCACATCAATGCTGCTATTGTAGCATACTTTGTCTTTCCCACTCGAAACTTAATGTCTAGAGTATCTATTTCATCTGTCCAAAATCCAAAAGTTCCCATTCTCCATTCCCAATCAATGCCCTGACGCCCGACATGCTCTTCTAACCATGGGCGATAGTGATCGTTTGGATCAGCGGAGTCGACGATTACCTCTTCGCCATCAGGATCACAACCCAGAGAAATTGGGCCATTTGGCCAAATGACCCCAATGCTAGTGCCAGGCACAATGGTCCAGTAAAACCATTCTTTCCATTCTATAAACTTACCAAATTTTACCCAATCACATAGCAGGTGCCAAAGATTCCGATCATCCATATTATTTCCATTTCAATGCAAAGAAGGTTGCATCTTTGCGATGTTTAAAGTAGAAAAATGTTGTGCCAAACGCACTAGCCATGCACCATGTGCCTAACCCTTCCCACTCAACTGGCTTGGACCAAACGTGGTTGCTATAACGAGGATTAGACCCAATATTGTGCTCGCACCATTCTTCCATTTCACCCTGTAAGTGATAACGATCTTTACCAAATTCAACAGTAGTTGTCATGACCATCTCAACATAAAAATTGTTCTATCCGATTCATTAATAAAGCCCCAATGCTGTTCAGCCCTGTCGCTCCAGCTACCCTGTTTGTTTAACAGCACAGTGCGATATTCCTGTATCATCCAAAGGTAATAAGGAGTTTCGTAATGATTTACGTTCATCATGTAGTACTCACGTGATTTAGCGTAATAGGGATCTCGTTCGCAGTAAAATTGGACTAGGTCTGGTTTCATGACCATCTCAGCAAAAACGCTGTCCTATCTTCTGCATTACGAAACCAAAACTTTGCATTGTTAGCATACCAACGAGCACCGGGTTCCCACACACCCATTTCTGCGCTAGGACCGAATACTTCTACACACCATTCTAACATATCACGCCAGGTGGCATTTGTATTGTTTAAGCTGCCCGAAAGCCACCAATTAAAGTCTGGTCTAACTGTGTAGTAACGGGCTCCGTGTATGCGCCCTTCTAGCAGTTCAAACTTCATTGCTTGCTTTCAGTGCAAACCAAGTTATGATTTCGTTATCCAGACAATCATGTCGAATCCATACACCATCGGGCGAACTAAACCATTCGCGGTCCACAAGCGGCATCGTGATACGGTTGTCACCAATGTGCAGGCGGCACAGGTCAATTTCCTCACTGCCCCATATAAAGTCCTTGGGAACGTGTTTGAATTTAAAAAATCGGTGAGTCTTGCTGTACATTACTTTGCCCACTTTAGTGCGAATAGCACTGCTTCTTCATCACATTCAAACTCAATGAACTTTTCACGAAGATACCCGGGACTGTGGTAGTAAGGATGGCGTGTGTTTGCTTTAAGCCATTCATTGACTATATAATCCTTGTAGCTGATTTGCCATTGTGCTGGGACACCATCGATGGTGTGTGCATAGACAACACGGTGCAACACGGGAAAATTAACACCTGGGAATCCCGGATTAGTTTTATAGGTTACTGCCATAACAATCCAAACAGTGTTGCATCTTCATCCCGATAAAAACGAATCGCCCATCGTTCGTCGCCGTACCTCCCAGGCCCTTTGTTAACAATAGCAACACGGACAATGCAGGAACGTTCTTGAGGAAAGTGTGCGTCAAGCCACTTTTGTAGAGTTTCCATAGAGAACGTGCGACTGCCATTCATTAGGGTTGGGTATGGAATTTCAAGCAACTGCTGCACCTTGCTTTAAGTAGTACCAAGCCAATCGACTTTCCATCAATTGATGAAACTCCCTAGCTTCGTGTTCGTGAATGAACACAACACCACGAACAACATACATGTCTTCCCATCCGTGGGCTATGTCGGACCGTTGAAAATACTCTTTTTCACCAATCCACAGTGTTTCTAGTTCGCCATTGTTTAGTTTAATGCCTAGGCCAACGTCGCGGCATCCAATTTCGCTAAACAGAATATCTACTAACTTGTCTCGCTGTTTAGCATTATGTGCAAAGTTATTCTCGGTCCATGTTACTGACCAAGTGTTGTTGGGGAGATCTGTGAGTTTAAAAGGACTAGACATGCTATGCCCATTTCAAACTAAACATTAACAGATCGCTTTCGCGGCGGAATACAAAGATCAAATCTGAAATATCTTCAAGATTGTCATCGTTGTCGTAATACTCTTCTTCCTCTTCCTCGCTGCCCGGAACTAGTGCTTCTTCATAGCAGTACCAATCTTCGGCACCGAGCCAGGTGTTGTTTGCATGTCGTTTGCTACCAGGGCCAACGTTAGCGTTGAGCCATGCTTCAATTTGATCTAATTGATCGTGATGCTTGTGTGCTAGTTTAAGTTTATAACTCATGAGAATTTCATTACTAAAAATGTATAGGCTTTTGTAGCTTCTTCTAAGTTACGGTATTTCCAGTGGTTGCCAGCTTGCCCAGCACGACAACGAGTTGGGTCGATTACATCGCGAACTTGCTCAGGAAAACTTTTCTCCCCTGCTTCTTGGTCCAGATTCAACCAACTGTATGTCATCTCAACGCGATAATGCACCTTGTCGCTTTTGCGATGGCGCCATTTAGTTAATCGGAAATATTTGTTGCTGTGAATAACGTTGTCCATGTTACTCTGTCCCTAAAATATTCCACATGCCCAATTGCTCTTTGAGATGTCTATTCTCTGCTTGTACCTTGTCAATTACTTCGTGAGCTTTTTCAGCTTCTCTAACTGCGTAAAGGTGATTGGATTTTGCAGAGTCAATTGCCCGCTGCGCATCTACTAGAAGTTCTGTAACGGTGCGTCGACTTAACTTATCAAGTTCTTCACGAGCATCCGCTAAATCCATTTCGGCTACCGCACGGTCATCTTCTGCGTAGGCAACCATCTTTTGCAAGTGGGTGATGTAATCTCCGGGGTAGTAGTCTTGGTGATCGTCTGTAAAGACCCATGTGTTAGGATCCATGCCTGCTTCCACTAAATCACCAACAAGCCCACCGTTAGGTGCAGACAGCATGTTGATCAAACGAATAACCAATGGATCAGTGCTAGTCAAATCCAAGTAGCGTAGCAGCTCTACGTCAGATAGATGATTTAGGTTCATGTTTTAAAATCTCAAATAGTGTTGCATATTCAACCCAGGGCTCCATGTGAAAGCCTTTGCCCCACACTGCCCAGAATCGTTGTTTGTAAACAGTGCGTAACCAAATGCGGCTACCACCTATTGTTTTAACTGGCCAAAGTGCAAACGTCTTGCGCCACGGGTAGCAGTCGGGCCCGTTGTAAATTCGTTCAGTGATATCCAATTCCACAGTCTCCGATCCTATTAGCAATGGCGCAATGCCCATTGGGTTGTTGTCCCACTTAAGGCGATGCTCTCCAATGCGGCCATTTTTAAGACGAACTTTCATTAATACGAATGTGTTACAGACTCGGTGTAAATTTGTTGCATTAGATGGATTCTACCTGCGTAGCGTAATTGTAACATACATTCGCTTTTCTCGTCAAATGTGGTTAGCTTTATGACCCCGGGTGAGGTGCGGTAGTGATAGACCTGCCCGCTGCCAGTTTCGATACGCTGATGCTCACCTTGCTGGGCGTCTAGTTGTATGCCGTTGTTCTTGCAGTAGTCTACATCGGATTGGTCGGGGATAACATTGTGATCTAGTACCCAAATTCTTACTGTTGTTAGCATACGCTGTCCGCAAAACTTAGAGCAAACATGATAGCAGCTTGTTCCCATTCAAATTGGAATGTAACATAGTCACTATCCCAGCTCTTTGTGTCACCACGCCAATCGATGTAGTAGCGTTTAAAGTAGCCCTTATCACCAGTTGGGTAATCGTCGCACCACTTCATCAGTGGACTAACATCACCTGCACGTTTTTTGCTAACCCGCACCTTGTGTATAAAGTCCGGGTTACTGCGTCCGCCGCCACCATAAAATAATTCCATTAGCTCCACCTCAACATAAACATAGTCATATCTTCTTCTCTGCGAAACTTAATCCATCCGCCGTGGTTATCCCAAGTTCCATTACCTAATGCTAGTCCTGGGTGACCGAATGTTTCCCAGCACCAACCGTATACTTCGCCCATTTCGGGGCCCTGTGGACTGTAGTACATTTCCCACTCGTAGTATCGGTCCGGGCGATGTTTGAATTCGATGTTCATTACACACTCCAGTATAGACTAAACATTACTGCATCTTGCTCATTGTTAAATGCAAAGAATAGAATGTTGTGGCTTAGGCCCATGCACCCTTGCGTCCATTCGTCGTCCCAACTCTTGTCGACTGCAAGGATATCTTCTCTCCATTTGCCTGTAACATTCGCTTCGCACCACGCTGTCATATTATCAACTACGGTGATCCATCCTTGACCATATCGCCGTTCCATTGGTACTGTGTCGTCAAACGAGATTAAGTAGGGATAGCCGCGATAGACATCTTTACGAATACTGCTGCCACGTGCGCAAAAATCAGGATCGTTGATGAGGTCAAACTGGCGCTGGGTCCAGCCCTTCTTTTTGAGGTAACGTGCATGGCGCCATGCCTGAAACCTACCTACCGTAGCGTGTAGTAACTTCATCTAGTGTTTTCTTTGCCATTTTTCCTGACGGATGATCTGGGTGCATACGTGCGATATCATCTAGTGCAGTCCACATCAACTCATGCTCGTGTTGTTGCTGGTATACTTTATCCCGCAAGCGACTGGCATCCATAATGCTTAGGACACCAGCAATTAACTTGGGCAGTATACGTGCAATGAATTCCAATTATAAGTACTTCAATCTAAACATTGTTTCTGCTGCATCATTAAAGAAGTCCAAGTAGACAGTAGTGATGTAACCTGTTTGTTCTCTGTATACTTGATGATGGCGGTCAGTAAATCCTAACTCACGCTTCATTACAGAGCGCAATAGCCAAACACTGGGCTTGTCGGCGTATTCAATTCTGATTTGATTTCTAATATTACGCCACTCAGCGTCGGTTAGTGTGATCATACTTTAACTTGAAAAAGGTTGCATCCTCATCTTTGAGCTTTGCAGTTACTCTGTAACGAAGTGAGTACGTGAGATGATCATTGATTCTGCCCCACTGGGGAGTTTCAATAGCATTTTCCATAACCCATTTACCGGCATCACTCAATTGCCATTCATACAAGGGCACGGCTGCGTAGATTTCGGGATCATCTACGTCACCTAGTGTAAATTCATGAACGACTAAAGTTACCGCCATTTTAATGCAAATAGTGTAGCATCAGCGGGACTAGAGAAATCAAACCTATACGTGGGATTGTTGCCCAACATACTGTTCAAGTCTATTGTCCATCCCTTAATACCAAATTGTTTTCTGCACCAGCCGCCTGCTTCGAGTGCCTTATCGGCACCATTGATTGTGATAGAGTTCATAGTACTATTATACACTAAATGCCTTTATGTGTCAAAGTGAGGTGTTCTTAAGGGTGTCCCAAGTTTTCATCTTTTCCTTAATCTCTAGTTCCAATTTACGGTATTCATCGCCTAACCGTTTTAGTTCTGCCCATTCGGTTTCGAGTGAGACATCAGGTTTCAACATGGCCAACCTCGATTCCAATGCCTCCAACGTATCCTTGAGACTCTTGCCGTTTATAACAATGTCTGCCTTTTCGCCATTTAGCTGGATAGTTGCTTGTTGTGTAACAGTCATTGGGTTGGCGGCAGTGGTCCATGTAGTATTGGTATATCCATTTGCCCCACTAACCGAATATGGATTAGCTGCTGTAGTTGCTGTGCCAACAAATAAGTTGCCGGTATGCTTGTGATTATTTAAAATGTATGCCAAAATTTACCTCGTAAAAAAGCCTATACCGCAGTATAGGCTCTGTGTTAACTAAAGTCAACAGGTTTGATTAGAACCCGCGTGTGTAGTTAACGGCTGTAACGTTTTGTACAGAATCACCGCGCACACGATCAAAGCGTAAACCAACAGTGTCGTTCTTGGTCAATGCGTATGCAACACCAATTCGTGCTGTATGGGTTTGGTCGTTATTAGTAGTTGGGTCAATGGCCGAGCGGTAACGGTAACCAGCTTTAACAGTCACAGCACCAAATGATGTAGAAACACCCGGCTCAACTGCGTAGTAAGTGTAGTCTCCTGTGTTAGTAAACTTCTGGCCCATTGCGCCGCGCACATAGCCTTTCAGATTAAATCCGATCGGAGCCGAGTACGTTGCACCGAGTTCTGTGCGAGTAGACAATGCACTTGTGCCTTCAGTGACGGTGTTAGAAATGCCAATATCACCTGCAACTGATTGTGAAAACTCGTGCTTAACAGACAGCCCGATATTCTTTTGATCAGCTGACCCAATGTTATTTAAATTTTGATATTCAACTGTTGCTGAATCGCCTGCCATTGCAGTGGCAGAAATAACAGCCAATGCTAAAATTGCTAAGATTTTTTTCATTTTAATTTCCTTTATGTAATAAGATAACTCTCTAGGAGTTAAATATCGAACCCAAATGTTGGGTCAAATTCTTCTGCTTGTTGCTCATAGTTTTTGTAACCACGTGGATTGCAAATAACACGAGTGTCACCGACCATGTAGTCAAACTGATGATGTGTATGCCCGTGTGTCCAAACTTTGATCTCAGGATTGTCTAAGATAAACTCACTGAGATCGCTGCTGTAAGCACCGTTCATGATAACATCGTCTGCGTAACGCGGATGAGTGCTTAACTTGCTAGGGCTGTGATGGGTACACACCACCACTGGCTTGTTACGGCCACTCATACGGTTCTCGCTCAACTGCTGAGTAAAGTATTGTTTGGTCTTAATGTGCTCAGTCACAGTCTTCTCGGGCTGCAACTTGTGGTAAGCACCATTGGCCTCATTTAGCATAGTTACTTGACGGTAGTCGTTCATCATGCTCTTCATGTGGTATAGTGTAAGCTGATCATGATTGTTCATATCAGTCCACAATGTCCCGCCCAAGAATATTACACCATCAATTTCGTACGATTCTTTCTCTAGCAGATGCACGTTAGACGGCAACTGGCTCTTGATGTGATCGTATGTCTTGTGGAACTGGTAACCGTAGTGCTCATGGTTACCCATTACGTAAATGACTTCGCGGTACTTGGCGCACTCTTCCTCTAAGAAGCGGCTGCAACGATCGGGGCGCTGGTCTTTGCGCTCGTGCTCTAGCAATACCATTGCTGGGTTGTAATCTGCTTTCTTGAAACGCTTGGCTTCGCAAACGTCACCGCTGAGAATAAGAACATCGCCTCCGGGCAAGGTCAAGTCTGCAAAATCCAAGTGTAAATCACTCATTACGCTAACACGCATGATAGTTCCTTTAGTAATGTGCTATTGTAGCACTATTCCAATATCTTGTCAAGAGAAAAGGCCCTTGTGAGCCTTTTTGGAGCAGTCTAGAATTAGACCAAACCTTGTGCCATTGCTTTGTAAGCGATAGCAACCATTTTGCGGCTAGCTTCGCCGTAACGGTATTCAGTAACTTGAACGCCATTGCCTGCTTTGCGGCTCTTGCCGTAAATGGCATAACCACGTTGGCGGATTGCACTGATGGTAGCAGTTGGGTTAGCAATGCTGAAACGCTTGGCAATTTGTGCCTCGCTCAAAACTTCCTTGTCCAAGACCAATGCTTTGAACAATTTGCCTTGCTTAGTAGTTAAATCGAAACGCTTTAAGTTGATAGTTGTCATAATGTAATTTCCTTTAATATTTGTTGTGTCTTGCACAACTGATTGTAGTATAGCAAAGTGCTATCTATAAGAACAAGTCTTATGGTAATATTACTCGTCCTTGTTGTCCAATGCTGCCCAACCCAGGCGGTGTAGGTCTTCTCGGATCTCATCAGTAACGAAACTTTCGGGCACATAGGCCTGCGATTGCTTGAGATAAGCCAACTGCTCTTCTGTAGTAGCGGCTAGGTCTTCGGGTGTTGCATCGCCATTGCGAATACCGCTGCAATACCAATCAATATAGTCGCCTTTTTCCTGCATATCGGCAACAATACCACCAGCATAACGCCAAGAACAGCCCCAGGTCTTACCGGTTAGGATAGGCCAAGTGTCTAGCTTCTGGAAGTCATTGTTACACATGGCAGCATAGAGATTCTGTGCGTACACATCATCGCTGCGCACTTTTTCCAAGATCCAATCTGTTGTACGAAGATCGTACTCCATGTTGTCCTTTTGCCATTCGGGGTCTTGAGTCCTCAGGTCAGCTTTGTGGTTCCATTCTTCGTAATGTTCAATCATTTGCAGGGCCTCTTCATCCGTTGGATCAACCAACAATTTTTCTCGGTAACTCTGCGTTTGAAATGTATTACGCTCGGGGCTTTTGCTAATAGTCATTGCTTAGTTAGAAAGATAGTGCCATCATCTCGAATATCCCATACAAGAGTATCGCCAATGGCCCACCCTTGTGCAGCTAATAGTTCGTCGGGAATAGGCATAACAATGTCGTCACCGTCTTCAGCTAAAGTGACCACCCACGAGTTCTCTCCTGTTTGTTCCCATTCAGGAGTTAGCTCGCTTGGGTCAATCTTGCTAGTGGTCATGTTAGTCTTTGCTCACCGGCAAACAGGTACGGGCAGGAACTATACTAGCGTAGGTATCACCAATCTTTTCGTATAGCTTGCCTTCGATACAGTACCAAATTGGTGCAGTACGGGGGTCTGAGTATTCCTTTGCAGCAGAGCCAATGGCTAACCCAATTAAAGTACCGCATCCCCATGAGACCAGAATAAATGCGGTTACATATACAAAGCCCACTAGTGCGTCTTTCATGTGATCACCTTAATGTGAGTAACGTTAGCAGTTCTAAAACTGCGCCATTCGCTCTTGTCTAAACACCAAGCACTAAGAGTCTTGTGGTTCAGCAATCGTGTCTCGTGTAGCGTTGCAGCATCACGAGCAGGCAATGCCTCTGCCTTTAGGGTGCAGGGCATTGTTCGCACACTTCCATCTACTTTAGTGAAAGTGACTTCGCATTGGTGTTCCCACAAGAGCTTTTGAATCTCTTTGTAACGGGTGCCCAGCGCAAATTCATCGTCACCCAATGGGCCGAAAGTGTACTCTAGACTCACTTGGAGTCCTTACGTCCGCCCTTTTGGCGAGCGTCAGCTTCAGCAATCTTTGTGAAGCTGCGGAGAAATGCTCCACGAACTTGCTTGTCTACAATAGTAGACGATGCCATCTTAACCAAGCTGGAGAGTTTCACAGCTTTAGGATCGTAACCTCTGCATGTCATAATGTTTTCCTTTAAAAGTGTATTATATACGTTTGTTGAATTGTTGTCTATTAAATGTTTGTGTCTCTTAACCGATTCATGAGCTCTTCACGTTCTAAAAGAAACGCTTTGAAAGCAATGGTTACCAATGTAAACATGTAGTATGAAAGCACGGTCCAGAACCAAATCTTTACAGCGAGCACTGATGATGCAGTTTCGCCAGTGTAGACTAGCGAGCCTAATGCAACAGGTATGCACCCAATTGCTAAAATCGCAGCGGTCATAAAAGTGGTAAACCCCGGTTCTTTTATCAACGACTTGGCATATTCTATGTGACGACCCACAAAGTACATACCAATTTTAGATAACGCCCAAAAGATAAACTCTTTTAGGATGCGGAGGGCATGTCCGATTTCTCGTATCATTTCCACAGCTTCAGCATGTTAACAAACTCTGGCCACTCGTTTGGTTGGCGCGGTTTGAGTACAATAGCAACTTCCTGCCCGTTGAGACGGCTTTCGGTTACTACCAAATGATCTTCTACAGTTTTCAGCATAGCAAACTCTGCGGCTGTTACTGCACAGGTTACTTTCTTGAAGCTATTACTGAGCCAGTCTAAGTAATCACCGTCGTCGCTGAACTGCAAGTGGCACATAAGGCCAGCATGTGCTGCGGAGTTCATTGCCATACCAGTAGGCAAGTCATCCTTAATACAAATATACATTTTCATTCTTTATCTCCTTTAACGCAAGAAATTTTGTCTGGGCTATACATTAACACAAAGTTGCCTACATTAAGTGATCCCAGTATTGCCAAGCACAATACAAACCCACCGATTACTGCTAGAAAGGTTTTCATTTTACATCTCCAAACTTTTTACTCAAACGTTCAAACTCGGCTTTCTCGGCTGCTTCACGTTGGCGGTCATACTCAGCTTGTTCGGCTAGACGCTTGTTAAATTCTTCATCATTTTCTTCTCGCTCGACATACAACTCAAAGCGAGGTGTTGGGTCGTTATCGTAATCGTAATAGAAGTTTCGGTTATAATCAAGCCGTGCATCTGGACCGTGTTTTTGGATCAACGCTTGCACACGTTCCAACACTGTTGCTAGAGTGCCTTCAAACTCCCAGGTGGAGACATCATCTACCATGTCGGTAATCTTTCTACGTGTTGTCATCGTTTAACTCCAAATTGTCGTGAAATTCGATATGACACATTGCCTACTGCATTTGATTCGCTGAGAAGGCCAGCACTTTCCAGTTCATCTTCTCTGTTTTTAGCAATAGCAAGGCATTCCAAAACAATCAACTCGGCGAACTTTTCAGCATCAAAATTTGGTTGCTGATATGCCGGTGTACATTTAAGTGCAAGTTCTTGGATTCGTTCGTTCATACATTGTTCCTCCCAATGCGACTGTAACCTAACTCTGATTTAACTTCACGGCGACTTTCTCGTTCATCCATTAAATCCCCAAATATAAACTCGTGCATGGCTCGTGCTTCTTCAGGATTGTTCTTTTTCCACTCTGTTAAAAACTTTTCAGCGTCATCGGTGGTTGGCAACGCAAAAGCCTCTGCGTGTAGTTCTTTCAATTTACGAGCCAAAGGATGGTCTAGTTTTGTCACTGCATCAAAAAGTTCGCTACCTTTGCTCATTCTTCAACTCCGAAATGTTGTTTAATCCTGTCCTTGATAACTTCAGAAACATTGCCATTGATACCATCTTCACGAGTGTACCAAACCTGCTCCATACATTCATTGACTAACAACCGGGCGAATTGTTCTACATTCATGTCGCCACCGTGGACAAACTTTTGTTCAGTCCATATGCCATCGCCGGCACGGTTGTCAACATAGCCACCCTGCCAGATTCCCCCGGCTCGGATAGCAAGTTCATTTATACGCTTGCTCATACGTGCTTCACATAAGTTAGGTCGGGGTCAATGGTCCAGTGTGTAACTGCGTCTTCTCTTCGCAGTCTGCCCACGGTGTGCATTTTGATAACCAAGTACACTTTGCTGTCAGCATTCCACGCATCATAATCAACAATGGTTCCAAGTTGGGCATCAGTGCCCTGTTTAACAACCACATTGTCATTGAGTTTGTACTGTGCCATCACTAAACGATTGCGGTGAAAAATTTCAGGCGTCATTGGTAACCTTAAAAGTTTTTGCAGCATACTCGTAACGAGCAGCGCATTGTTGCCACGCATCAGCAAACAACCAATCAGCAAGAGTTTGAATCATTTGTATTCCTTAGTCAATGCTGACCAAGTTTCGTTTTTGCGATCTTGGATGTATTTTGCAGCCACGTATATCATTTCATAAGCGTGGTTTTCGCTAATGGGAAGAATGATTTTCTCACCTCGCTCAAGTTCTTCGAGTAAGGCTAATCGTTCGTAATCAGTATAAGGTATCACAGCTTCTCACCTTTAGCAAAGCCGCGCCATGTTTTAAAACGTGGGAATCGCAAGCTCCAAACATCTGTGCTGTCTTGATTCAGCGTAGCAGCATCTGCACGAACTTCGCCTACATCGCCTACAACAGATTCTGGTGTATTGCGAGCAGCCCAAATGTCTGCACGATCCTTATCGCTCCAGCCGCCACCAACGCTTACGCGGATGAACTTGCCGTCGTCTGTGCCTTCAAACAACACTGCACCCATTTTGCCCACGTTCTTGCCAGTACCTTCTTCAATGGCAACCGCAGTCAGTGACACTTCAATGAAGGGCTTGATTTTGAGCCAGCTCACTGTGCGCTTGCACTCGTAAACTGCATTGGGTTCTTTAAGCATAATGCCTTCGTAACCTGCTGCAATGGCTTGTGCATTGATCTCTTTGAACCGTGCGTAGCCTTCTGGGGTATCGAGATCCACATCTTCTTGACCCACCACAGTGACGTTGGGCATGTGATCTTCGCAAGGTGTAAACCAAGCCAAAAGATCCACGCTGCGTTCTGCTTGGGTACGTGAACCCACACCTGCTTGGAACTCGTCGAGTGGGATAATGTCAAACAAGTTAAGCACTGCATCATCTGCGTCGACGTTGGTCTTGCGCTTGGCCTGCTTCATCAAGTCTTGGAAGCTGGCGCTCATGATCTCACCGTCGAGTACCATTGGCTCTTTAAAGAACTTGGCGTGCTTGGCAATCTGTTGCTTAACAACTTCAAAGTTAACCAGCTCTTTACCATTGCGGCTGTATTGATCAACTTGACCTGTTGGGTAAACAATGGTAAGCACACGCATACCATCCAGCTTGACTTCGATAGTCTTGTGACCTTTGATCTTGCCTTCGTGCTTGGCACCATCGTGCGCAAGTTGGCATTCAAAAACTGGCACATGGTATTTGGGATCAGCAACCTTGTTAACAATACTGTCGCTAGCACCGCAACGCATGTCCTTGATCAAGATGCGACGATACCAGTTGTTCCATTCTTCTTCTGTTGCTTGCATACGCAAGAAGTTGATAGCAGTTTGAGCAGCACCACCTGTGAGTTCACGGTCTGCAAGTTTGCGGGCAATGTCCCAAAATGCGCCCGAGCTGATGCCAGGGCCGTCGCCAGTTTTGACATCAACTTTCTTAACACCGAATGTCACCATTGCATCGTATGCAGCACGAAAACCCCGAAACACTTCTGTGTTACCGGCTTTGCTCTCACGGGCAATAACTGCTTCCTTAAACAGGCGGCTGTTGTCACTTTCGAGTTCTGCGATTACGTCCCATGGCTTGTTCATTTGTGTTCCTTTGTTTCGTTCTATGTGTATATTATAGCACCAAAATCATTATGGTGCAACCGTTTTACATGTTTTCTTCTGGGCAACCGGCCCACAAATCTTTAAGGTATTCTTCGCGCTTTGCGGCTGCTGCACGGAAAGCGTCACCAGTTACCTTGCTAACATCAACTTCAATGTACTGATTGTGCCACATCTGCTCAGCAAAATCTGCCAAATCAGCAGCAATTTTCTCATCAGTCCAAGCTGCTTTTGCACGGGCCTCGCTGGGCCAAGAAGCATCTTCCATGATGTTCTTCAAAATAGTCTTTGGTTGATTCATTTTGCGTGTCATCTTTGAGTCCTGTTTTGCTTTGCTATGTGTATATTATACAACCAAAACCATTTTGGGTCAACCAAAAAAATGTAATACTCAAGTACTACTTTATTGCCAGCGTAGTGCAAACATCACAGCGTATTCTGGCTTGGTAAACTGCCATCTAACGCCCGGAGGACCATACGGCTCTCTCCACTTGTTGCCCCTGTTATTAAAAACAGTAACACACCAGTCCCACATGTCGTTGTAACCACGTTCATAAACTTGTTCGTGTGTAAACACAATGTCGTGTTTCCATGCTCTGCGATCACGTCGTCTTTGTTTTGAGTTCATGCCCACCTCAATAAAAACATCATTTCATCCTCGGGTGTGTCGAACTCAACCATAAAGTACAAGTAATCGTCCTTACGGTAGCTGTCATGAAATCGCCCATTGGGAATATCACTGAGTCCGCCTTCAATCATGCGTTGTTGAATGTTGACCCAGTCAATCATACGGTATGTTAACATGTCATGCCCACCTCATTAGAAACCACATATACTCTTGCTCACACAAGAACTTGAATGTGTATCTGCCAGTGTATCTAGAACTGTTGCCGCGTCCTTCTGTTTCGGCTTCAATGACGAACTTGTATCCACGCTCTTCCAGCAACCATTTACTGGCTTGTATGCACACATTAGAGCTAGGCACAGTGTGATGGAACATTTTCTCTACTTGCATCTTTCATGCCCACTTTAGTAAGAACCAAGCATACTTTTGCTCGTCAAGTACAGTAGTGACAACACTCCGGTCACTATTCTGTTGGTATTCAAACCCATGCTCACGCTTGCACCAGTCTTTAAACCCAAAGTCTGTTACGTTGTGTTTGATATCACAGTGCCATTGAGCCCATGCGTTTTGTATCGCTGTTAGTGCTTGATCCCTTGGTGCCACTATTTCTTTACAGAGATTTAAACCGTAGATGCTGTTTAGTTGTATCTTGCGATTCCATTTCGTCCATTCTTCTTTAGTCATGCCCACCTCAACACAAACTCTGTAGCATCTTTTTTATTTCGAAAAAAGAAATCGTATCCATTGGGCACACTAAAGATTGCATACCGGTTGCGAATGTGTGCAGTTTCAAAAAATTCAAAATAACTTTCATGTCGTCGAGCTTGCATAACTTTTTCAGCGTCAAGCGGTATGCGGATCCACCCTGCATTTGTTAGAACATTATGGCTCATTGAAATTGTTGTCATAACCACCTCAGTGCAAACAGTGTAGCATCTTCTTCTTTATGAAACCAAAATGTGCGCATAGTGTCCCATGCCCAACGCTTACCGTTTGGTTCCGGTGGGCCAAAGTTATCTAAGCACCATTTCCAAGCAACCTGAGTACCACTTTCCCCGTATACATTACGAAGTTTCTTGCTGATTTTAATTTCAATCATGACCACCTCGGCACAAACCAAGTGTACGCTTGTTCGTCGTAGAAATCAATGTATGCGCTTCGGGCATTGTGGCGCGTAGCCGTTTGCTCGTGTCGCCATAGCTGCGCTGACCAATTTAGCAATTCCAAGTTGATAGCTTCAATGCGGTCTTCTGTAGTTGACGGACCGCTACGTTTATCCGTGCCGTGTAAAAACTTCCACCACCATGCTTGTTCGGGAGTACTGCCCTTGTCTGATAACAATATGCTAATCATGCCCACCTCAACATAAACCAAGAGTACAATTCTTCATCTTCAAACTCAATCCAGTGTAGCACAGAACTTTCATATATGTTACCCACCTCTTCCATATAATACACTGCACAGTACTCAGCTAGTGCGGTATTAACATAAGCGTCAGTTACTGCCTGTGGTCCCACTTGTTCTTGCAGGTGTCCAACAAATTTGTTCCATATCGGAATAGGTGCATAGTCTTTAACAAGATCTAATCGTATCATGCAAATCTCAGTGCAAACTCTGTAGCAATCTTTTCGTTACGGAATCGAAAGCTAAATTCGTTGTCGTTTGGGATCGAACTGCACACCCAATCATTGTGGGTAAGATTCTCACTGCACCATGCTACTGCTGGTTGAATGTCTCTTACACTAACTCTGGACCATGCTCGTAAAGTTGTTATCATAGGTGCCTTAATGTAAACATTATCAAATCTTCGTCTTCAAAGAAGTCTGCATAACGCTTGCTGTATTCTGTGTAAATGCGGCCACCGCATGACCAAACATAATGATCAAACGCTTGGCCAGGGCCGTAACGCAGGTTAAGTCGATCAAGGTGATCAATCCAATGTCCTGAGGTCTTATACCCATTGTTTGCCGCCCACTTCTGGAAGATAGTGTTTAGCTGGTCGGATTCAATACGTGCCTTTTTCATAAGGGAGTCTCTTGTATATTGCTTTTTCATGAGTTGATTAATGTAAACATTATAGCATCTTTTTCCTTTTCGAAGTAAATGCCATGTCCTCCCATGCTAAAGTGTCCAATGCCTTCGAACTCTTCGCACCAAAGTAGTGCTTCTATCCAATCGATGCTGGTGCGGCTATTGGCAAATGGAATGTAAGTGTATTCGCAATCCATGCGCATAGTTAGCTCTTGTTTCATGTCCACCTCAACATAAACATAGTCATGTGCTGCTCATCTGGAAATGTAACCCATAACTCAGTCTTGCTGCCAATTTGCCCAATCTTAACCACAGAGTAATCACGCTTGAGCCAGTCCCAAATGGTTATGTGATGCCCTTCGTTGTAGAAGTCACGACCAATGTTGTCCCAATAGTAATCAGCAATCTTCTGAAAGTATGGACGAATGTCGGCACGTAGTTTCATGACCACCTCAATACAAACATGGTATAGTCGTGCTCGTCTTTGAATGTTGCTACAAATTTGTACCCGCGATCTTTGTCCTCGAGATAAGCACCAACTTGAGCAATTTCTTCTTCGAGTACACGAGCTAACACTCCGGGCTGTGCGATCTTTGTGCCGATTCGTCGTGCCCACACGTCTGCATACCAACGCTCAAAGTAGTCCCTGGGTTTGCTACAGTTAATGTTTTGGTAATACTCTTTTACAATCATGCCCACCTCAACATAAACATTGTCAAATCGTGTTCAGTGTCAAACACAATGCTCTTAGATGTATTATCCCAATGTGCATTGTACTCTTTAAGGAGATCACTTCCGCTAATTGATTCACGGTGTACTTCCATTAACCTGGGTTCTATCACTGCTCGATAGAAGTTTTTGTATGCCAGTGGGCTTTGGTCGTAATCCCCGGAGATGTAAAGAGTTGTCATGACCACCTCAATAAGAATACTGCACGATCACGTTCGTGCTTGAAGAAAATTGTTTCAAATCTCCAAATCCAATCACGGCCGAAATGTTCTTCACACCACAGCATAACTTCTTCAAACGGTGCAGCACCATTGTACTGCCAACAGGGGAAATAATGACACACAAGGTTAACAGCGTCTCCGTCATTTGTATACAAGCAAGGAGTCTCTGCTACAAACTCCCGCAGGCGTTGACGGAGTGTGCCGTAGATCAAATCAATTTGCAGTGTGTCTTTTACTTTCATGTAAACCTCAACATAAACAGCAAGTGGTCCTGCTCGTTTTCAAAGTAGAACTTGGTGGAATCTGGGTCCTTATCAATAGCGTTCCATTCTGCAAGTGCTTTGGTGATATTCTCAGCATTATCGAAATTATACCCCTGTTCCTCAGCATAGTCGCGAAAGTTTTCCCACCAGTGGTGACGACCATATCCGCCTTCTTTATCGATATCTACTTCAATCATGTAAACCTCAATACAAATAACCCGCGGGCAGCATCTGTAGTAAAGAAGTATCTGTTACGCATACGCTTCCACCCTGTAGCAGGATTTTCTCCCCACATGTCCTGCGCCCCAAAGGTTTGCTCACACCATTCATCGGTGTCTTTGAATGATTCGTGATACCACAAATCGTGCCCGCTGTCAATTGGATCTTCTAGTACGGCGATGTAGTACCCAATCATACGATATTCATCGTCGAGTTCGATCAACATCACAGCATCCTTAACAGAAACATAGCGTAGTCATGTTCATTATCAAACACTAGGAAATTCTCTCTGGTCTTCCAACTCCACTCACGATCAGCATTGAACTCTTGCTTAACAAAGTCGAAAAACTGCATATGGAGTTTTCCAGTAGTGCCCATGTGCTTTACAATCTTAGCATTGTAATCATTTTCTGTCACAGCCACTCGATATTGCTTACGCCAAAACTGCCAGTTCATACCCACCTCAACTTGCACAATAAGGCATCGGACTCACGAAAGAACCAAACACTTCTCAAAAACATTCTGTAAGTATGCGGAACACAAGTTTGCTCGCACCAAGTTTTTATGTTGTCAAACTCGGGATTTTCCCACTCCAATGCAGAATTATACTCTGCGCCCAAATGCCATCTAAACTCCCTGGCTTGGTAAGGATGCTGAGGAATCTGAACCTTCTGTCCATTAACGAATATCCACGCTTCTGTCATGAAAACTTGATCCTAAAAAACATGTATAACTGCTCGTCGTGGAACTTGACATTGTAGGTGTATTTGGCTTTGCTTTTAGCAACTGTTGCTTTCCACTTAGCTAGTTCAGTACGAATGTGTTCTTGCCCGCCCGCTGCATCAACAAAGTTGCAGAAGTAGGCATCGCCGTTGCGGCCACCATAGTAATGATACTGACGTTTAATCATGCGCCTTTGATCTCCGTGACGTGCTTGCAGCTACCGCGAAATTTAAATCCGCTGCATGTACATGAATACATCAAGCCGTCTTTGCGCACAATGTACTCATCGCCTTTGCTGCCTTTAACAATCCACTGCGGGACTTCTGGGGCAACTTCTGCAGGGATCACATAGTTGAAGGTATTAGTAACAGGCTTGAAGCTGCGGCCACGAGTGTCGATGCGAATCGGGCGCTTGAATTCTTTTGCAGTGTTGTTGCCTGGTGCAACATAGGCAAACATACGTGTCTTGTCATCTGACAGCAAGTAGATGCCGTTTGAAATCTTGTCTTTGTAGTCAGTAGTTTCTTGAAAGAATTTCATGGTTGACCCTTTTGTTTGCGATATATGTATTATACATGAACGCTCATTATGGGTCAACCAAAAAAAGTAATACTCAAGTATTAGTAAACTTTAACGCAAAAAACGTGCTCATAGGCCCATCTTCGATTGTAACTATATACCCCGGCCATGCTCGTTTAAACGGCCAGTGCTTTATTTTAGACTCTTTAAGGGCCTGCCTAACCTCGTGTATATCTTTATATGGAACTTTTAAGTCAATCGTCTTCTTCATCGTTAAATCCTTCATTACCACGCATCTCAATATGAATGTGCTTGTTATCATAATCCTTGTAGTATGCTTCATTTGCATTTAGCACACGATACTGATTAGGATACTTGAGTGCCAACATTAGCATATCATCTCTATTTGTAATTTCAGTAATGATGTACTCACTGCCACATGCTCCATCTACATGCTTGATCATACCATGCTTAAACTCACGGTCGATGATAGCATTAGTTAAATCGCAGTACATAGGCACAATAATGCGATCATAAGGCAGGTGTGGCGTCGGCAAGTTACGGTCTAGTAAACCCAACTTGGATAACGTTGCACAGTTATCGGAGTCAATGGTCAACTTACATCGTTTAAACTTGATGCTGCCTTTGGTACTGGGATTGTTTGGTGTTTCCTTGGTGCTCCAAGGTATTTCTGCTGTCACGTGGTTCACGTAAAAGGTGACTCCGTGTGTTTTGATAACCCACATGGGGATGGTTGGATCTGTAAGATGTCCCTTATTGAAGTGGAACACTAATTCCTTACATTGGTAGTTGATCTAGGCTTGTGACATGAGTTTCTCCTTTGTTATGTCGTTGTAATATTATATATGCCTTTTAGGCCGTCTGTCAATTCATTTAGGCGATCTCGATAGCGAAGTTGTAGATATGTGTACTGCGCTGGGGTAACATTTCTAAACACCACACGATCGAGATGATGAACAATACGTTGTTCGGTTGCCATATCGCGCCACCCACTGTCAAACATACTGGACTCGGGTTTGAGACCATGTGTGTTAACCAGTTCAAAGTCCATATCAGTTTCGTTAAGAAACGCTACGTCATCTGAATTAAGGGCGTTGCGCAATAGGTAATCAGTCACAATAGTCTTCTTCGTGTTTACGTTTCTCGGCGTCTAGCACTTTCTTCATTGCATCAATTAGCAGCAAGTAACCTTCAGGGTCTTGTTGTTGGCTACCGGCCCCCGATTGCGGGCTCCAGAACTTACGTGTCTCCATCATAAATCCGTCGATCCACATGGCTTTGAGATACTCAGTTAACATCCCTTTAAGGCCTTCTCGATCGTCGGCTTCAACATAGTCGCAAACCATAAGACTAGGACGAACCAAACTGCTGTAACGATACTCGTCATGTGCTAGCCACTGTGCCGCAGTATTTACTTGGGCTTTTTCTTTGCCTTCGTTAATAGTACGTAGGCCACGCAATGGATCAAAGCGGAATAGATCTTTCTTGCCCGATGTAAACAGGTGCTCTACACATGCCTCAATATCGTTAGCTACATCAGCAAAGGTGATGTGAATGTAGGCATTGTCCCAACCGGTAGTACCATTGTTGGCGCCTACGTAGCGTTCAACGACACGGTTCTCAATCACGTGATCAAAAACATCCTTGTGGATCATTACAAATCCCACATGCTGGCGCTGGCGATTGTAATTGCCTTTGATAAACAAGCGACTTTCATGTACCGCTTCAAAGAACACATCGGTATCAAAACCTTCGCGTTTGACTGCAATGTCGTGGTATTGATTTGCACCCAATGGCAGCTCAACCAGGTCTTCCTTGATTGCATTCATAACCAAGTTGACCCCAAGTCCTGTGCAGTCTTCTGCACCGCCGTAGTCATTGTACTTGGCATAGAACGGCATCATTACTGGTGCGTAAAATGGGGTAGTGTAACAAAGACTGTCTACACCGTTGTTCTTAACTAGCGCAAACACAACCACGTCTTGATTGGCGCGAATGTGTAGCTGCGACAGTCCACAGGTTTGATTCCAGCATCCCATTTGAGTTCCTTAATTTACTCGTTGTCCAAAATAGCGAAGATTTCTTCTTCCTTGATTACTAGCAAAGTTTCGCCCTTGACTGTTACAGTAATAGTAGCAGAAGGATTGTACATCACTCGGTCACCAACTTTTACCGTAAGTGGAATAGGTGCGCCGTCTTTAACGGGCTTGCCTGTGCCTACTGCTACAACTTCAGCTTCGTAAACTGGAGTTACTGAAGTCGTTAGCATAATGCCACCTGCGGATTTTGTTTCGGGTTCGAGTTTCTTAATTAAAACTCTGTCGTGCATTACTTGCATGTTATTTCCTTATTAACCATAGTTAAGTACACTGCCGGAGTAGCAAGAACCAACTTGCCCACTTTGTTCCGTCCTGGATAGATCGCTCTACTGGTTCCCAGGCAAACCGCTAATGTACTTAACTATGGTGCGCTAGGCGGGAATCGAACCCGCGATTCAGAGGTTTAGAAACTCCTGCTATACCATTTAGCTACTAGCGCATTTTGTAATTATAACAAGAGCACCGATGTTAGTCAATGCCCTTGTTACTCATTATTTCATGCTGTTAGCACGAACTTCTTCAAAGGTGATTTCGTTAAACAATGCACCATCCATGTAGACAGTTTTCATTGCATCAACCCAACCACCGATGCCCTTGTCGCTCCAACCAGTAGGGGCTTGCACACTTGTCGCAAACTCGCCACCACTGTTGGTCCACAACTTGACACGACCTTTGAGTGAAGCTTTGCCGCTGTCAGTGATTGGGTCTTTGTAAACATCAACCCATTCACCATCGATACATGCACTTGAGCATTTCATAGCCCATTTTTGTGTATCACGATCAATTGCTTGCAACAAAGCACCGCCCATACCAAACGCAAAGTTGTCTGCACTCCAACCACCCACGTCAACCATTGTGCGCAAGATGCTTTGGATTGACAATGGGTTAATACCATCACCCCAGATCATACGCACATTGTTGAGAACTTTGTAGCCCTTGTCGTTTGTAGTGTAACCAAAACCTTCTGCAAGAATTGCAATCATCTTTGGCATCACGTCAACAGGATCACCTGAGTCAGGACGGATAACAACTGTGGCACCTGAATCAATCACTTGCTGTTTCAGCGCACCAGTGCTCCACATTTTACATGCTTCGTAGATGTTATAGCTGTCAGACACAACTGCAACAATGCCGCCTGGCTTGCCAAACTGTGTAACCATGTTGCTGTAAGCGTTCAGTTCGCCTGCGCGACCCCAACTAGTGATAGTACTGTGTTCGGCTGCAGGAATGCTAAATCCAGCAATACCAGCATTGTAATATTCACGAGCGTAAAGAACACCAGTAATAGTGTCCGTGCCCATGAAGTTGACCAAGTGGGCTGCACCCCCAATACCAGCACTCTCCATTGAAGATACACCACGAGCACCAAAATCGTGCAGTTTAAAACCGATAGAAGCAGGATCACCTGATTTCTCCAAGTATTCTTGCAAGATGTTTTTAATGTACTTGCTTTGTGTTGAGACTGTAGTTGGGTACCACACTGCGCGAAGCAATGGAGTTTCCAACCAAGTAGTTAAACCGTGGCACTTGGGGTCAGTGTTTTCGATTGTGACTAATGCGTTGCCAACTGGCACAACAGTGCCTTCTGGTACGGCTTTAATGACCACTGGCAAGTAGCCGTTGTGTGCTTCGACAATGTAGTCCCACATGCTGCGGTCAAATGGCTCGCCGTGCGCTGTGAGGATTTCTTCTGCAATGTCGATGTCTTCTTTGGTGATTTGTTCAAGCAAATACTCCTTGATGAACATTTGCAGTCCAACAAACTGCGTGAATGTGAATTTACCACCACGTGCTGCAATGTAGCTGAATACATTGGTAGTGCCAGCTGGGTATTGGCGGCCCATTGACACTTTGTAGCTGTCGGTGTTGAGAATGATGTTTTTAGAGAGTTTCATAATAAAGTTCCTTTATTTAAAGTTGCCCTGAGTCTATCTCTGGGACTTGCTTACAGTATAACGCAGACCTATTTCTGTGTCAACTATTATTTCGCTACACCAATTTCTTGGATAGCTGTGGTTGCTTTGAGCGAAGTCAAGTACGACATTGGGTATGTACGCTTCCTGCCATTAACGCTGATTTGATATCCGGGTTCAACCTTGGTTCCGTAAAAGAATCCACCTTTATGGAATGCCATTGGGCGAAGTTCGCCTGTAACTTTGACAGAATACAGTTTCTCTTCTGCCACGTTCCAGAAGTAACCCGGAAAGCGTGTTGCCACAAAATCTACAGGTAGTGTAACCATTTACAACTCCACTCTTTCAAAGTAAATCTTATCAAAGCCCATCGGGCTTGTTGCACGGCGTTCAATTTGTAGATACAATCGGGTTGGAGTATCTTCCAACACATGATGCACAACAATCTGATCCATTGTGTCGTTAAACACTTGAGTCCTAACTTGTTCAGCTAGGAAAAGTTGTTGACTACGCTTGGGTTGGTAATTGCTTTTGTGCATATTAAACACCCACAGCCCACTGGACCATATCGTAGTGATCTTCGAAACACTCATCGCTGCGCACTTCTGCAATAGGAACCCAACGTGCTTTTTCAGCATCGTCGCTGCCTTTTACTTTAGGCAATGCACCATCAGGCAATTCAATTTTAAAGGCGTGGGTGATGATACGACCACGTGGACTGCGATCCACTGCATCAAACACTCGGTTGCCTGTAATGCTGCCACGCAACACTGGCTCGGGTACTTTGATACCAGTTTCTTCGCGGAGTTCGCGAATAGCTGCATCCAGTACAGTCTTGTCAGTGCTGGCGTTAACGTAACCGCCGGGCAGTGCCCACAAGCCACGTCCAGGTTCAGCACGGCGTTTGATCATAAGCACATGGCCCGAACAAATCACTGCGGCATCAGCTGTGCTAAAGATTGGAGGATATTTGAGACCAGCATATTGCTTGGCGTGTTCAATCAAGAACTCACGTTCACGAATGATTTGTTCGTACTCTGGTGTTTCTTTGAATTGTGTCAAGAAATCAAAAGTAGTACGGGGCACTACACCACGGATGAATTCCATGTTGCAATCACGCTTGAAGTACAAATCGCGAATGTTAACTGCACTGAGTGGTGCAATTTCTTCTACGTTCTCGTAGCCCCACTGTGGGAACATATCGAGATAAAAGCTGCTGTCGTCTTTCTTGTGTCCAATGATAGCAATTTTCTCACCAGCTTTTGTATTGCGTTGCACAATACCTTGAACACGAACTGCCCAGGCTTGGTCGTTGTACATGGTGTCAATGTTTTCTTCAATGACAATTTGCAATGCAAGTCCGCCAGTTGCGGCTTTAATCATTTGTGCTCGTTCGGCACTAGTGAAGGGGTTCTTGTAAGTACGGGGTTGAGCTGCGCTACCTGTAATCACAATCAGCTTGTCGCAGAGTGCAGTGCTGCGTTTGATAATTTCCAAGTGAGCATTGTGGAAGGGTTGAAAGCGACCAATCAAGACCAGTGTATTGTATTTTTTCATATTAACCTCGCAATGCTTTGATGTCGGCTTCGGTTAAGCCCAATTCTTTTGCTTTAGCAATAGCTGCTTCTTTGGCAGACTTTGCTTTCTGTTCAGCTTCAAGTTGTTGCTCAACTCGTAAGTCTTCTTGACTTGGGTCAAGCACGTTAACTGGACCATACCAGCCACTGCCTGCGTTAAACAGTTTTTCTTCTGTTACGCGGCTATCGGTGCCCATAACATAGTTCTTCTTGGCTTTGCGAAGTGCTGTTGCACGTTTCTCGCAAAGGTATTGAACATACTCACGACCACGACCTTCAGTCAAGTCTGTGTTGGTCCACACTGCGTAGACAGTTCGTTGTTTGGGGGTTGCTACATTGAGCTTTTCAGTTAATGCTTTTACGATTGCTTCAACTGCTGGGCGGTTTGCTAAGGGCAGTGCCTCGCATACTGCTGCAATCATCTCGGGTGATGTGAAATCTACTGACATACAAAAATCCTTTGTATAATGTTGAGTACAGAAAGTCTATCTCTCTGTATTTTTATTTATGTGTTTATTATAACACCTGATTCTTTTATTGTCAAGCAGTTACAGACATTTTAGTTAGCAATTCTGCTAATGCTTTGGCAAGTGCAGGGCTTGCTGCTTCTGCTACGTTCTTTCCGGTAGCATCTTCCACCCAATATCCGTGTACGCGGAAGGGTGGAAGAAACCATTCGTTACCGAAATAAAAGCGTTTTGTTTTGTTCATATATGTATTATACAACCAAAACCATTATTTGTCAAACCTTTCTGTAGTCTGCGCGGTAGTAGCAGTCGGGATCGCCGGGATCTTTGTTGTATGCTGCAACAAAATCCTTGGCTTCTTGCTCGTTATCAAACAACTTTTCTCCCATTGGGCGCTGGCCATAACCACGCTCATATTCAGTCATTGTGACTTTGTACAAGGGACCATTTAGTTTAACTTCTGCCATTTTCTGCTCCTTTGGGTTAACTACTTTCTACAGTTTTAGTATAACACCAGAGTCATTAAAATGCAACCAAAAGAAAACCCGCCGAAGCGGGTATCCGATTAACTGTTTAGCACTTTGGCTACAGCATTCATGACACTTGCAATACGCCCAATGTCTCGTAAGTTCTCTACTGTGTAGCCTTCTGCCTTCAATGTCTCGTAATGCGCCTTAACACAGAAGTGACATTTACCAACAATGCTGGCTGCAAGACTAAACGCTTCAAAATTAGCTTTGGTAGTACCACCGTGACTTGCAATGGCGTTCATACGCAACTGAGCTGGCAATCCCTTTAGATTAGGATCGTCTGCCATTTCAACAAATGGATACCACGTGTTGTTTTGTGCCATAATTGATGCAGCCGTCATTGCTGACTCTGCGTGTACTGGACTGTCTGCTAACAAGATGCTCAGTACTTTACCATTGCCAGTTGCAGCAAGTGCGGCTACTGCACAGCCCATTGCAACATCAGCATCTAGTGTACTACGGACAAGGACTGCTTCCAAATTAAGTTTGGTGTCTTTTGCGTACTCGGGTAACGCACCTTTTACTGTATCGATAAAAGCCATGCCAGTCTCCTTAATTAAAGTGTTTCGCCACCGATGGTACGGTTGCAAGCGCAAAGTTCGCCAGTTTGCAATGCGTCAAGAATACGCAGGGTTTCTTCTGGGCTACGGCCCACGTCCAAGTTGTTGACGGTAACGTGTTGGATAACGTTTTCTGGGTCAACGATGAATGTTGCACGAAGTGCAGCACCTGCTGGAGCGTAGAATACACCCAACTGCTCAACCAAGCTCAACTCACCACGTTGTGTATCAGCAAACTGAGTGTGAGTGATTTTCTTCAAGTCAGCGTGTGCCATTTGCCATGCTGTCTTACAGAACTCGTTGTCTGTCGAACCTGTTAGCAAGATTGCATCACGGTCAGCAAAGTCACCTGTCAACTTATCGTATGCTACGATTTCTGTTGGACATACGAATGTAAAGTCTTTTGGATAGAACACGATTACTTTCCACTTGCCTTCGAAGCTTTGGTCTGTAATTGTGAAGTATGGGTCAGCTGGTTGCCCTGGCTTAACACCTGTTACTGCGAATGGGGTTAGTTTATCACCGATTGTTTTCATTTTGATTTCCTTTGTTAAAATGTTAAGAACTGTATGTTCGTGTATCTATTGTACATTTATTTACTCTATAAATCTACGATTTTCCATTAACTTTTCCTATGTCGACAATAGGCCTAAGGCCGACGGCATATTCAAGTTATTGTTTGCTTTTGATTAGTGATTGATGTGCAACCAACTGCTCTCTGAGTTGTGCAAATTGTGGATGCACTAGAATGCCTAGTGCAGATTCGATGCTACGTAATGCGGTGTTAAACAATGCAGGCGCTAGATTGTAAATGGATAGGTATTTGGGACTGTTGGCAGTATGTGCAACAAAGGTGCAGTGGGGATTATTTTCAACTATCTCGACAAAGTACTTGGCCAACGAGTGTATGTCAACGATCGAGATGTTTGTGAGAGTGGTATGAAATTTTATCTGAATCGGTAAAGCCACAAACTTGGTAATGTTATCTTGTACTGTAGACCAGACTGTGCCTGTGCGTTGTAGTTCTGCTGTTCTTCCTACTCCGTCAACACTGAGGTTTAATGTTGTATTAAATTTCAGCAGCTTCTCAACGAATATGTGATTATACACACTTGCATTGGTGTAGACTCGCAAGTTAATGTCTGTTTTGTCTTTAGCTATCAAGTGATCCAGTAACTGGTAGTAGTGCTTAATTATCATTGGCTCGCCGCCAGTTAATGTAAGGAACTTTAGATTCTCTGACATAGTAAGTATTTCGTCCCAGTCAGAATCTAAGACGGTATTAACTGAGCCACTGATAAGAGAGCTGTTTTCACTATTGCACATCTTGCACTGAAAATTACAAAGATTGCTTGCTCGCAGCTCCATATAATCGAGTTGGTCAACTGTGGTCTCACTGTATAGTGCGAGTAGGTGCTGTCTTATACTTTGCAGCCCTGCGTCTTCTAGAGACTTGCATCCACTGCAAGTTTCGTCGAACTCGTTATTTAAAAATTTAGTTTTTAAATCTTTAAGGTAGTCGCTATTTCTAAACTCTATTGGACTCATGCTAAACTTCTTAGAACTAATGCAGCACACAGCCGATTGATCAACATGGTAGAACAAAGATCGCCACGGTGCAGGACAAAAGAATTTTTTCATTGAATAGAGTATGTAATTAGAAAATAGGGGCCGAAGCCCCTATTACTATTTCCTGTTGCAAGGCATAGCTGCCCCGGAAGCCTTTATCAGGCTACCATTAGAAACTGTTCGTCGTTTGCATTTACGTTTTTTGCTTCTACGGCCGGGAATCCCCAACCCTAACGGCTTTCACATTGCCGAGCTGTCCACTTGTTTACTTGTTGCCCTGTCGAAACCATGGCAGGCCCATTATTAAACATACTACTGTGGATCTTCCCTAAATGCTTACTGAATTTTACAGTCGGGTAGTATGCTTAATGGTGGACCTGGCGGGAGTCGAACCCGCGTCCAGAACACTTTTCTCTTTGCTTCATACAGCAATAACTTACATTATAGCACAAGGCTATAATTTAACGACCTGCAACTGTCCAATCTCGTACAATTTCGTCAGTCTCTGCATCACGCAATTGATATCGAATTGTGATTCCAAAATTGTGGTTGATTGAGTCAACTGTGACATTTTCATTGTTGACTGTTGCAGTGATAGTTTGATTTGCATCTCGCAACTCTGCAAAGCATTGATCAAACTTCTCTACAGACTCAAAGAACTTGACCATTACAGTGATTTTTGACCCGTCTGGTAAATCTGTTTTTTCGTGGGTTGTTTCGGTACCTGCAACATTATATTTTGTAATAATTGCATCCCTTGCATCAAACACATGCTTGAGTTCTGGGCGGAACACAGGTCTAATTACATCCGCTGGCGTGGTGGTTTCTTTAATGTACTTGATCATCAAGTTCTCCTATATGCTATATTTAGCCAAGAGAAAGGGCGAAGCCAAGTTCGCCCTGTTTTTGCACACTTGCTGATTAAGCTGCGTCTGCTTCTGTTTTAGCTGCGGCCTTAGCCTTGAGCTTTTCCATGCTTGGCTTTTCTGCTTTGGTCTTTGTGACCTTAACCGTTGCCACGGCGTTGTACTTTGCATCAGCATTGTCAATCGCCTCTTTGTATGCAGCATTGGCATACAAGTCTGTGGTCTTAAGATAAGTAACCAAGTCAGGCTTGGTCATCTCATTGGGCAAATCCATTAGCTGGATATCCGTATCAGTCTTTGCCAGAATCTTGACGCGGGTCATGTCAGTTGCGAAACGCACCTTGTAACCAGATTTGCACTTAGAAACACCACCGACTTTGAACAATTTAGTCATTTGTAAACTCCATTTACGTTAATTGAAAAACACACTCTCAATGTAGCCTCATTGCTACAGTATTTAAATTATAGTTGATTTCGAATAATGAGTCAACCACAATTTAAATTCTTTTTGCCCATTTTACTGAGCCAATTCCTTGCTGTGAGTCTTGACGGAGTCGATGCTCTTATCCAGAATCCTTGCAACACCGCTAAAGCCAACAGTGGCCACAACCAAACCAAGAACAAAGCCAATTGCTAAATTACGCATGATTACTCCTCTACAACTTCACGAATGTCAGTCCACTCAGACCATTGCATGTTGCGATGACCTCGGGCGATAAAGTCTTGCGACAAGGCATTTGCCTGCGCATAAACTGTCTTGTCTTCCATTTGGCGGTATTGCAGCACACGTTCGTAAACGGTGACAATTTTTGTTCCGCTAAGTTTGTTTCCAATTGGGCGTTTAAGTCAACGCATTTCCATCATACCATAAACCCCCAAACAATAATGTTCATACCAATAAACACACCAAGCAAGAACGCACTTACCTTTTCAAGCATTATGCTGCCTCCAGCATGTTAGCCGGAACGTTCCAGTTCAGTGTACCGTTTTCCAGAACAGTCACGTTCTTGATCTTAACTTTCTTAACCACACCGTAATGCACTGCACGGGTTTTAGGATGTGTAAACTTAACCTTGGTACCGATAACCAAGCTGCCTGTATTCTTGTGAATCATTTGCGCACGTACAAAACGGATTGCATCACTGATGTTATTCAGTTCGTCGTTAGTGTAGTTGCTAGCAATAATTGCACGGGCGATTTCAACAGCTTGCATTTCAGTTCCTTTGTTTCTTACTATGTGTATATTATACAACCAAAACCATTTCGGGTCAACCGAAATTAGCGTGGCACGTGGTATTGAAAGCCTTGGGCAGACACTTTCTTAAAGATGCCTTCCTTTGACCAGTCTTCTTCAAGCAATCGCAGTGTTTTGCGATCTGCAATTAGGGCACCGTCTTGCACTTTAACACTGGCACTTTTCTTACCATACGATGGCTCGTAAACAGTACCGTGGAGCACCATCTCGAGTGCGAGCTTAATGCGGTCCAAGCGAATTTGCTGGGCTGTCGTATACAGGGTTTTGTTTGCATGATTGCGCATACGACGATCTTGCAATGCGAAAAACTTGTTATTCGATTCTTTAGTTTCAAGTGACATCGTTAACATGCTAACTCCTGTTTTGTTTGCTATGTAGCTATTATACCCGAAAATTCATTTCGGGTCAACCATTTATTCTGTGCCGTGGTTCGCAGTCAAGTACGCACGGCACTGAGCTTCGGTACGCTTGGTAACTACAACACGCCCGCCCCAAAATCCCACATAGAGATCACGGTGATCCAGGAACTTGATTTCGCCATCTGCACCGGTGTGCTTTTGACGGGTGGCAGCTTTTTGTACTACTTTTGTAGCAGTTTTCTTAGCAGGAGTTTTAGCCGGCGCCTTTGCTGCGGGCTTGGCCTCTGCTGTCTTTTTAGCAGGAGCCTTTTCTACTACTTTCTTAGTAGCTGGTTCTGCTTTGGGTGCAGTTGCATACCCATGCTTGACATCGTAGTTAGCAATTTGACGCTCAGTCATGCCCCAAGTATCAAGCAAACGCTTGACTTCGGTACCAGAGAGTTGATGCCAGTTAATGCACGAATCGGTCCAGTTTTTCATTGCTAACTCCTTTTTACTTACTATGCCATTATTATAGCAAGAAATCCATTTCGGGTCAACCAAAAGCCTTAACTAGACCAACTAGGCACACAATGATGCCCACTGCGTTAACAACCATCTGTGGCTTATTTACAACACGCAGACACCATATTAAGTAGCAAGTACTACCGCTAAGTCCTGCTACAATGTTCCATGGGTAGATGTTCATTGACATCAAAGTGTACATGGCCATGAAGCAGAGTGTACCAGTCCACTGCATGATATCGTTGACGTTTAATTTTTTCATATAGATATTATACGCCCAAAATAGTTTTTGGTCAAGAGAAACCCGCCGAAGCGGGTTTGTAGTCTTACGGGATAGATGGAGTTACAGCTCTAACGCTATATTCAGCTGGGTCGTAAGCGGCATAACGAGTTCTAAACATCTCTTGTGCTTCGAGCCATGCATCTTGTTGATTAGTGCTAGTTAATTCAACAGCAGGTTGACCTGTGCTTCGTTTGTAGATTTCAAATCGCTGAGGCTGTGCTTGACTTTGTTGTCTAGCATTGTGCGCCGCGGTCGGTACTACCTCAACTTCTTGCCCCATCATGTTGGGATGGTGTCTGCCAAGGAATCCGGCTGCACGTTGATTAGCCTCACCTTGTGTGGCAGCTTGCACTCTGCCCATCACTGCGCCCTGGCCATTTAAGATAGTCCACTCTTGCATGTTTGCTGCTTGATGAGCATTGTGCGACTGTTGTGCTACTTGTGCTGCACTAGGTTGCTCGATAGCTTGAAGCACGTAATCATTTGAATCTAGTCCTTGATCTTGTAAGTAATCAAACTGTATGCCAATGGCCGTATTCTGGTCGGGTGCATAAAACTGATCCACTAAACCATTGGTACTTGCGTTTCGAATTTCCCAATTTGGCTGTTGTGCTGATTGGCGAGTACGTACTCCGTATAACTCAGGAGCTTCGGCACGCAACCCTAATGCAGTTCTCGCTTCGGTTTCAGCTCCGTTGCGGTTAGTTTGATCTAATGCTCTTACACTGCTACCATCGCTTATTCTGTAAATTTCCCATGGACCCGGACCACGTGGAACTAAGTCGCCGCGGTTAGCAGTTGGCTCTTGGAACGTATTGACATTTCGCTCAGAGGGTACATAATCAGCTGGGATTTCTAAAACGTCAAAACGTTCTGGCTTTAGCCCATGACTAGCCATCCATGCCTCACCGTCCTCTTTAGATTTAAATCTACGTAACGCACTGTCCTTGTCTGTACTCAATGCGGCGAATCTGTTAGGAACTTTTGCCCACAAGCCCCAGTTGCCTTCATTGCGCTGTGACTTCTTGCCTACGTTACTTTGTTGCAGTTTAGACAATGCTGCACGTCTAAAGTCTTTAACAACTTGTTCAGGAGCACCACCGACACCACTTACGTAGTCACTGAAGTCTTTAACCATTGCACCATATTCGTCCATGCTTGGCTCTAGTAGTTTATACAACTTCTTTTGGTATTCTTGTTTGTACTTGTCTTCGTGTACTGCTGCATCCAATGCAACCACAAAGCGTAGTAGCGTAGGTTCAATTTTGTCTTCAAATTCATCTAACCAATCACCGCCCGGACTGCGGAACTCTACGTAACCGTCTTTGGTGTTGATACTAGTAAACTTGTTGGTGATACCACTGTGGATCAACTTGCTGGCCGCAGTGTTCATGTGGTTCTTCATCTTCTCTAGCAGCTCTTTGGCACTTAGAGGATTCTGCTTGATTGCGTTTTTAACTAGTCCCAACGCACTCTTGCAATAGGTATTGCTTTGTCGTTCAAATTGCTTTAGCACGTACTCGTCGCCAAGTAAGATTGCTAGCTTAACGTAGTCTAAACTCTCAAGCCCTTTCCAACCATCAACTGATACGTTAATGTGCAGGCCTGTGCCGTAATCGCTACCTGTATAGCAACCTCTACGCTTGGCCCAACGTTTAACTTTCTGCAAGTCACTTAGCAATTCTGCAATAGGCAATGGTGGGCTAACAAATTCTAAACCACCATCATCGCTATCGTCACCTTCTAAGCTGCCATCGGGTTCGACTACGTATGTGCCTTCTTCTCGGCGTGCGCCATGGTAGCTGGTACTGTGATTAACTGGACGACCGATTGCGTTGCTAAAATCATCAGCAACCTTCTCTACATCCATGTTATCATCGTCCCCTTGATATTCTGTCCAATAAGGCCAGCTGATATCAAAGTTGTTGGCAATGTCGGTCATGTAGTCATAATCAACTGCATTCAACCAATCGCCGCTATCCCAATCGTCTTCGTGGTCAGAAACAAATTCATTGTATGCTTCTGTGTAAGCACGGTCTTGTGATTCCCATTCGCGATCTATATATTTGGAAAACGCTTCATTTTCGTCGTCTTCATCATCGCCGGTTAGCCATTCATCGTCGCTGACGTTTTCTCTAACCCATTGGGAAAAGAACTCGTAACCGTCACTGGCCCATTCTTCGTCAATTTTCGTTTGGCGCCACTCGTAGAATTCTTGTTCTAATTCTTCTACTAGCTCATCAACTGCACGGCGTCCGTTATGATCACCATCGTGGAAGAAATCACGAATGTCGCTGATGCTGCGTGTGCGTGGGTCATGTTCGTAGTCGGGTTCCGATTCAAAATCTTCTTCACCATCAATTTTGACGTTAGGAACAATCATTTCAAATTCCATACCAGCCTTGGCATTGATCTGACTTGCGAGTTTACGCAAGCTGCCTGGGCTCATATTGACTTCAAATAATGTTTGTTCTGTTAATGTTTTGATTTGTTTATAGCGCATAAAAATACCTGTATTAGGTATTTATACGCACTATTAATCTTGGTACGGAACTAATGCTCGGATGCTTTGCAAGCCCTTGGCTCTAGCGGCTGTAACCCTATGGTTGCCATCTAGTAACCACCCGTTGCTGTCTGCAACTACGGGCTTCTTTAAAATATCACGGGTTGTAACATTGTTGATGTGGTCCCAGTCCAAGTCGATTACTCTGCGGTAAGGATCGTCTTGATCGTAGAACTCTGGAGTCTGCAACTCACTTAGTGGGACTTCTTTAAGCACCCACACCTTGTGTCGCAGAATTGGCTTTTCTAAATGATATTCATTATGTATGCCTTTAACATACTTGAGCACCTGCTGATTGGTGTAGAGTTTGTTTTCTACGCTTAGGTCAACATCTTCGTCTTCTACTTCACTAGCAGGGATCAAGCCCTCTAGTGCATAGTGCAGTTTCTTTAAAGCCCGCTCACACTCGCCATCTTTGTACAAGATACCAATGCCGCCATTGGCTTCCCATAGCTTGATATTGCTATCCCAATCATCAATTAAGATGTTAGGAGTACCATCTGCTTGTCTAGCAAACTTTTCCTTTTGGTGATCAAAGATAATGCTTTCGGGAGGGATTCTAGATAGCTTGCGATCAATCCAGTCAGCTTTTTCTCTACTGCTTTGTTCCACATCGCTCATTAGCGGAGCAGATAAGATACTGTACTCACCGGCTAATTTCAGCACACCATGTAGCAGTTTACCTGCTTGTGGTAATGCTGGCAATTCAGCGAAGAATCCAGGTTCTTGTGCGACTTGATCAATGCAGTCTTTTTCTTTACGTGCTCTACGCCAATGCGTTGCACCTTCACGACGGGCAGCTTCGCCGAACATGTCCGCAAGGACACCGTCCATATCTACATAGACAACAGGGCGATCTGAGTAAGAGTTGTTTAATTCAAATGTTTTCACGGTAACGTATTTATAACGCTAGCGCTCGACGAAAACTTTGAATTGTGTGGTTAAGAGTTGTGTTAACTGCGTTCTGTTGGCGCAGGGCAATTTCGTGCCCAATACTAAAGATGTTAGTAGGAGGCATAGTAACACGGGCATCGCTTTCGATTCCGTCTCTGCTGATAGCGAGTCCGTGCTTGGTAACAAGGTGCTTGATGGGTGCATTATAGCTCAAACAGTGCATGTAAAGGTCTCTAAAACCTCTATTTTGTGCCCATGTCATAGCATAATCCATCATACCACTAGCAATGCCCTTGCTGCGATATGCTTCTGCTACCATTACACCAAACTCTACTTCGTGGTCGCTCATACGTGCAATATGCACAGTGCCCACAATTTCTTGATCAATATCTTCTGCTACCACAATATTGTGCAAGTGTGCATCTGCAATCATTCCGTCCATTAAATGATCAATCATTTCGTGGCGCATAGCGTGTCCGAAATAAAGGTTAAGGGAATCGGAATTACGCTGTTTTAGAAACATAGCGTATTTTGGTAACTCAGGCGCAGATAGAATTCGGTAAGTGATCATGTTAATAGCGGAAGCCGTGTTTCTTTGATAGCTGGTAGCGATACTCGCCCCACTGCTCTAAGAACTCCCATATTGTATTTAACAGTTTCATAGTGACCACCCCTTGCGTGAGTCGTACTGGCGAATCCAGTGCTCGACTTCTGTAGTGGTAGTTGGGTGCTTGCTTGTGACATAGCTGTCTAGTTCATCTTGGTAAGATGGTGCAGCAAATAGACTTTTGATCCATTGTAATAATTGCATTTCAGTTTCCTTCTAGTGAGTGTACTAGTATTTATACTGAAATGCAACATTATCTCATGGTTTCTACTGAGTCACTTTGTCCATTTCAATGCGAATAATACGGCTTTGTGTTCATCGCTAATGTCAACGTGCCATGTTACTTCTGCGTCCATATGATCGGGACGTTCGGGCTTTCCGTTGTACAGGGAGAATACTTCCCACCCATAGCCAATGGAAATAACATTGTCGTTAAAGCCGTCATTACCGGGGCCACAGTACTCCCCAACATTCTCCTCTAGCCAGTCTTCGATTTGAGCCAATGCACTGCTGATAGAGCCGCGGAAAAAAGGATCATACTCGCGAGCCCACCCGAGTATGTTGGGAGTAACGTTGAATACGGCCATTATGGACGTTTAGAGATCACTTCATCAGCAAGACCCATTTCCACTGCTTCTTGTGCAGACAGGAATGTGTCAAACTTCATAGTAGCAAACATTTCGTCGTATGTTTTGCCCGCAGTGTTGTGACGGATGTACAGCTCAGTAAGGCGTTGATTCAAGCGTTGGCTTTCTTCAAAGCTGCGTTTAGCATCTTCAAATTGCAGTTCTTGAACGTGTACGCTACCACGTGTGCTAGGAGTGCCCGAGCTAACACGGTGAATCATTGTACGTGATTCTGGCAATACTAGTCGTTTGCCCGGGGCTCCTGCGTTGGCAAGGAAACTTCCCATAGAGCAGGCTTGGCCAAGTACAATGGTAGAAACATCAGGCTTAATGAACTGCATAGTATCATAGATTGCCAGGCCAGCAGTGACGAGACCGCCGGGTGAGTTGATGTAAAAGAGGATGTCTGCATTGGGATCTTCACTTTCTAAAAAGAGCATTTGTGCAATAACGAGACTAGCGGAATGCTCGCTAACATCCGTGTCCAACATGACAATACGATCTTTAAGCAAACGACTATAGATGTCGTAAGCACGTTCGCCGTTGGCAGTTTTTTCGAGTACGGTAGGTACAAAGTTAGGCATTAGATTCCTGTTAGTTAGTTGTTGAGCAACTATTATAACAGGATTACCTTAACATTTGCTAAAATTTTGGTGTTTAAACCAACGCTTTTGTCCAAAAGAGATTTTTAAGTTTAAGCCGTAATGCTCAAAGCGATCACGGAACATATAGAAGCTAGGACCATGTGCGCCACTGTTCATGTAAATTTGGCGACCGTCTTCTGCTAGTTCCCAACGGTACACATCCCATTGATACTGATGTACCATTTCGTGTGCAATAGTGTTCATGAACCATTGTTGACAAAACCAGTTCGGGACTAGTCTAATATCGCACCAGCTGCCGTTGTGCTGCTCTTTAGTTAACCAACTACACAGGCCCCAGCATTTGCGTATTCCGCCAAGTGTGATTTGAGGGCGGGTTAGTACTCCATCAAACACATAACGATTGATAATGTTATATGCGTATAGAACGTCCATTTCATTTGGACGAAACTGCTTTCTACGTTGGTACGTTATGCTGGGCAGTGGTACTGCCATAATGCTGCGTATCGGGTTCGGTCTTGCCATAGAAAAGCCCCTGGTTACGGTATTTAACTACCGCCCAGGGGCTCGTAATCTACAGCGTTTATTCTTTCTTTACTGTAGATACTGTTGCATCAAGCTCTTTGAACTCTCGCTCTGCTCGGGCCATTGCACCACGTGCTGCACGATCTCGTTCCTTAGTACGGGCAATTACGTTAGCTTCGCCCATTGGGAGTGCAACCAACACATAAGCTCGGAAACGGCCCTGGCTTTCAATCACCTTAATCTCTCGGATTTCAGTACCAGTTACATCAACGTCCGGGCACATGCTTTTAATGGCTGTGGTGTTAATTGCGTTGCTAGTGCTTTCGGTGTCCACTCGGAACACCTTAGTCTGGCTGCGCACTGTACCACCTGCTGCCATACAAATTTGTCGGAATGCGTTGGTTTCCGCAATGTCCTTGGCCATGTTAAAGTCCCCCGAAATTGCAGTACCAGACGCATATACTGCATCGGTGCTCTTAGGCAACTTAGTCATCCACTCAGGAGCTTCGTTAATGGTTTGCTTAACCACACGTTCTTGACGTTCACGCACTTCTTCTGCACGGCGCTCGTACGGGTCACGGGTTGAGCTACAGCCTGTCATGATCAGGGCGATTGCGGCAATTGATAAAATACGTTTCATTTCACACCTCTTGTTTGTTTCGATAACACAGTTTAACATAGATCCCATTACCGGTCAACAATGGCTTCCCAACGGTTGACAACTGGCTTGGGGTTATTTCCACGATAGCATTTTGTACCTTGGCCGTTACCCGAAGGCAACTGCTCAGTTACTGTCACGCACCCTTGTGGACGGGCTACTGGAGCAGGACACCAATCATGGATTGTCCTGATCAAATTCTTAGCAATGTGTTCTTGTCTGCGATCAAACATGGCACGTTCTTCGTAGTACGTACCATCTGCTATTGACACCGCAGACGCCACAGGGCTGGTTATTCTTAATGCGTTTCTCCAACGGTCATTTACAGTGGGTATCTGACCTTGCAGAAATGCAATTTGTTCGTCTCGGTACTTGCAATCAATTTGAAAGCGATTCAAATCAACCACATCCATCTTGCTGGTAGTAGTTGTGCTACACCCGGCTAGGGCAAGTAAACTGATTGCAAGTACGAGTCTCATTGGCAGTAGTGTTTTAAGCGTTCAATCTGAACATCAATGGTTTGATCATACTCAGACTGTGAAACAGTGCTGTCTGGACCAAGCGGAAAACGTTTCCATTTAGTCAGCATCCTGATCCTGGCATCCCTGTTTGCACAGTCTGGGTTAAAGTTAGTCACTGCACTATATGGAGGGCGGTGCTGGCTAGCACAACCTGCCAATGCAGCGACTAAGATCAAAGCAAAGAGTTTCAATGCTTGTGGAAAGTTACTGCTGCCTTCAACGCGGTTTGCGCTGTTTTCTCATCAACCTGTGCGTTGCGCTGGATATAGCGCACAGCATCACGGCTGTTGAATTGAAGTTGAAACACTGCCTCATTGGCAAAACGCTCGGCTTGGTTAGACATCATTTTCTCCTTGGTTACGATGTTTGGGTTTACGCTGAAACTTTTTCTTTGACTCGACTACTTTTTGTCGAAATGGACTGTCTTGATGAAACAGTACCAGATGTGCTCTTGGATCTGGGTTTCGTGTTTTTCTTTGTCGCTGCTTTGTCATTTTTAAACTCTTGCTCAATGTACCAAGCTAACATTGTAGCATTGATATAAGCCAATAAATCCGTGTTCAAACTTTCTACCATAAAACGCACAGGGCAATGGCCCCACGATTGCGTTTCGATGAACTTTCTGTAATAGCGTCGATGCTCTGCATTGGTTGCATCAAAAGCCACAATAGGTCTTGCGCGGAGATACAGTAGGCTCATATTATTCCAGTTCTGCTTCAATAGCGTCTGCCAACACTTGCAAAGGACCACCACCCAAGCTAACGTACCACACACCGTCTTTCATGATGTAAGTGTAGTGAGCTTGTGTGCTAGCCAACAACTCTTCCATGCTAAATGCAACTTGAAAGTCAACGCCGGACTCATCGCGATCACGCTTGTAAAAGCGACATTGCTTGGCAACATGATATTCGTCGTACTCTAGACGATCGCTAAAATCAATCTTCTCGCCAATCTCTTTGCCAAGCATAGAGCAGGAACCTTGGGCAACTAGGAACTGAGCTTTGGTGCTGTCATAGTTTGCCAGTAACACCTTGCCAGCGTAGTCCAGATAACCATCGCTATGCAGGTAAATGTGTTTGCATTTGTCACCGTGCATAATTCCGATTGTTGCGTTTGTGCTCATCTCAACTCCTGTTTTTGCTTGCTATGTATCTATTATACAACCAAAATCATTAATGGACAACCATTATTTGCAGTTTTTGTCTTTGTTTTTATCGCAATCTTTGCTGCCATTGCTTTTCTGATGCCAGATGTTCCATGGCATATAGAAGTACGAAGGACTAGTCACAGTGCTAGGACTTTCTGTAGTACTTTTGCTTGGCGAAGTAGTACTTTTTGCTGGAGCAGGTGCAACAGGAGCAGGTGCTTTTGCTGGTGCTGCTGCGTGACTTGAGCTTGCATGTCCACCAGAACTGGCGTGACCACCATGTCCACCTCCACCACCACCACCTTTAGCTTGGGCAGTGCCAGCGATTGCAAGAACGATACAGAGTGCAATAATTTGTTTCATGTGTGTATTATATAACCAAAATCATTTCTGGTCAACCGAAATTTAGCTATATTTTGTAGCTGCCTCTTGAAGGGTATCTACCTTGTATTTCCACCAGTTGACTGTGCAATTATTGTTAGTCCGCGGTGTGCCATCGAGTTCAAACGGAATTTCGATGTTACTTGTCTTGGGTATGTGCATGTATGCGTGACGGGGGATAGCAAAATAATAAAACTTATATTGCTTGCGCTCAAACACTTGCACTCGTAATGCACCGGTCTTGTTGAAAATATTTGTAACTGGTGCAGAATATGCCATCCCCCTACTGGAAGTTCTCACCGTGCTAAGTTTAGCATCGCTGTACTTGCCGTTCTTATACAAGTCACCATTATCTTTGCTCACTAATGTATGTCCGCCCAGCTCAGCTAGGACCCGCTCAAATGCAGTACTTACTTCAACTATGCCCATTTCCATTAACATCCATTTAATGGTACCACGGTCTTGATTTTTAAACCCAGGAAGGTGTGACGCAAACGCTACAAAGTGTGCAACATCGAGTTCTAAGTTTTCCATTTTGTTTGCCACAGTATTTCCTTTGTTAATTGCAATGCGGAAAGTATAACATCAATTGGCCAAAAGAAAGCCCCAATTAAGGGGCTAGTGTTGCGTTGCTGCAACGATTACTTTTTAAAGCTGAACTTCTCGCTGAAGTCTTTTGTGGCTTTGGCGAAGTCAAACTTGCTGGCTTCGGTAGCTGCCTTGACTGCTTCGCTAGTCAATTGAGCAACTGTGTCGGAACCGGCCTTAGCTGCCTTCTTTGTGTACTCAGCTTGTGCGTCAACGAACCCGTTCAGTGCCTTGGCGACTGCTTGGTTGTTTGCGAATACTGTGTTAACGAATTGTTTTTTACCGTTAGATACGGTGTCGATGAATGTGTCTGTAATAAACATGTTGTTTCTCCTAAATAGACGAATACTTCTTTTACGGCCCGCCCTATGCAGCACCGTACAAAGTATTTAGTTATTATAATGCTGCGCCGCAGCAAAAGTCAACAAATTTTCCTAGTGAGCTGTCACTAATTAAATACATATACATTGAAACATGTTTAAGGAGATCCAATGTTTAAAGCAATCAAAGAATTCTTTTTTGGCAAGCCAACTCCGGCACCAAGAATTGAAGAAACAAAAGTAGAAGTTGTTAATGCAGCACCATACAAAATCGAAGCACCAGTTGCCGCACCAGTAAAAAAGCCTGTTGCTGCACCAAAAGCTGCTCCTGCAAAGAAGCCAGCTGCACCAAAGGCAAAAGCTGCTCCTGCAAAGAAGCCAGCTGCACCTAAGGCACCTGCTAAGAAAGCATTGGCCAAAGCCGGCGATCCAAAGCCAGCTAAGAAACCTGCCAAGAAACCTGCTAGCAAGTAATGTTTCTCAACGTCGGAGTTTTTCGCGATAATTCCGACACGGTTAGGTACCACCTAGATCATTTTGAAAAGCTCACTCCAAACGAATGGGCAGTTTACGATGATCTAGGTCACTATTTAAACAGTGGGCATCCACTGAACATCGCGTTTATTCACCTACCCTATCCATTCAAATCTGACACTCAAGCCAAGTTAGATTCAGTGTACGAAATCAGCGATTTTGTTTTTGTTATAGGCTCTGAGCTACATGCTAGTACCTTAGAGTTTATACTAAAGAACGATCGTCCCAACATTGCCTACTACCTTTGCGGGTTCGTTGAGCAACCGTTGGAACATGCAACTGTTCATCAATACTTCGATTGGTTTGAAACCAGTCGTTATTTTTATCGTGATTACTTGCCTGAGCTGCTAGGAAGAATCAATTACGTTCACAGTAAGGAATCGCACTTTGATATCCTACTAGGCCGAAAGAAGCCTCACCGAGATGCTGTTTACCAATTTGTAAAAGCAAACCTAAGGCAAGAAAATCGTGTGCTCACTTACTTTAACGAGCACCAGGTAGATTTTGCTACGGGTAGCGAACAATGGATATGGGAGGATCGTGGTATGCAGTTTATCAACGATCCTAAATGGACTGTAGACTTTGTTAAGTACTACGGCCACGCAATGAGTATCAGTCAAGTTATACCCATTGATATTTACAACCGCACTGCTTACACTGTAGTGGCAGAAACCAACTACGATAATAGATACAGTTTCTACACTGAGAAGACTGCCAAGCCCATTATTGCTAGACGCTTGTTTATTATGTTTGCTGGCCAGCACTACCTACGCAATTTACGCAAGTTGGGATTTCGAACGTTTGGTTCCGTTATAGATGAAAGCTACGACTCTATTGCTGATGATCAACAACGTTGGGCCGCAGCATGTGAACAGATGAGTTGGTTAAGCAAGCAAGACCAGAATCTAATACTACAAAAGGCAAGGCCAATCGTTGAACATAACTTTAACATTATGATGTCAACCGATTGGCACTTGTCTCTTGTGCGCGGTTTAGAATCTAAGATTGAAGAGCTACTGTCGCGAACTTAATGCTAGCAAGGTTCTTGGCCTTGCTCTCGCACATGACATCAAAGTCTTTAGTAAACGTAGCAGCCCACTCGTTAACTGCATTGTTCCAGTAGTAGTCACTGTGAGCACGAAGTTTTTGCTTTTTGTAACCGCTTACAAGCAACGCTGGGTGATCGGGCAAGGTGTTCGCACAGTGCCCGACAAGGACATCTTCTCGTGAAACACTGTAGTGTAAAGTAGGGCGCACGCCGCGCCAGCTATCAACAACTGCCTTAACACGATCGCTGCCCGCATCAATGTACTCACCTTCTCGGATCCAGTGATGATGAATATCGAGCACAGTAGGTACAAGATCGTGTAAAGACAAACAATCGTCCAAACCATGTGTGTATTCCTCGTTCTCTAGTGTTAGACAGTTACGTGCTTCAGGCGATAGACGGCCATATACATCTCTAATGCCCTGCGGACCCTTGCGTCCCGATATGTGTACGTTGATTTTGAAGTCTTGAAATTTTTGTCCATAGCCCATCCAACGGGTCATATCAGCATGGTATTCGAACTCAAGGATTGAGCGTTCAACAACATCTCCAGAATCGCTTGCGAGAACGCAGAATTGACCTGGGTGAAAACTAAGACGCACATTGCTGCAACGAGCAACAGCGCCAACCTGCGCAAAGTGTTTTTCGCAATAAGCCCTAACGTCAGGCTGACGCCAAAAATAACTCCAAGAAGGCTCGGTATATACAGGAAGAAGGTCGCTGCTAAGGCGCACCATTCTGAGATGTTGTTCAAGGGTTCCTACTTTTTCTACCAGCAGTTTTGCCGATTCGATGTTGTGCTTCATGATATCCCAGAGACGTTCCTCTGCAATATGCTTGCTCTGTCTATTTAGCCACGCCACAGTAGTGCCGCGTGTATTTAATTCCGGAACACTTTCAATGCCTTTAGGGGTAAGTTCACTAAACTTACAGGCAAACCCAATTCGTGGTGTAGTCATGCTGTATTATAGCATGTGACCCATTATCAGTCAACTATGCCAAAATTTGCCCAATTTGCAGCACCTAAGCAAACCCAACCCAATGGGCCGCCTGCGCTAGGGTTGGCATTAAACACAATATGTCCTTTGGTGCTAGAGAAATTAGGCGGTGTGTCGCTAGCAGACATCTTTACATTACCCATACGCAGATCATTGATTTGAGCCGACCCATCTGTGTTAAGCACAATGTTGCTGTGCTGGTTGCTGCCTAAAACAAGTGATTGGTTTCTGGGTGTGCCAATTCGGCCCTGACCGTTACGTTCTTTGCTAACAGTAATTTCAATATCTTCGTCCCATACCGCCAATGCTGCACTAGGTTCTAGAGTGTTAATGCCAGTACGTTTGTTACCCACGTATAACGTGTCTGAAAGTTGAGTTTCGCCTGCTACTTGCAATTCCTTTAGCATACCCAGCTTCTGCAAGTTACTTTCGGTAATAGTGTATCCAATGCGATTGCCTTCGATTACTACATTTTCATTGACTGTAATCTTGGATAAGTCTAGACCATCTGTTTTGATTTTGCTAAAAATAGTGTCGCTGAACCCTGCAAATAATTCACTATCTAGGCCTTGCTGGACTGCATTAGTAACTGAGTTAGCTAACTGTTTGTAGAACGCACTGTCCTCGTCTACTTTGCCTTTTACGTTGAGATCGCCCTCAACAGTTAAATCCATTGTTACCAGATTGTTTTCAACAACTACCGCAGCATCGAGAATAGTGACAACACAATTAGTTGATTGGTCGTCAATGCCAGTGGATGCAAAGTTTCTAATAATACCGCCTGCAACTTGATCACCCGAAATAGCCAAGTCTGACTGCTTGATACTTGCTGCACTAACACTGCCTTCGGGAAAGTCAAGATTAAAGATCTTGTCCTTAACTGCGGTCGCTAGTGTTTGGTTAAATTGTCGATTAACGTCAAGGTCCTTGAGTTTCTTATAAACAAGGTCTGCAATCTCTGCTTCTAGCTGCGCCTGGATGTTATTTACGACCGCGTTAACAGCCGAGTTAATACGTTTCTGCAACGCTTCGGTGTCAGTGGGGTCAAGTACTTGGTTTAATTTGTGTACAGCTAGATCGTAATTATACGTGTCTAGTCGAGCTCTAAGCTCATCTTTAACAAGGTCAGTAATTTGATTACCAACCTTTGTTTGTACGTCTTCTAATATGTTAGCTACTAACGAGTCGAATTTTGATAGTTCCATTGATCTTCAAATCTTATGCTGATAACGTGTTCATAATTTTTCTTAATCAATGACTTATACATGAGGTTTTTATGCACAATGAAATCACCTGCACCTGCATCCATACTAAACTTAGCCAACTGTTTGAAGTACATAGTACGTCTATTAAACGGTCCGTAAGTGGTTAGTTCGTGTGCTGGATTTGAAATTTCGTATACAGTAGTGGTCCATGCGCTACGGTTTGCAAAGTCCCAGTCATGGAACTCATTGTAAACGCAGTTGGTCTTGCCATTTCGAATCACAGCTGGGATACTGAACTCACGATCTTTAAAGTCTTGATTCTTATAATCACGTAAAGTACTTACCACAAATTCACTGGCTAGGTTACAAATCTGTTTAACAACATTTTGCTGATCTAACTCGTTATCAGCAAACGTAAAGAATTCTTCCATTGCAACCACAACGTCAAACTTCTTACCAACAGTTTCAGATTCTGATACGTATGTGTACTTGACGTTCTTGCTGTCTAAGTAATCCCTTGCGGCTTGGCTAATACAGGTGACAGAAACGTCGCCGTTCTTGGCAGAAAGCAATGCGGGATTGAACCCAACGAATAAAGTTGTATTTGGCACAAAGTTGTGAAATCCATAGATGCCATCTAAAATTTCTTGCTTCTTTGTTACAATCTCTTGCTCTTTGCTTGAGTGTTTAAGTGCTGAAAGCAGTGCATCTGAATATCTAGAAAAATCGGTCATAGTTGTTCTTATTATCAAGTATTTATATCGAACGAACTAAATCGAGCGTTACACAGTGGAAGCCTCCGCCGAGAGTGCGGCTATGGCGTAGGGTCAACGGAATAACTGTGAACTTTAATGCCTCTAAGGTTTTAATTAGTAGGTCTTGTGCAGCGTCAACGATGACAGTAGTGGGATTGATACTCAGCATGTTAAGCGCAATCCACTTGCTAGCATACGGATACTCGTGGAACTCTTGCGCCACAACATCGTTAACGAAGATCAGTTCTTTGTCTCGCAACATCTTAGGCAGCGTGTCATTGGTTACTCTGCTGCCGTTAACAATAAAGGTATTTTCATTTAATGCAACAATGGTTGAATCAATATGCACACCAGCGTAGAAGTTACACAGTTCAATTTCAACGTCTGGCACTTGTTTGCATAGCCAATCGTATGCAGCGCGATTGCCGCTGGCCGATTCTAAGAACAACCACTTGTCTTTAGCAATACGTAGAATGTTTGCTGCATCCAGCACCATGCCCTTATCACGTGGCATGTGAATAATGTGTTCTGCTTCGTCAAGAAAATCCATGTAGCATTGATATTCCATATCTCTGCAAGGATACATCATTGCAGGGTTGATAATAATACCGCCATGCACAATGAAACGATCTCGGGGACAGTAATTGTACAGGCCATCATGCACTTGGAAATTCATTGTAGTTGGGCGCTCCACTTCTACGCCGTGTACAGTAAGAATGGTGCAAAGACGTTGCAGGTCACGATTAGTTTCATCAATGATCCACTGTGGTACTGGACCAGATGGGAGTGGAGTTTCTTTCCACAAGGTATTTTGTTCTTCTGCGCGAAAGACCTTATCATATACTGGCCAATTCGCATGTGTTGCATCACCAACAATAATACGCTTTAACGGATCGTATTCATTCCAACTTGATATCATACCCAACCTGTTATTTGAAGTGTGTAACGCGACTCAATTCCAATATTGGCCGCGGCGTGCGGGGTATCATAATCCCACTCTAGCACTGTTCCTGCATCCCAGTGAACAAGGCCCATGCCATTGATTTCACTGTAGTGCCCGGGCTTCCAATCTTCTAAGAACACTACTGCTCTACGGATACGTTGCTCCTGACCTTGCAAGTTGTGTAGTTTAACATACTTCGCATACAAATCAGAGTGAGTTGGTAAGACTGTTCCAGTATCCATGCGGTAGTAACTGGTGCCAATGTCCTTCCATCCCATCTCTTGATATATCTCAATGAACTTATCATTCCAGCTAGGCTGAGGACTGCGCATGTCACACATGGCGCCAGTGAATGGTCCCGGGTATCCTTGGTGGCGCCAGATACGCAAGCTCTCAGGGTCATTGAACTCTTCAGTTACATAATCTAAGAGCTTGTATTCAATGCCCCAAAACTTAGGGATCTTATACTTTGCGTGTATTGCCATAGTGGATGACCTTGATGTCGGTGCGAGCAGTAGCGTATTGACGCCATGGGTCAACTACAATACTACCTTCGTTAAGTTTGCAGTAGAGTTCCTGCTCGTTCTCTTCGCCCGCATACCCGTATGTGATTTTTCTATTGTGTGCAAGTAGCACAACGCCCTTAACAGATTTGGGATTAAGTTCTTCTGTTAGTGGATCAACATAGTGCGGTGTGATGCCAAAATCCTGTTTTAGAAAATGTCCAACTAGCAAACTATAGCTGCCTTCTAAGTAGTCCACGTCCGGCTTGTATGCTTTGCCGTGAATATAAACTGGCAGCAACGCATTGTTGGCTTCGTCAGCGATAAACTTAGCTAGGTTACGTGCTTGAATTTCTCGTGCATTCATAATAGCATCAAACAGGTCGTACCCTAGATCCAACTTCTCTGCCATGTAACGTAATGCAATGTTGTCACGTGGGTGGCAAGGTCCGGCATCACCCATTCCTGCTGTCATGTATTTTGGCCCCATGATTCGCATACTAGATCTTGCTAGTGCATCAGTCACGACATCCACATTAATATTGCCTTGCTTGATAGCAACGTCCTGGATCATGTTAGCTAATCCGATCTTGGCACTAATGAATGTGTTGTAAAACACCTTAATACATTCCGCTTCGTCCCATGTACCAACTTCGTAACGTGGATTGTTTTGCATCAGTCCTTTATAAAACTCAATTAGCTCTGCTGCATCAGTTGTAACATCGCCGTCCTCTGTTCCAATGATAACCATCTCAGGATTAACCATATCCCACTCCACACTGCCCATTGCAATTAAGTAAGGGTTGTAAATGAAACGTGGATTAGTAATGTGTTGGCGCAATCGTCCACGCACTGTTCCTGGTAGTACTGTGCTAATTAACACAACCATTTGATTTGGTCTTGCCCAACAGTTAATCTGTTTAAGCACATGCTCAACTACATCGTAGTTAAAGTCTACGTTAGGCAAATGTGCAATTGGGCTGGCGCCGCCATACTTAGCATCATGTGGTGTTTGTACTGCAACAAAAATAATGTCTTGACCGAGTACAGCATCTTTAAGTTGGTTGACAATTTTGATCTTGTTGCTGGTTTTGGGGTAAATATCATAGCCGGTAACAGAATGCTTTTCGGCCATCACTTCGGCGCACGCCATCCCTAACTTGCCAATTCCAATAAATCCAATTTTCTTGCTTAACATATGATTCCTTTTGATTTTTTCTATAATGTAATGAGAGATCACTTTTTTGATAAATCGGGCATTGCGTTATTGTGTCCTGTGTTTAATCAAAATCGTATATACTTTGTTTCAAAATCGACGTCTTATCCGATTGTACTTAAACCTACTGTTATTTTTTATGACCAAGAACCTATAGACGTTACTAAATTTTACATTGAACTCTATAGATCGTATTCTCAATCTTTTTCAGCTTGTCGGGTACTAGTAACCAGTGAGTATAGCACAGAAAGCGACAAACTGTGTAATGATTACAATTTGAAAGATGTCCAGTATTTTTATCACGCACTGTTGTGTCACGAATGGTATAGATTGCATTGGTACGACAACATAAATGTCAATACCGATTTTGAACGCACATATATTACTTATAACAATCTAACATTAGACAAACGTTTGTACCGCGCCAACTTGGTAATCGAATTGCAGAAAAGAGATCTAGTAGGGAAAGGATATGTGAGTTACAATACAGCTGATGTTAAAAGTATTGAGGCTTCTACTAACTCGTACCAATGGCTACCAGAACCTCACAAAACAAACATTCGATCTCATATGCACCTGCTTGAAAAGCAGATGATAATAGACACCAGCGACCCACGCGGAGAGCTTAGTGCAGCGGTCAATGTTGCGGATATGCAAAAGGCATTTGTAAATCTAGTTACTGAAACCATCTTCTACGAAAATAAACAACATCTAACTGAAAAGATCTTTAAGCCGATTGTGGCTAAGATGCCCTTTTTGTTGTTAGCTGGCGCTGGCAATTTGGCGTACTTGCGCAAGTATGGCTTTCGTACCTTTGGGGAATTCTGGGACGAGGGATACGACACTATTACTAACAGTGCCGATCGCTTTGATGCGGTGCTAGCTATACTTGAAGATCTATGTAATAAAACGCACGAAGAACTGGTGCAAATGAAATTAGCAATGGCTGAAATATTAGAATACAACTTTAACCACTTTTATACTACCATGCGTCCACTGGTAGTAAACGAGTTAACAGACAAACTAGGTAGCGCATTAACTGAGTGCAACATTCCCTACAACCCTGCAGACTTGCAGAACTTAAACCGTATATTGGCTTACTAAATACAGTATGAAAATCACAGATGTACTAGACGAAGCTGGCGCGGCCCCTATATACTATTTTGCCTACGGCATGTTAACAGACCCAGAACTGATGCCCGGTGCAGAATTTGTTAGTCGTGCAGAGCTAAAGAACTTTGTGTTTGAAATGTTCACTTATGCCAACGTATTTCCATATCCCGGAGCTAGAGTAATTGGTAGCTTGTGGGCAATCGATAGACAGCTACTTGCTCAACTGGACCAAACAGAGGGCTACCCAAGTTTATACGATCGCAAAACAGTTCCAGTATTTGCCAATGGAAAGCGCCACGAAGCAGAGATCTATACAATGACTCCGGAGACTCGTGAGTACATGCAAGGCACAGAACCAAACGATGCGTATATTGCTCGATTGGAACGCGGATACAACAACGCAGGAATTCCGTTGCGACAGCTAGACGATGCACTAGATGCCATTTATTCTGCACAAGATCTTGAAGAGGGATGGAAAGACTGGGCTGCTACTGGCGCACTTGCTGCGGGCATGGCGTTAGGTGGTGGCGCAGCTGATGCTAAATCTGCGCCACATGCACAACCTAAGGCAACAGCACACCATGTAGCCAAAGCTGCACAACCTAAAGTAGCAACTCCAAAAGTAGCACAACCAGACACATTTGGGGTGAGTATGAATATGGGGCCCGAGCATACTCTACAACGTACTGCTATCAGAGCAGGCATTAAAGGGGCAGAACTAGCACAATTCATGGCACAAACACGTCACGAAAGTGCAGATTTTACACGAATGAAGGAGATCGGCGGCGCCAAGTACTTCCACAAGCGTTACGACCCCAAGGCTGCACCGGGTATGGCTAAGACCTTGGGCAATACACATGCAGGGGACGGAGTTAGGTATCACGGTCGTGGCTTTATTCAAATCACCGGACGCGACAACTATCGCATGGCAGGAAAAGCGTTAGGGTTGCCGTTAGAGCAAAAGCCAGAGCTTGCTGCTAACCCAGAAATTGCTGCCAAGATTGCAGTGTGGTATTGGCAAACTCGCGTTAGACCTAACGTACACAACTTCAATGACACTGCCACGGTCACTAAATATATTAACCCTGCGCTCAGAGGACTGCAAGATCGCTTGCACAACTTCAAAGAGTACACTGTAGCGATGAACATGCGATGAAAATAAACGAAATTTTAACAGAAGCCCAAGTACTTGATGAATTAATCACTAGTGATCACCGTGACAAGATTGAGCAAGTAATGAAGGCTGCGGGATATACTGAGTTGGGCGCAGGCGCAGACGCTTCAGTCTATGCAAAAGACGCTCACACTGTGATTAAAATCCTTATGCCAGAGAGTGGACAGTTAAGTACAGGTGAAAAGACATTCCTGGACTTTTATCAATACGTAACCACTAGCAAGCCAAATCCATTCTTGCCAAGATTTGTTAAGATTCAAGGGCAACACCATACACGTTTCGAGATCGACGGCGAACAGTTTAGACAAATTGCCATGGAACGCTTGCAACCTATTCCAGCTGGTACTGCGCTACAAGGTATTGTTTGGATTATGAGTGAGTGTGCTGCCCGTCAACTCAGATGGCAAGAGGTATTAGATGACTTCATGACTGAAAGTGATCTCTGGCGTTACTGGGGCGGCGATCCTGATGTTCCGGAACTAGTGCATAACGAGTTCATGGACCATCGTAAGCAAAGCTACTACGAAGCCCTGTACATTACTATGGTCATTCTAGCTAGACTAGGCGCACATAAAGGTTGGGGATGGGACTTGCATACAGAAAACGTTATGCAACGTGCAGATGGTACGCCAGTTATCATTGACCCTTGGTATCACGACGTACTAGGAACCATATGAAAATAAAAGAATTACTTGAGCATAGCGATTGGCCGCAAGATCCCTATTACACAGAAGAGCGCACTCGCTCGTTGTACCTATCGATTAAGGCTGTGCAAGACTATGCAAATCATATTGGCATACGATTAGATATTAAAGACCATTTCTTTGATCAGTTACTGGCTAAACGTGGTATGAGTAGGATCGAGCCTGGTATGTTAATTGACACATTTGGTCGAATCATTAATAGAGGCTTGCATTTGTTCAGAGCAAAGCCTGACGGTACTAACTTAGTATTCTATGATCCGCACACTAATTTGAATATCCCGTTTATTAAGATGGGCAAGAACAAGTTTCAGTTACGCACAGTTATGCGTGACACACGCTGGCTTGGCCCAGAACCAAAAGTTACTCTGAACTGATCTTAGTAACGTTTGCAGCCCTGCCATTACTAATGGTGAATTCCACTAGCTGGTCTTTTGTTAGTACTTGAAATCCATCGCTAATGATGTTAGTGTAATGAACAAACACTTCATCTAACGATGGGTATGCAATGATAAATCCGTACCCTCGTTGGGCACTAAACCACTTGACTTTACCCAGCATCTTGCTCTCCACGAAAAAAAGCATGGTACACTGCAATCCCTAAACATTGAAGTGCTGTTTGTTCGATCACTGCTTGAATGTCACGGGGGTACTCTAGCACATCTTGAATAAAGACATCAAGTAACAGTAGTGTTAATATGATACCCAAGGCTTTCATAAATTCTTTCGTTGGTAATTAGTTGGTGTTAACTACATTGTATGTAGATTTTGATAGTTAACTGTAAGTGTTGATCACTTTTTGTTAACTTACGTATAATATAACAGACAACCGGTGTAGTCGATAGCAAAAAATTGCTAGTTACCAGTAGTAACTGCTGGCATCTCCTGAAAAATCATAGCAAAAAATTGCTAAATGTGTTAGCTATAGAGGTTTTAGCAGTTTTAACAATTTGCTGTACCAACGAAATTTGCAAAACAATTTTTCTTAAAGATAAATAATTGTGTTGCAACAGCAACCGCCTAAATCAGATCAATACGGCGTAAAAACTAAACTTCATTCAACACCACGTTGGTAGATCGAGCTTTATCCCGAGTTTAGGTAGGTATACAATATAAAATTTATTGCATACCTATCTTTACGCATCAGGGATAACATGTCAAATGAATTAAAAAATATGTGTAACTCGTTGCAGTTTGATACAAACGGCAATGTAGTCATGCGAACGGTTGCAGCAATCAGCAGCGATCAGTTTGCACAATTACACAACGACCTAGTAGGGATAGCTCGTCTATTAAGTAATCAATCTCAGGCATTTGTGTTTACACAAACTACGCCTAGTGCAGTCTGGGAGATACATCATAGTCTAGGATACTTTCCAATAGTCGGGATTTACGATAGCACTGGTACAGAAATGACCGGCTCTGTTAGAAACGTAGATCCAAATAATTTAACAATTCAATTTTCATTCCCTACCACTGGCACCGCCAGATTACTATAATAAAAGGAAAATGTAATGCAAGTATTAACGAATTTAGATTTTAGCAACACAGGCTCAATCACAAACTTACCAAACGCAACAGCGGCGCAATCGCCGGTTACGTTGGCACAGTTGACTTCAGCAGTTGAGGGAATGAAGCACAAGGAAAACGTCCGCGTGGCAAGCTCCGGTACTAACGTCTCAGTGGCTAGTCCAGGAGCAACAATTGACGGCGTAACCATGGTTGTTAACGATCGTGTGTTGTTAAAAGATCAAACTAGTGCATTAGAGAACGGTATCTATGTATGGAATGGCGCTGCTGTTGCAATGACTCGTGCAGCAGATGCTAATGCCAGCAGCGAATTGTCAGAAGCTGTTGTTACTGTAACATCAGGCACAAATGGCAGCACAACGTTCCGCCAATCTACTGTATTACCTGTGATCGGAACTGACGCTATTGCGTTTGTTACATTTGGCACCGTTGCTCCCCCTGCAACTACTTCCACAGCTGGTATTACTGCCCTTGCTACACAAGCCGAAGTTGATGCTGGTACTGTAGCTAATAAACCAGTAACTCCTGCGACATTAGCAGCCTATGCAAATCGTGCCCGCAAGACGTCAGCAGTAATCGGCGATGGTGCGGCAGTGACATACACTGTGACTCACAACTTTAATACTCGTTTAGTTGACGTTGCGGTATATCGTACTGCTTCTCCGTACGACCAGGTGATGGTTGATACTAAATTAACAACCGTTAACACTGTGGATATTGCCTTTGCTGCCGCGCCAGCTGCTGGCGCATTTACGGTTGTAGTTATTGCGTAAGGATAGTCAATGCAATACTTGGGACCAATTACAACGGGAACAGGTGCATTAACTGCACTTGGGGTAGATGCAGCCGGGACACTAATCAAAGTGGGAAACGTTACAACTACCTCAAGTGGGTTAATGTCTACTATTGACAAGACTAAACTAGATTCGTTGCCGAATTCTTTTAATAGTGCATTGCTTGGGTCGTGTTTAGCATATTGGGACGGGGTTGCAGATCCAACACTATCCACTAACCCTGGGGTATATCCTGTAGGTACAAAAACAGGATCTGCTGCGTTTACCGCCGGAACAGGCATGGTGTTAACTACTGCAATAAACGGTATATCTGGGGCAGTGGGCTGGAACTTTACTCAGATGCCCTTTATGCACGCCAGGTTTACATATCTTGCTGGCGGCGGCAATGGTGCTGATGCAACATGGTTTTATTGTTTTTGCGATCAGGTGCCAACAACAGAAGGTGGTGGTCCAAATACAAAAGGCTATATTATTGGATTAAGCGAATACCATGGGTCTGCGGTACTATCGTGGGGCAATAATGGCGGAGGATCAGCATCTTGGACCGGGACTAATATGACCGGGCAGTTAGCATCTGCGGCCGTTACTGGCATTGCGGACAACGTAAATCATGTAGTTGATGTTTACATATCACAGAATCGCATTGTTCTTAAACGAGATGGTACTACATTAATTGACTATAAGGATACAGTAATACGAGATCTATCTGGAACACTATTTGGATTCGGTGCAAGAACTGGCGGTTTAAACAATAACCACATCATTAAGAATATGATTGTGGTAAAGAACGGAGTTAACGTGGCAGACTTTGGGTTCTAGTCTACTTGCTTGTAGATAAACTCAGCTTCAGGTATACGGGTTCTACCGTTCTTACTACCCAACACAACAACGCGGCGCAGGCCGCGTTCTGTTTCAACTGTTAAAATGATACAACCACCTGCTGCGTTAGTGGTACCAGTCTTACTAACAATGAACTTGTGCTTGTGACCTATTAAGGGATTGGTTTGTTTAAAGATCAACCATTTCTTCTTGTTCTTAATTTCCACTTTGGTCTTGGTGGCCGAGTCCACAATAAGATAATTCTTCTCTGCTACGTTCAATAACAGTAACAAATCTTCTGCGGTGCTGGTATTGTCTGCTAGCAATCCAGTAGCATCAACATAGTTAGTATGTCGCATACCGTACTTCATAGCGTTAGCATTCATATCGCTGATGCAATTGCCGTACCCGCCCACGTAATGTCTGCATAGCAGGTCTGCTGCATGGTTGTCGCTTTTGACTATTGCAAGATTGATAAGCTCTTGCCTAGTTAGGCGTAGAGTTCGATTGTAGGCTATAGATTGATTTAGATCCTGTTTTGCTTCCATCACTGTTAGCACAGTCATTACCTTGGTAATGCTGGCCATTGGGCGTATGGTACCAGTGTCTTTACTGGCTAGGATTTGGTTTTGTTCGTCTGCAATGAGCCAGGACTTTGCAGTAAGGTCGCTAGTGTCGTCGATAGTTGTGGCAGGTTTCGCCCAACTAATGCTGCTGGCAAGTAATGCCAAAATAAGTATAGTGCTACGCATTTGTCAAAGTAGTTTAGCATAGATGCCAACGATATTAAAGTGTTTAGGTTATTCGTGGATTTCCGAATACTGTTTCAATTGCCATGCCGCTTTGTAGCTTGCGTTGGTAGGTTCCATGGTCAACCATCTTTAGATGCGGATCATTGAATAAGAACTTCAGCAAGTGTTCGCTGTCTACCATTGGTACTGGTAAACGCTTTAGGGTTGCTCGCATAGCATCACTACTTTCAATCCAGAAACCTGGCTTGTTAAGCAACTGAGTCACTTTGTTTATCACACGGTCTTTGCTTTGTTTTTGCCCATCGTGCCCGATGCCTTGGATCTTATACCCAACCCATTGCTCGTTTGCCCTAGGTCCACGATAAAATACACACGCATCAACTTCAGGATCTTCATCCCAGTCAATGACGTTCCAGTCGCTTGGAATAACATCTCTAATGCTAGTAACGAAACTGCCGTGTGCAGTAGAACCGTAGGCGTTGTTAACTAGATCAATTAAATTGTCCCCAAGCTCTTGCTTATCGGCATTGGATACAACTAATTCCCATAGATTTTTAGGCAGGCTAACTTCTGTAATACGCATCTAGTATTTATAGCATCGTTCCGGTCTTGGGAAAACGGTAACGCACATCTTTACCGATGCTAATAACGCAAGCTGCTTCGCTGTCAAACTCAATAATAGTGAATGAGCCGGTTTCTTTATTAAGGTACAACGCCATTGCAACGTCGCTCATATTTGAAGTTGTGCCCATTACCATTGGTTCTTCGCCGTACTTGTCTTTAAGATCCTTCATTAGGACTTTAACAGGAAAGCACACAATCTTCTTGTTTGTTTCCACTGGTTTTTGTGCATACGATGCAGCACATGCTAGAGCAAGACAGAGAGCAATAAGGTATTTAGACATGCAAATACTTATCGTACTCGCTCCCACCACGCAATGAAAAATAGAATCCCAATTATGGCCCATTTAGTTAAGCCAACTGATAGCGCAAGTAGAACAGTATACGCTGACCCTACCCCTTGTTCCAGCAACCATGCTAGAATACTTTGTTTTTTCTTTTTCACAATTATCGTCCAATGTACTTTTTAGGTGACATTTCTAATCGACGTTGTTCTTCCGTTTTTGGTACCCATTCGGTGCCGTACTGTGGATATTTTTGAATTCGGTCTTCTACGACATACATCATTAGCACAATGCTAAATCCTATGCCGAGAATCATACCAATGGCGCCAACTCCTTCAATGAAGTATTTGTCCATTAGTTGTTTTTTACGTTTTGCTGCAAGCTCTTCGTTGCGCATCTTACGAGCAATAAGCACACGTTGGGTTTGACCCATGTGCTTCATCATAGCTTCTACTTCGGTGTATAACGCACCTAGCTCAGGTGGGCTTTGATATACCATAAGCTCACGTAGGTCTACACTCATTTGCTCTAGCTGCTTACGCATTAGAACACGTTGTAGGGCACGTTTACCTAGACTGGCATCGCCTGTGTATACTTCGTTTTCCGCACGGCGTTCTTCTTCTTCCATAATGGCCAAGCACTTATAGAAGTTGTCATAATACTCGCCTAGCTTTTCCCCGATTTCTTGATAGATGCCGGTATGCTGCCCTTCGTTAGCCTTCTTGTTTAGCTCAACTACTTTGTTCTTTTCTTGTATGAACTGGTTACGCTGCTCAACTGTGGCTGGCTTTTCCGGTGGGTGAAGTTTCTTAAATTGATCGTCGAGATCTTTAAGTACGTCTTTAACTTCACCTGCGGCACCCTTAATATCCCTGTATAATTTGCAGCCAGCCTTAACTGCGGAGACAGCTCCGTTAGCAAGTGCAAAGAGGGTTAATGGATCCAAAGCGCATCTCCTGTTATTATTATTGTTAGAGGGCTACCCTAACTTATTTACAGGAGGTTTGCTCTAGATTAAATGCTGCTAATACGTTTTAGGATTTCTTCGTAAAAACTGTCAACTTCGCCACCAAACCGCCCAATAAGGTGTACGCTTAGGTCTTGACAAATCTTGTAATCTTTACGTTTAAGAGCAGCAACGAAATCATTGTGTAGCTTAGTTGAGTGCTCGATTGTGGTAATTTCAGTTAGGGCGATTTTCTCTGCAGGAACTACGCAAAACACATCGAGTATTTTGCCTTCTACCTCCAGGGTCTCAAGCTCTAGAACTGTATAACGCTCTTGTAGCTTTTCTGCTACGTCTTTTCCAAAAATAAGTTGCATGTTATTCCAAATAGTAATCTTTGCTCCAACAGGCTTTAAATCCTGTTGCGATGTTGTTAACATCATTCTTCCAGTAATCGGGGATAATACTCCACACTTTGTCTAGGCCAGTTTTCCATATACGTTTTGCACTATCTTCTTGATTCAAATTAAAGAACCACTCATCTCTTGGACTAAAAATAATGCTAGCCGGCTTACCGGGACTAAATGTGTCTATGTTCCAGTTAGGATATATGACACTATGTACCCCGTGATTATTTAACCAGTACTTGACGCCATTGACTTCTTTATATGCCAAATCACTTTTGTGATTGCTAATAAAGGGGCTTGTTGTTAGATTGTTGTTTAGATAGTTTTTAAGCAGGTGCCCTTGCTTGATTACAATCTCGGGCATGTCCGGAGTCCAATAAAACAATTCGTCAGTGTAGGGCAATTGCCCTGCAAAGCTCTTAACTGTTGGTCCGTTATCTAGAAGATCCATAAATCTAATAGAGTACTTGCCGTTGATGTGTAGCAGTCTAGGCTTATCGTGTCCCCATAGCAAACAGAAACTCTTGCCGCTGTGAATAATGTCAGCCCATTCTTTGATCTTTAGTCCTAGGCTTTCTCGGACTGCACTGTTAGGAGTAAAGAACATGTTAAGGTCCTGTATCCAGTCTAATCCAGCTTGGTTAAAGTAGTCCACAGTCATCTGACTCAGATCAATAACTCGATGTTGCATCCATGGGCAATCTTGTTTTAGTTGCTTGGCTCGCGGGCCGCTAACCTTAAACAGTTCGCAGTTTAAGTTGTTGTCCTTGTCGCCTGTGGCAGCATAATTGCTGAAGGAAGCAATTTCGTCTAGTTTGATATCGTTGTCGATAAAACTTTGCAGCACAGTTTCGCTGTCTGCGCCGCCACTATACATCAGCACAATATAATCGTACTTGTCTCGAAGCTGTTGGGCACGGGCTCTGTAGAGCTCTAGTATATGCTGCTGGGGCTCCACTTTCCAGTTATAACACGAAAGTGCAGCTTCATTGAAATCCCAATGGGGGTGAATACCAGTCTTAGTGTGCAGCTCAATTGCTTCTATTTTGCTATGTGTTATAAGGTTGCCAACCCTATAATGGCCTAACTTGGTCATCTTCGTTTTTCTAAACCCAGCTTGCAGAACACTTGCTGCACTGCGTTTGCTTGACTCACACAATCTTCTAGCGCATTGTGTAGGCCGACTTTGCCTTTAACTCGTGGGTCGCCGTGTACTTTGAACAGTGTGCGCGAGTCTGCGATTTGCCAGAATTGCCATGGGGTAGGCCAGCCATATTGCTCATACAAGTTTTCAAGAATAGCAATATCAAACACAGGGCCCTGGCACCAAATGTTCTCTACTCCCACTAAGAACTTGTTGAGCTGCCGATACATATCCTCTACTGGGATACGACCTTCTGTGCCCAATGCTTCTTCACGCACATCCTCGGCTTGCCGCATCCACCATTGCAGGGTGTCTTCTTGGACAGTGCGTCCTCTCGCTATTTGCTCGTCGGCATCCGGTCGTATATACAAACCAGGTCCCGGGTCTTCCATTGTGTATGGGTTGAACTTAACTGCACCTAGGGTGAGAATTACACACCCTGGGCGAGTTCCTAGCGTTTCTAAATCGAGCATTACATCCATGAGTTATTATATGCGGTTAAGTTGAGAATGTCAATCGAGATTAACTTGTTGGCGAATTTTCTGGAACTGAGTTGCTAGAACTTCTAACTGGTGCGGTACTGTTTTTGCTGGCCGTTGCCCTAGCTCTGCTAATTTGGCCATTGTTTCTGGTTGGTCAATGATCTTTCTGATCTTCTGCAACAGTTCTGGGTTGGCGTTTTTATTTGCAACCAATATAGACCATCGAGTGTACCCAAGATCACTAACTCTCAATTCACGAAGTGTTGGCACATCAGGATACGAAGGCAGTCGTTCGGCTGACATAACCACAAGCGGTCGTACTTTGCCTGCTTTAATGTGCTGGTCAAGTACAGTGTCGGCTTCCATGATGTAATCAATTTGGCCACCTAGCACATCCACAATTGCCTGGGATTGGCCCTTGTAGGGAATTCCAACAAAATTACCCCGGCGATTACCAACAATAGCGCCTGCAACGTGGGTGCCAGACCCTACTCCGCTATGACCATAAGTAACCTGTCGAGTTTGCGCAATATCAACCAGTTGCTTAAACGTTTTAGCAGGGTGCGAAGTATTAACTACCAACATTGAAGGCACAGTACCTAGATGCTTTACTACAACAAAGTCGTTAAGCTCATAATCAATTTGTGTTGCAGTACCAATGCCATCTGTTAGCCCGTTACTTGCGGCCATAATAACTGTTTCGTTGCCTTGATATTTTGCAAGATAGTTATAGGCAATGAATCCACCGCCACCTAACCTGTATTCCACAACTGTGGCGATGCCGTTATCTTCTAAGGCTGTTTGGACAGTTCTAGCCACACGGTCAGTGACCCCACCGGCTTGGTACTGTACGACTATTTTAACTGGTTGTGCAAACACAGAACTTGCAAACAACACCATTGAGGCTAGAATTAATTTCATTTATTTTGTCTTTTTAGTTTCGGCGTCTGCTACACGTTTGCGCAAACTGCTGCTAGAGAAACTGTGATCTCTGCTGTTGAAGATATGCTGGATACCAATGTGCGAACCTTCTGCACGACCTGTAAAGTCTTGGCTTTCGTATTCTACGCCCAAGATGCGCACATCAATGGGCAAGATAAGAATCAAGTCACGTAGGTCTTGTTCAGTTTGGTACACGACAATTTCATCAACAAAGCGACATGCACTCAGTTGGATTTGTCGTTCCACTACACTTTGGATAGGCTTGTTTTTGGTATCAGGGCGATCGATTGTGGCATCAGTTTGCAGGCCCGCAATCAAGTAATCACAGTGGTTCTTAGCTTCTGCTAGCATGGCAATGTGTCCTGCATGTAGCAAGTCAAATTGACTGAAGGTAATGCCAATGACTTTACCTTCATCTTTAAGCTGTTTGATCTTATTGAAAATCATGCTATTAAATTTTTCTTTCTCTGTTTGAAGTCCCCGCAATGAGCACACTTCTTAACCTGCACAATGTAGTTGCCTCTATACGTGCGCACCTCATTGGTATTATCCCATTTAGTCCATTTATGGAACCCAAAGCTGCACCAACGACTGGTTACCAATGGATCGTCGCCCTTTAGTACTCGGAATGTGTTTTCTTGTTCATTCATCTTCGTCAGTGGTTTCTGATAATTCATCTATACCTTCACCAGTGGTGTGTTGGTATGTTTTGTCGCCTACTATCCACTCGTCAGTCCAGAAGCGTTGGCTGTTACTGGACTCAGGTGGCGGAAGTAACGCAAGCATAGTGAATACTTGCTCACGCTCTTCGCCTTCTAGAATTCGAGTAGTTTTAAGCAAGCCGCAACGTTTTAGAAACGCACGAGCTTCCTCTCTAGTCTTGAACTCTTTGGGTTTGATCATTGATCAGCTTCGAGTTTGACTTGAAGTGGGAATCCGTTGTTACGTGCAAGCAGTGTGACTTCAACACCTTTTTGCTCTGCAATTTCGTAAGGGAGAGTTGCAACCACTGCCGAACCTTCTTCGTGGATTCGCATAGTCAATTGCTCAGAACTGTCATTGTCGTGATTGAAAACAGCCTTCAGCGTCTCAACAACAAATTCCATAGTAGTGGTATTGTCGTTAACGTAAATCACCTTGTACAAACTTGGTGGCTTAACATCGAAACGTGGTTGGATTTTAATTTGTTGACGAGTTTTGGTATTTGCCATAATTGAATTAAGTTAAACGTAGGGCGTCATTGCCCTACGTATATCACATTATATTACTTTTTGAAAGTAATAGCAATGGATTTTGGTTTCTTTTCTTCCGGAACAACCAGTTCCAGTTGAACAGAAAGGATACCGTTTTCCACAGTAGCGCCACGAACCTCTACGTTGTCTGCTAACGTAAAGTCACGAACGAAATTGCGGTTACTGATACCTTGGTGTAGATATTTCGGATCACTTGGTGTAGTAAGATCCTTAACCTTTTCGCCAGTTACAGTAAGAACATTGTCTGCTAGTTCTACCCCAATTTCGCTTTCTGCAAAGCCAGCAACTGCAACTTCAACCACAAAATTGGTGTCGTTAACTTGAACGATATTGTGTGGAGGGTAGTTGCCGCTTTTGCTGTTTGCAAATGTGCGATTCAATTCCTCAAACATGCGGTCAAAGCCAATGGCTGAACGATGTAGGGAAGGTAGGTCTAGAGTACGGATGTTGAATTGTGTCATGTTATTCTCCTATTAAGCAAGTTATGACGTTTAAAATGTAGCCCGATTATCGGCACTACATGTTTATTTATTATACAGACAAAAAGTCTGTGATCAAATTATTTTGGGCATCTACAACTTCAATACGTTTTCTGCTGCTGCTGTGGTATTGTGGTTTGTAGGTTAGTAGGAAAAAGCTGATACTTGTTGGATCCTCTAGTGTGAGGTACAAGTATCGTCCGTCGTTTTTGAGAGTGTATTGCTGCTGATAACGATCGCCCCAACGCTGCATATCCGTTCGAATAAAGGATATTGCAGTTTGGTTAATACCCACAGGGTTTCCTGGAAAAATGGTTTCGTCGGCGGGTAATCGAAACCTAACTTGCATCAGTACAGTTTCTTTGGCAAGCTCTCTGCTTGCAGTTTCTTTTGCCAGCGGCGCTTGGCTTGTGCCGCTGCTTTCTTACGCTTGGTAGTTGGCTTTTCGTAAAACTCACGTTCGCGAAGTTCTTGCAACTTGCCGCTCTCCATGATTTTCTTTTTAAATTTGCGTAAGGCTTTTTCAACGTTGTCGTTCTGCACAACTACGCTGCTGCCATAAAGTTTCATTCTTTCGTTCATTTTTATCCTATTCTATAAAATTAGGTGGGTCGTTATATTTAACCACTTTGTCAGTAATCTCTATCTTTTTAAAACCCTGCTTTTTAATTTCAGTTAGGGTGTACATATATGGTGTAAGAGTACGCTCTAAAATACTCTTTAGTCCACGAGCTCCAACCTTTTGCTGCACTGCCAAGTCAGCCACTGCTTCAATGGCTTCCAGTGTAAACATTAATTCCACTTCGTCTGAGGAGAAGTAAAACTTCATCTGTGCAAGCAAGTTGTTCTTGGGTTCAGTTAGAATCTTAACAAAGTCATCCTTGCTTAGTTCGTCAATTTGTACAGAGATTGGGAAACGTCCTGTGAACTCAGGGATCATTCCGAACTTTTGGAAATCGTCTGGGGTCACTTCTGTAACGTCGATTTGATCTTCGTTAGCCGAGTTGAATCCAATACTGGTTCCACGCTGTCTACGGTCAACAATCTTAGGTAGTCCAGCAAATGCGCCTCCAGCAATAAACAAGATCTTGCTAGTATCAATTTCCACTTGATCCATTGCTGGATGCTTCTTACCACCATTTACGCTGACCTTGCACTTGGTACCTTCTACTAGCTTGAGTAGAGCTTGCTGTACACCTTCACCGCTTACGTCGCGGGTTAGACTAGCTGATTCACTTTTACGTGCAATCTTGTCCACTTCATCTAGGAAGATAATACCTTGCTCACAACGAGCAACATCGTATTCTGCTGCTGCTAGCAAGCCTGAGATAATACTTTCAACATCATCCCCTACGTATCCTGCTTCGGTTAGTGTAGTGGCATCTGCTACAACAAAGGGCACGTTTAGATAACGTGCGATTGTTTTGGCCAGCAGTGTTTTACCTGAGCCGGTTGGGCCGTGAATTAGAATGTTCGACTTTTCTAGTTCCACTGAGCTTTCAAAGAAGATGCGTTTGTAGTGATTAACCACTCCCACACTAATTGCAATCTTTGCAGCGTCTTGGCCGATAATGTATTCGTCTAAGTGCTGTTTGATTTTAATTGGATCAAGTGCCTTGCCAATTTTCTTATCCTTGCGAATATGATCGTTGGCTTCTTTGTTAATGATGTTGCTACAAAGCGTGATACATTCATTACAAATGCCCGCGTCATTGGCTACAATTAACTTTTCAACTTCGTTGCGGCTTTTACCACAGAAGTTACAGTGGATCGGTTGAATGGTTTCGCTCATGGGCTCTTTTGATAAAATATTCTAATACGTTAGTGTATTTACGATCATTATTGATAAAGTTCTTTGGCCCGTAATGATATGTTTTTTCTGACCCAACAAATAGGTCTTTGATTGGACTTAGATCAGTGGCTGCGGTGTTTACTACGATTGCATCTACTTGCCCTGCTGCCTTAGTAAGCCAATTAACGTCATCTAATTCTGCACTGTAAAGGTACACGTTAAATGCTTCGTTATGCCCTGCACATAAAAATGCCAATGTTTCAACGTCAACTGGATCAACGTCAATTAACAATACTGAATGATTTGGATCTTCTACAAAATCCGGCGGGGTAATAAAGTTAGTTGTCATTTGTTCTTTAGATATTCGCGAATCTGCTCTTGTTCGCTCTCGCTTAGTGTTTCAACATCGTATTCGCCACTGTTGATTTTGTCAATTAGGTACTTGATGTATTCTTCATTGTAAGTGTAGCTATCAGTTGCTGCTTTGTCAACTTCAATCCATTTAACGCCATTGAACTTAAACAGTCTAGCTGGCAAGAAGTCTACACGCAGATACATGTCACCTTTGGTTGCAGATTCTGGAAACTTAGTTCCAAAGTCTGCGTTGGCTGCTTTAGCGCGATCAATATTGTCTGCGTGTGCATCTAGGTCTGGCACCCATGAATGACTAAGAGTCTTGATACGAGTATTTGGGTCAATGTGTTCTTCGACTACTTCTTTCATTGGACCAGTGTACTCAGGGGGAGTAATGTAGTCACCTGGACGTTCAACTTCGTCAATGCCCATTGCCAGGATCTTTGGTTCAGCGGGCTCAGTTACCGGCTTAAAAGCCTCCACGGACTTGATAAGTTGTGCCACCTGTTCTTCACTTAACGGGCCATCATCTTCTTCGTAAGCCGGCGCCATTACTTCCTCCTCGGTTAATGGACGGATGTTGTCTTCTTCATCTACAACAACTTCTCGTTTATACACCATTGGTGGCAAGTTTGAAAAATGCACAAAGGGTTTCTTTAGATACGCAAACAAATCCACTTCCACTGTAGGGGTAGACTCAGTAGAGACACTCTGAGCTGTGTGCTCAGCATCGACTACCGCGCAATCGTCTACTACGGACTGTTCTTCTACAGTGGGTGTGGGTTCGTGTGGTTCCCCGACTGCGTTATCCTCAACAACAGTCTGCGTATGTTTGTTCACCTCGACAGGTGTGTGTTCCTCCCCACGTGCCCACTTAAGGCTTTGCTGCGCCGCTAAAATTAACACAAGGGCTAATGGATCAAACACCGCAACGATCATCATAATAACTAGGCGCACGGCCTTTTCTAAGATGTTGGCGTCTGGATTGTCTCCGTAGATTAGTGCTGCAATGTATTTGATTGGGCCAACTTCGCTTTCTACTTTACGGAACTCTGCTGCTAGCGGTGCCCGTTCTTCAGAAAGTTGATTAATTGTTTTCTGTTCGGCTGCGATTTCGGACTGTAAGCGTTGGCGCTCTTTGAGCTGGCCCCTGCGTATTGCAACGGCTTTGTCGGCACCCTTTTCATCAGTTGAGCGTGCCATACTCTGGTCCACAGCCTCATCCATTTGTTTAAGTACTTTGCGGTTAGCATCAATATTGTCCTTGGCTGTTTTAATCTTCTCGTCGTAAATAGCAACTTTTGCTTGGCTGTCCCCGCTTACTAGACTTTGGTCACTGTGTGCTTTTGATAGGAATCCAAAGATGCCCATACTAGTTAGTACCATTAGGAACGCCACAGCTGGCACAAGGTATAACTTGTAGGTCCAACTAGCACGTTCCCAATTGAGTTTGAGCCAAACTGCGGCAGTGATTTTGCCCACGCCAAGTACTGCGCCCATGATAACAATGGGCCAAAAGGCTGCGGAGAAGATGGCAGTAAGACCTACGATTGAGTAGTATTCTGCAACGGCACTAATAACTAGTGCAACTAAGAGTGTGAAGTATCCGAATATCATAACGTATATTTATAGGGTTTAGTCCTACACTATACGTTATGATGTTGATGAAGTCAAAGACTTTGGTGATTATTTGTTGACACTAGCGTACAAGGTAGTTGTAGTTGTACCAAAACTAATAAACTCATAAACACCCATTCGGGTTGAGTTTAAGTTAGCGCCAGCGTTGTTGCCAGTGGTATTAATATCTGCTACCCCGGTATTTACAGCATAGTTTGTGCCAGTTGCGTTAACCACCACAACTTTAACATTACGACCTGCAATAATATTGGTATGAGCAATAGTTATAGCACCAGTAATGTTAACAAATACATATTGATCTGTCGCATAGTCGATAGTCAATGTACCACCCGCGCCCAATGTGCCAACGTTGCGAGTATTTCCACGATAGGTTTGTGCAGACACATATCCAACTGTTGAAACGTTTCCAGCGATGTACGCATCTTTGTTGATTGTAGTAGTTCGGTTGAGCACCAAATTGGCAGTGGCCCCAAGTTGACCGATTGTAATGTCGGTTGCTGTTGCCGAACTATAAATGGTATTGTTACCATAGGTTGTAGTTCCAACTCGAAGGTTACCTGCACTTACGTTAGCTGTGGTGACAATGTTAGAACTAATACCGTTTGATAGATATGCGGCGGTATTTGCATTGGCATTAGTTACTAAACTGTTAATAGATACTTGTTGCGTAGCTGCGTTAGCTGTCCATGCAGTTGTTACGGCATCAACATACGATTTCATTGCAGTGTTGGCAGTTACAATAGCTGCGTTTGCCCCAGTAATTTGATTTGCTTGTGCGGCTGCGTTTGCAGTTAATGTAGCAAATTGGTTAGTTAAGTTAGTTGCACTCACGTTGCCAGCAGTAACGTTGCCAACTACTCGCAGGTTATCACCAATTTGGAATTTAGTTACGCCATCGTCAACGGCACCAGTCATAATCCAACGACCTAAGTGTACGCGACCCGCTTCTTTGTCTGCGGTGGTACCATCAGTGTGGAACACAATGTCGGTACCAGTTGATTGAGTACCAACAGTTAAGTTACCGCCGTTTATAAACACATACCCGTCATTGGCATACTGAATGCTGTACGCTGGCTCGCTATAGTTACTGGAATTGATACCAATGTCAATGTAATTATTGGTCTCGCCACCGATGTCGTTGGCTGCAACAAAGTCAGTGGTTGCGCCTGCATTGCTGCTTAAATTTTGATTGTAGACTTGGCTGTATTGTGGAACGTTTGCTGTAAACTGTGCAACGTTAAGGTACTCAACTAATGGAACAACACCAACATTTAGTTTCTGACTAAGGTATGCTTCACCAGCATATAAGTGATTCCATTCGCGTGTTGTACTACCAAGGTTTTGTCCGTTTAATGAAGTTGCTGGTATAACGCTTACATTACTGCGCCAGGCCACTTGAGCATTGTCGTATGTCCAGTCTGCAACGCTAGCACCAGCAATATTGGCCACTAAAAATGCTGCGCCATCTGCTGCAATGGCACTAACTGCATTGGCAGCAATAGTAAATGTTTTTGTATCAACTGTGGTTACTACTGCGTTGGTTGTTACTGTTGTACCAACAACGTTCAAGTTACCGTATACAGTCAAGCTACCAGCAATGCTACTGTTAGCAGTTACGCTAGTGGTGTTTAATGTAGATGCAGTAACGTTGCCAACCGCGATATTCCCAGCAGTATCTCGGGCTACTAGAGTGCTTGGTGTGTTATTTGGTGTACCATCTGTTTGCAATACCAAATATCTAGTGGCACCAATGGCATTAAACGAACCAGTAACGTGGTTGCTGTTGTTGATTGCCTGGATAGCTGCGGTTGACTGCACAGTGCTATCGCTGAATTTAAGATTACCTGCGGCAGTGATACTAACTTGGTTGTCAATAGACATTGGACCAAATACGCTAACATTACCTGTGAAATTGCTTTGGCCAAAGTTAGCAGTGGCACCAGTGGTGTTAACGTTGCCATTAATAGTCACATCGCCGATTAAGGTAGTTGACCCATTTGAGGTAAAGTTACCAATTGCTTGTGTGGTACCTTGGCTAATTGTGTTGCCACTTACAAATACGTTAGTACTGTGGATATTACCAGTAGTAATACCAGTGTAGTCCATGGTCACACTTAATGTTCGTTGTGTGCCACCGTTTGGACTTGTGTAAAACTGAATCTGTGTTCCGCCATTGGTGTCGGTGAAATCTTCTGTGGCAACAAAGCGGATATCACTTGCTGCTCGGCCGATTCCTTGGTCAATTACAAAGTTTGTGTCGCCGTAGCCAACTGCACCCCAACGTCCAATGGTGTCGCCTGTTTTTGTTGCTGTAGGTGTAGCACTTGTGCCACGACCTGCACGGTTAATAGTTCCCGGGAACGTACCAGTTCCAAAGGAGTCGATTGCAAAGGTGTTGGTTACGCCATCGTTACCAACTAGTCGTAGGGTTGTTCCTGCCACTTGCGGAACAGTTGATACCATGCTACCGCCATTAATTAATAAACCGTTGTCGCCTAGAGTTAATGTTGGTACGTTAATGGTTGTAAAGCCCTGAGGGTCTACATCAAAGGCAATGGTACTACCCAATCCATCTGTGTGAACATGAAAGCTACCGTATACGCTTACGTTTCCTGTTCCGCTAGCAACTAAATCCAAATCTTCGTTGAGCCCCAGAGTAGTGATACTAGCACCAGTAATGACCAAGTTACCAATGTTAGCACTAGTAACCGCAACATATACTGGCTTACCGTTTGGGGTAACACCGTCACTGATACGAATTTCACCTGTGTCGTTACTAAAGAAAATCTGTCCGGCCTCGCCGATGTAGGTGTCAAACGGTGCCTGTGTTAGTCCAGACTTAACTTTTCTTGTTAACGCCACAGTATTACTCTCCTGCGTCTTCGCCGGCTTGGGCTACTATTTGAATTCCTGCCATTTTCTTCATTTGATCTAACGGGTCAGCACACTCATCATCAAATGTGCTTTCAACGCCCACTGCCTTTTTCAACAATTCTAATTTTTGTTGTAACGGGGCTTGCATTGATGTTGGGTTACCTTGCTCGTCGTTTGGTACTTCCACTTTATGGAACTTAGGACTTTGGTCCTGCTGTGGTACAGTTGCTGCTCCACCTTCTGCACGTTCAATGGCGTCTGCTAATCCACGTAGTATTTCTGCTGCTTTCATTTTATATCCTTAAGGGTTAACCACTGCTGTTGCGCCAATGCCACTAACATAATTGGGATCCAAAGTCATTGGACGCCCTTCTGTTGGTGCAACTTCGCCGGGGCTAGTGTATTGGTTATATGGACGATAACTATCTGTTCCCACTTGTTGTCTATCAACTGCTGCAATATTTGCAAGTTTATAATCCCTGCGGTCTTCTTTAGAAAGAGCGTTAAGTGTGGCGTTAAAGGATTGTTGGTAGGAATAGCTCATAGTTATGTTCTTTTAGTTATTTATGAGGCCAAAAGGAAACCCGCACAAAGGCGGGTCCATAATATACATAGAGATTGATTAGTGTATTGCAGCTGACTCGTAATCTTCGCCGGCTACTTTAAGCATAGCAGAGTGTAGCACTAGGCGTTCAAACTCCTTTATTTCATCAAATGTAGCGGCAGATTCTGGTAGCACTCCGTGGCATACATCCCAAAGACGCTGTATATCTTCTTCCTCTAGCCAGCTATCAAATGTGCTCACAGTTTAGCCTTGATATTTGCAATGACTTCTTTGGCGTCTGCATAGTCCATCATTTCCATGAAGTTGTCCTGAGCTTGCCCTTGAAACTCGCCAAATTGGCGCTGGAAGTTTTCCAGATCACGCTTGGTCAGCTCAATGCTAAATGTGTAACCGTTGATAGAAAGTGGCTTGTTGTTCATGATATTTTCCTTGGTGAAGAACGACGATCGCTATAGAGTTGGTCTCCGCGATCTCTGATTAAGTCTGCTGCTGCTTGAGGGTCTTCCTCAAACATGCGAATCATGCTGTCTTTATCAATGCTGGGTGTGGTATTGATTTTGTAGATTTCGTAATTACGCTGTGGATTGTAGCGAGCCCGCAACTGCATCATGTGAATCATTTTTGTGATTTTATTTAATGCTTCGTTGTGCGGCTCTACATTGGGATTCTTAATGCGCTCAAAAATACTTTCGCGCTCAAAGTCATCGCAGCGCACGAGATCATCTGTAATGTCCACGCAGGCTTCAAGGCCTTCGCAGTCCCAGCTGAGGATGAAAGTATTTGTCTTGCTCATATTACTTAACCAATGCGTAGGGCTTGTTCCAACGACCTACGTTTACATCCACGTACCAACCAACGTTGAAGTAGTCAGTTTGGATGTCGCTTTTGTTCCAATTGCCGTCATTCATGACTGCAAAGATTTTGCGCAAGAACACCAGTGCAACACCGTCAAAGTGTTCCTGGAACCAGTAAGGATTCACATCCAAGCTGTCTTTGGCCTTGCGCCACTCGCTGCCATGTGACTTGGCTTCGCTAACTTTGTTTGCGTTACCAATGAAGTCAATTTCACCTTGGCTAATGTTAAGCACAAGAGTAGAGTGATGACGTACTGCAATGCTGGCCTTAACTTTGTACTCTTTGCAAATTGCACGAAGTTGTGGGGCCAATTTTGCTTTAAGTTCTTGACTAACGTATGCCATCTTCTACTCCTGTTTTGCTTTGCTATGTAGTTATTATAGCAAGAAATCCATTTCGGGTCAACCAAAATTCAGCACTAAAAAGTACTACTTTAGTTGGATAACTGCAATAGCACTAAAGTGGCGTCAGATTCGTTAGTAAAGCTGATCCAATAAGGGCGGTAGCCGTTGTAGCCGCGCACAGGAGAACCAAAGTTGGATTTCCAAATTGGACTATGACCATAATAGGAATATTGACTGCCAAGAGTGTCATGCAGAATGCGTTCAATCTTTGGACATTGTTTGCTATCGTAGCTGTCGAAACGAAACGCCCATTGGTGATGGTGTTCCTTGTATGCCTTGTGGGTTTTGTTTAATTTTACCAATCTCATGCTAATGCCCCAATGTCAACATCACCATAGTGATGTAATGTTCTTCCCGCATGTAAATGCGTCTGCGCTTGGCTTTGGTATTCATCTCGAACCGGTAGTGCTCATTGTACTTGCGGATATTAAATCCATTTGCAGTGGGCACTGATTCGTGTGATAGCCCATACATTTCTGCAAATGCTGGGATCAATTTTTTGAATAACTCCCGCTCGCCGTGCCACAATAACTCGCAGATGTACACTAACCCTTGATTGTGGAACTTGTACCTACCATCACTTTTGAACACTCTCATATCTTGTCACCAAATCTTTTGCGTTTGCATCCAACTGTTTCATGTGCTTGTCCAGCTTGTCCTGAAACTTGTTACGATCACTTTTTGCCTTTTGCCAATCTTCCCACATCTCTAGGGCTTGTGAGCCTTTAGCTAGGATGCTGCCTTTATACACCACTTGTTTCATTGTCCCATCCTGTCAGGGTTGATTTGCCAACCCATGTCTGAATTTTCTTTTTTCAGTTTTTCAAATTGGTCAACGCACACTTCTACGTCAGCAAGGATACGCTTGAGTTCGTCAACGTTGACCTTTAGCATTTGGCACAGAGTGCTCGTTGCCAGAGTTGGTTGCGGCGAAGACTTATAACTTTCCAGCAACTGTTCCTTGCCGGCGATTGTGTTACGCAGATTTTCTGCTACGGTTTGGATGTTCATACTTTTGCTACCTGTTCTGGAAATTTCAAACATTCATCCGCCGAATAAGACCAAGATTTATTAGTAAGTTGTATCTTTACCTTCTTTGCAGTAAAGCCGGTAATGATTCCCATTGATAGGGACATTGTATATCCATTCTGAGGGATCAATACTATTTGATTGCCTACTGATAGTTCTTTACCAGTTACATCTTTCATTCTTCAACTCCGAAATGTTTCTTGGCTACTGCTACACCTTCGTCAACATCGGTATAGTGTAACACAATATTGGTTACTTCTTTCACAATCAACTCGGCGAACTTTTCTGGATCAATCTGTTGTACGGTTTCAAGAGTAGTCCATCCGTCAATGCCTTTGCAAGGAACATTTTTAACTTCAACCATACACTGGTCAGCAAGTTGTTTAATCAGTTTGTTCATTTGTATTCCTTTACCAAGCGATCCATCTCGCGATCAAAACCAACAATAGCCTTAGTCTTGTACTTGAGTGCCCTACGAGCATAGCGGTTGCGTTCTTCTGTGGACTCTGCGAACTCTACGAAGCTGGCCCAGGAATCAGCCTTTTCAATCAAATCAACCACTGTGCCTAGTGCAATGTAAAACATGGATTCGACTTTCATTTACTGCTCCTGCTTTGTTTCTGTATGTATATATTATACAACCAAAACCATTTCGGGTCAACCGTTTTTCATGACAGTAATAGTCCCGGGGTTATTGTAACCCCTAAAATCGCTAGGGGTGTCGACCTCGTAGTTGAAATTGGGACGGAATCCATAGTTGTCAAAGCAATATTGATTCACTTCTTCATACGTGGGAACTTCGCCATCCCACAGCATTAGGATGTTGCCGGTGCAATAATCTTTAGAACTTTCAGTAATCATACGCACCTTAGTCTTTCATTACACGAGAACCAACATACTTGTCACCTGTGTAAATTGGACGGAGTTCTGTGACCATGCCCTTAGCTTCGTCTTCAGTCAAACCAGTTTTGATCACACGCTCTGAACTGTAGCCACGTCCGCCTGCAGGAGGAGCAAAAAATCGCTCAACGTACACTTCGTAAAACTTTGGGTAGTAATCTTTTGGCATGACTGACTCCTTTTTGCTGCTATGTGTTTATTATAGCAGAAGATCCATTTTCGGACAAATTAGACATCACCTTTGAGTGTGTGCCAAACTTTGGGATCCATGCCTAAATACACACTGTATACTTTATAGTTACGCCAGCGGCTGTACCGTTCTGTATAGCTGATCAACTTGTCCAGGAACCACTCGCGGAACCACAAGGGGTTCAAAAACCCAATGATCATAACTGCTACAACTATGGGCAGCATGGGCCAGGTAAGCAAGATGCTTAGAGACTGCGCACGCCAAAAGCGGCCACCATCACGGGTCATTTTAATTGTTTTAGACACTGTTGTTCCTTAGATAAAAATTACCAACATAACCAAGCCCATTATAACAAACAGGCCAATGGTGTCAGCAATGTCCTCGCCCTGACCATATTTGTAGTTGTCCAATGGACGAATACAGTCTTGAAATTCTTTTGAATTTAAGTAAGCGATTAGTTTCTTCATGTGTGTATTATAGCCGAGAAACCATTGTGCGTCAACCAAAAAAAAAAGTAGTACTAAGTACTACTCTTTTAACACGTCAAAGATGTTGCCATATTCATAACGCTTCCAATCATCCATGTCAACGTAAGTATTGACACATCGGCGGAGTACAGTTTTAAGCCATACCCGTTCGCCGTGTATCTTTACCGGACGCCACGCAAACCATTCTTGCCAAGGACCTGTTTCGATTTTTCTAGCAACGTACCCGCCACTACTGAATCCACCGAACCATTCATCCTTAGGCCACCTCCAAATAGTTGCGTACCCATGCTAAACGAGCTTGCTCGTCCATTGCTGTATAAGCTTCAATGTTAGCACGGATAGCGTCTACCAGTGGGTAGTACTCTTCGTCTAACTGCTTCTTAATATCAGCTTGCATGTTAACCAACTTGTCTGTACGTGGATTCCGAGAAACCCACTTGCTAGTCAAGTAGTAAGGGCTTTTGATTTTAGCACTTATGCCTTCATCAGTGTAGAACACATAACCTTCGTGCTTACATTCCTTTGACATTTGCACCAGGCGTTCCATGTTAGTTGTTACACTTTCTGGACAATAGCACTTGAACATTTCTGCCAATTCTTTAAGCATAGCTGGGTCATGTCCCACACGGCTACCCCATTCGTTCTCACGGTAACCCAGAATGTACATACCAGCCTTTTCAGGAATGATATGTGGGTCATTTGGATGCACACATTCGAACATGTAAGTCATGCCACGTGAGTCAGCGGTGCCCATTGCCATTTGCCAGTCTGTCCAAGGCATGTGCTTCTGCATCATTTCCTTAGCGTACTCAACATAGTCGTTGGCAGTCGAACCAGTAGTTGACACTAACACGTCGCCATTGTACCAAGTACATGCAACCATGAAGCCGTTAACCTTACGGAATGCAGTAACTTTAGTATCGCCAGACAGCACTGGTGCTTCCTTTTCGATACCATAGTTGTAGATCTTTGTGAATGGATATGTAACTAAGTTAAAGTCCCGGTCCACAATGCTTCCACGGCATTCAGCAATGTACTCGTTCCACAAGTTGTCGTAGAACACTTTCTTCTTGTACTTGAGCACATAAATGTCTGGGCCACACTCTTTCATGTTAACTAGGCCCGACGAGTTTACGTACTCTTTTAGCTTGTCCTTAAACATACCAAATTTCCTTAAAGCCTTCTTCTTCAGAGGGCATTTCCAAATTATCAATCATGCTGCGCATAACATGCTCAGGAATATTCTTACCTGGGCGGCTTGCTAAACGACGAGCATGTTCTTCGGGTTCAGGAGTCCTAAACACCACTGCAATCTTTTCGTACTTGGGCAACATGGCCAACTTTGATGCACGACTTTTTGCCGAAGTGTTAGTTTGATCCCAAATCAAGTCCACACTGTTTGCTTGACAAATCAACACTTGGTTGTTCATCAACTTCATAGCAATAGGCGCATATTCTTTGAACACTTCGTTGTAAGTCTTGCCTTCTTTTTCAGCATACTCGTCAATGAAGCGATCGCTGCTAACTACAGGCATGTCCTTAGTCCAGTCTTGCGACTTGATCCAAGTGCTCTTGCCGCTAGCAGGCACCCCAATTAACATATACAATTTGTTCATGTGTGTATTATAGCAAGAAACCCATTTCGGGTCAACCAAAATTACTCGTCGTAATTGCTGATGTCAATGCGTAAGCGTTCAATCTCATTTGCTGCTTCTTCGAGAATGTCAGCAATGCGATCCGGAGTTCCTTCCTCAACGCTTTTACGTCCTGGAATTTGTCTCCGGATCTCTGCACGTTTGCGCAAACGGTAAACTAAGTCTTGTTCATCCATTAGTGATGCGCCTTTACTTCGCCCTTCATAGCAGATGCAATAGCGTCTTCCATGCTGATAGCAATAACGCCAGTAGCGTCCATGCCCATGTCACGGCAGCGATACTTTTCCATACCGCTAACACCGCCATGCAAGTGACCATGCAAGTGAACTGAGCCACGGTGCATTTGGTCCCACTCTGCGATAGGGTAGTGAAACATCACAACCATTGTGCCGTTGTATTGGATGGCCAAGTATTTGTGTACTTCTTCAAAAGATTCAAAGAAGTGCTTGTCCATCAATGTTTTACGGTCATGGTTGCCTTCGACCAAGATCTTTTTACCGTTCAACCGGTTCATGATCTTGCTTGCGTCATAGCCACCCATGAATGCCACGTCACCCAAAATGTAGGTGATGTCATCTGGACCGATCAACTCGTTCCATTCTTTAATCATTGCTTCAGTCATGTAAGCAACGTCTTCGCCAAATCGTGCGCGAGTTACAGGGCAGAACTTTGTGATGTTTCTGTGGCCAAAATGTAAGTCGCTTGTTACCCAAGTTTTTGTCATATTTGTATTTTATTTGATTTTTAGTTAGTTGTCAACTGTGCAGTTTGTTTAAGCAGGATAGCAATGTACTCGCCGGGCTGCTCAGGATTGCCATAACTGTTGTGTGACACTTTGTCATAGCATGGTCCGCAGAAGTAACCGCTGATATTGTAGTAGCCACGTAGACTCCAGAAGCTCCGTTTAGAGTCTAGAGATTTTTCTGTGTAACCACAATTGGTACAAGTTGCATAGGCCATGTTATTCCCCGATGTACTCACGCACCCACTCAAAGCGAGTGTCTGCTGGGATCCACTTGATTTGTTCACGGCGTCTGTTTTGCTTGTCAAAGTCAAAGCAGATACAGAACCAGCCGCGCTCGTCGCTGAAGCCAACTGTGTCAGCATAGCGCACAATTTGAACAATCTTGTCCTTCATTTTTGCTACCATAACCATCATGTTAACTCCTTAGTGAGTGTTCAGTGCGGGCTTGTTACCGTTAATCAATTCACGCTCAACGCTGTGTGCTGGCTTGCGACCACGCACAACATCAACCAACAACACTGCAAACGCTTCTGCACCGTGTTCACGAATGCTTTCGCACAATGCCCAAGATTTGTCTTCAGTCAGTGCGCGGCGCACATGCTTTTGGAAACGAACTTTAAGGGCTTTGCGAACTTGGTTACCGCAAACAGTAATACCAATGTAGCTTTCATTTGTGTTAGTGTTTACTAACATATAGACAGCATGTTTAGTATCTTGTCTGCGTTTACGGGTAACTGTTGTTTTCTGCATGTATGTATTATAGCAAGAAAACCATTTCAGGTCAACCGAAATTTCTAGTACTTGAGTACTACTTTTACATCAGCGTAGAAGCGTCATTTAGCTCAGAGTTGGCCTTTTCCAAAGCAACATCAACTGCTTGTAATACCGAAGTACTACCATTTGCCTTAACCAAGTTTTCCCGGGCTTTTTCCAAGTCCCAAACTGCATTTTGCAGATAATGAATTTGATCACGTTGTTTTTGTGTGTAATCTCGAGCGTTCATTTTGCTTCCTTTGAACTATTGTAACACCAATCCCATTATGGGTCAATGGATTGTTGGACTAACTACTAAACTCTCAACGTCATTGACATTGAATACTGCTAGCACTTTGTTAATGTTTTCCGGCAGCTCAAACGGAACTTCGTCTGGCAAAAGTATCTGCTTTAGATTCCCGTCTGGGCCGATAATAAAAACATAATCATCATCTGCTATGTCTGCATCAACTACATCAATTTCGTCGTCTTCGATATCGCTCATATTATTTAAAAAGAATAAATGCCATAATTACTGCCTGGGTGATAAAGCCCATGCCGTTTGTGATGATGTTTAAACTGTTCTTCAGTAAGATGGCACGGAAGAACAATAACACTAGACCGCCCCATGCAAACAATACCACATCAAGGCTAGGAGCCCGATCACTTAATGCTGTTACCATTGCTAGCAAGGTAGGGATAGTGGCACAATGGATAATGATGATTGCCAACCACTCTAAGCTGTCTGCTGAAATCTTATGAAAGTGATTTTCAAAGTAACTCACAACGGATGCTTTAATTGCATTGATGTCGAATTTTTTCATTTTAGTCCTTGTAGAAAATGTGGTGGCCGATTTGTGTGATTTTCGGTTTACCCCACTTTGGGTTGACATAATCTGCATGGTAGTACATTGCGTCTTTCATGCCCGGCAAACGGAAGTTTTCCAATAGAACCTTTTTGGCTACTTCTTCGCTTTCTTTATACAACGCTGGATAGATTACTTTCTTACCTACGCCCGGAATACAAGCCCAGCTAAATTGACAAATGACCTTTTCGTAAATTACATTCTTTTGATAAACTACTCCGCATACGCCGTGACCAAAACGGCCATTGTCTACACGGTTCATGGTTACTTGTGCTACTGCTACTTTGCCCTCAAATGGCTCAGTTGCAGCCTCATGATAGATATTGCGTGTTAGGCATTCTAATTGTTGGGAACGATCTGCTGCGCTCACAAAACCCTGTCTGTATGCTTCGCTACCTTCGCGTAGGGTGTTAAATTTTGCTGTGGTTACATTCCATACCAGGAATACAACTGCAACTAGTGCTAGAAATTGGACAACATTTCTAGAAAGAGCAATCCAAGAATCTTGTTTGCTGTTTGACGTTTTAAGTGTCATACTTTCTCCTTTGTTTCTGTCTGTTGTTTATATAACCCTATAGGATCAAAGTAAACAACTGCTATAACTCAATAACTGATACTATTATAGCAATTAGTTCGCTGAAAAGCGAGTAATATGGTAAGTTAACTTACCCCTTTTGGATCTTTGCCAGCACATCCATTGGGTCAATTTTGGTTGTGTTAGCAATGCCAGCGGCTGCAGATTTGGCAATGTTTTGCCCTTCTGACAGTGCTGCCTTGATTGCATCGCCGTACTGGTCGTCAGTGGCCATGCTGCTGAATAGGAAGTTGTATCCTACTTGTTGTTTATCGAGACCCAAGTCATGCAACTTGTTTGCAAGTCCTAGCAGTGCTGGCGCTGCCGGAACAGTGGCTGCACTTGGAACAAAGCCTGCTTTGGTTTGATTTGTAGCTTCGGTGGTTAATTGAGTCTGACTTGCAGTAATGGCAGCACTGCTGTCACTGATCAATTTAGCTAGCGTTGGGTTAGTTGCACCAGTTACTGCTGCCTGCGCGGAAACGAATGCACTTAATGTAGATGGGTTTGACGGATCTGCAATTAAGTCATTTGCCGCAGACTCCAGTGACTGTCCTTCACTGGTTTGTAGAATCGCAGTATGTGCGGCCACTATAGTGGTAAAGCCTTCGGTATGTTTGTATCCTGCGGCAGTGCCAATAATATCATTAATAGTGGGGTTACCAAATGGTCCTCCACCTGCGCCTAGCTTGCTAGATAGTGCAGATGAAATGCTAGCCGGCATAGGAGAACTCAATGCGTCTAGGTGTTTAAGGGATGGAATTTTAGTTGCTGCTAAACTTGCTGCCATTGCTGCTGCTGTTTTAAACTTGCCGCCCATGTTAGATAGTGCGTTACCGAGCCCATCCAAACTACCGCCTGGTAGAGCAGACAACTCACTGGGACTCACAATCTTTTTAGCATTGAGAAGATCAGCTGCTGAAGATATCATAGTGTTAGCCGGCAAGATCATTTTTGTTTGACTAATGATCTTTGCTACGTCTAATCCTGTGATTGTTTCTAGCACCTGTTTAATGACTTCGGGATTTGCAGAATCCAAATTAGTTGGGTCAAGTCCAGCCTCAGACAGCTTGTCCTCTAGTCCGCCTACGTCACCGAGACCTTGCTTTTGCAGGTTCCTCACAAAGCCAGCTGGGTCAAACATCTTTTGCGGATCACTAGAATCAAATGCAGATCCAAATTTAGTTATAGTACTCGACAGTGCTGTGAAGTCTGCTGTCGCGCCATTGGCGCCTGCCATAATGGTACCAACACCGCCGGACACCATCTGACTAAAATTAGAAATGCCAAGACCAAAACTGTCAAAGCTCGCAGATGCTGCGCCAGTTAATGCACCAGACCAAGTAAAGCTGGTTTGTGCAAAGGTGCTAGCACTGTTGAAGTTGCTGATAAACTTTTGTGTATTTGGAGCAATTGCTGTTGCCGCAGTTCTAATGCTGTTAGTAATGCTCGTGCCAGTTTCACCACCAGACAAACCTGTGAAGTAATTTGGCATAGTTGGTAATGCAACGTTTGCACCATCCAATGCAGAAATAACACCAGTGTACAGTGTGACCACTGGGCTGTTATCAAAATTGGTTAATGCTGTTAGCATTGCACTACTTACGCCTAGCCCCTGGTTGTTAGTAAAACCAGTAGCGGCGATCATCATTGTTGGACTAATTCCACTCATAAAAGTATCCTATTATAATACTTATGACCCAATTTCCACGTCAGGACTACCTGCTGCAATAGCATGGCCACAGCTGAGATCACTGCCAACAAAGGCTATACCTTTGCCATTGGCAATTACTGTGCTGCTAGCGGTAGTAACCGTCGCGGCTTCATGTGGGGGATGAGGGGCGCCGTAAGGAGCATGACTGCTGTCTAGGCTCCCCTCTAGTGCAGCACCTTGCCCGTTGATAATAACATCAGTACTAACGTCGCCACAAATTTGTCCGTCGCTAGTGTCTGCATCATTTAGGCGTGCTGCTGCTGGCATTAGATAATGATTCCAGGTTTGGCAATTACGTCAACACCAGTTGTGGTCTTAACATAATGCACTCGCATTTGTTCCAATGACTCAGCATGGAACATAACGTGTTGCTTACTGATGAAAACTTTGCAGTCTTCTTTAGCACTGAACAAACTCTGCATTAGACCAAGGCCTTGTTGGCTTGGCATAACTGTGCAAGGACTAGCTACTTTCCAGCCCTCGTCTGTTACTTCTAACACCTTGGCAACAACTTCATCGCCGTTGACCATTTTGAAACTCACTACATCACCTGATGCGTATTGTTGACTTACTAGCATGTTATCCTTTTAATGTTGTCCAGAACTCTTCGTCTTTACCTGCGATGCCTTGATAGCCGCCAGGAATAATAGTTGTGCCTGAAAAAATTTGTGGTACGCTGCGTAGTCCCATGTCTAGTAGGTGTTGGCGTGCGTCCTGATCTTCTTCGATGCTGATGGTTTTGTACTCAATGCCCTTACTTTCGATTAGTGCCTTAGCACGATCACAGAAAGGGCAGTTGCTTTTTGAATAAATTGTTAACATAGTTTCCTCTTTTATTATAATTATCTTAGAGACTGAAGCCGCTAAAAGTATTTGAGTCAACGTCTTGTTTTGTACCACCAACCACGTAAGATGAAATCTCAGTTTCTTGTGGCGCAACTTGTACGTCGGCACCAGCAATCCACTTAGCAGTCCAAGGCAATGGGTTAGAACTAGGCTTTGCGATGCCGCAGTCTAGACCGATGGCAGTCATGCGCTTGCAAGTCAACCAGTCCACGTATTGGCAAAGCAATTGAGTGTTTAGACCAATCATGGATCCGTCTTTAAACAAATACTCAGCCCAAGTCTTTTCTTGTTGTGCTGCGCTCAAGAACATGCGAGTACATTCTTCGCGTGTCTCTTCTTTGATCTTAATAAAGTCAGGATCATCTTGTGGTAGCAACTTCAACAAGGTCTGTGTTGAGCCAAGGTGTACGTTCTCGTCGCGGCAGATAAGTTTGATGTTCTTGGCATTGCCTTCCATCTTCTTTAGTTCTGCAAACGCCCACGAGCAAGCAAAGCTAACGTAGAAGCGAATGCCTTCTAGTGCGTTAACACTGTTGATAGCAAGCCACAGCTTCTTCTTTAGTTCGTACAGGTTAACTTCAAATTCGTTGCCGTTAATGGTGTGTACACCAGCACCTAGCAAATTGTAGAAGCCACCGTACTCAATGAGGTCATCATAGTACTTAGAGATATCCTTAGCACAATTAACGATAGGTTCAATGTCCATTAGGCCATCAAAGATCTCGCTAGGGTTGCTATAGATATTGCGAATAATGTGAGTGTAACTACGACTGTGAACAGTCTCGTTAAACGCCCATGTGGTAATCCAAGTTTCCAATTCGGGAATAGATACCAATGGCAAGAACGCCAGCGTTGGGCTACGTCCTTGCACACTGTCTAATAAGATTTGTCGCTTTAGGTTACTAGTAAAGATATGCTGTTCAAACTCTGTTAGTTCCTTGAAGTCTTTGCTATCGCGAACGATGTCAATTTCTTCAGGTCGCCAAAAGAATCCCAACTGCTTATCAGTTAGTTTGTCAAATTGTCTATACTTTAGTGTTTCGTAACGTTGCACTGTCACTGGACCACTTGGGTCCAGGAACATGAGTGCTTCGGTATGCTTCTTTTTGTTGTTGATGTTAAAAACGCTCATGTTGTTTCCTTAAATTACACAGCTATCGCAGTCTTCTTGACCCATGTCACCTTCTGGTAATTGCGTTGTAGCGCCCAGCTTGTCGACATCAATCTCGCCTTGTCCATCGTTTGTGTTGAAGTAGTAAAGTTGTTTAGTTCCGTATTTGTAGCACATTAGCAAGTGCTTGAGCATCTCACTCATAGGGATCTTTTCATCTTCGTAGAACTTAGGGTTGTACGAAGTGTTGATGCTAATACCCTGGTCAATCCATTTTTGTAATACTGCACATAGTTTTAGGTAGCCTTCTGGGCTACGTTGGTCCCATAACAATTCGTATTTGTTCTTTAGTTTGCGGAATTCAGGTACAACCTGCTTTAGTACTCCGTGTTTGCTTTGCTTAATAGAAACATAGTTTCTTGGTGGTTCAATGCCGTTAGTGGCATTAGAGATCTGTGCGCTAGTTTCCGCTGGCATCAAGGCCATTAGTGTAGCGTTGCGGATACCTGTAGTTAGAATCTGTTCACGTAGAGCACGCCAAGGCATACGCTCTTGATGTTCAACTAGTTCGTCAACTTCTTTCTTGCGTGTGTCCATTGGGAGGATACCGTCGGCATACTTCAACTCGTCCCACTTCTCACATGCACCTTGTTCTCGAGCCAAGTCTGCACTTGCTTTAATCAAGTAGTATGACCATGCTTCTGCGTACTCGTCAACTAGTGCCAATGCACGTGGATCGCTATAGGATACATCATGCTTGGCCAAGAAGTAGGCAAAGTTAATAATACCGTTACCCAATGGGCGGAATTCTTTAGTTGCAATCTCAGCAGCCTTAACTGGATAGTTCTGGTAGCTTAACAATGCGTCTAGGCCACGAACGCTTAGAGTACACATGCGTTCAAAGTCTTGTGGCTTTCTAACGTTACCCCAGTTCTGTGCAGAAAGAGTACACAATGCAATACGACCTGCTTCGTCGTTAATGTCCATCAATGGCACAGTTGGCAAGTTAATCTCAGTACACAAGTTACTCATCTTAACAGGGTGCAACTCTTCTTTGAATGGGCTATGCGTGTTAGCATGGTCCACGTTCATCAAATAGATACGACCAGTGTCCTTGCGCTCTTGCATGAACTTACCAAACAACTCCGCAGCAGGAATAGTCTTCTTGCGGATCTTGGTATTGCGTTCTGCCTTCTCATACAGCTCTTTAAACAACTCTTGGTTGTTAAAGAAAGCATCGTACATTTCCGGCAAGTCGTGGGGGCTAAACAAGGTGATATTGCCACCTTGAATAAGTCTTTCGTACATTAATTTGTTGAATTGGACGCCGTAATCCATCTGGCGTACTCTGTTATCCTCTGTGCCTTTGTTGTTCTTCAAAACAAGCATATCTTCAACTTCTAGGTGCCACAATGGGTAATAGATAGTTGCTGCGCCGTTACGCACGCCACCTTGACTGCATGAGCGAGTGGCTGTTTGAAAGTGCTTTAAGAAAGGTGTGATGCCTGTATGATATGCGTCACCATTGCGAATAGGGCTTCCAAGCGCACGGATACGTCCAGCACCAATTCCAATACCTGCCTTTTGTGAGACATACTTAACAATGCTGCTAGAAGTAGCGTTGATACTATCGAGACTATCGCCAGACTCGATAAGAACGCACGAGCTGAACTGCTTCTGTGGAGTGCGTAAACCGGCCATAATAGGGGTAGGCAAACTGATATCAAAATTAGAGATAGCATCATAGTAGTCCTTAATCCATTGCATACGTGTTTCTTTTGGATAGGCCATAAACAATGTGGCAGCAATCAACATGTATGCAATTTGTGGTGTTTCAAAGATTTCGCCAGTGACACGGTTTTGTACTAGGTACTTACCGCGCCATTGTTCCATAGCCACGTAGGTGAATGTTTCATCACGTTCGTGTTTGATATACGAGTCCATTTGATTGATCTCGTCTTCGCTATAGTTTTCTAACAATTCTTTTGTGTAGTAGCCGATGTCAGTGTTACGTTTAACTAACTGTAGCAATGGCCATGGCTTAAAGTCTCCATAAACTAACTTATGGATATGATATGTAAGCAAGCGTCCTGCTACATATTGGTAATTTGGTGATTCTTCGCTAATTAAGTCTGCTGCGCTTTTGATAAGCGTTTCTTGAATGTCTGTACTCTTGATGCCGTTGTAGAATTGTACATGACTATTGATTTCTACTTCGCTTGCACTAACTCCTGTAATTCCTTCGGTTGCCCAAAAAACAACTTTGTGTAGCTTCTCTAAATTTAGTGGCTCTTTACGGCCGTCTCTCTTCGTGACGTTTATTTGACTCATTGATTCCTCTTATTATCTATTCAAATGCAGTTGATCGCTAAACGTAGCTTTCAACTTTAATGTATTTTCAACCTGTTCTTTATTTACGATCTCATCAGTGACCAAATTAATAACATATTTCCCCTGCTCAATCCAGACTAAATTATAACCGTACTTTGTTTCTGGATCGACATACATGCGTAGCTCAACGTCGGGGTTGTGCGCGGTGTACTTAATAGTATACAACATACCCAATGCTTTTGCAATATCGCAGTAGTAGTTTTCGGTGATCATGGTCCACGGATCTGGCCATTCGTCAGGCTTGGCTGGATCTAGGTAGTAAGGAGAGAAAGGACATGCTGACCAGAAGTCATTAACCTCGGCTAATGCTTTGTCTAGTGGTAGGTGATCCAGAGATTTTCGAAATTCACGCCAGCGAGTTAATCTCTCGCTAGCTTGTAGTTTGAACATAAATTAACTGAAGTAGTTGATGTTGTATTTAACGATGGCAGGTGAGCCAGTAGAAGTTGTTGTATATGTGATTACGTTAGCGTTACTTGCACTGATAGTAACTCCAATGTTTGAACCAGTTTGTGTTGCAGTCTCAATGAAGTTTGCTCCAGTGGTGCCATCGTTTGAAAAGAATAACGTACCAAAACGCTTACCTGTACCTCTAGTCATTGAGTATGTTAGTGTACACCCGTTGACTAAGTTAATGTTTGATTGTGTAAAGGCTGGTGTATTGTCTGCTAGTACTGCATATCCGCTAGTGCCGATAGTATATGTACCAACTGTTAGACCAACGTTGGCCTGAATTGCAATGTTTTTAGCATTGTTAAAACTCAATCGAGGAACTGTTACGTTGTCAGCATCGGGGCGATCAAACATATCGTTGGCACTGGTGTTACCGTTTGCCACAAACGAAATAATTGATGCCACAGGAGATCCGGAACCTGCAAAGTTGTTACCGACGTCAAGGAAGTGATTGCCGCTGCTTAGTACGCCAGTGACGTTTGCATAGCAGTCAATTGCATTGTTTGCAACACTGGCAAAAATGCTGTTTAGAATTTTGTAGTTGCTTGGAGTGGTTGCAACGCTTGCACTGTTCTGGCCTAGCTTTAGACCTTTGTACAAGCCAACAAATAAACACCCGTTCATTCTCACGTCGCTGCTAGCGTCATCGCTTAATGCTGCGTAACGTGTGTTCTTAAATTTGCACGACCAAAAATTGATATTCTTAGTAGTCGCTGCAAAGGAATTGATTTTTACGCCTGCGTATGCTTGACTACCAGCAGTAGTCGGACTGCTTAGGCTACCCAAGAACTCAACGCCAAAGAATGTCACATGTTCTGCGCTGTCAATGGCAACAACATCACGATCACTAGTTGTTGCTAATGTCATGTTTTCGATTGTGATGTAACCAGGCAGGGTTGCACTGTTTTGTCCTAGCGATGCGCCAGTCTGGTACATGCTATCAGTAAACTGGAATAAGGAAGTTTGTGTACCGTCTGTTTGTTTAATGATTGTACTTTCGATTCCGTCCCCGATTAAACGAGCATATGGCGGAATTAAAATAGTTTCTCCAGTTACGTTGTAGGTACCTGCAGGGAAGAAGATTGTTCTACGCACTTGAGGATAATTTGTCAATCGTGTAGTCAAGTAAATTTGTTGGATTGCACGATTAATTGCTGCGGTGTCGTCTGCTACGCCATCGCCTACTGCGCCAAAGTCTTTGATACTAACAATATCGTCAAGTTTGTCTTGAATTGTTCGTACGATAGGATTTAGCGGGCTTGTAGTAGTCTGTGCAGTATATCCGCCAGCATTGCCTTTAAACGTGTAATTCTTTAATACTGCTGCAAAGTCGGTATACTGAGTTAAAATCTCCGTTGCCCCTTCAGTAGGGGCGCCTTCGGCTAACGTGCCGTTACCGATGTATAACTTACGTGTATCAACACTCCATGCAAACTCTGCGCTTGCTAGTGCTGGTAAATCTTGTTGTAGGCCTCTACGTGCCTGAATGCGTGAAATCTGTACGACAGCCATTGTGCTAATCCTCTAACTATTGTGTATTTAGCTAGACAGGTAATACATCTCTACACGTTTCATCCACTCTTTGTCCCAATGTGCAAACTCATCGCCTTCGATTACATATTCGGTATAAACCGGCTTGTCTAGTTCGCCATTGGGCAATGTAGTTGGCTGTTGAGCCATTAAAATAACGCCAGTGTTGATTTCTGTGCCGTGAGTGTGATTGTGTGCTGCGGCGTATGCTGCTAGCTGAATAAAGTAATCATCAATCCACTCACGTTTCTTGGGCTTGTTAGTTTGCTTAAAGTCAAGGATAGCAGGCTTGCCCTTCCATACGCCAATGCAGTCAGTGGTACCTGCATATAACCCACTATAATAAAGTGGAACTTCTGTGCCCCAAAACTCGTCTACGTGTTGTAGTCCTTGTAGGATAACTTCTGCTGCCATAAACCAGCTGGGTTGTGCAAAGGGATTAGAGGGCAGTTCCTTCATGTCACCTGTTAAGATGTACTGCTCTAGGTAACTGTGCATACGTGTGCCGCGGTTAGCAGCTTCTGTCACAATCTTTTGTGCTTGCTGCTCGCCTACCCGCTTTTTCCAGTTAGCAAGGACTGCTTTCTTTTCCTCGCTCTTGGTACGGTCTAGGATAGTGGTAACAGAGGGTACTTTGCTGCCGTCGGGTAAACAATAGTGACGTTTGCCTTCTAGTGTTTCTCTGCTTAATGGTGAATATTCATATGGTGATGTTAACATATTGTAATTATAGCAACTGGTGCCCTCATAGTCAATAAATATTTTGATGAAATTACTTATAAGTGGGTGTAGCTTTACCCAATGGCCCGAGACACCGGGCGGACTCAATACGTGTTGGCCCCGTTACCTAAACGAAATCAATCCAGAACTAGAGATTACTACCATTGCAGAAGCAGCGGCTGGTAACCAATACATCGCAGACAGCGTTATACACAAGGTCTTAGAGAATCCCGGTGCGTATGACCAAGTCTTGGTTATGTGGAGTGGTGTAAGCAGACTAGATTTCCTAACCGACGTTACTGATCCAGACTGGAATGCCTTATACGACAGCTATGGGTTTTATCGCAGGATGGATAACCAGAAGCTAGGGTACATCTTTAGCGGTGGGCAGATGGGCACATGGTACAAGAATCCTGTTGCGCACAAGATGTTCTATGAGCAGTACAAGGTATCCAGTGAATTGAGTTTAGCAATGATCAACTTGATGGAGATGGTCAAGCTACAAAGCTTCTTAGAGAGCAAGGGCATCAAATACAAGTTTATGAGTTACGTAAACTACTGGACTGATGGTAAGAATATCAGCCCCAATGGTGACTTTGGTGTTACAGGGTTCCCTGAAGTTCAGCACCTGTTGCGTGAAATCAAGTTTGATAACTGGATCTTTACAAACGACGCCAAAGACGGGGTCTACGAATTAGCTAAGAGTATGGGAAGTTTTATGGATGACAAGTTTCATCCAGGCCCTGCTGCACATGCTGCCTGGGCCGGAATTGTTAACCAACGATTGTTGAGTTAATTACCTCAGTGATACGGGATGCTGGCCATGCTGTCCAATCCCGTGTCATTAGCAGTTGAAAGTTATGTTCAACAATAGGCTTGATCTTGGCATAGATAACATCTTGATCCTGCTCACAAAGCCACTTAACCTGCTCAAATGCGGCAGTATAACGCTCGTTATCGTCTTTAATCAAGTCATAAGACTCGTCAATTACTCCATCAAATGTTTTGAAGCCCAATGCACGTAGATTGTGCATAAACTTGTAACCGGTGAACGCAATAAACAGTCTACGACCAATCATTGGCTTGGCCGTTTTCTCAGTGAAGCAGCTTAGTGTATTATCAAAGTCAGTTTCTGCAATGATACTGTATGCTGTTTCGTTGAATGTCTTGATAGGAATGATCTGACTTAGGTGTACACGTTGCCCGCAATAGTCTGCCCAGTCAGCAGTGCCAATGGTTTGACCAATTGGTGTAGTTCCTTCTTCCCAAATAAAGTAATCCTTAGCATAGAACTCGCCTTCTTTCCAGTCACCGCCATACGTCATTACAACTTTGTCATTTAACTTGTTATCGTTAACTGCTTTAAACACAAAGTCTCTGTGTGGCTTAGGACTGCCTAGTAAGGCATCAAAGTACTTGGGCTTGGTAGCAGAGTAGTTGATGTGCATTACTTTGTCTGGCAATGCTTTATAGATATTTGCTGTTGTTTTAAACCAGTCGCCCCAGCATAGAATGTGACTGTTAATGTCATCTCTGTCGTTTACTGCGCCTGGCAACATCCAGTAGACATTGTCGTGATGGCATTGGTCCCAAATTTGCCAATGGAAGTTGTGCAATTCGCTTTCAAAGGTGAAAACTAAATCACTAATGTAACTTAAACGGTTTATCTTATCTTCAAATCCAACGTAGGCTGTATCAAAGTCACAGTGTAGTCGGTGTGTAGTAAATGCTATCTTGGTGTCAACTTGTGCTGCTTCGTATTCGTCGATGCTGTGACAAATTGTGTATGGGCGGTTGAACTGTATTTTTGGAAGCCACTCTAAGTCAATAATCTGACTATCACTGTAAACTAGAATCATTCTTTGCTCGATAATTTTCAATTGCTGCTTTGATTGCATCCTCAGCTAAGATGCTACAATGGATTTTAACTGGTGGTAGAGCTAGCTCGCCTGCGATCTCACTGTTTGTGATGCTTGCTGCTTCGGACAGACTTTTTCCTTTAACCCACTCAGTAACCAATGAGCTGCTTGCAATAGCACTCCCGCAACCATAAGTCTTAAAACGTGCATCGGTGATAATTCCATTCGAGTCTACCTTTATTTGTAATTTCATTACGTCACCACAAGCGGGTGCGCCAACCATACCAGTGCCAACATCGCTGTCCTCACTCGCAAAAGAACCCACATTACGTGGGTTCTCATAGTGATCAATTACCTTGTCTGAATATGCCATATAAGTCCTTTATGGACAACTATAACAGATTTAGCCACGGTTTCCTAGTGCCCTGTTAGCCATACTGCTAACAGTTTTCTCAGGAGCAGTTTGTGCTCCGTCTTCTGCACCAGGAGTCGATTCATCACCGAAACCGTCATCACTAAATGTAGCCAAGTAAACGTACTTAACGCCGTTTTCGTCGTCTTTAATATCTGTGATTAAGTTTTTGATTGTGTCGTTGCTCTTACGTGCAGATTCTAGTGCATCTGCGTTAAACGATTCACCGCCTGGTAAACGCTTAACTAGATTAACTAAGCTGTCAACACGTACCTTAGGGACTGAATGCCCATGAGCACGATTGCGTAATTCTTCAAGAGCTGTGGCTAAGACGCTATCTCCACGAGTTTCTGCCTCGTCTTCGATCATTGCGCCTATGCCGCTGTCTTCAACAATAATTTCTGCGAATCGCATTAGCGTACTTCTCTGCCTAAGTCGGCTGTACCGCCTGTTGCTGCATCGCTGGCACCAAAGTCAGCGCCTTGGTCCATATCACTCATTTCGCCGTCAAGACCACCGCCCATGCTTGGACCTAAGTCTGCTCCGCCCATGCCCATATCTTGGCCCATGTCTTCGCCGGCTAAGCCACGTGCTGCTGAATCAGCAGTTTCGCGACCTTGTTGTAGTGTTTGTGCCAAATTGCCTAGCAATGGGCTAACTGCGCTCTTAAAGCCGTCGGCTTTTTCAATGCCAATTTGGTCACGGATTGTGTCTAACAATGCAGGTAACTGTTCGTTCTGCATTTTGCTGATTTTTTCCAACATGTCTTGGATGCTATCAACCATGTCTTTTGCAGCTAAGATAGCTTCAGACTTGGCCATTTCGCTTTCGTTGATCAACTGTTGTTTGTTGTCACGCATCCAGCTGTGTAGGCTTTCACGTACCATAAGCATTTCCATGTAAGATGGATTCTTTTCAGCAGTGTGAACGCCGTGTGTACTCTTAATCTTGTTTAGGCTTTCGCTGATAGCAGTTGCCATCGTGTAAGCCTTCTTGAAGGTTAAGTTTGCATAGTCAACTTGGAAACCAAAGCGGCTTTCCATGACTTTGTTCATTTGTTTTGCGGTTGGCTTAGCGCCCATTTCGTTTAATCTCATAGTGGTTATTCCCAGATACCTTTTAGATATTTAGCCTGATTTAAAGTTTTTTCAAGATCTATTTTAGCTAGATCTAACATGATACTATTATCTGTTATTCTAGCATCTAATACGTCAACTGTAAACATATCATCGCGCTTAATTGCTCGATTTCTGTTGTGTACGTAATAGATTTTATCCTGTGTTAACTTACTTAGTGTCGTATCGTTTCGGTATAAATTCTGTGCTTGCTTCAAGCGGCCAGTTTGATATAGCAACGAGTACGTCACAGCAGATTGTTTGCAAGTGAATGTGGCCATCAACTCAGTGAAGTCGTTGAATAGTTGCCAAACACCTGCTGACTGTTTTATAGAGTGCTTACCAACTTGCCATCCATCCTTAGTGGGGATGATCAAGGGTTCGCTTTTTATTAGTTTTTGAGTTTCATTTTTAGTCCAGGTTTTGACATATTGTGCAGCTAAATCTACTGCTACCATTGCCTCGACTACTTGCCCATTAGTTATGGGATTTTTTCTTGTACGTGATTTGGCCATCTTGATTCTTTCTCAACAATACATCTTTGTTGACTAATTGATTTGCAATGTGAATTTCGCGCTCGTTCAGGTCGGCCCGTTTAATTATTTCGTGTTCATTAAATTTGCCCAACACATCCGCTTCTTCGTTTGTGATGGACAATCTAATGTGGTTTAATAGTTCAACAATTTTCATTTGTTGACAAAGTTAACTAGCACAACAACAAAACCGGAGATCAACACGCCGATGATTGCTGTACCAATAGTGATAATTGTTTTGTTTGATGCATCGGGAGCAGCGGCAAGCGATTCTTTAATACTCACGATTAAATCCTCAACGCGACTCATTCTTTCATCAAGACTGTTTAGCTTAGTGTCCAAATTCTTATACCTTTCAGCACATAATTCTACGTGCGCTTCAAGATTCTCTTTTTCAATTTCCGTCGCCATTGCGATATTCCTTATTTGTTATTCAGATAACAATGCTGTTGAGTGTGCCAAAATGTGTGCCATAAAAGAGTGCCTGTGTGTGCCGTAGCATTAAATATTATTTAAGTCTATTGCCAGGTTTTTAAAGTACACATTTTTTATCGCGCCATGCGGATAAAAGATAGGCAACATAAAACGAGCTGTTTCTGCCAATCCGGTTACGACAGGAATTTGTTCAAAGTCAGTTTCTAAGCCACCTTGTGGATTATCTCCCACTAGGAAAACGTCTTGGTGCTCGATTGCAAAGGTCCAAACCCAGATCTTATGGCGTCCTCGGTAATATTCTCCAAAGTTCCATCCATCTGCTAGGTTACTTTCTGTGCATATCGGTCCGTTGATCATGAGAGGCTGGGTTCTAAGACCCATTGTCTGCAATACCGTTTCCCAGTTACGTTGCTGATTTCTTTCAAACTCTTGCTCAGGTCTATATCGGGTTACACCAGTGGCAGTAATGTCCACTAGTGTGTATCCTGTATAAAACTGTAGTTCTCGGTTCATGTAGATATTTATGTCCAACAAAAAAGGCAGTATAAAACTGCCTCTGTTGTTAAGTGTTAACTCTTATGCTAACTTCAAGCCGCCTGTGCTAGCAACTGATACGCTAGACACTGTGCTGTTACCGTATACACCAAGTTGTGTAATGTTTGCACGAATGTATGCTTGCAATTCTGCGTCAGTCCATGCACTGTGTTCTACTAATGCACTTAGTTGATTACTGCCGCTTTCGACTTGGTATGCTACAACTGTGTTACGTTGCTGAATAACCCCAAGCATCTGTGATACTAACCCAACGTTACCTGTTGTGCGGTTAATGCCGCTTTCAAGAGTTAAGTTGCTTGCAGCATATCCGCCAACACCTGTGATCTTATATGCAGTGATGCGGCCACTCATACCTGGTGCAATGATGCCAGTGGCAGTGCGGGCCGAGCCGTCTGTGTTACCATCAATATCTGTTGCAACTACTGCGGTTGCATCGCCGTTTACTTTTAATGCGCCTGAGGCCATGTTATATCTCCAATATACTATATTTAGTTAGCCATTAAAAAAGGCTCCTAAGAGCCTTTTTGTTTTCACTGCTTAAAATATTAAGCGAATGTGAATGTACCAGCGCCGTTCAACACGCTAGATGTAGTAACTGTCAAGTTACCAGCACCCATGCCTGTTGCAGATGCAACTGCATCCTTCAAAGCACCGTAAGCACCAGATGTTGTTGCACCTGCGCCTGCGTTGAATGTAGCACCGTCAACGATAACGCACAAAGATGCGTTAGTTTGAGCGCCAGCCCATACGATAGAACCCAATGTTTCTACTGCACGGATACCTTGGTCGTAACCACCTTCAACCAATGGTGCAGATTGACTTGTACCACCTGTTGTAGCTGTGAAGCCAGATTGGCTGTCAGCGATTTTAATAACCAATGGTTGGTAACCTTGGAATGCACCTGCGGCTGCTTTGCCGTTTACTTTTACTTGTCCTAATGCCATTTTAAATTTCCTTTTAATGAATGGGCTATACGCCTCATGTAAATATTTATCTCTTTGAGAAAAAGACTGGCTATTTACTTGTTAAAATGCGCTGCGCCGAACTGCCCACGATTTACAATTTTAACCAGGCCATTTGGGCTCGGAAATACAAATCCTTCGCCGCCGGGTTGGCCACCACTAAACTGTTCTAGTCCCTTAACTTGAGTTTCAAGCTGTTGACTTAGGTTAACTTTAAACGCATAGATTGCGTTCCATATTGCTTTAAGCCCTGTGTATCCCGGACTTTCATCTAGGCCACCTTCTGCATTTTGTGCATACAACGCACCAGGAGTTTCCTGATCGCCTACTAGGATTTGAAACTGCTTTCCGCTAGCTTTTGCTTTCAAGAACTCAACAAGATCCCTGCCTTCGGGCTGGTTAGTAATACGCTTGTTAAAGAATTGCTGTAGCAGAGCTTTTGCTGTTCCAGACTGTGTAGCAAGGAATTGGTCTACAGTTGGGCCCCACTTTTTAATTGCCGCATCTGCTGCTTTAGAAAGCTGCACAGGCTCCTTGAGGCTAAATTTAATGCCTAAAGTAGGGTTAATAATAGCCACACCGCCTGGAATATTACGCAAACCGTTGCCGTTCCAAGGTGTTTTTGTACCGCCGGGGGAATCCGACTGTACGTGTACAACAATGCCCGCAATAGATCTGTTAATTAAATGTCCTAGTTCGCTTTCAATAGGAACACGGTACTCAACTGTTGGGCCCTTAAACACAAAGCGTCCATGGATAGGAGTCAATGGTTCGCTGTACATTAGGTCGCCGAAGAACCATCCTGGACCAACAACTGCTTTATCTAATGCAGGCCACATTTGTGCTAGCTTTGCATACAAGTCATCACGAGTTGTTCCCGACTTCTTTTGTAAATCGTATTCACGCCATTGCTCGGGGCTAGTTGCTAGCACACCTTTGTCTGGCATGTACTTGTCAGTCACTACCAACTGTCCTTGTTCGTTACGGCCAAACCACAATGCAATACCACCGTCCCATTTAATACTCATATTACCAGCTTGGGCAATAGCACCTCTAAGTCCCGCAAGAGCTTGTGCAGCATCTGCACTACCATTGGGTCCAAAGATAGCATCCTCTGGGTGGGGAATACGTGGATCTGCTGCTTCAGTCAGCATGTTAATAAAGCTGAATTTCATTATGCGAATAGTCCTCTAACCATGTCAAGACCCTGTTGGATCTTTTGTCTGTCTTGTTCTGCCCTAGCAATAGCATCAGGTGTTTGTGCCTTGTCACGCTTTTTGCCTGCGATATCGATCATGGCCTTTTCTTCGTAACGTTGCCAGAACTGCTGTATAAAATCCTGTGCGCTAGAAAAGTTAGCAAAATCGCCTTGCCCCATCATGCCACTGGCTTCTGCGCTACGGGCAAAGCCTTTAACGCCGTTAACTAGTTTAGAGATTTTAACATCGTTTAAGTCGTTGCCTGGAAATTGTTTTAGCAAAGGGTCAATGCGTGGTTGCACGCCTTGTTGCTGGGCTTCGTAGTTAAAGAGATCCAGGATGTAGGTGCTGGGGTTAGTTGTAATAGTAACAACTTGTGTGCCTTTTTGTTTACTAAACGGAACGTGCTGATTGTCAATAACCTTTAGCTGCACACCTGCATGTTGGATACTGATGTCCAATAGCTCGCCTAGCACACTAAACATGTTGCCAGTTAGCAAACCCTTAACGCCGCGCTCAGGAGTAACACGGGCTGCACCCCATTGCTCTAAACGCTCAGGATGCCACATAAAGTCAATCTGTACGTAATCGTTTGCGCCAATTTGGAAAATAGGGTGACCAGGTTTGCTTTCGCTTGTGTCCACATAAGGAGCATGACCTTCTTTAACAAACTGATCTGCTAGCTTGTTCCAGTTGCCTGTAAACTGTGCAAATGTTGCACCTTCAAACTCAGGGCCAATCATTTGCAAGTCAATGTCTCCGTAGACTTTGTCTGGTTGTTCTGCTGCGTCTGCTTCGTGATGTGCGCTACTACCTGTAGGGCGGCCTCTGCGTACAGGACCCAATCCCTTAGGCTCTAGCCAGCGGTTAAAGTCCATAACAAACTTGTCAACTACTGCCAATGCAGGAGCGACGATTCTAGGATGTAGAACTGTGTTTTGTGTTAAGGTAGTGTCCCAACCACCTTCTCTTAGAATTTCAAAAATTTTCATAATTGGCTTGATATGTTTCTAAACCACGTTGCTGTACCAGGAGCAACGTCTTCGGGTAATGTTAATAATCCCTTGGCTTGGTCCTGTCTAGCTTGTGCTAGTTTACCTTCGCGGTCTGGGTCGTTCTTTAGTGCAGCCATAATAGTGCCCACACTGTTTAAATCTGCTGCTTTTGCCTTAGGGTTAAGCAAAACTTTTGCGGCAGCATCTCTATTGTTTGCTACCACTTCGTTATTGTCTCTGCGCAATACGTTGCCAGCAAACGCATCTACTTTAAACCCAAGATGCTTACCAATGCTGTTCAACAAAATAAAGATTTGTGCTGCTTTGAACTTAGGGTCTTCGTAACTGCCGCGTGGGCCATGCTGGTGCCAATCTGCTACACGGGTAGCATCTGGTATAACCATTAAGTCAACTTGTGCTGCACGGTTGCCGGCTTCAGTTTTGTAAGGAACTTCAATATGCACGTTGCGACCTGAGATTTTGGCCTTGTAACCTTTGGCCATCATAAACTCTGCTAGAGCTACTTTAGCTGCCTTCTCATCCGCTGCACCAAACTTCTTCATTACAGTCTCTGCATCTAAAAACAAGTCCATGTCACCTGCTGATACTTTAAAACCTGCCGATCCAATGTCGGCAATGGCCTTTAGCCCAGTTGGTAAGTCTGCTTGTACGTGGGCAATAATGCCCTGCACTGCTTCCTTAGGAATGTCGCCATCCCCAAAAATGTTTCCACCTTCGTACAAATACATCATTTGATTCTCTTCATTTTACGCCATAGTGTTTCGGCGATGTCAATTTTGCTTTCAGCCATTGCTGGTTGTGCTGCTGCTGCGGCTTGCACTTTCTTGTTGTAAGCGTCTACTTCGGCAGGAGTTGCACCACCTGATACAACCTTAGGTTGCTTTGGCTGTGCTGCTGCTACTGGCTTAGCTACTGTAGGAGTTGTGTTTACAGTAGTTGTAGTCTTACCATATCCGCCCATTTGCTGACCAAAGTTTGGTGCTGCTTTAGGAGCTGCTGGCTTAATTCCGGCCATCTTAGCTGCTGACGCATAATCAAATCCAGTTGATCCAGTAACTGGTGTTGGCTTTGATGCCGTTGCAGTAGGAGCAGGTGTAGCTTGCGCTGTTGCTGCCGGAGCAGGTGTGGCTGCTGGCTGTTGTGCTGCGGCATATTGCGAACGTAGATTGTTCATCGCTGCGCCTGCTGTCTTAGATGCATCTGCAGGTGGTGCTTTTGCTCCGCCAGTGCTTGCTGCATTGTAAGAGTCAACTGCTTGACCTGCTTGCTGTGCGCCTGCACCTTTTAGCAAACTAGATAAGAATCCGCCCTTTGTGGCGTTTGCAGCCTGTGACGATTTGTCAAGCGGGATATTCATGTCAGCAAATACGCTGTTAATTAAGTTATCCTTGACCCCTTGGTCTCTTAGGAACTTAACTAGGTCTTCACTGTTTACTGTTGGGGCACCTGCTAGCTTTGCACCACGGCGCCAGTTCATGTCTAGCTTATCGTAAGTGATATTGTTAGTTGCTGCGTCTGCACCTGCTGCGGCAATACGCTTTAGTGGTGCTGTTGCTTTACCAATTGCTGCACCAGCTTGTTGGTTAAACGACTTTAGCTTATCCAATGCACCTTCGTTTAAACTTGCTTTAGCGATTGCACGGAAAATAGCTTTACGACCAGATTCTGTAATCTGTACTCCGCCGCGTGGTTTGCCCATACCTTCGCGCAAGACCCACATACGGATAGTCATGTCACGATCAATATAGCTTTCACGCAAACGGATACCGTTTGCTGCGGCTCTGTTTAAACGGTCAATATAGGCATTACCAGTTGGTACGTAGTTTCCTTGAGCACCTTGTTGATTTGCGTAATCTGTATCTACTTTGTCCTGCACCATTTTGTTTAATTCAACTTGGTTGCGGGCTTGCTGTGCAAAATCTGTAGACGGTTCTGCAACTGGCGCGGCTGCTGGCTCTGCGGCTTGCTGTGCTGCGCTTATGTTGGATGCTCGTCCACTTAATTCGTCTGCTTGTGCTTGCGGCATTGTGCTAGATGCAGTTGGTCCACCTGCGCCAACCCCGTTGGCATAAACATTACTACCAGTCTCTGCTGGGATATTGATATTTTGTCCCACTGCAATCTTGTGTACATCGGTGATCTCTGGGTTAGCAGCTTGTAATTCTTCTACTGATACACCATTGGCTTTGGCAATCTGACTCAGTGTCTCACCTTTTGTTACAGTGTGTTGAATTACTTCGCCTGCATCAACTCCGCCCATGTCTACACTGCCGGCACCAGTTGGTTGTAGGCTATTGCCAACTGCAATATCTTGTAACTGTGCTGCTGGCATTCCGGTAGCTTGCTCGATTGCGGTTTTACCTGCTTCATCTGCATCAAGCCATTGCTGTGCTGCATCTACGTCTGCTTGTGCGTTCATTTCTGCATCAGCGTCAGGTAATTGTAAATCTTGGCTTGCTTCTGGCTCGGCTGCTGCATCCGGCTCTGTAGTTGCTGCATCTGGTGCATCAGCTAATAAGTCTTTTGCCACGTGCATAGCTGCAACAGTCCCGCCCGTTGCTAATGCGCTGCCAACTGCGCTAGAGAATTTGTTACCTTGCAACATTTTGTTAGCAAATGTCAAGCCTGCTGCAATACCAACTGGACCAAGACCCGATCCTGCTAGACCTGCAAGACCAACAATGATTGCTTTAATGGCAAGAGCCATGCCCGGTACTTTACTTAATTCACGATACCAATCAAGCGCCTGTTGTACTTTGCCTGCATCACCGCCTGCTGCTGACATAATTTCTTTTTGCGCTTGGTCAATCATTGCATCTAGGCCGGCAACTGGTCCAGAATTACCAATCCAGTTACCAACGTCTTTAAATGCAGAAGATACTTTACCAGCAACGTCAACGCCTTTACCTAATAGGGTACGGTTGCTTGCTTGGTCGTCTGTAGAGAATTCTGTGTTTGCACCTGCTGCTGCGCCATCAGCTACACGCTGAAATGCTTGTTTAACTTGATCTTGTGTTAGGTCTGCTTCTTTAAGCAAACGACCAAGATTATACAATTTCTTGTAGTCTGGATCTTCAATTAATCTTTGCTTCGCTTTTACATTTTCCGATAGGATGCTGTTAATTCTCATTGTTTCTTAGTCTCCGTACACCACGTGTGAATTTTTGTGGATCCTGCGAACGGATACTGTTTAGAAGCCTACGCTCAAGTTCAGCAGATGTCTCGGCATCATAATTTTCCTTGATATAGTTTACTAAATTGATAGCACTAGCGATCACATTATTAGCACGGCTTTCAATAAGGCTTTCCTTGTCCTTTTGTGCGCCGATACTAGCAAGTTCGTCTAGGATACTACGAGTACGTTTTTGCAAGATTTGCTCCAATTTAGTATATTTAGTGTTAACATATTTTTAGATTAGGTTACTTCCCGTTAAATATTGTATGAATGATACCTTTTGCGTAATGCCGTTTTACGGTGCAGAATACAGTAAAAACAAATTTGATACCCCATGTTGTTTAATGGCAAGGTCTAATAGAAGTATAAAGACCATACAACAGGAAATGTTAAAGAACCAACGACCTGTTGAATGTAGTAAATGTTGGGTGTTAGAAGATCAACAAATCCAAAGCGACAGGCAGATAAAAAACACATCATATGATTTTTATGCCAATAAAGATATAAGGTTTGTTAAAGATGATTGTGCCAATGGTGTGTTCTCTGAACAGATAGTTAAATTATACACATCTAATCTCTGCAACTCAACCTGCGTTACCTGTAACGAACATTCAAGTTCAAAGTGGGCAAGTCTCAAAAATACCGGAGAAAAAATGATTAAAATCAATGATAGTCAAATTAATAACATTGATTTTAAAAATCTAAAAATGTTGTCTTTTGTAGGAGGCGAGCCTCTATATGAGAAAAAGAATTTTGATGTGTTACAAAGATTAATCGATTCCGGTAATACCTCATGCTTTGTATCGCTAGTAACCAATGGGTCAATTCATTTGAATAGAGAACAACTTGCAATATTATCCAAGTTTAGTAGACTGAATTTTTGTGTGAGCATAGATGGAATTGGACCGACATTTGAGTACATACGGTATCCATTAACGTGGGATCGGTTACTGTTAAATTTACAACAATACCGCGACCTCGGAATCCAATTAACTGTTAGCTACACTATAAGCAATCTTAACATACTACAACACTCAGCTACAGTTGGCTGGTTTCGCGATGCCGGTTTGTCCTACAATCACAATCTTGTTTCATCTCCTACATATTTTAATTTAAATTGTTTACCAGAGCATGTTAAAAAATCTAATCCCAATAAATTATTTAGAGAACATCGAGATCAAGACGATCTCGATTTCCGGCGATTTTCTGACGAAATTTTAACACAAGATCTGCTAAAGAATATCTCCATTGCAGATTACTTGCCCGACTTATTCACCCTTCTTAAGCCCGGCTAGCATCTGCTTTAGCTTATTGCTTTGCACTTCGCCTGTGACTTTAGGACCTTGTTCCCACGCAGGCGTTCCAGTTGCACGTTCAAATGACGACGGCCCTTCATCATCGGACGCCGCTGGCTTGTTCTTGATCTGATTCATAATGCCAGCAAGTCTAGGTGGACCACCATTGCCACTGCTTTCATCGATGCCCGGATCTGTAATACGCATGGTTTCGATGTTGTATTCGAGATCAATCTTTTGTCCCACACCAGTAGAACTACGCGACTTCATACACTGGATTTGATACTTGCCGCGTTCCTTCATAGCACGACTAGTAAAAATACCAAACACGTTGTCAGCAGTGTTAATCTTAGAGATACCGCCAGCAATGTGACTGTGATCAAATTCAACTTCTTCAACGGCACTGCGGTTCAACTGACTTGCTGTAACTAACAAGATACCTAGTTCCTTTGCCAAGTTACGCAACTCTTCTGCTACATACTTGTCTTTAATAAACTGGTCGTTAGGGTTAACTTTAACTGACACAGGCATAACCAAGTCAAGGTAGTCAACCATCACAAAGTCAACTTTGATGCCTGTTTGTAATTGCACTTCCTTTAGGTAAGCACGAATGTCGTTAACGTTGCTCTGCGCTGGCAATGCCTTGATGCGATACTGCCCAGACTTTTTGCTAACCAGCTTAACTTTAAGCGTTGTGGTATCAATGTCCTTGCGGATGTCTTTTGTGCCCATGCCAGTTAGCATAGCATCAGTACGCAATGATGTAAGTTCTTCGCTCAATTCCAGCGTAACATACACACCACTTAGTCCTGCTTGCAACCAGCTGAGTGCAATGTTCATCATAACCAATGACTTACCAGAACCAGATCCACCTGCAAAGATGTTTAGTTCACCACGCGAGAACCCGCCGTATAGCAGTCGATCCAGTTGCGGCCATCCAGTACTTACTTGTCCGCCGCTGTTGTAATATTTGTTAATACGACCTGCTGGGTCAGCAAAGTAATCTGTACCCATGTCTTTTTGCAAACTGATCTGCACTGCATCCTTGATCAGCTTCTCTACCGGATCAAAGTCGCCAGCTTCTAACATGTCCGCTGCCTTAAGGATCGCACGTTCTAGCTCTTGTCGCTTGGTAAAGTTTTCAAACTCAGTTAAGAACCATTCAGTATGCCCTTCACCTACATCGGGAATTGCTTTTAGCTCTACGCCTGTAACTGCTTTGATTTGATCGTAGCCTGGTAATGTTTTAAAGTCATTACTGTGTGTCTTAATAAATTCCGCTGCGGATCTAATGCTGCGATCAAAGTTTTCGGGATTGTAAATGTTAGCCACACGCACATAACTTTGTGCATCCTGTAACATCATCTCTAAAAATAGCTTTTGTAAGTCGGTACTGTATTCTTTTGTTGCCATGTAATTTTCCTGTTAGCTATTATATATGCGGCGCTTCATAAGCTCAATCTTTAATCTGCTCGTTTGCTTGCCCTCTAAGATACTCTTCATAGTAAATAGCTTACCGTATGATTCAACTGCATTTGCAGTGTCTTTAACCAGTTCTCGCCAGACTGGGAAACTAACAGACCAGCCATATTCAATTGCCTGGTCTACTAACTTTTCTCCAGCCCATACCATCTTGCCCTTAACTTCTTTAATGTCAAAGTCTGGAACTACAATAACTTCACGACCAAGAGATTCGATAATGTCTGCTTGAGTCTCATTACATTCGGAGCCCAGAATAGCAACACCGTCAACAGACATCGCATCAAACGGACCTTCCATGACAAGAACAAACTTGCTAGTATCCAGCTGCTCATCCATATTAAAGACGAAATTAGGCTCATGGTGGTTGTGGTATTTGGGCTTGACGTTGTTGTCCCATGTTCTTGCTGTGTATCCAATTATCTGTCCTTTCCACTTAAAGGGAACAATCACACGTTTGTGCAAATTGTATGCTTCGTTCTCTGTGGTGTAAAAATCGTACCTACTGTAATCAATCTTACGATTGTAAATGTAGTTAAATGCGCTGGCAAATTGTGGATGCACGGGCTCGTCGTCGTCTTGTAAGCGCAGGAATGTCTCCCACTCCTTAAAACTCACTGCATCCTCTGGTAGTGCTCGCGCCTTAAACGAAACTTCTTCTCGCTCTTCTTTAATAGTCTCGGGTGCGACTAGATCTTTAACTCGAAGTGCGTCAATGACCAAACGCTTTACTTCGTTCTCGCTTGCACCAAGCCAGCTTAATAGCTTACGGAATTTATAGTTTAAGTGACGACCCGGTGTGTAGTTGGCTTTGAATCCACAGTTAAAGCAGTGATAGCTTGTACCACCATCTGCGTTCATCACAAGACCGCCCCTGCCCCGTGTGTCTGCGCTTTCGCCATTATGCGTACAACACACGCCATTGAAACTGATCCACCCGTTAGAACTGGTTTTCTTTTTAGCAGGAAGTATTTGACGCACTGCGTCTTGGATTGTATTAAACATTATCGTTGATCTTCTAAGTTAGCTGCTTCAATTTGCGCCAACTGCTCTCGCTCTACATCACTAACCGTAATAGTGCTGCCGTCTTTTGTGGGCAAGACATTACCCTGCACTGACCAGCATGTAGGCCGATCTAGGTTACAAAACAACCACACAAGACGTTCAGCAGTTTCCCCAATCACTGCTCTTACTGCATCTCTATCGGATGTACTCGAGTATGTAAAGATACTGGTGCCATATACACTGTGGAACAATCCTGCTAGGCATACATCAATGTTTTGCTTTTTGTTTTGCAGTATTTGATACGTGCCCATTAAATGGCTTTTTAGTGTGCCTTTAGAGTGCTGCGTTTTGTCTGCACCAATTTGATTAAGCAAGGCTGTGTATTTTGCTTCAATGATATCTGGTGCAGAATCTAAACGTATCTTGTATACTAACACTTCCCTCAGCTCATTGCAAGTCTTACTAACGGGTCTGGCTGCATGTAATTGGTTGCAGGGAAATTTCACAATGCGCCTAAATCTCGGTATCACTGACTGCTGGATATCTTTACCTTCTGCGTCAAGGATAACTGTTTCTCCTGCCCAGTTCATTTGCCATTCTCGGTTGAGATAGAGCATGACAGTGAATTCACCTTCTCTATTGCTGTCAGTGTGCATTGCACCCTCTGTACCAAAGGTGTAGGCATTTACATAACAACGTAGTAGCTTGCAGGGCTCAGTAATAATGTCACGCTTGATAACGTCCCATACACGGGACTCCAATTCATACCCTGGCTTATTATAAAACTTATGTGAAACATCATCCACTCCATTGAGGCCACCGTCGGCAATGCCGTGATGCCAGTGGTTCAAGGAAGACTTGACATTACCTGCCCAGTAGTAGCTAAAACGAAATCGACGATACTTGTTCCATAATTCAATGGCTGTTGTATCGTCGATCGCTGAGTCAAAAACTTTAATCATATAGTATTTTATACTATATGCAAAGCAAACTCAAATTATTTGGTAGTTAAACCGCTGTGGCTTGTCCGGTCCAATCCCATGCACCCTCATAGTCGTCATGGTTTAGGTGGTTTGCGTATTTGTCTGCTTGAGCTTGTGCAAGCTCTTGTGTTTCAAATTCTGCTGGACTTGCAAACTTAGAGTCAGTGTTACTAACTGTGATTTCTTTTTTAGCAGAAGTTGCTGTGATGTTGTATTGTGTCATTTTGTTTATCCTTTAATCCCAGATTCCGCCGCTAACGATCTGCCATGAACCATCTGTAAATAGCAGTGTGCATACTCCGCTGCCGTTAAACGGAAATAGCCAACCGTCTTGCCATGAACTGCCGTTACCGCGACCATTGGCCACCGTTACTCGTACACTAGATGGGTTAGTAATGCTGCTAAGTGATGCCAAATACATAATTTGACCTTCTGTGCCGTCTGCTAGTGTATAGTAGCCGTCGTTCAACTTGTTAATAGATTTGGTTAAATCTAATGCAGTGTAATCTGAAATATCAGTTACTGCGTCGATAGTAACGGTTACATCATTTGCTGGACTAGATCCACCGATTGTTGTACCATTAATTACAGTGTTATTTGTAACAGTATGCCCGTATCCGCCGTCAAGAATACTAAGCGCAATGTCTCCAGACTCCGATATGTCTGCACGTAAAAACAGGCCGCCATTGAATTCCAATGTAAAATCATACGTACCAGGAGTTAGGTTGGACCCGCTAGTTGGGTTCCAGCTAATTGCAGTTGCGCGGCCAATTATAGTACCTTCGCCGCCACTAACTGTGTTAGTCGCTAAAATAGTACCCTGGGCACTGGCAGCAATTTCGCCAGTATCTGCATTGTATCCCATTGGGGTAAAGCCAGTCATATCGGCCGTGCTACGAACTGGCTTAACAATAAACGTACCAGTATCGTCGCTGTCTAGTAAGCTGCCAGTGGCGTTAATCACAATGCTGTTATTGTATTGGCTGTTCTGCCCTGCATAAGCACCAATCGCAATAGAGTTCTGTCCTTGGGTGTCATTGCCTGCGTATGCACCAATAGCAATGGCTTGACTCGCTTGGTAGTCTTGTCCAGCACGTTGTCCGATAGCAATAGTTTGATGATCTTGTCCGTTGTTACCTGCACTGCGACCAATGGCAATAGCGTCCCAGTACTGGTCAGATTCGCCAGCTTGTGCGCCAATGGCAATAGCGTGGAAACGTTGGTTTGTTCTACCAGCATAACGACCGATAGCAATAGTTTCTTCTTGTTGGTCTTGATTACCAGCATATCGACCGATAGCAATCGCGTTCATGTCTTGGTTATTGTTACCTGCACTACGACCGATAGCAATAGCTTGGCCGCCTTGGTTATTGTTACCCGCAGCATGACCGATAGCAATAGCTACATACTGTTGGTTTACACCAGCGTCTGTACCGATTGCGATTGCATTTGTTCCTGTACCATCGGCACCTGCACCTTCGCCGATAGTGATTTGTCCATCGTTGCCGATGTCAACACCAGCAGCCGAATACGATAAGTCAACCCAATAGGAGTTGCCGTCGCCGTACTTGATCTTACGTGTGTCTGTTTCTAATCCCGGCTCACCTTGAGCTAAAACTGGGTTTGTGTTAGTCCAGTTATCCGCTGTGTCTCGTCTAATTTGTATCTTTGAGGCCATTTTCTAAAATCCTTGTTATGTTATATTTATTGTTAAGCACCGTTTCTGGTCTTAACGGCATAAAAGCTGTATGATCGTTCTTCTGCCAAGTTAGTGAATATGTATGCGCCGGTAGTAAATGCAATTGACGTATAACCAGCAACTGTTACGCTGTTTCCTGGCGCAGTATTTGCCGGAGTCCAATTGGTGTTTGTACTGCCCATTAACCAAACGCTGCCGCTACCCACTAGATATTTGTACATGTAACCATCATACAAGTCGTTAACTAGGATTTCTCCACTAAACCCACTGAATGTGATAGTATCGTTAGTGCCCAAGGACACAATGTTAGTAGTAGCATCAATGCTCACGTTAGCAGACGTTGCTGGCAATGTTAGTGATCCATCTGCATTAAACACCCAGTTATTAGTGTCAACGGTTACTGTCACTGGATTTTGTACAGACGAATAATCTGGACTTTGTGCTACATACGGTGCCGAACCAGGACTTCCAGAAAAGCGCAAGGCAGGAGCACCAAGTGGTGGGTTGTATTCTGTAATAGTTACTGCTGCCTCCGGAGATCCCTCTGGGTAAAAACTCCAACCAACAATGCTATCGCCGATGTTAAACAACGAATCAAAATTGGGATTAGATCCAATCCATACAAAGCCGTTATCTGCGCCAGCGCCGGCCCATGCTTCAATTCCGGTGATTTGTGTGCCCACCTGTGATACTTCATTTTCAATCGAAGTTAGTGTTGCAGTCGACGCAATCAGGCTTTCTGTGCTGATAATACCAGCTCCACTGATACCAGCTGGACTAGATGTAAAGTTAATGGTACCATCAAATTGAGTAAGGTATTCTGCAACTTGCACGTTACCGTAAGTGACCTCGTTGCCAGCATAGCTCAATCCGTCCCAGCTAGTAATGCCATCGCCGTATTTGATCTTGTTTGTGTCCCACTCTAAGCCGGGCTCGCCATCTGCTAATACAGGGTTAACGCTAGCCCAGTTAGCTGCTGTATCTCTGCGTAGTTGTATTCTATTTGCCATTATGCTCTACCACCATCTAATATGTAATTGTTGCCTTCGTTGCCATCAAACGTTTCACTAAAACTTCTAATGCTAGCAAAGCCGCCATCTGCGTATGCTGTTTCTACTTCGTACACTGTGCTAGCTCCTCCGCCATCTAAGTTGACATTATTGTGGACGTATGCAGTACCTTGCTTTGTACCATCAGGGAATGTTATTCTGCTATCTGGACTAAAGTACCATCCTTGTGTAACTGGATTCTCTGGATCTGTTGCATCCACTGCTTCAAGACTAATGCCTTCGCGGCTACTGATGTGGAAGCCTTGCCCTGCTTGGATGTACGAATCGCCGTTTTGCGCACCAAAAACTACTCGACCACCATTGGGTAATAATGTAGTCCCATCTAAAGCAAAGTCCCACGAATTGTCGAGTACACCATCACTTAGTGACATGTCTATGCCACCACCAGCTACTGTTATTCGTCCAAAAGTTACGCCAGCGACGTCTTCAATCGATGCTTCCATAATTGCTGAGGTAGCATTAGCAAACAAGCGAGCATGAGCTATGTTGTTAAGTCCGTCTGGATCGGCGTATGCCTCCATTTGTACATCAGTATCAGTAAATGTCAACTTTGATCCTACTGCATCCACTGCTTCGCCGTTAACTTCTTCTAGTCGACGACCAATAACGCTGTCAACAACTGTGAGATTGTCAGGGAATGTTAATGTACCATCCTGTGCAAAGGACCATGTGGCGCCGGTGTTAATGGTAATTTCGCCGCTGTTTTCTAGTCCAAAGAATTCCGGACCTGCTTTAATTTCACCGTAGCGTGTTTGTCCACGCTGGAAAATAAGATTAGAATCATACCCCGACATATAGATTAAGGTGTCGTTATAGCCAAGTCTATTAGGATCGCCCCACGCCAGTCCCCCATTGAGGTTAGTTAGCACGCCATTTGCGTCCGGCGGCAATACCGTTCCACTCGGACCACCGCTTACACTGTTGCCGTTAATGGTTAAATTTCCATTGGTGTCTACTCGCAACGGGATACCAGCAATGTAGATAGTGTTGCTGCTAACGTACAAGTCTTTCCACTGCTGTGTCGGGCTACCTAAACTGTATGTTACGTTAGCACTTGGTAACAAGTTTCCAAAGGTTGCAGTACCGGTGGTAATATTAGCAATCTGTGTTTGTTGGCTTGCTGCGTTGGCAAGTAAAGAATTGATCGTGGTCTGTTGACTTGCTGCATTGGCTAGCAACGAGCTAATGTTCGCAACTAAGTTGGCATCTAATCCAGTGATAGTACTAATACTAGATGTTAGAGCGTTGATTTGCGCTTGAGTCGCAAGTATATTAACGCCGCCTGCTGTAACGCCATTGTGTACTCTGATACTGTTTAAATCTGTATCTAGGGTAATTTCACCAATTGCACCGGTGTAGTTTTGGCTTCGAGCAGTGTTGCCCTTTTTAAGTAAGATTTGTCTTACATTTACATTTGCTATAGTCATTAAATATCTCCGCCATCAATTACACTATTATCAACAGTTGGGCTAGGCTCAGTTACTGAATAATATGCAGGTAGCACTTGCAGGTCTAGTGGTGCGCCGTAGTTGTCATCTACATACGCAGGTGTCTCTGAATTGTCACTTGTTTTAATTGTTTTAAAGGTTAACTTGTAGAAACGTTGCTCTAAGCTGCTAACAGTATTTTTGTCAATAGTAAATGTACCTTGTCCCAACGACACATTAGAGAATGTGACAGCATAGCTGCTAACCGTCACTTGGTTAGTTGGGTCTTGGATATCAGCTTGGACTGCATAGCCTGCAATGTTTGCAGCTTTCTGGTCCTGGTTCTTTACTAAAACTTGGATTGGGTTGTCTATACCTTGATAGACTTTAATAGGGCGACTGTACACAGGTCTGTTCCTTGTGGTGAAGATGGTGGGGTCCATTATTTGAACCGTCACCGTGTTATCATATAAATATATTTTGGTAGTCTGCATTTTCAGATTATCTTTAACATATTTAGCGAAACACGGTGGAACAAATACAACAGCTATTAGAACAATATCCCTTTATAACGTATCTAGTGTACGGTGGGAATGATTATATCGGGATTGTCCAAAACGCAGACGAGCAGATCACTACGATCTACGACTTTGGTAGCTTGAAGACGCCGGAACAAAAGGCCAAGTTTCTAGAACTAGGCGAGCAATGGTGGTGGGAAAGCAATAGATTAATCCCAATCAACGTGTTTCTTAAAGCTGATTGGGTTGTGTTCAAGCCATGCGTTAAGACTATGAACAGTAAAGACGTGGAAATCAAAGTAGGTCCACAAACTAGCCTTAAAGAGATGGCTAGCAAACGCTCAAAGCGCCGATCAATTACCCTCGTTAGACGCTTGGGATAGAAGGTTCATGTTTACAACCACAAGATGTGCGTAAGCAACTGCGTGGCTTTTCTTAAAGAAGTAGCTGTCGTCTTCAGGTTTGTCCCAAACTGTAGCAGCAACTTCCTTCCAAGTTTTCCCAATCAAATGCCTTTTAGCAGGGCGAATCAATGCTAGAAACATAGCCATACGTGGAATAGTATTCACCGCTTCTGGCATCTTAATCAGTGTATCGTAATGTGCGCCAATGTGAATCAACTTAGCACAAAACTCTGGATCATATAACGCTGCCCAGTCTGGCTCAATGGCTAGCAGTTCTTGCAAATGCTGCTCATTCTTTATCTGCGTATATAAAGAAACATTCAGAAAGTCCAGCTTGGCATAGCCGCGATCCTCTGCCGCTTTGTGATCAATGCCTGCAACGCACATGAATGGATCCTCAGGTACATCAGTTACATAGATGCCCGTATTGTGCTTGATCAACTTACCGTCACGAATAATGGCTGCTGGCGTGTGCTTTAGCAATGCCAGCGCTCTATTACGATCGCCAAAGTCAATGTCTACGTCACTTTTGAAAATCATAGTCCCGCTGCTTCCATAATTGATTTAACCCACGTTACGTCTTCTGGATAATCTCTAAACTTCTTCTGCCAGTAATCAGGATCAATAGCAGGCAAAATTATTTCCACTTGTTCATTAGATAACGTATCAAGAAAGGCAACCCCGCTCTCACAATTAAAGACAACCCAAGGACTAATACGACCGGTGCTAATATGATGACAGATCCTATTACCATTAGCGTATCTGAAATAGTCTCTATACCCGTTTTTAAGTTCTGGATGATCCTCTGCATAACTTGTCATTTCCTTTAGTGCCCGCTCTAATGCGTCTTGCGGGTTTTCTTTTTTCATGTACTCTGCTAACCACTCTGCGTAAAACGCATCCTTGGTCCAGTAGTCTAACTTCTTATTGTTTTTAAGTAACCAGTCGATGAATACCAGTGGGTTAACTGCACGTATGCCCACAAGGTGTCTGCCAAACTTAACAAATGCTGTGTAGTATGGACTACCAGCAAAGTCTTCGTATGTTTTGATCTTGCCTGCACCTTGTGTTGTTTGATAAAATCGCAGGTATGCTTTAAAGCCCAACTGTACGCCAGTTTCGTTTTGTTGCTGTGCTCTGCGCTTTTGTTCGCAGGCATGACTTGCTAGAGTAGATTCCTTAGCAAATGATTTGCTACAATACTGACACTTATAGGTCTGCTTTGATTCGCTTGTCATCCCATCCGTGCTCTTTAGCCAGTCGTTTAAGATCGTCTTTACTGTTAAGTCGTCCGAGTAGCTCAATTTCATCTTCTTTCAAGTGCGGGTAAATTCCTCTAAGAAACTTAACTGCTTTGTTGTTACTTTCTTTCTTCTTACCTGCCAACCACTTGTGATACTGTTTGCCCAATCCTGGACTAACTGTAGTGGCCAACAACCACTGTAGCTTTTTGTGCTCACTTGTGCTTACGTCGAAGAACTGTTTATTTAACTTTTCGTTTAGGCTCATTAAGTAATAGGCCTGCATGTCTGCGCTGCCTTCTACTGTAGCACCCCAACGAATCATTAGGAATGGGCTAAACTTTTTCTTTTCTTCTTCGCTTAGGCTATCGTAGAAGTCACGGTTCTTGTTATCAAACTGTGCCATCTCATTTGCGATGTTTAGTTTATCACTCATCTATATAGGGTCTCCGGAGTACTATGTTTAAAAACGATCCAACCACATTAGAGGAATCAGGTGTTATAGTAACAACATCCCACCCCTCTGCACCAAGCTCATTTAACTCAGCGGTGGTGTTTATCCATGAACCAATGGAATCTGAATCTCTAATAAGGCTGGATATATAATGGTATTGATATTTTATCATACAGGATGCCACATAACTTCGTCGTTGTCTTCAAGTAGTTTATAGAACATTATAACACGATCTAGCTCTTCTTGTAAACCGGGATGACTCTTTGCCTTGCGACGAATATTACCCCATAGTTTATCCTCTTGGATTTGATCCCATTTGCTACTGGCTGAGTAACTTTGCCCAATCATCACACGCTCATTGGTACCAACTTCTCTAGCATAGGTTGTTTGGCCACCATCCGGGCTTTCGTAAATGTAAGTGGCACCAGGTTTAAGCTGTCCCATACTTGTATCCGTATTGTAGATGTGCCCAGCGCAAGAAACGTTCCAGTCCTTCCTTGTCGTCTGGGTAGCTCTCCAAATAGATTCTAGCGAGTCTATTAATGGTTTCAAAAATTTGTGGTTCTGTGTAATTGCCCATATTACCAACACTTACTGTAATCAACGACCTCACTTTGACGACTAATGTCTTTTACAAAGTAGGCGCATAGGGGTTTCTCTGTTCCCGACTCAAGCGGCACTGCTAGCATCTGCCCAGGTTTGAGTTTAGGAAAGTACCATTTAACATCTTGATAAATGTCTACAATCTCAACTGGTTTAAATTCTGGCTTGAAGCTGCTTAGTGGATTAAAGCAGAATACACTGAAGCCTCTGTCGTTAATGCTTGTTAATGGAACTACTTCAAGATCGCCTAGATCTGGTTCTCCGATTAGCAGTTGCCAATCAACTGGCATCTTAATAACGCTGTCTCCAATTTTTAGCACTAATGCAGGACTATTAAATGATTCCAAAAAGATTAAGGGAATGTAAAAGTAATCGGGGTTCTTGTTATCGCTGTTATCAAGTACTGCGAATCGCAAGTCCTCAACTTCATCGGGAATTTCGTTAAGGTCGTATGCTGTATTATCCAGCGTTAATATTCTCATGTGGTAAGCTCTCTGTTAAAATAATTATAGTACACTTCTTTAGTACTTTGCAACCATATTGAGTGCAATGTCTTAATCTGGTGTAACGTGACTTCTAAATGTAAATTTGTCACTATGTCATTGATAATATCGTATCCGTTTGCAGTGTATAGCGTGTCTGCTGTGTAAATGTTTACCTTGCTGCCGTTAGTGATTAGTGGATCTACTAGACTACTGAGACGATTAGACATGGCGTTTATGGCAACCAATGCCGCTGTTTGTTTCTCCTGCAGGCTACCGTTTAGTTGGTTTAGCGATGGATTTTTGCTGTTATATATTTCAGCTATCAGCTTAGTGTTGCTGGGCAAGAGAAAAACATGGTTGCAGTCTTGCAAGTGCCATGTACTAAGTTGTTCATCTCGTTCGCCGGTAGCAATACGATGTCGGTCATAACACCGCAGTTGTTGGTTAGACAGGATCTCGTCGATTTCATGCTCTTGGCCATGACAGTCGTATGCAACTAATGCGTCAGGGTTCCAGAACTGTATTCGATTGTTAGTGTAATAGCAGGTGTGCAGCTTTTGCCGAATACTCCACTCACGCTGTAGCCACAAAGCAGGAGCCATTAGTCGTTGATAATATTCCAATAACCAGTTGTACCTGTCTGTAGCTGTAGGGTAAGAATCTCTAAACTCCTTGTCATCAAAGAAGTCAAAGCGCGGGTCAATGGTAATTATGTTACGAACAAGATTACCAGCAGCACCCCACGGAAAGTAAAGGATCACTCCCTTCATTGCCAATCAATCTTCTCTACTGTAAATGGGTAGTTAGCATCTTTGTAGAATTTCTTACGTGCTGTTAGGTGACGTTTAGAAAACTTGCAGGTACTGGTCACATCCCAAATCTCTACATGGTCTTTGTCTTCCGCTTTTCTAATGCCTCGCCCAATACTTTGTATAACCCGCACAAAGCTCTTTCCGGGCTCCATAAGAACCAGATTAAAAATCCTAGGAATATTAATACCCACAGCGGCCACACCATAAGTCGCCACAATAATCTTGTTAGTTGCTGTTGCAACATCGTCATATTCATCTTTCCGATCCTTTGCTTTAGTAGATCCGTTAACAAACATCACGTCTGGCTTGTCGCTTAGTAAACTAAACAATCCACTCAGTTCCACTTGCAACATCTTGCCAGTTTCAATGCGGTCAACTAGAACAAGGGTATTACCGCCCTCTTTAATCTTGTCCACTAGCTTGGCAATGTATGCAATACGTGCCGCTGTAGTAGTCAAGTACTTTAGTTCACTTTGGTAGTCTTTATACTCTACGTGATCAATTAGCTGCACAACGTTAACGTGGCACATGGCCAAATGTCCGGCTTCTTGCAATTCACTTGCACTTAGCTTACCAACTACCGGACCAAGGCTACAGAAGATTGACACTGCTGCATATTCTTCTTTAGGCACTGTTCCTGTTAGTCCCCAACGGATAGGCACATGGGCAAACACACTTGTCAACAAAGTCTTTAACGCATCTGCTTTGGCCATGTGTACTTCGTCTACCATAACTAATGCCACTCCATCAACGAGATCGTCAATGATATAGTCTGTTGGATCCTTTAACAAACGATGGCTAGCCGGTTCATCTTCACCATTGCGGCCTTCACTGTTCTTCATTAGAATGTTCAAGCTCTGCCATGTGCAAATAGTATGAGTGCGTCCAACTTCCTTGCGATCACCAAAGTACACACCAACGTCTAATCCCAAGTTAATGTAGTCTAGCTCTGTTTGACGCACCAAGTCCTTGTTAGGAACAATAACCACACTCTTACCGTACTTCTCGGCACTCAACGACAACGCCGCAGTCATAATTGTCTTGCCTGCGCCTGTGGCAATCTCTTGCAATGCCTGCGGGTTCTGTAAGAAGTTGTTGATAATACCAACTTGATAGTCGCGGAACATAACAGGCTGTCCTGCTGCCGGATGCCCAACAGGCCATGTCTTGTGAGCAAACGTGTCTTCTTTAAACTCGTCAAACACAATGGTATTAGAGTATGTGCGACGATCGTCAATTTCGATGTCGTAACCTGCTGCATCTAGTACGGGCAAGATTTCAGGCAACAGGTTAATGTAGCTGCTGCCACCTAATTGAAAGTAACTAACTTTGCCGTCCCATCGTCCCAAGCGAACGCTAGGCTGATACCGTGCTCCGGGGATTTCGTATTTGAACTTGTCTACAAGTTTCTTCCTAACCCCTACGTCAACGCCTTCAATCTTTACGTTAACTTCGTCTTTGATAATTAATTTAGCCTGCAATTTTAATAACTTTCTTTCCAGTATTGCCTTTAGTATACACATCTGCTGCGGTATATACTACCTTACTGGATCTTTGTAACATGGTTTGTTTGTCGCCGCCAAAGATCATTCCCGATGTGCTAATAAGCATGGGGATGTGTTCAAGGTCTTTAATGGGCTTAACTGTATATATGAACTTTGTCTCTGGTGTTATACGTTCTTGTACGCTTTTGCTGTTGCCAACGTCAATGATTTGTTCGTCTGGGTACAATTCCTTTAATCGCTGGAACAATCGAATACTCAAGTCGGGCTCATAAATTACCACGGGCAAACGTCCAACCTTTACTGCATAGTCCAACACGCTAGACAAATGATCTTCATCGATGCCAACATCACTGTTAATCTTAACTTCGCGATGGCTTGCAATGCGTAGGAATCTTGTGCCCCACTCTTGGATCACAGCTTGGCTTAGATCTTCATCAATAGTGTACCCTAAATCACTAGAGGCATCTACTAGACGTAGCAGATTATCAAATGCAAATCCACCTAGTTTAGTTTCAATGTATTCACGCAGGCTGTCTGGGCAGTTTCTAATGTCTAGAGATGTACCGTTGCAAAACAACTCAATCGCATATGGCTGTTGTTCAACCTGAGCAATCTTGTTATTCAACTCAATGACTTCTTCGCCAACAGTAAAGCCATTGGATGCAGCCCACGCATAGCAGTAGTTTAGATTATATTCTGTCAGGGCAATGTGCCATTGCTTCTTTTCTTTGTCAAATACGCATCGTCCCTGACTATCTTTCCTGAAAGCCCGTAAACGCTCAATCAAGTCTGTCGAGTAAGGAAATTGCAGAACAATGGTGTCATCCCTAATAGTAAGGGACTTGGTGTAATCCATCTTACGTAATTTATTTCTCCACACCGGCTGCTCAATGGGACTTACATCAACGCCCTTTGCTGCAAGTTGCCGTTGGTACTTAAGAAGGATCTTGCAAGCCAGTTCGCCTTGTCGTTCAGTTAGAGGCTTGGCTGAGTATGTAGCTTCGCACATACTGGTCAGCACACTAACATCATATCTAGCTAGATTGATAATCGGATCAAAGCTAAACATCCACGAACTCTTGGGCTTACCGGTAACAACGTCACGGTAGCCAGAAATAACTTCAATGTAATCTTCAACTGTATCGTATTTTTTCATAGTGCATTGTAACAGGAACAAATAATTTTTACGAGGTACGTTTAACCATTAAAAAGCCCCTTGCGGGGCTTTTACTCTTGCTCAGTATCGCTGCTGTGCGTACCAGAGTCTAGGTCTTGCATTAGTCTGCGTTCTTGTGCAGTTCTGCGGTCTTTCTTGAGCCACTCGTTGCGGCGTGGGTTGCCACACATCAAGCACCCAGGCTTACCACAATCCATAGCACGATGTTTAGCCAGACGGTGCGGCTGCTTATCCAACTTTGGATTATAAGTAGAACTCTGCTTGGCAATACGCAACTGCCTAGCAATGGTAACATCCGTCTTGTGGCGGCGGCGCGAGTTTAAGAACTTTGCTGTTTCGTTACTCATATTAGCGGCGACTCCAGAACATGTAGTTCACCACTACAAAGAACGCATCCAGTGCTGCGTTGCCGTAGTTACGCAACGAGAGATTGGCAATGCACGACATCAAACATACGCCAATGATGAACCATGTGATTTCGCTACTGTACTGTGTGTACCAAAGTTGAAACTTATTCATTTACACACCTTTGCAATATCGTCTGTTGGCATGTGTGCAGCAATGCCGGCTAGCTTACACTGACTCTTTTGATAGTCGGAGTATGCAAGTCCTGCCATTGGCAATCCCATAACAAAAATCATAGCGATCATAAACCACTTCATATCATCGTCCATATCATTCCTCCCAAAATAGTTTCATATTAAAATACCGTGCAACAGGTTTAACTGTTAGTGGCAGTATCAATGATACAATCCATAGCACTTGAATTAGTTCTGCCGGACAGAACTTGTAATAGATGTTTAACAGGCCCACCCAAAGGTAAACAAAGCCTGTCCAGAAAATGTAGTATCCGCCAGTGCGACCAAACCACTTCATTTTACATCTCCGTGCGCTGGCTTGTTCTTTTCATCTCGCCAGGCTTGTTCAAGCTGTTCCTTTTCACGAACGAACCTAACAGTTTCTAGTTCTATCCAGAATAATGCGCAGGCTGCTAGCATAGCAACTACAGTAGCAGTGACCCACGGAAACTGAAATGCAATAGCGCCAACAACGAAACATACTACAGTAAACAGTATTGCATATCCAATGATCTTGGAAATACTCTTAATGCCGATCCATGCGTAACCTGAGATGTTCTTGACAGCAACTTTTGCGTCTTGAAAAAATTCTTTGTAGATCATTCTTCAACTCCAAATTGTCGGGCGATTCGATATGCCACGATGCCAGCTGCATTTGATTCGCTGAGCATGTTGGCATTTTCTAGTTCGTCTTCCCAATTTTTAGCAATATCTAAACATTCCCGAACAATCAACTCGGCAAACTTTTCAATGTCCTTCAAGTTGGCTACTGCGGCGTGACCATCATATCCATCATATTCATACAGAATACTAATACCAGCCTGTTTAGTAAGTTCTCGAATTCGTTCGTTCATTTGATCCCCAACGCTGCACGTTCAGTTGGTGTTAACTTTTCAAGAGCTCGTTCTTTTGTTTCTGCTGCGGCTTTCTCAGCTTGCAGCTTATCAAGCTCTTGTGTGATTACTGTGCTGCTGCGAAACACTGTGGTCTTGCCCGACTGCTCGCTGTAGTTGCGAGTAGCTGTAGTGGTACTGCCACACTTGGCAATATAGAAGCTCTTATTTTGGTATCCACGATCCACGTACTTGACTTCACAGCCTTCGTACACTCCAACAAAGTTAACGGCAGGAGCAGACAGTAAGACTTTGGCTTCCTCGTCTGTACGTCCACCACAACCCACTAACAATACTGCTGCTAAAATTCCAATTACACGTTTCATTTTAAACTCCTAAAAAGGGCCGAAGCCCTTTTATTATTTGCCCATGTTCAACATCATACTAGAGTTGCCATTGAGCACAGTGTCTGGCAATTTGCCATTCCATTTCTCAATCCATTGCAACTGCACATAGTTCTGTCCACCATTGCTTTGGATAGCACTTGCTTGAATAGCAATAGCTTTGGCTTCACCTTCAGCTTGAGCGATACGGCTTGCGGCTTCAACTTTAATACGAGCCAAGTCTTGTTCAGCTTTGGCTGTTTGTTGAGTAGCAATAACCTTCTGCTCAATGGCCTTTTGGTACTCTGCTGAGAATCCAAAGTTAACCAAACTAATACCACTTACGTCGATGTCAAACGGAGCAACTTTACCCTTCAACATAGTTTGGATTTCGTCACTAACAATCTGTCGCTTAGTAACCAATTCCTCACTTGTGTATTTGGCAGTGATTGATTTGAACGCTTCGTTAATAGCTGGACCAAGAACCTTGTCATCCACATTCAAGCCGTACTCTTTGTAGATGTGCGGCACTTTGTCTGCGTGTAGTCGATACTGAACAACGATGTCAGTGTGTACAACCTGCAAGTCTTTGGTACTTGCGTTAGCACCTGCTAGCTGAGTGCGCTGAAGTTGAACGTTAACGTCTTTAACTTGGCTCACCGGATTAACAAGGTGCCAACCTTCAGTAAGTGTTACCGGGTTAACTTCACCTAGGGTAACAATAACGCCTGTGTGTCCAGCACTGATAACAGTGAATGAACTAAACGCCATGCCACCGATAAAGATGACAATACCTACTAGTGTGCCAAGTGCTTTCTGATTAAGAAAGACGCTGATAGCACCAGCAGCAACCAATGCCAAGAGTGCAAAAAATACGATTGAAAACATTTGGATTATTCCTTTTTATCCGTTGTTGAACTTGCTTTACCTGCTTTGTAGCCAGCGTAGATCAAACTACCCACAATCGCTACTAAGCCACATGCCATTAAAAACTCTACGATTAAAATCATAAATCATCGTCCTCGTTATCATCAAACCTAAATCCACACTTCTCGAGATCTAAGTCTGCCGGGAAAGTTAGCACCATGCTAGGTGTACCTTCGTTGCCATACATCATCTCATCCCAGTCCGGACTGTCTTCATCTAGTTTGGCGTCAACTGTTGCTTTGTTGCGATACCAACGCATACCAGCACTGCCATCACCATAGTCGCATGTTAGTCCGTAAATTGTTTGTGTCATTTCAAGTCCTCTACGTTAAACCGTTTACGAAGTTTTGTTGCAAAATAACCTTTAAGGATAACTTCATCAAACATGAAGAACAGTCCAATCAACATTACAAACGTCATTGTAATCATAAAAAGGTCAGCAAAAAACATAATTAATCCCAGCTTGATGAACTGTCGCTGCTGCTAGAACTATCGCTGCTGCTCCAGCTTGAGCTAGAGTCGCTGCTTGAACTAGACCAGCTTGAGCTACTCTTGCTTGAACTGTCATCCCAGCTAGAGCTGCGTGATGGTGCAGGTGTGTCCCATGTGCTAGACTTTTCTTCGCGGATAGTAGTGTCATCCCATGTGCTAGACTTGCTAGGAGCAGGAACTTCACGCACAGTTTCGCGGATCACAGTGCGCTCAGTGTCATGGTGGTGACCACTGTTGCTCAACATGTTACCAATCAACACACCAGTCAGCATGTCGTTGCTACCCGAGCTAGTATGCACCACTGTCTGAGTTGGCTGAACAGCTTGAGCTGGAGTGTAGTATCCGCGACCTCTTGCTTCTGCGGCATCTGCACGAGCTCGAGCTTCTGCTGCTTCTGCACGGGCCTTAGCTACCATTTCTTCTGCAAGTTTTTCTTCTTTGAACTGCTTGACTGTTTTCAACTTGTCGGGATTAGCTGGGTCGAAACGTTCGTGACCATAATTCTTGTGTGCTTTCAATGCTGCTTCTGCGGCCAGTTCAGCTTTGCGTTCTGCATCTTGTTTGGCAAGCATTTCCATGTGTTCTTGCTTACGCTTTGCATCACGTTCTTCACGGATACGGTCCAGTTCTGCTTGACGTTCTGCTTCTGCCTTTGCTTCGGCTTCTTGCTCTTTACGCATATACATCATGAACACCCAAATACCTGCGCCAGCCAAGATAAGCGCCATGATTGTATTACGCCAAAAATGCGTTTCCTCGATTGACTCAATCTTCTTAGTTTGCGGAGTAATTGCTTCCTTCAAACTTGCCACGCTACTAGCCGGAGCAAAGTCCAGTGCAGGGTTCAAGCCTGTTGCAATGTTAAGCGCCTTTTGTGCTTTTTCTTGATTGCCCAAGCCTGCTTGTGCTTGTGCCATTGCATAAAATGCTTTAGCTGACTTGGGGTGATTTTGGATAATCACTTCCAGTCCTTGCGCTGCTGCGGCATATTGTTGCTGTTGGATCAGTCCCTGGATCTGATCAAATGTTGCCTCAGCTTGAGCGGCAATTGCCATCAAACCAAACGCGAGTGCTGCTAGAAACTTTTTCATATATGTCCTTTGTTGCTGTCTATGTGTATATTATAACACCGTTTTCATTGAATGTCAATGCCCATGCGCACAATGTCGAGATCTGCGTTTTTGCAGCTGGACCCATCTGGGTACCAAACCAACGACCAACTTGTGGTGTGAAACATAGCTTCTTCGTCCCGTTTTTCATCAGAGGGCTTGTATACTAAAGTAGTAATGCACCCATTACGCAACTGCACACGAGTTGGACCAGTAACTTCGCACATACGGCGCAGGCTCATAGTAAACTCGTTAAACTGACTGCGATTGCGGAACATTGCTTCGTTAATCATCGGGTACCTTTTTGCTGCTATGTAGTTATTATAACACCAAAATCATTTCGGGTCAAGCGTGACCTTTCCCAATGACTTCTTCGTTTTTAAGGCGGCGCATCATGTTTTCGTTGCGACGATCTTGTTCCTTGCGGGCACGTTTCTTTTCGTCACTAACTTTGTTGATCATGTCGTAGCCGCGGGCCCATTCAATGCCAGTAATCCACACTTGAAGCTGATCAATGGTTCCGCTAAACAACATAGCATCACGGGCATAAACCGGCAGTTCTTCATCACGTGGGTACACTGCTACACGATCGCCAAACTCGCTGCCGCCCCACTGGCCATTGTGTTTGTCGTAGCCCCAACGCATACCCATCTTGTGCAGAGTATCTTCGAGACGTTTAACTTTAAGAATTAACTCGTAACCCGCCATTTTTCAGTACCTTCCAAATTTTCTTTGCTTCTTCTTGCATTATTTGTTTGCAAGCCTTACCACAGAACTTTGCCCATCCGCGATTTCTATCAGCAACTCGTGCAACGAAAAGCCCACCACAAGAGCGACAACGATATTGTGCTGTTTGGCCTCTCATGCTTTTGTTGGGTTAATGCGTGGCACACGAGCGTTCTCTGGCCAGTAGTCGGTCCATTGAATTTTATCTTGATAATCATCAAACTCGCCTGAACTGATACCAACCATCACAATTGAATCAAAGGGAAATACAAGATGTGACCAGTATTCACCATTCCACCAACGCCAACTCATGTTTCGGTTGTGTCCATCATAATAACTTGCGTTCCACCATCCAACATGGGGCGGCGGACCACTGTGCCATTTACGATCGGCTTCAACTAATGCAAGCTGAGGCTCAATGATATGGGTGTGTTCACCGTTGTCAAGCAGAACAAGATAGCGATAGCGATAATGTCCGTCGAGCTTATGAATTCCAGTGACTTTGCCCGTGTTGTTACCCGTCACGCCAGTGTGGCGGACGCAATCACCGACTTTGAATTTTGGCTCTGCATCACACTTGGTCAATATAAGGCCGTCTTCGTGGTTGTATCCATGATGATACACACCGTGGTCGAACTTGCAATAATAAAGATTGCCGCTAACTGTGACCACTGTTCCAATAGCGCCATAGGACGGTCCGCTAATCGAACGTACACGATCACCAACTTGGAACTTTGACTTTGGCGTTGCACCTTCCAATGCGTCAACCTTTTCGATAATCATTTCCGCCATGCTGCGGATTTGCGTAAGTTCGTTCATTTCATACCTCACAGTTGGAACGGAGTTCTGTCCAATACACTTCGCCCTGAATGCCATTAGCAGTTTCAACCCGACACACATTGATCCCGTACACTTTACGGGGTTTTTTAATTACAATCAATGTGTCCCCAACTTGAGACGTTGCCAATTTAGCCTGACCTAAAGCATTAGGGTCCCAAAGAGTGATCGAATTCATATTTGAACCGCCCACCCAAATGCCCGCAGTTTTACCTTTAAGGCTCTTGACCTTAATTACTGTGCCCGGTGCAATGTTTTTGTCCAATGCCATTTTGCGTCCTTACCAGCTAATCTGAATACCGTAGTTTTGAATTGTAGGACCATTGCCGTTGTCGTCTGCTAGACCTCGTGGAACATACTTGTCACCGTCTAACTTAATATCAGCACGATAACCCAATGTTTTGAGTTTGTCTGCTACTGCCTGTTGTAAAGGTGTAATAGTACGATCCAGGTACTCAAACTGTTTCACACTACCCATATGGATAAACACTTGACGCTTGCCACCTTCTGCGGCTTTGACCACTGCTTGCTCAACGTTGTGTTTCAAGAAGTCTTCAACCTCTTGCCCACTTTGGTCATACAGTTCTTTGGCTTCTTTTGCAGTAATCATACAATCTCCACTCGACCTTCGTCGATCATTTTATCCCACGCTTGGCAACGATATCCGTTGTTGAAACTTTTGTAAACTGTGCCGTCTTTTTTGATTTTCTCAAACTTATAACTTTGGCGGCGTGGGTCTTCTCGATCTTTGCCAACACAGCCTAGTGCCCAAATGTTTGTCACACGATACAAGCCTGTCTTCCAATCATCACATTTGTGAATGCCAGGGATGGTTTCATTCAATTTACAAACATCACCAACTTTAAGTTTGAACACGTCAACTCCTTAGTTGCTAGGATAGAACATGCCAACAATCAGTGCAAGGGCTAACCAAACACCCACAATCATTGCACACACTTTGAAAATTGTGATAATGAAAGTTGGAATAGCAAAGGCTGTCATTTCGATATACATTACAGTTTACCTTCCTTGGCCATACGAGCCCACTTGGCTTCAATTCTCGAACACTGTTCTTCAATTCGATCTTCACGGCTTTGACCTGGAACAAAGATGTTATAAGCAATGATTGCCAATCCCATCAACAGGATTGGGCTCAATATAATCAGGGCGTTTACACAGGCTTGCATAGTGTTCCTTTACTTACTGTATTAGTCGATTGAACCAGGCAACATTTGGGTCACTTTTTGTACGCCTGTTACGCACAAGTCAGCCACTTCGCGCACAATGACAAATGCCAGTGCAACCAACAAAAACGGTACACGGATAGCCCAAGCAGCAAACTTGCCAGCGTCTGTCAAAACATGGAAGTATGCTTTGCGCTTGTCAGTGTTAGGAGTGTCACCAATGGCTTCACGCAGACCATCAACTGTCTTGTACTTGTCGCAGTAGTCAGCCAATGTGCAGTTAGCACCAATGATTGTGTGTTTATTGACAAAGAACATACGGAAGTGAGCGTAAGCCTTTTGGAGCAGGTTAAACTTCACACCGTAAAACTGTTCGCGCCAGCGAATGTGCTGTGCTTGAACTTCCATGCGCTCGTCCCACTTTGGATCACGTTGTGTAGTTGCTGTCATTTTCTGCTCCTGTTGTTTGCTTGCTATGTAGTTATTATACAACCAAAATCATTTCTGGACAACCAAATGATCGCCTGTACCGTCAAAAAACAGGCCTTTTATGTGGGTTTTTTGGCGCATTTCGTGACCTGTTTTGTACTGGCTACACCAGCTTTGACCCTTAACACCGTGTGTAGTAACGGCGCAGTAACTATAACTAGCTACATAGGGCTCGCCCACTGGGGTTTCTGTGCCAAATGCTTCGTTAATCATTAGCAGCATTAAGAAGCCTACAACAAAAGTAGTAACTAATGTTACAGTCCAAATAATGATTTTAACTTTGGTTTCTACACGCATTGCTGGCCCTTCTTGCTATGTGTATATTATAGCAAAAGGACCATTTCTGAGCAACCAAAATATGTAATACTCTAGTACTACTTTTTAAACTTCCAGTCCCAGCATTTCCAGGCCCATGTTGTGCAGCTCACGGGTGCTTTCAATTGCATCTGTTGTGCTCATTGCTGCAAACGCTTTGGCATGGAATTCTTCATCGGGCAGAATCTTTGCAAACACATCGCGAATGTCTTGTGCAATTTCTTCATCTGCTGCCAATGCACGGATGCGACGCAATCGCATGGTTTCGGCGTGGTGTCCTGCACCCGCAATTTCTTCAAAGGTGTGCAAGTTATTCAGGATTGGTTCCCAATAACGTGTGTCCTTTATTGTAGGCTCGGGCAAAGTCATGCCGCGATCAGTAAGCAACTTGCCAACCCACTTGGAATGTGTAAGTTCATCAATTGCAATGTTTTCCAGCACTCGACCAAATCGTGTAGCACGTTGTTCATGCGCAAGATCAGCAATGCGCTCTGCTGCTAAGTACTCGCCGATGTATTGACGTTCAAGCCACTGCTTGAGTTTTACTGGATCTGCTTTGATTTGTTCGAGCCATTGTTTAGTTGTTTTCATAGTGTTTCCTTATTTGCCCCACAGCATTAAGAAGCGCCAGATGACGATTTCATACATGGTCTGGCCCTTCATGTTACGCACTTTACCAAAGTGCAAGTAGTCAGTCTTTTCATTTTCACGATCTGTGATATGCGTCCAGCAATCATTGGCCCAATTCACAGACACCAAGTAACCAAATACTGTAAAGTATTTAGGCTCATTTGGACATGGGTATGTCTTGAAGTATTCTCTTGCTCGTTCACTCATGATAATTCATCATCCTCGTTTTCAGAATAGTCACTCCAACGTTGCTCAAGATCGTCTACAGAGACTACAGTTAATCTGCCATCGCTGTGCATTACTCCTTGCCACATCTCAGAGGGCGACTTTGTGTTCCGCGTTCTGCGAGTGCCAGTGGAGATGCCCAAGACCTTGCGCTCTTCTGTGGACAGTTTGGCCAGTGCTTCTTCCCTTACTCGGGCAACACGTTCTTTTTCCAGACGAGCTGCAAGTTTCCTGGCTTCCTCTTCTTTGTGCACCTTCCACCACTCACGCAATTTATCGTTCTTGAGCAACAAGAGATCGGCCATGCCATTTGCTTCAAGTTCTTCCATTGCCTCAACAGCAAACTTTTCAAACTTTGTTTGACGCGGGGTACGTTCAAACCCTCCCCACTCAGCATCATCTTTATCAACGTCCCATGATTTCATCGTTTACTCCGCTAATGTGAACAAGAGGAACAGGTCCTTGTGTTCGTGTTCAAATGGATTTCGCACACCAAAAGCCAAATAGCCCATACGTGTGTCGAGATCGATTGTGTCTTGTCCTTTGACTTTAAATTTACCGCCGATTGTCTCTAACTCAATGCCGTCGGGCAGTTGTTCAAACTCTTTTTCTGTAAAGAGATACAACCTTGTTTCTGCGTCCCACAAAATCATTTTAATTCCTTATCGGAGGGGTCTTATTGACATTGCCCCTACGCACACTGCGGGGTTACTCTTCTTCCAATTCAATATCGTCGGCAATGTTAGCAACATCGTCGGCTATGGTTTGCAGTTCTGCACGGAAATCAGGATGTGCATGGGCAATCACTTCCTGAATAAGAATTGCCGCTTCAGCCAGCTTTCCAATTTGTTCAAATTTATCCATGTTGTTATCCGTTAAATCCGATTAGGTCTTCAAACAATGCCAGCAAGTCTGCATTAGACATTTGCTCTAATTTTGCAACAGGAAACTCTTCACCGTCACTGTTAAAAATAATGCCTTTGTGGGCACACTCGTGTAAACGTGCAATAACAAGATTACGCACCGTAGTATGCCTCTAGTTCGACTGTGAAGCCAGCTTCGCTTTGCTCAAGAGCCTCGTCTGCTGTTTCCACGTTAAACAAAAACAAATCACCATCCCAAATTTGATACATAAAAATCCTTAAGACAACAATAAAAGAAAAGCCAAAAACACTGCAAAGCCCGGGTGTCCGCAAATAGCTAACACTATGACTGCAATCCACCCGAGGTCTTTACTCATTATAACTCCTTAGTTAGGCTTCATGCAAGTAGTACGAGCCATTGCAGTCCAGTTATTTGGAAAGCTCTTGCGCAAGTCTGCAATCTTAAGAGCCATACGCAAACTCATTTCACGCAACTTGTTCTTGTTAGCGTCCATGAAATCAATGATCTCATCTTGGGCAATCTGATCAAACTCGTAGTCTGCAAACAACTCGCCGTCTGCTGCGATTTGACGGATACGGAGCATCTTGTCACGCATAGTGTCCAAGGTCAAGTCCAGGTAGTGACAGCGTGATTGCAGTGCATCAAGGTGATCACGGAGCTTCTGGCTCTTCATAGTGTCAAACTTCAAGTTAGTGATAAAGATCACACTACCGTTAAAGTTAAAGCTGTCTGGGATGCCTTCGCGGCGCAGAGCACTTGACTCGCTCAACCAAGAAATCTTACGCTTCTTGCCTGAGTCCAACGCACCCTTCAGCAAGTTAAGCGACACGTCATCAAGCAAGATGCCGTCACAGTCATCAAACACCAGCACACAATTTGCGTCACTGTACTTGTACAGGGTTTGGTACAAGCCAATTGGGGTAGCACTACCCTTAACAACTTCTGCACGGAGACGATTGCCTGCAATTTGATCCAGCAGTGTTGCCTTTTCAATTTCTTGCTCAACACCGTAGCTCTTACCCACACCAGGAGGGCCGCTAACAATCATAGCACGAATGTCGCCGTTGGTTGCAGCCTTAGTCATCTCATGCAAGATTTCAAAGCGCTCACGGATACGTGCAATTGCTTCCTCATCAGACTCTACAACGACCTCTGCATGGGCTTGCACTGCGGCAACGCCTGCATCACCTTCAGTCACAAACTCGTAATCAAACGGGCCAGTAACCTTAACACGGATATCTTCCGGAAAGCCAGGAAAAGCACCACCATTTTTAACAGTCACATAACCACCTTTGGCGCTGGTCTTAAACTGTTCTACAAGCTCGAATGTTTGACCCGAGACATCAGTAGTACGATAGGCGCCGCTGCGGATACGAACAAAACTGTTTGACATGCTTTTTCCTTTTTGCTGTTTAAGTATGTATTATACGATGGATTTCATTTCGGGTCAACCGAAATTACATGCTCCAATAAGTTTCGCTAGCAGGGTTGCAGCACCATGGGGTGTCTGCGTTAATTTGAATATCCTTACCAGTCATAAGGTTTTTCACGGTTTTCATGGTAGCATAGTAAATTACACGATAGCCTTTGCTCTTTGGCCACATAGCTTCGAGCTCTCGGCACTCGCGCTTAATACCAGTTTCAGTACGGTCTGCCCATACTGTAGTTGACACAAGGCGTTCGCCACGGGCACAACGACCATCAAGTTTAAAGATGCGCACAGTGTAATCTTGCTTCATGGTATGTTCCTTTTTGCTTGCTATGTATCTATTATACTGCTTCTGCCATTTTTGGGCAAATTGAGTCTAATACTTGTTGTGTAAAAACAACACCGCCATACGCTTGCTGGTACGTGTCTGCAACAGATTTCAAGAAGAAAGTGTAAACTTTGCCCTTGCTAGTGATTAGCGTGTACTTCATTGAAAAAGCCCTGTTTGCTGCAATACGTGTATTATAGCAAAAGGGCCTTTATTGGGCAACCAAAATTACGTTGCTGCGGCCCAGAATTCGCTGTGTCTCGCAAGCCATTCCATTACCGGGAGCACCAGCTCAGGACTGTGTTGTGTAATCTGCTGCATCACAAACGGCATATGGTAGTGCGCTTCTGCTCGTTCGCCTAGCTCGTACAAGAAATGATGCCATTTATGTATGTTCCAACCTTTGTAGTCCATCCTAGGAATAAAGTAATCAACTACGTCCAAGTCAGCTAACTTAACCACATTCCATTGTCCGTGAAATCCAAATCCTGGTTTGTATTCATATGAGCCTTCTTGTATCTCGTGACTAAACTGTTGTGCTAAGGCAGTTGGCGCAAATTTAATACCGTACTTGCTCTCTAAGAGCTGCCTATGGTCAACGCACTGGACTGCGTCTTCCTCAATGAACTTACGTTTTTCATGCAACTGAATTGCAGGATCTTTACAAGCCAATAACAGCTTACGTGAACGTAGAGAGAACCCACCGTTGCCCATGTTTTGGCCTTCGGGTGCCCATGGCCAAACTGCACCAATGTAATCATACTCGAGAAACTGATCAGTCCACTTGGTACCATCGTATGCCATTGCATCCCACTGTGCAAACAAGATATGGTCAGTGTCAATAAACGGCCACATGTTTTTAAGCATAATCTCGTTGTAGTCCCTAAAGCTCTTGATGGGCTTGGTAAGCACTGTTGTGCTACCAGGTAGGATCTCTTTGTCACTGAATACCACAACTTCTTTAACGTCAATGTGTTTGAGTGTTTCTTCTAATGCACGACGAGCTAAGTTGTGGTACATGGTTTCTACAGTGACTAACGTAATGCTTTTACTCATAACTCTTTTCTTCAGTAATAGTGCTGCCGCAGATGTCGTTGATTGCTTTCTTAATAGCTGCCCGTTTATCGTTTTTAAGATATACTTGTCTTGCTGCTTCAATAAACTCGGCGTCAAACGATTGCTTCTTTTCACATGCACGTTTAAAGTCTTCAATGTCCCACAGTTCGCTATTAATGGCTTTTAGTTCAGCCACATAACTATCTACGTCGGGCAGTGATAATTCATTTAGCGATACATAGAGATGATACAGTTCGGTCTTAACATTTTCCAACTTAGTTGCATCCTTGATACGCTCACTTTTGATCTGGAGAATTGTTATCTTATCAAACAATTCCCCAATGCTTACTGGAATAGACACGATCATAATTGTTTAACTACTGCGTCTACAATTGCAGCAATATCCCATGACTTATTACAAGCGTAGTCGCTGCGTTCGCATACAATTTGTCGAACTGGGCGTTGCTGTCTAGCATGGCATCCAACGCAGGGCACACTGGCTTGAATGACTGTGCAGTTATCGCCCATCACTCCATTACGGAATGGCAACACACGGTCTGGATACATGTGGCTCAGTAATGCCACAATGTGAGTTTCACTTGCTCCAGCAATGTGAAATGGCGCCGAGTCAATGCCCACAAAGCACTTAGCACTATCCATTAAGTAGCAAGTTGATCCTGCGTCAAGGCCTCTAGCGTCAATTACTCTAGGATTACCTTCGGGTGCATAATCCGTTGGGCCGCCTGTACACACAATCTTAACAGAAGGATCTGCTGCAAGGATTTTGTTAATAACGTCTATCCAAACTTCTACTGCAATATTTTTCAATTCCCAGTGCCAGCGGCGCATATGAATTACCACAAACGGACTGTTGATTGATGCAACTAGTTTATCAACTTCTGCGACTTGCGCATTACCAATAAACAATTCCATGCTCTTGTCCATATTTGTGTTACCAAAAACCCGATAGAAGTAATTGTCAACAAAGTGCCCATCTGGGTTATACTCGTATGTGTCATCTAAGTTATAGAACACATCGTATGCCGCTGCATCAACTTCGGTGTCTGTGTGAATCACATTACGCACATGAGGATTATGTTTAAACACTTGCGGATACTCAGTATGCACATCGATTACACAGTTGTCACCGTACATGTTTTTTAGTTCACGCACAACGCCTGTGGTAATAATCACATCACCAAGTGCAGCACGGCGTCGAAGTAGGATTCCAATTGGTACTTCTAGTTTCATTGTTCTATCTCTACTTTAGGGAAATACTTAACATAACGATCACCGCGATAGTTACGCTTCTGTTGAATACGGGTACGAATCTCTTCGTAGAAATTCCATGCCAGTGGAATGAAGATAATTGTATCATCCTCGCCGAACTGATCCAAATAGTCAATTGGCACAATAGGAATATTTGCACCAGGGCTGTACAGACCTTGCTTCAGAGGATTGTCATCAATAATGGCTTCCAGCTTGAGTCCACTAAACTGTAGCAGAGTATTGCCTTTAGCTGCCGCGCCATAACCAATGGCTCTATAGCCGTACTTTTCTACGTATACTTCAACACTACCAACCAATTCCTCTACTAACTCTTTGGCATTAAATGCCCAACGGTCGTAAGTGTCTGCTGTTAGCAGTCCTTTACTAGCTTCGCTTGCAATCAAGTTCTTGATGTGTTCGGGACGTTGTTTGTCTTTGCTAACAATAAAGATATAGCTTGTGCCATGGATAGGGCACTTGACCACATCCTCTAGATACAATCCAGCACGTTTGCACAACTCATTCATGCTGTTGATGTTGTAGAAGTTTACATGCTCGTGATAGATAGTATCAAACTCGTTGTTTACGACCATGTCAGCTTGGCTTGTTTGAATAAAGAACTTGCTACCATTACGCATCAATCTCTTGATGTTCTTCATGTAAGTCAGTGGATCCGGATTGTGAGCAAAGCTGTTCTGCGCTGTAATGATGTCAAAGAATATTTCGTCCTTGGCTAGTTGTTCAGTTAACGTTGAGCTAAAGAAGTCACAGTAGATATTGTGATTCTTGCTGCTAACCGGGTACAGGTTTTCAGCAGGGTCAACACCAGTGGTTCTCAATCCCAACTGTTTGAAGTAATCTAATTGTGTACCGTCGTTGCAACCAATGTCCAATACTGTCATTGGATAGTTGCCCATGTACTCAACTGCAAACTTAGAGAACCACTCAAAGTGATCACGCCCTGTTTTACTTGTACCACTTACGTAGAGGTAGTGAGTGTAAATCAGTGCAGGGTCAACTGCGTGAGTCAATTGCAAATGATTGCAGTGCTCGCATCTGTTAACGGCCAACGGGAACTTTAGTTCGTCACCTTGTAAGTCCGAAATACAAGCATTGGCAAGGGCTTGGTTGCCTAAGTCTAGTTCAAGAGTTAAGTGGCTGCTACCACAAGCAAGGCAGGCGTCAATTGATTTGCAAGATGTCATTATTCAGTTCTGTAGTTAGAAGAAGGATATTCGTTGTTGTAGTGGAAGCTAGGGTCTCCTTTAACATGACTTGAGTGCATGTTTGTTTGCAGAGGTTTTCCGCTGCCGATCCATGCCTCATGCTCAAATCTAAAGTTACCCGGATCTAGTTTAACTCCCGGCAAGTATAAACTTTCCTTGCCCCACTCAATTGTAGCAGGGTCTGACAGTTTACGCAAGCGTCGGATGTAGTTATTATTTGTCCACCAAAAGTTTCCTGAGAAATGAGGGAACGGATGATCCAACCAGTTGACTCCAACTACTTCAACCCCTTTAGACAATTCTTCGAGAGATTTTTCCCATTGCTCGATTGTCCAGTATGTTAGATAGTTGCGCCAATCTGCGGCCTTTTGGTCTGCAACATTTTCTCTGCTGAGCCCTTTAAGGTGTGCGTAACCAATTGTGTACTCATCTTCGCTAGAATCAGCATCCTGCTTGATTTTGTTAATAGTAGGCCATTCCCACTTAGTAGCATCGCCATGGACTTGCACTGCTGTAAATTTAGGATTAGATTTAAGGATGGGCAACAGGAACATTTCCATATTGCTCTTAACACCATTTAAGCAGAAGATGATTTCGTCTGCGCGATTGATTAGGCCGCTGTTGTCCATTTTCTCTAGCATCTCAACTAGAACTGATTGCCAACCAGTTAACTCTGGTACGTGTAAATAAAATTTAATCATGCTTTGTAAACTCCGGGTGCGTTTGTAACGTTGCTACGTTTTTTAATTAGTTCGATCACGTCTGGATCGTTTGCTTGGTCGCCGTATGGTGCAAATAATGCTTTACCGCGTGGATCTGCGTTTGTTGCTGGATCAGTGACATAATACACTGCTAGGCTACGACGAACACTGCCGTCTGGGCAGTTGAGTTCCTTAGGCAGGCCGTGCCATGAATTTTGTGTAGTATCAAAAATTACTGCTCTGTTAAAACGATTTTCAACAGTAGTCACACATTGCCCGGGGCCGCCTGTTTCTTCGTTGTGATCCCAAATCTCTAGGCCGCCGCCCCATGCAGTATCCCATTCAGGACTGATGTAAATGATAATGTTGAGCTTGCGTTGCAATTCCAATTTGGGATGAATACTGTAATCCAAGTGGATGTTGTTCTTCCCGCCTTTAGTGTGAGCGTGCCATCCACCACCATGCAGTCCAACATCGGCTGCAAGATCGGCATCACCTAATAGGTGTTGCATGTGTGATGTAAATGTTGCTCCTGTCAAATAAGAAAATGCCTTGTATGTGGTTGCAGGAAAGTTATCCCAGCGATTACATGCTTTCTTATCTTCTAGTGCATTGTGATAGTGTGCATTCCAAACTGTGTTGTCGTACGACGGGAAATCTGCAACTAGCTGTGCAGCGACCGCGTCTGTGAAGAAATTGTCAATTACTACATAATTAAATGGCTTGGCTTGTAAAAAGTCTTGCTGGATTTGATTCCAGTTGTGGTTGTTTATCATTAGTTTTTAATATATGAACCGTTAGGTGCAATGGCCCCTTCTACGCCAACTTGATCTACTTCAACTACATGAGCAGGGTTAAGGAATTTAGCAAGCACATGCTCAATGTCCGTGTAGCCTCCATTTGTAACTCGTTCGTTGAAGTGTGCGAAACTGTTGTCGTATACCTCAATGACTTCGTCTAGTAGTGCAATAGGCCATGACCATAGTCGTGCCATGTATTGCCAAGACTGCTGCGTTACCTCAACAGGGAATTGACTCTTATGCTTACGCCCGATAATGATTTTGTCTGCTTCAGTTTCGTATAGCTCAGGATCAAACAAGTCATTAATTACGTAACGACCTGACATCTTGTGAATACGATCGATGCCCACAAACTCGCCGTCTTCTTTAAGCAATTTCAGTGCTTGGCCAAAGCACATGATCTCAGTGCCATTCTTTACCACATCCCAGTTGTCTGTACTGTGATAAAGTTTTTGCACTTCTGCTTCGTCTGTAAAGTCCAAGAACACATCGCATACACTAGACAAGATTGCAGTCTGTTCTGCTGTGACAGGAACCCCTGTCACTTCCATAATAACAATCTTAGCATCCGGCACATGCTTGCGAATACTAGCAACGGTAGTCACTGTTTGCTCTAGCCGCTCAATTGGGGAATATACCCCAAAGCGGCTATTAACTGCACTAGTTACAATAAAGCAATGTTTCATTTACGCAACCAACGGTTATTAGCTAGTGTCCATTCAACCACTTCCTTAACACGTTCGCTAAGTTTGATTTTAGGAGTCCATCCTAGTTCAGCTAGCAAGCCACCATCGAGCGCATAACGTAGATCGTGACCAGGACGGCTGCTGTGGAAGTCTGTCATTTCGTATACCAACTCTTTGCCAACTGCTGCTGCAATCATTTTAGCAAGTGTAAGGTTGTCAATTTCTTCTGGACCAACAAGGTTAAACTTAGGGCACTTGGCACCACCGTAATCACCTGTGTGCTTATAGTCTTTGAGATTTTCAAGGATAAACATCAATCCATCTGCTACATCCTTAGCATGGATATAGTGACGTGAACCTGCAATGGTCTTGCTTGGATCGCTATGAACTGTTACCACTTCGCCATCACGGGCTTTCTGGATTACCATTGGGATAAACTTCTCAGGGTGCTGACGTTCACCAAACACGTTCATAGTGTGTGTAACTACGATAGGAAGTTTGTAAGTGTTTTCAAATGCAACGCAAATTTCTTCTGCTGCTGCCTTACTTGCTGAATAAGGGTTCGTGCTATTGTAGCGATCGTATTCTTTGTAGCTAACACCATTGGGTGCTGGACCAAACACTTCGTCTGTCGAGAAGTAAACAAAGCGGTCAAGGTTCGGAAGAGTACGAGCATACTGCAAGAGATTGGTTGTGCCTACAACGTTATCCATTACAAACTCCATTGGGAATTCGATAGAACGATCCACGTGCGAACCAGCAGCCAAGTGCAGCACAATGTTCACATCACCAATCATGCTGGTAGTCAGTGGATTGATCTCTGCTTTGAGATCGTGCCATACAATGCGTAGGCGTTTGCGCTGTTCTGGCGCAATCTCTTCCATCATGTCATGTAGACGGTTTAGATTGCCCGAATAGTCTAAGCGATCTAAGCTAACAATATTCCAATCTGTAGTTTTTAGGATGCGCTCAATAACGTGGTGAGCAATGAAACCGGCTCCGCCGGTAATAAGTACAGTCTTTGACAAGTAATTCTCCAATAATAGTTGATAAGGTATTTATTTTAGCTATTTTACAAGGATCAAGTTTTAAAAGCAAGAGCAAGACCACCGAATAAATATTTGTATGAAAATTGTAATCGTAACCGGTGGGTTTGATCCTATCCATAGTGGGCACATTGCCTATCTCAAAGCAGCAAGCCAACTTGGCGATATCTTGGTCGTCGGCCTAAACAGTGACGCTTGGCTACAACGCAAAAAGGGTGCAGCATTTATGCCATGGGACGAACGATATGCTGTTGTAAGCAAGATCAAGTATGTTACCCAAACCACTTACTGGGACGACAGCGATGGTAGTGCCATTAAGTTACTGGAAGAGCTTAAAGCACAATATCCCAACGATGAAATCATCTTTGCCAATGGTGGCGATAGAACACGAGACAACATCCCCGAAATGTCAGTTACTGGAGTAGAGTTTGTGTTTGGTGTTGGTGGTGAAAACAAGGCCAACAGTTCAAGCTGGATTCTACAAGAATGGAAAGCACCTAAGACAGAACGCCCATGGGGTTACTATCGTGTCCTACACGATGTGCCAGGTACTAAGGTCAAGGAGTTGACTATCAATCCAGGACAAAGTCTCAGTCTACAAAGGCATCAGCACCGTGCAGAATACTGGCACGTTAGCGAAGGACAATGTGTTGCTGAGCAACAAATGGAAAATGGATACCATATGCCAGCTCAACAATTAAGCGAACACATGAGTATCCATATACCCAAAGACGGATGGCATCGATTACACAATCCGTTTACTGCACCTTGTCGCATTGTAGAGATACAATACGGCAAACACTGCACTGAAGAAGATATCGAGCGTAGAGATTAATCTTGGTCGTCAGCTGTGATCTTTTGACCCAGCTGCGATTTAAGTGATCGCATCAGCTTGCGTTCAGTATCGTACACAAATTCTTTTGTTTCGTCTTCGGTATGCACGATAAGGATAAAGCCGTTTGCTGCTTTGCGGATTTCAATTGATTCAAACATTAAAGTATTCCATTGGGTTAGTTGAACTACTATTATAGCAGAGCATGAAAGTATAGTCAAGAAAAAGCCCACCGAAGTGGGCTAGTTATTCTTCAATTTGTGTAACTGTTATGCCCGAACTCCTGAGGAATTGGACTCCTGCATCATCGCGATAGTTTGCACCATAAAATACACGACGAATACCTGACTGAAAAATGAGCTTGGCACAGTGGATACAAGGACTGTGAGTAACAAATAAGTCAGCCCCGTTACCAACGTTAGGAGACTTCGCCAGTTTTGCAATAGCATTTGATTCAGCATGTAATACCTCAGGTCGTGTTACTAATCTAGTTGTATCTTCTTCAATGGCATAGGTTTGTTTGTTAACAATCTTAGGGTGTTCTTCGCAGTTGTTATCCCACCCTGCTGGCATGCCATTGTAGCCGTAAATGACCACATCGTCCTTGACAATAACTGCTCCTACCTTGAGCCTACGTGCATGACTTAGTTCTGCTGCACGATGCGCCCAGTCCATGTATAGTTGTTGATATTTTGTTTTCATAAATGGCAAACCCCGCACCAGGCGGGGTAATGTTATGGAGCGGGATAGCGGAATCGAACCGCTGACTTGAACTTGGAAGGATCTCGTTTTACCATTAAACTAATCCCGCATTTCCTTTGGTACCTTGACACGGTTTCGAACCGCGGACCCTCTCCGTGTAAAGGAGACGCTCTACCCCTGAGCTATCAAGGCATGTATTGGATGCAAAGGCTGGAATCGAACCAACTGTCTCCAGGTTATGAGCCTGGTGAGATACCATTTCTCTACTCTGCTTCAATATTTATACCAGTTGCTCTGCCTGTAGCAAAGAAACGGTATCTGCATCCAACTCAATCTCGGTGCGAACGTTAAGTTCCAGGACCTTGTCATTAATGCTTTGCTTTTGTTTCTTCAGGTCACGCATTTCTGCCTTGTAACCTTCAATCTGGTCCGCTTCAAGCACACCAGTGTCAACTGTGTCGTTGTAACCGTAAACACGGTTCTTGTTGTCTTGTGCGCGAAGCTTTTCTAGCTTGCCTTCAATGACTGCGATTTCTTCGACAACCTTGCTTTCAGTTAGGCCTTTTAAGAAGCCCAAACGCTTGTCAATGAATGCAGCGTCTGTCAACAGATCTGCAACACCGGCTTCTGTGTTGGCGCGACCAACCTTTGCACGGACTGCGTACAAGGCCTTGGTCAACTGTGTGCGCTTGGCATCGTTGCGGACCAATGTCTCACGTGCGGTACCAAGCACCGAAGTTGAACTTTGGAACTCGTTAAGGGAAACCGTCAATGCGATGTCGATCGTCTTGATGTGTTCCTGGATTGTGTTTTGTAGGGCGTTTGCTTTGCGAAGTGTAAATTTCATAATCGAGTTCCTTTCTGTTTGATTTTAATAGGGGTGCAACGTATGGCAAGTCAATTGCGGGACAATGTGCAATGTACATTAGATATAATTGATTTTCAAGGCAACTGTTTTCTAAAGCAAAATACAACAAGCAGAGGATACCAATATTTCCGAGAGTCAACAAACAAGGCAATTAAGCCAGGGGACTCGGGTCACTGGATCACGATTAATATTCCAGTAAGCGTGTCAAGTGCTAACTAGAGGTGCAATCTCTCATCTCCATACGTCACAACTAGTTTTAAAAAACTAGCAAAAATGGAGGACGGTGTAGGAGTCTAACCTACCTTATACCGAGTTTGCAATCCGGCGCATAAACGCTCTGCCAACCGTCCATATTAGTCTGGTGGTTGAACCTATTTCAAGTTCAACGCTCTCGTCGTGCTTCATAGTCCAGCGAATCGCCTTAGCTCCACACAATCACCAAATTCTTATTTGGAAACACATTTGCTGAACCATCCAAACCGTAAAATCTTTCAGGAACAAATGTGCTTTCAAATAAGCTGCTTCTACCGTTTGGGTTGCTGTGGACTTGCTACTATGATTTCACAAGCTACCCACTACCTATCCAACTTTAACCATCAAAGCATACTTATATGTAAACACACTGAGCAAACAGCTCCTATTACAGAGTCAGTTGCTTCGTCCTTTTACAGACTTTTACTAATGTGTTTGCATATAAGTTGGCGGACTGAGAATACATCCTAACCTAACAACACCTCGGACATTATTGTAAACCTTGCGAGTCTACTTTCTTCCGACTTCCACTAAACCCTATTTGCATAGTAGTCTAGTCTGCTGTCAGCATCGCCGTTTTTAAAGACAGGCAGTAGTCTTGTCGCCGTATGCTATTCTACGCTTTCTATCCCGTTGACCTTTAGAGCCATTCACCACCGCTAAGTAGCTACGAAACTTCCTGCATAAACAGATTTCACCTTGCGAGTTACGTCTGACTTGATTACCTTGCGGCTCAAGTATTAGATGCTTTTCACATACGACCGAGTCAGTCTTTGCGTTTTGTAATGATAGTGGGAATTGAACCCACCGCATTCTGTTTAAGAGACAGATGTTCTACCAATGAACTATATCAACCTACTGCGATGTGCTGACTCAGTTGCTGCATAATCTTTTGGAATACACAATACAACACACCACGTACCTTTTGCCTTGCGAGCTACTCAGTCGTCTTTTGCGACCAATGTTCGTATTACTACGTCCACCAACCACTAAAACTGCATACGAGCTCTTAGGTGCAACCCTTCGAACCAATACACTACCCTTTCTCATACCAATTAACAAAGTTGGTTTCGCATAGAAGTCAGCACCACCTGTTACTTTCCATCTACTCAAGTTCCCCTTGATGCAATCTCAGGCTTGTAAGCAAACGTTCTTCCCTATGCACTTTGCGTCACTGTTACATCCACCCGTCGCTGAGTGAACGCTCCCTCACAGGAGTGAGCAGGCTTGTCTAAATGAACTATTGCTAGCGGAGTTATGTAGGCATACCTCCTTTGGCTGTGTCACCACAGTTATTCTTCGCATCAAGCTGGGCGAACCATACTCTTTGCAGGACATTAAACTGCCCTAAATTCTTATACAACTGCACACTCACAGGTTTCGAACCTGCCAACCTGGGCAATAGCCCAAGCTATGAATCCAACCATATCTGCGTGGCCTACGCATTTATGTGCATGTGTATAAGAACTTCTTATACGTATCTATTTTAAAGAACTTTGTTAGTTAGCACAATGTCTAACTAAGCTGCTATTGTAGCAAACTTTTCATTTGCTGTCAACAGTTATTTAGAAATTTATTTTGATGCCTCTTTTTACCTGGTTACAAGGTAACGGGTAAGACTTGCGTCTTTCAGTTGACCCTCATGCAACCGGTAGAGCGTTACTCTACTCTATTGCAATCATTCTTCCTGCGTATTGCTACGTGGAACAGATCGTTTCTAACTCATAGGTGTTAGACGCCACAGTAGCCGCTTACAGACTACTCAAGAGTTCCCAGCTTTCTATCTGGACCAAATTTTCGACAAGAGTCACGCAACCTATTAGCGTGGTACGCCTGCTTACTTTACATCAAAACAAATTTTTAAAGAACGTTTGTTAATTTCTTAACATGTATCTATTATAACAAGAGTTTCATTAAGTGTCAAGCACTTTTTAGAAAAACTTAAAATAATAAATGGTGCGTAAGGAGAGACTCGAACTCTCAATCCTCGCGGCGCTGGCTTCTAAGACCAGAGTGTATACCATTCCACCACTTACGCATTGTGATAAATTACTTATCATCTAAGCTGTTATTATAAACAAATTTGACTTGCTTGTCAACTATGTGTTTATCCATAATAGCTTCAAAATCTTTTGGGTCTTGCGCTTTTGGAGCACAGTAACCGCATATACATCTTGTTCTAGCACATTGTATAACAGGCATGGCTTTGTTGTCAATGTTTTTCTGCACTTGTTCTAGTATAAGATTACCATTTGACAAATTACCAATTGGACCAACTGTACCATCAAAGCGCATACGGCAATCCTTGTTTGTGTACACATCGCCATTGATCTGTTTAATGTACAAGAAGTACCAGTTAACACTGCAACTCCAACCCATGAAATCTGCATGTGGTACAAAGGCTGTTGGGTGTTGTAGGTCTTGGTTAGTGCATAGCTTTCGGCCACCACAACAACCTCGACCGACCTTACCCATGCCAACTGTGTCAGTTTCCACTGCATCCAGCGCCTTTGTTAGAGCATCCCTACTCTTAGCTGGTGTGCGTGACTTGTAGTAATCTTGAAAGTAAATAAACTGTTCTTTGTTATACTGCCACTGAGGTGTAGGGGTGTCGTTTGCTTTAACTACATACCTAACATCGTGTGTTTTACAAAACTCAATAGCTTGTTGGCTAATATCCCACAAAACAGGATCGTTGTGCATCACAAACACCACCTTTTGGCGCCTGCCGATAGCCTTATTATAAAGTATGTTGTCTAGTACTTGCTGTCTCTGTTTAGGCAATGCACTGCTGTGAAAACTAACGGTAAACTCATCAATTAAGTTTGCAACCTTTTCCCAAAGATTCTTACCAGCCACTGCGTTACTTGTGCAGGTAACAGTCAATGGCCAATCGTATGTGTGTCTTGCTCGCACCTGCTCTAGGATCTCAACAATGTCTGGATGAAATATACTTTCGCCGCCGTATACATTGAGAACCACCATGCGCTGCCATTTGGGCTTTAGCTGCATGTACTTGTCTGCATAAGCAAACATGAAGTCAATGGTTTTTAAGCATTCGTCTTTAGGAGGATGTGCTGTGCTGTTGTCGTGACCACCGTACTCAATGCCAGTCGAGCAGTAGTCGCAATCCAAATTGCACTTCATTGTTAGTTCCCAGTCCAACAAAAATGTAGGACGATTGACTGGATCGATTGCAGGCTCAATTGAGATAATTTTATTCATAAGTTAATACCAAATGATCTGCAAACCAATCTCTGCAATATGCAAAGGGTTTACCAAATCTAAGGTTAAACCAAATGCGTTCGTTTGTATTTGAGATGCTGTGTAGTTGTTGGATATCAAGGATCCACCCTGTGTCTTTTACGCTAGGATAGGATTCGCAGATGTCTGCGTTTCTTGCGTAGGTAGTGCTGTCACAATCAGCAAAAAAATAATTGAACCCAGTTTGCTGACTTTCGTGATCCCTATGCTCTGCGCCATTGCCCACCATGTAGTTAATGCTAGCAAACGTAGGGTCAAGGTCTGCTAGGTCATCTAGCATTAGCGGCAAAAAGCGCATGGTAGATTCTATTAGCTTACCAGTCACTGAATACCATTCTGCACTACCGTTAGTGATGTGACTAACTGTGCCAGTTGATCCTAGTTCATAGTGATATCCGTAATCGCTGTACTTGTATTCCCTAGTGATACTGGCCGATTGACTCTTTACTAGATCGATGCAGTGCTTTGCTACTTGTGTGGTTTTATCCCAGTTATTAACTATACGTACCGGGGTCTGAAACGTTAATGTATTCATAAAAGGGTTAGCCATGTAATTCTGTTTTTCAACCGCGGACCACTTGGTCCCCATTGATCAGATGGGCAACCATGATCTAGATCAAGCAGCATCTTGCGAATGCCTACCTAGACCACACGTTGTGGGCTCGAAACGGTTCTCAATTTTAAAATCGTTTTGTTGCCTCGGGGGTTCCCGATACTTAAACACAGGCCACTAATTGCAAGATTATTGATACTACGCCTACCACTGGTAACAGAAAGCTGCCTTGCTCATGGCTAACTCTTTTATGAACAGTTTGTATTATACACACTGCCGTTGACTAAGTCAACTATTTTGGTCGGCCTTGAGAGGATCGAACTCCCACCATCTGTTTCGAAGACAGATATGATATCCATTTCACCAAAGGCCGTTGACCTGTTTACCCCACTTAACTATGTTCCACACTCGTTCATGTAGATAGTATAGAGCCATGTTAACTATTACTGCTATCCCAAGGAATGCCGCTGCTGATCCCCATGATCCAGTTATCAAGTAAGGGATGAGAAAATTACTAGACATTGAGAAAATGCGCCAAGTTAATATCTTACTGATGCTTCTAGGATTGGTTTCTACGAACGTAGAACTGTTTAAATGGAGACGTTTCCATTGTAGCCTATTCCACATGCGCTCGTGTAGCCAAAATAACAAACTGTTAATTACTGCTGCTAGGCCTGCAATTTGCAATCCAAGAGCAAGACTACCACTAACAATAAACCCATTGATGATGTGACTACATGTGATAATCACGCGGTATGTAACCACTTTCGTGATTGTGCGTAATTGGGAATCGGAGAATTTTGATTTCATTATATTGGCGACCCCCGAGGGATTCGAACCCCCAACACTCGGATTTGGAATCCGATGTTCTGCCAATTGGAACTAGAGAGCCATTTATGGAGCGGATGATCGGGTTCGAACCGACGACCTCGACGTTGGCAACGTTGTGCTCTACCAGCTGAGCTACATCCGCATTATACTTACTTATCACTGGCGGAGTGTTAGGGAATCGAACCCTATGACCTGCTCATCACAAGTCTACACCTTAGCAGGGTGCTGCATTACCGGCCTGCCCACACTCCGTATTCTTACCTGGTGAAAAATCTTACTGCACGAATCCAGTAATACTTAACACCTCTAAACTCCGGGACCCAGTTAAATACATCAACTGTGACCCCAATTTCTTTTGGGACGTTGCCGTATGCCTTTTCGATTGTCTCTCTTGACTTCATTGCATCGTCCCTTCTGTGTATTATACACGCTAGTTATTTATTTTGCAAATGCCTATACAGTTTATTCTTTAATTCTGGACAAAGATTTTTCACTGGTCCAATTAAGTACTCTTTAACAAATATGTCAAGGCCGTCTGCTTGACCATTAACAAGATGAGTAGTGTTTATGTAAGGATGCAAAATTTCACGAACATACTCAATACCCTCTGCCCACACTTGGTAAGCACGAGTATCACTGTACCCATCCTTAAACCACTGGTCAAACTCGCTTGTCCAATCGTTAACTGCTTTGTTTGATTGCCACCAACTGTTGTCCCACGTAGTGTATAGCAGTGGTCTGTACACTCGCTCATGCACTAGTCTCACCATCTCCGGTGTTAGTGTGTCAACGTCCCAGAGATGCTGTTTGTCTGGATTAGCCTCAAGCCATCGCTTGATAGTGTGCGCTTGTTTGATAACCACTGGCACTGCATCTGGACTCCAGTAGAAGAATTCTACTGTGCTATTTGTGTATTCTTTAACGTGTTCTGCTACAGTAACAATGTTGGCCGCACGGTCTGTAAACCGTAGTACCAACTGTCCGTGTCTAATAAACACCCTGGGCTTTTCGATTCCTAGCACTAATGCAATTTTTTTATCTTTATCAAACTGTTTGCGCAATTGATCAAAGTGCAGATAATTAAACCGTGTTACTCCAGCTGGGTTTAGGCTTTCGCGCTTTTCTAATACCCAGCTAGCATCATCGGCTTTTGAAAAACTCTCAAATAGATGATCCGACAAATCCAACACACTAATCTTTGTTTTAGGGATCAATCCCTGAATTTCACGTAGTCTAGGCAACGTCTGAAACACATGCTCTGCTCCTGCATTGCGGGGGTCAAGATTGTTTTTATCTAACTCTGTGAATCTTGCACTAGCTTTCTCAGTTGTGTTTACCACAATCTCGTCTATATGGAGGCCTTGACGAATAAAGCTCATTAGGATATTGTGACTGTCGGCGCCGCCGCTGTAGCTCAATATAACATAGTCGTACTGATCTCTTAGCTGCTTTGATCTAATATCATACAATTGATCCAGTGTTAGGTCAGGTTCTTGTGTCCAGTTGTGCTGATTAAACTCTCGGTCGTTGAATGTCCACGTAACTAATGCGTTATTGTGCTGCACAGAATACACACATGCAGCAATCTTAGAATCGAACGTGACTCCGTTGCATGAGTAATATCCTAGTTTTAAATTAATCATAATTATGAGTTGGTTGCCAAATTGATTATATGTGCTTGCCTAATAGGAATTTCCGCTGCTCGACTGTGTGCAACGACAGGTACTGGATTATGAACTTTTGCGTGTCTTTGTTTGTCTCAATACCAAGCTGGTCGAACAACACACGGCCTTGTGTTTTAATCAAATCTTGTAGCTTAACCACTATGTCCATCTTAGGCATAATGTCCACTACTTTCTTGTACACTATGTCTCCCCTAAACTCTACTCCACGGGGTCGGTAGTCATCATTGTCAAATTTGCCAATGTCAAGGACTTCCCACATGCTATAGTCAGTTATACAAATATCCTGTATTTCCTGCGGAAGATTGTAAAAATCATCTGCCTTGGAGATTTGAGGCCAGCTATCCTGTCTGATGTTATTATACCATATTAGCACTTGTTCTTCACGATATTCGGCTGTCTGCCAACTTGGTCCTTGTCCGTTTAGCTGCTGTCCTTTTTGAAACCAGTAGGCACGTTTAGTTTTTGTTAGATGCCATTGTGTTTCTAAATCTGTGTACAATAGAATTTTCTTTCCTGGACATTTAGATAGCACGTCATCTTGCACTCCGGGCTTTTGCGTTAATTGCAATGGGTTACAAAGAAAAAAGACTTTGCTAACATCGAAACTCTCTGCTTTGGTGTTGCTGTTGTTAGGCCATATCTCATTATCTTTCCAATTGGAAACATTCTGTATATCCCATTGCGTAACTTTTGTTACGTGTGCGTCAGCTGACCCATTTTCGAAGCAGCATTGGTATTGGTTACTAAGCAAAAGAAGGTACAAGCAAAAGAAGCCGCCGCTGCCCCCGAAGTAACAAATAGTTACATCATCGGGTTTTTGCATCAGTTACCCCAGTTAGCTCCGACACGATTGTTTCCACTGTTTTAATTGAGTCAATTGAATCAATTGCTTTCCCCACAAACACATGACCAGCGACTGGGCTTTTTATACCAAGTTCTAGTCCCACAGTGTGGTTGCCGTCAACATCTTTTTCGTTTGTAAACACTAACGCATTTTGTTGGGCTTCGCCAATGTTCACAACTTGTGAGAATGTTGATTCAATCATTTTCATTTTTGTCTCAACTGAAATCGACGACTCTTCTGACATGGCAAATACTGTGCCCAATGCCACTGCACTTGCGCCAGCGTCAATACATGCCTGCACATCCTGTTGCGATGACATACCACCAGATGCAATAATGTGCAAATGTGGATTAGCGGATTTCAGTTGCTTAATCCGATCTACTAAACTAGTAGTAGTTGTGGTATTCACACGGGCAGCGGCATCAGGGCCCTTAACGTCAATAGCGTCAACAAATTCCACTAACTTGCCCAATATTCTAGGTGCAAGTATTTTATAGATTATTTTAATTCTGTATGTTCTAAGCAGCTTAATAAGGTTGACCACCTTTATGTCAGACCAATCAATATTGTCAAAGAATTCAACATACGCAGGCCTGTACTTTAACATCGCAGGGAGCAGCTTGGTATCTTTTAATAAAAAATCTGATCTAAGTGCAAGTATAAAATCGCTTGATCCCGACAGCTCTGTGAACTCTTTCATTTCGTTCACAATCTTAGCCACATCGTTAGCTAATTCAGATTCATCATGATTGTGGACCACAAGGCTCGGCAAGCACCCAGCTCTATGAACTGCAAGTGCTAGCTTAACGTCCGACACTCTATTCATCGGGGCACAAATAATTGGATATTTACATGGTAAAAAATTATGTTGCATTAGATACTTATCACGTGGTGCTCCTACTAAGAATCGAACTTAGGACTGCGCTATACCACAGCGCCGATATACCATTTACCTATAAGAGCATTTATTTCAATAAATATTCCATGCTGTCAAAGAACATTTATCTATTATACCCGCCGGGGTCGTCGGGTAGTTATATACATTGGTGCATCAACAAAAGTGAAATTGACTCAGCTAGTCAAACCGTTGATGATCCAGTAAACAAAGAAGTTAGTGAGATGTTTGGAGGAATAGGTACTGCGCACTTACACGCAAGAATACCAACTCATCAAAGTATTCATCAACATCTAATTTGGATGACATACAATCAACCAAAAGAGAAAAAAGTTTTTCTACTCAACTGTCATGACATACCAACATCTTTTGATGTGTCAAGACCGGACATGGCTATCCGATCGATACTATTAAGTGATCCCGATCCAGTTATTGTTATTATCAATGATAACGATGTACTCGACGATCGCAAATACGGATCATTAAATACTATCACCAAATGGCCTGTTTTCTTTAAGGCGAATCAAATAGTCGAACGTCGGTTTGGGTTTGATAGTTTTAATTGTCAAGACTCTATTGAGGCGCGGAATTTGTTTGTTGAATCGTATTACGAAATTTTCCCATTCCTTAGAGGCATCGACTATGATAAGTTATCCGGCGGGCTGGAATGGTATTCTGAATGGTATCGTGTACGGAATCAACACAACGGGCATGAAGTTAACGAACAAACCTATGTACTACCCAAAGACCGAATAGATCACCTGTACCAGATCTCGTTAACTGATATTGTTAGCGATCGATTTCCCACTTGGTTCGACAATTTTGTTAACTCTATCGGGGCTGGCACATTTGATACTAGTTACACAAAGTCATTCCACCAAACATACATTGATGCCCAGCAAAACTTACAATGGTTTAGCGAAATTGAACAATTTAGAAAAACCTATAAGTTAACAGATTTTCTACGAAGCCATTCATTGCTGCAAGCGTTTGTAATTATGGAGATTAAACATCATCTACCAGCAGTGTATAATTGGAAAGACCACCCCATTGACCATATTGTGTATGTGGCCAACCTTTACAAGTAATCTGTGCTGTCAGGAGATGTTAAAAACACTTCCGCAAACGACTCTCCCCTAATGGTGTCGTACTTCTTAGTATAGTCAAAGAATGCCAGTGGTGTATCCGGGGACGAAGTAGTCAATGCGTGTTTCACGTTTAACAACTCTGTAACTAGTACCAAATAGTTTGGTGCTGTTAGAATCTCTACTGCCTTGTCGATTTGATCTATTGCTTGTATTCTCAACGGCTTAGGCAGATTATTAAAGTGCATACCCGGAGGCGAAGTTACGTTGTAACATTTTACGCCAATGGTGTTGTTTTCGGTGTACAACCTCATTAGAAATCGTGCAGTCTCTGCAAAGTCCATTAGGCTGTATGCAGATATGGCAGTTGTAACTTCCATTTTAAATGGAGCTGCTAGTTGATTTAGTCGAAGCACATTGGCTTCCACTTTAGGCCAATCGGTTCCACTACGAATATATTCAGCCGCTTTGCCCACAGCATCGATGCTCATCACCATTTGAACTGTTTTAAATTTACTAAGTCGATCAATAAACAATGGATTATATACACTGCAATTTGTAAACAATTCTACGTCTAGTGTTTTGTTAAAACCGTTGTCTATTAAGTAATCTAGATAGCTGTAATATTCTTTTATTAAAAATGGTTCGCCACCGGTTAAACATACCTTTCGAACTGACGCTAGAAAGGCAGTATCCATGAGGCCATCAATTGAATTGTTTTCTATCTTTGTGATGGGTATCACGCTATGCTCAAGATGACTTCCGTTTTTGTCTGGTTTAATCTTATGTTCAATTTTTTCTGCTGCAAAGCTGGAACTAGATGTTTCGTCGCACATCCTGCATTTCATATTACATAGATTACTAAACCTAAGCTCAATTCTTTTTGGAACGGTTGGGCTGTCTGCGGTAAACTTGTTTGCGAACCATTGATCTTCGTACTCGGGCTCAGGTCCTACATTATAGTAATTCCAAATAGCGCCGCGTGTGCTTTTTAGTCCATGACTCTCACGCTCTTTACAACCAGAACATGCAGCAGGAACAATCCCTTGCTGCATTTCTTGTTTTATATTCTTAAGCCATTCGCTATTAAAATATTCAGATGGGGTCGCTTCCATCTCTAAATTTTTAATCATGTGGCACGGACTAGGAGAGTTGGCATGATAGTATAACATTGTCCACGGTGCAGGACAGAAGAACTTCTCCGAAAACTTTGCCATACTACTCCTATAATTTGGTGCCTCTAACCGGATTCGAACCAGTGACACAAGGATTTTCAATCCTCTGCTCTACCAACTGAGCTATAAAGGCAAATTTAAATGGCATTGTGGGTTCCTACCACACCTGAACCTTGTTCCACCGCTCGTCAAAGGCTTATGTGGCGATCCCGTGCATTCGCATTACACTATACCATATAGAAGCACTCTCAAATGCAAGCATAGGAGGAGTCAAGCTCTGAAACTTTCGCATCTGCAGATACTAGGCTTCTTCTCCCGCTTTGACTTATGCCAAGAATACTTCTATATAGGCTCCACCGTTAACTGGCGCTTGCCCTAGCTTTATTTAAACGTCGGTTAATGCACGGTGGACACACATGCCGACTATAGTGTGTGAGTTTTCAAAACTCTGGGCACCCAAGTCCCTTTATTACTTTTGCACCATATAAAAACACACTATGTGGAATCGAACCACTGACCCTTTCACTCCGTAGAGACCGTGCAATACGCTTAGTCGCCGACTAGTATGTTTATATATGCGAACTCATTGTAGGTTGGGCTCGAACCAACATTAAGCCCCATAACGGGCCTTTCCTAACCAATTAGAAGACTACGAGTTCATCGGGTCATGACTCCCGATTATGGCGAAGGTTAATTACTCCTTCTAGTACCATATGTAAACACACTTGACCTACTCTGCACGGCAAATGACTGGCGTTCAGAAAAATGTGTTTGCATATGGTAGAAGCACTGGGGCTCGAACCCAGGACCCTCGGATTAAAAGTCCGATGCTCTAAACCAACTGAGCTATACTTCCATGCCTTACCATATCAAAGTACGCTACGGAATCGAACCGCAGCCGTCGACCTTTCCCTCCAGGGCAATTGATGCAGTTTTAGCTTCCACAGGAGCGACCTGATTCACTATAATGCACTAGCGTACTTTGATATGGTAGGGGCACAGAGAATCGAACTCTGGTTCTCTGGTTAAAAGCCAGATACTTTAGCCGCTAAGTTATACCCCCATATGGTCCACAGCCAGAGAATCGAACTCTGTTAGTCCGGGTAAGAGCCGGGTACTTCGCCAGCAAAGTTTGCTGTGGATGGATCGTAAATATTTTTCTTTTACGTGCCATCCAGGACCATACGGGGGTCTAGGATGACACTATCGTTTACCTGAACGTTTCATGTCAATTTTCCTTTTTAATTCCAAAGTAAGTCAAAGTTGCCGGCTAACACTTTCTTAACGCTTGCAGTCTTGTCACTTACGTGATCTTTAACTGTATCGTCCTGAAAGCGGTATGTGCGAATTTTGTCTCCTCGCATCCCTGAACCAACTTGTTGCTTTCTGTTGCTTGCTAAGTTGTTATTATAACAGTCTTTTGTTATCTTGTCAACTCTTTCTCGAATAGTTTGCATAGCTTCTGCCAAACTATTTTCCCTACTGCGACACTGTGCTGTTACTACTGTGCCACTAGGTATGTGCGTAACGCGGGCACTGTTTTGGTGCTTGTTACGGTGTTGTCCTCCTGCGCCTGTTCCGCTGTACCATTCAATCCGCAAATCAGATTCTTTTATGGTAGTGGTCGGCACACTTGGATCAACAACAGCGACAGTAACAGTACTGGTATGTACTCGTCCTTTTCGCTCTGTTGGTGGTACACGCTGTATTCGGTGTCCACCTGGCTCGTTGTATAAGCCAGATAAATCAGCACCCTCGACTAAGATATGAACTTCGCCAAGATACTCATTTATCAGGCGGCTAGTTCAGCCTTTGCTGTGTGCAAATTTAATGTAGGCTTGTGCCAAGTCTTTTACAAATAGTTTACTGTCTTCGCCACCTTCTGCGGCACGGACCTCAATTACACGTTTCATAATCATTCCTCTCTTTTAATCGCATAGCTTCCAATCTTGCTTTCAAGAATAGTTCAACTACATCTTTATTTAACTTGGTAAATCCGGACTTGATTAGAAAGAACAATTCGTCTTTCTCCGACTCAAGCCATACCACGTGAGCATCACCTGTATTGCCCACTGCTCCAAGTCCTTCGGGGTTGCTGAATCTCTGAGCAGCGTTGCAAATAAACGCAAACTTTACCCCAAAGTCCCTTGCTAGCACTTCTGGACCAGTGGACTCATCATGATCAACTCGGTACACATAGTTGTACTCGTACGGAACATCAACGTAGATTTTGTGCATTAAATATCACCTTCGTGACTTGGGGGTAAAATGATCCCGCCTGCGCTGTATTGATATGGTTGACCATTGATCGTTGGCTCTTCGTTCTCATCATACGTCCAACCCAGCTGCTTCATCATGCGATGCTTGACTAGCAAGTTAGGAGCACGAAATGCTTCAGTGTCATCAAAGCCAAGCATGACTCCAACTTCACATACTGCACCGCTGCGGCAAACACCAGCATGGCAATGAACAATAACGTTCATGCGATTCTCTAGTGCATGTTGCAACAAACGAACTAGCTCTGCGGCTTGTTCGTGACTGCACTTCATTTCTTCTTCAAGAACGTAGTCCTTTTCCTCTACATCTAAAAACTCAAATTGATGAGCTTCTTTAAACTTGTAAAGGGGAGTAGGAAATTCGCTGCCGCAGTCAACGATTTGAATCAACATAGCGTTATCACCGGGGTTGATGTGAAACCCTTTAGTGACATCGCTACGTGCTACGTTTTGGATCCAGGGCATTTTGTTTCCTTGTGTTAAATACAGTATGAGCAAACCCAATCCTGGATTCGATGAATTACTTAAACTCGGCAACGGAACTTATTCCGATGCTAAGAGCTTCTCTTGTGTTAAACATTTTACACGAGATTATCCTGAAAAGCAAGAGCTGCCGTTCGTACAGGATATGAAATTTTGGCAGAGGATAGTGGAATCGAACCACTAATGACGGAATCAAAATCCGTAGTTATACCGTTTAACTAATCCCCAACAATTCTATACTAACCGAAAAATTCGTTCGGCGTTTTTGTAAGCGATGTTCTCTAAATCATTATTGCTTAATTTTAATGCAATCAAATCGTCCACGTCGTGCAATTGGTTTAGTCCCGACTCGTCATCGTGCGGATAATCTGTACTGAACAGCAATCGTTCGCTTCCGAAAGTTTTTATTAGCAGTTGCATTAGAGCAGTATTCTCTATGTCAACTGTAAAGCTGATGTTATTTTTAAAATACACTAGCGGATGATTTTTCATTTGTACGTCTGGCAGCTTACGCTCAAATACTCCCTGCACTGTATTGTACGATCGCATCGCATGTACATCTGCCCCTTCTGCGAATACTACCTGCATTACAGGGTAACGATCAAAAATACCAGACATCAATAAGCTGTATATGTTTAGCTGGATTGACCCGGGTAAAAATCTTTGCAATTTGCGATAATGATCGTCAAAGGGAAACACGTGGTGCATCATGCTATGAAAATAAATTGTTATTCTCTGCATTGCACAGATTTCAATTAGATCACTAATATCAGGCATACACATGGTAGGCATACTTGTGCCATCTGCAGATATAAACGAGTTATCAAGATATACTGCTTTAAATCCGTGACGTATAGCCCAATTGAGTTCAACTGTTGCTGCCTTCATGTCCTGCAATGGTACTAGTGCAGTTGCAAAGAACTTGTCAGGATGTGCGTCAACCACTTTCTTAATCTCTATATTGTAGCTTCTGCACATTGCAGCGGCTAGTTCTGGTTCAACAGAATAGTTAAACCGCATAGCAAGCTCTTGCGGACACAACAGTTGCTTTGTGATTTTTAACTTAGCAAAATCCTCAATCCTGCTGTCAATGTTAGTTACTCCGGCAGTCTGCCCAAACGACTCAGGCGGCTTACCTTCACTAATTTTAACTGGATCAATTTCAAAATTTACGCGATTTAACTTTCCGTCAACCGAGAAATCAAACGTAGGCAACAAATGCCTTAGATGCTCTGGTACATGGTCAAATACTGTAGGTGGTAGGTAATGGCTATCGCAATCAATTATCTTCATACAGTATTTAATGAATTGGTGGACAACCGTTTAACGTCCGATTGCCCAAAGACGGGGTCTGTGTGCTAATAATTTATCCTATTATACGCCACTAGCAACGGCGAGGCTCTGGGGAGAAGTACGGGAATCGAACCCGTGATAGCGGAATCACAACCCGCGGTTTTGCCACTAAACTAACAACTCCATAACTCTTAGTCGCGCAACTTTTTCAAGTACTCGCGGCCAATTTTTCCTTCTTCAATTTCTTTCAACACTGTTGCAGTAATGCCGCCGGCACCACTTACTTTTGCAGCATGTCCTCGCTTGAGTTCACGTGCTCGCGCACTTGCAATAAGCACCAAATCAAATCGGTTGCCTACTTGCTCTACTGCTGCTGACGAAGTGTTTCTACTATTTGACATAACTACCCTTTTAAAAATCTTCCGTAACTTGCTTTAAGCCTTCGATTTGGTCAAGCTCAAAGTCTTCGATGTGCTTAACTGATCCGCCGTAGTAGCCATTGTGGCTGTTACGCACTTCAATATCAATGTAGCCGCGGTCGGTTTTGATAGTCCAGAACCCGTCTTGAACTACTTCGTATCCGTCTTCTTCGCGATTATCGCCCCAACCCTTGTCTTCTGTTTCAGTCACTAATGCGCCGCGCAATAGGTCAAAGCTGTTGCCTTCACCTAGGATAGTAGCACCATTAATGTGATTGAACCACACGCTGTTGCAACAATCGTTCTGAGTGTCAAAACGAAAATACTTGCCGTTGACTGTACGGAATACTAATGCCCAGCTGTCGTTGCCTAGAAAGATTCCGTTAATGCGCTCACCGCGCAATACTTTGAATGCTGACATTGTATTTCCTTTGTTGATTGGTGCGTCTGGATGGAATCGAACCACCATTCCTAAGTTCGTAGCCTAGTGTACTTTCCATTGTACTACAGACGCAAATTGGTCGGAGATATAGGATTCGAACCTATGACCCTCTGGTCCCAAACCAGATGCGCTACCAGACTGCGCTAATCTCCGAATATGATTTACAACACTGTGGGCTGTCCACTCAAGTCCGTGTCAGACATATAGCAGTACACTAATTCTCGTCTACTATACATTCCAGCTTACTGCTGGTTCAGTGAATATTGGTGGAGGATACCAGGATCGAACTGGTCACCTACTGCTTGCAAAGCAGCCGCTCTCCCAAATGAGCTAATCCCCCTTATATGGATGCGGGTGCAAGATTTGAACTTGCGATGCTCCGAGCTTATGAGACTGGAGTGGTGGCCGCCCTACCCGCTATAACCTTGGTGCCCCATAACAGAATCGAACTGCTATCCCCGGATTACAAAACCGGTGTTCTACCATTTAACTAATGGGGCGAAATTTGGCTGGCAAACCTGGGCTCGAACCAGGGACATCTTGATTAACAGTCAAGCGCTCTACCAACTGAGCTATATGCCAATAACACTATTATATATGACAAACTGTGTATGTCAATATAAATTTTGGTACCCGATGCAAGATTTGAACTTGCGACCAACGGCTTATCAAGCCGCTGCTCTACCACTGAGCTAACCGGGTAAATTGAATTTGTAAGTAGTTGAGCCGCTGTTATCTCAACGCTTCACCCGAATTAACAAGTCCGGACGGGGGCAGTCTGCCACTAGGAATACTTGTCCAGTACAGCCTCCAAATGGCCCGCGCACGGTGGGATTCGAACCCATTAACCTTTTACTATACAACACCTTCGAAGAATATTGTATAGCGTGACTTTCTCTTGCTGACACTTACAAAACTGGCGCCGTGGACGGGAATCGAACCCGCCTAAAACTCATCGACAGTGAGGCACCCTCCCAGAGAGCTACCACGGCATTAACTTGGAGCGGGTAGTCGGTATCGAACCGACTACTCAAGTTTGGAAGACTAGTGTGTATCCGTAAACACCTTACCCGCTAAAACTTGGAGGATAGAAACAGAATCGAACTGTTACCGCTTTCGCAGTAGATCGGTTTAGCAAACCAACTCGGCACCATGCACACTACTATCCATAACTGGCATCCTGTACGGGAATCGAACCCGTCTCTACAACTTGAAAGGCTGTTGATCTAACCGATAATCTAACAGGATATAAAACTGGCGCCCCATAGCGGTTTCGATCCGCTTACCTCGACAGTGACAGTGTCGCGCTCTCCCAATTGAGCTAATGGAGCATAAATTTCTGGGTCGTATTTCTTACACAGAGTCGCCCGTCTGTGATGTTACGGTTGCAAACTTACCTGCAGGACGCATTTGCAACTATCTTACATTTGTGAATTAGGAGGCATACTAGGGACTCTTACCCTACTAGTCAGTTATCCCAACTTATGCGAACGCAGCCCGCCATTCGCTAGTGTCTACTCTTCGGCTCTTGCTTTCCGATCAATTCTTGAATTAGTTCGAGAATACACGGCGTTAAACTGTCGGCCTATGCCCGCTTAACTTCTGTCTCGTTGCAGCTCTTTCCGCTAACAACACTTTTCTTACCCCTACTGGACCGACTTTGCTTATCGTTCGTCAATAATACAGCGGGCGGGACCCGCAGCGTTTCGCCGGTGATTCGTATTATTGAAGCCCGGGAATTCTCTCCCGGGTCGGTTTCCGTCTACTCATCTTACTAAGTGTTGTCTTAGTATTCTTGGTGGGGATAGTTAGATTCGAACCAACTCATCCAGTGGAAACAGATTTACAGTCTGCCGCGCCTCTCCAACTGCGCCGTATCCCCATTATTTCTTTATGCTGTTAAGGCTGATATCTAATAAACCCTACTAGGAATCGAACCTAGGCCCCCGGCGTATTATGCCGGTGTGCTTCCACTACACTATAGAGACTCCGTCTACATTCGCTCGGCAAAGCTACTTTGTTTCAGGGTCAGATTTCAGACTGCTTTCAGATTGCCGTCATCAGCCTTAACAACACAATATGTAAACACACTACACATTTAAACCTTTGCAATGCTATTGCTGATTCAGGTTTGTATAATGTGTTTGCATATGGTGTAGTAATTGGGAGTTGAACCCAACTAGTCATCTGTTTTTACAAACGGGTGATATCACTTCCCATCGCCATATGCCCCTCGGGTTTGCAATCCTGCTACGCATACAGTCAAATAACTTGTCTCCAGACTTACCACGAAAAACTCGACACACTAATTACGTGCTACCGCCTCCAGCAATAGTCGCTACTTTGATGTGTCTTGATTGGTGCAGGGCGTGGGATTCGAACCCTGAAAGCCCTTATGCTTACAGTGCCTTACTCGGAATTACTCTTTGGGGTTGCTTGCATAAGGCCTCGCATTTTCGCATTCGCCTCCGAGTGATCAATCTCTTCAGCCACACCATGTGAGACCCCGCATAACTTGTGTACATCAGTAGGATTCGAACCTACACACATCACCTGAACATACCGTATACTTACGGCTTACACATCCTAGGCCACTGGCCTTTACTGTCGATGTCCTACTTAGTGTTTTAGGTAATGCTCTCCCAATTGATAGTATGAAGCACAAAATAGAATCACATTGTTAGTTTCGCCTTCATCCGACTTTAAAATCAGCCGCGGTTTAAACAATGTAAAAACTTGGAAGAGCTACGGGGAATCGAACCCCGCTTGCCTGGATGAAAACCAGATGTCCTAACCGATAGACGATAGCTCCACTATATGTAAACACATTAACACGGCTACCACACCTTGCGATGCCCTGTGACCGCACTCCAGGTTAATTAATGTGTTTGCATATAGAGCCCTGAACTTAACAGGGATATATGACAGTATCTTTTTAAAGACTGTTAGCATTACAGTACGATCACTGCGCTGCGTTGTTTGTTTAACATGTATGTATTGTAGCACCAATTTCTTTATTGGACAACTGTTATTTTCTAACTGTTGTTTTTATGCTACTCTGCACTTTATGCTAATTTCTTAACATGTGTGTATTATAGCAGCCATTTCATTAAGTGTCAAATTTGGTACCCCTGGCTGGATTCGAACCTGCAACCAAAAGATTTTAAGTCTGTCCGCACTACCAATTAGCGTACAGGGGCATGTGGTACCTTCGGGCGGATTCGAACCCCCAACCAACAGTTTCTAAAACTATCCGCACTACCAATTAGCGTACGAAGGCATTGTATGGTACCCCGTGTCTGATTCGAACAGACAGCCAACTCCTTTTGAGAGAATCCGCACTACCAATTAGCGTAACGGGGCATTTAAATTTTGGTGCAACCTGCAGGGATCGAACCTGCTTCAATGGCTCTTCAGACCACCGCTATGACCACATCAGCTAAAGTTGCATTTGGTAGTTCCTAGTGGTGTCGAACCACTGACCTCTACAATGTCAATGTAGCGTTCTACCGCTGAACTAAGGAACTATAAAACTGGCACGGGAACCGGGGCTCGAACCCGGAACGACAGAGTCAAAGTCTGTTGTGTTACCATTACACCATCCCCGAACAAAATTGGCCACTGTGGTGTACGTCGAAATACACATTCCCATCTATTGGCAAGGTTTGCGCAGACCCGCTAAACACAGTGATAAAAATTGGAGCCTAGTGCTGCTGTGACACAGCGACATCCCTTGAGCGAGAGCGTAGGAACTGAATCTACGGGTTTAACACCTCTTGGGTCGAACAGTCAGGACAATTACTTTGTAAGCGTACTAGACAGCGATTGTTCAGGTCGCTCCCTTTGGGTTACTTTCATTTCCAACTAGACATGATTGGCTCCGAGTGTGGGGATCGAACCCACCTAACCACTGATTAACAGTCAGGTCCCTGCACCTTGCTTGGATTTCTCGGAATAACTTGGTGCCCCAGTCCGGAATCGAACCGACTTCTCCTGCTTACAAGACAGGACCTCATCCATTAAAGGTTTCAGGGGCGTATATGGCATACCAGGAGAGATTCGAACTCCCAACACGCAATTTTGGAGACTGCTGTTCTGCCAATTGGAACTACTGGTATATAAACTTGGTGGATACTGTAGGAATCGAACCTACTCACTTTACGAACTGGGTTACAGCCAGCCACACCTCTCCAACTGTGTCGAGTATCCATTAACTTTGGTTGCTTGTACAAGAATCGAACTTGTGTCGGTCGATTATCAGTCGACTGCTCTACCATTGAGCTAACGAGCAATATATTGGCGGGGAGATAGTAGAATCGAACTCTAACCACTTTCGCAGTCCATCGGTTTTCAAGACCGTGACAGGCCCAGCCTGCATAACTCCCCGTGATTGGTCTGGGTAGCTGGAATCGAACCAGCGCCTCGAGTATCCAAGACTCGTCGACTACCATTATCCTATACCCAGATTAACTTGGTGGGCTAGTGGAGAATTGAACTCCCTAATCTATCGTGTAAGGATAGTATGAACACCAGTTCATGTCAAGCCTAAAAATTGGTGGAGTTTGTCAGGGCTTTCACCTGATACTGCCCACGTGAGTTACACGCAGTTTCGTCCTATATGTTACGTATTCAAACCCCGAATAGATTTTTGAGAGCCCAACTATCCTCCTGGGAGGACTCACTGGATTGTCTCGTATGGACGAGTTTATCAACCACTATAGCAGCCTGGCGTTATCATGTAGCAGACACTACACTATGCTATGTGGGACTCAAGTCCTACGTCTATCTCAAAACTTGGTGGATGTAGCTAGATTCGAACTAGCGATAGTTACCGTATGAAGGTAGTGCATTACCACTTTGCTATACATCCAAATTTGGTGGACCGTTGGGGGATCGAACCCCAATAACTGACGTGCAAGGCCAGTGTAATCCCATTATACGAACAGCCCAAATATATCCCTTAAGGTTTCCGGCGCTGGGCTCGGACATAGTATAGAATCAGAATCTATCTATCATCTTCATCCTTAAGGTATTCATAAACAAACTAGTGGGTCGCTGCCAACAATAATGTATCATATAATTGATTCGTCTAGTTTGTTTGTGAATACCCTGTATTGCTACAGGATATGTTAGGGTCAATGCCCTAACCAGTTATTTGTACTCTGCTGTTACCGCCAGCATTTCATCCAACTGTCCGCCCGTTTAAAGATTATTATAGTGTTCTTTCAGGTCCTCGTTACCTGGGCATATAGCACTTATCTAACACTGTCTATGCGTGAAGTGAAAACTTTTTACGGCTTTCTAGTTCCTTCCTTGCACGTTCTAACTTTTCTTGAATCAACGTATTACGTTGTTCTGTTGTTAGCGTATGCTCGGCAGTAAACTTTACTTCACGAATTCTTTTATTAAAGTCTACCTTCAAAATTTCTTCCTTAAAACAAAAAACCCTAGGGTTTTTAATCCTAGGGTCCTTTAAGTTTGTTAGCTACTACTTGTTAAGCGTAACCACTTCCCTCTAAGAACCCTAAACTAATCTCCGGTGCGCGATCATTCGTATTCAAACTAAACGACATCGCTGACCAATAGGCCACTGTGCCTAAGGTAGACTGTTGTTGTTTAAGTGAATGAAGAATGTTTTGCATCATGTTAGTATTGTATGTTTATTTACCTTTGTTGTCAACCTCTTTAACAACATCTGGTAAATTTATTTATCTCTTTGTTTAAACTTTCGTTTCTTTGTTTGTTACAAGCCTCAATTGTATGACACTTGTCTTTCTGTGTCAACTACAACTTTTACCATTTGGTGCGAGAGACGGGACTCGAACCCGTATGCCTTTCGACGGGAGATTTTAAGTCTCCTGAGTATACCATTTCTCCACTCTCGCAATACTTCTATTATATATGCTTAACACAAGAGTGTCAAGCAATTTGTTTGGTCCGGCGTGCAGGAATCGAACCCACATTCATGAGGTAGAAGCTCATTGTACTATCCATTGTACTAACGCCAGATATTTGGTGCACCAACTTGGAATTGAACCAAGACTCGACCGATTATGAGTCGGCTGCTTTACCATTAAGCTATTGGTGCGGTATTCTTATTTACATCTCTTGCGTATAAAACGCATCATCCAGTAATTGTAGCATAAAAATCTTTCCTGAGTGCATATTTCGGTAAACTGCATTAGCTTGTGCAGTCTTTGTTCCTGCCATTGCACTAAACGCATGTGGTTGATATGCTGTTGCTATTCCGTTTGCAAATGTATAAAGCCTGCTATCGCCTGCTGTTGCTGCAAGAAGTAAAGCAGGAGTCCCGTTTACTGTTGTGATTTCTGTGTAGTAGTCGCTACCCAACGAATCAATTTGACCGCCGTTACTGTATGTATTTAATCCGGTGTTTAGCAGTATATAGCGAGATGGTAATGCTGGATGCAAATTGCTTGCGGCTACCACAAAATCCTTACGACCATCACCGTTAACATCAATTGCTGCCGAATTAATCACATCCTGCCCTGTTGCACCAATGCCAATACTGTACTGCAATTGTAGTGCGCTGTTGTAAACTGCCACAATGCTAGAGTATCCTGCTACGCTGCGATTGTTACCCATTAATACGTTAACATCACCGTTTGCTTGATGTGTGATTGAGCATGTTGCAAACCACTGGCCACCAAACTTCCATACATCGGCAGTAAAGTTACGATTACCATTATTTACATATAAAATACTTGCTCCTTGGTCCCCCGAGACCAACATATCCATGTCACCATCATTGTCGATGTCGTCAATACACGCACCGTGGGCCATTACGCGATCTGCAAATACATCACGTGTAAAAGCGCCGTTGTTCCAAAACATTACGCTGTTAGTAGAGTCCATAACCCCGCCGTCTTTAAATCCCGGAACAAAAATGTCGTTTCGGCCGTCGTTGTCAAAGTCTGCAATAAACACATGCTGGCTTCCGTTTACTGTATTAACTGGGAGCAGATCTGTTCTGTCAGTTAGTGTACCATTTGAGTTTTGCACAAACACCCAGATCCGTGCAGGGGTTCCGTCAAAATTCCACCCACTAATAACTACATCATCAAGTCCATCGCCTGTTAGGTCGCCGACTGCTGTGTTGTATACTGTGTTTGGGTGTAGACCCACAGATGTCACTTGCGTCATTGCTCCAGCTACTGTGCTTTGCTGCGCCCCAACGGTGCTGCCAGCACTACCCCCACCGCCGCCACATGCGACTAGTGCTAGGCAAGAAAGTAATACTAAAGTTTTACGCATTCTGTTCATCCATTAAAAAACGGTACGTTGCATTATAGCACAGGTACCGTTTTTGGGTTAGTTGATGTTGTTTTATTGTAACTTCATCGTTTTGCTCTCATCCCGTTGTCGGCACCAGCTGGCGCAGATCTCTTACCAGGAGGGGTTATCTTAGTATGTCCGCCAACAATAGACTTTGGTGCTGCAACAGGTGCAGCTGGTGCAGAATCTGCTGCGCCCATGTCGTATCCAGCATCACCTAGCAGTAATGTTACTTTTGGCATACCTTCGCTCTCGGGGCCATAGATGTATGGCATATCGCTTTTGATCTTGCCAATCATTGAGTCGTAATCTTCAAAGTACTGCGCGGATTCAGTCTTTACATCCATTAGCAACATTCCGTCAAACTTACTATACTCTTTGTAGTTGTCAAAACCAACTGCCAGGATAGCTTCACGGATGTCTGCGGCTGCTCCACCTTCTAGGGCTTGCTGGTAACGAGAGTTATCAACTGCATTAAACAGTCCGTCGGCCATCACTTTGGTAACTGCATTGAGCTGTGTTGGCTCAATAACTGGGCGGATCTTGTTTATCCAGTAGTCTGGATTGATACGCTCAGGCAATGCTTCGATTTGACCATTTGGGCCCGGAACCATTGCACCTTGAATCGCTTTAAGAATGCCTTGCATGTTCATGTTGGCTTTACGAGTGTTGATCCAACGTCCGCCACTGGAGATGCTGGTTTTAACTTCAACTGCTTTGCTACCAACTTGGATGTCGCCGCCGCCGACTGCACGTCCACTCCAGGAAATATCCGGACTCATTACTGCAAGAGCAACTTCGCCGGGACCCACGCCTTGTGATGTTAGGGTTTTGGATAGCACAATAAACAACTCTTTTGCAAAGTCGTCGCCTCTAATCAAGTCATCAAACGAATGAGCATTGCCATCCATTAACTTTCCAGTATCAATAATACCTTGCTTGTATTGTTTAAGGAACGCATCCTTACTCTCTACCGGAGCATCAATTTGCACAATCACTTGTGCAATTTGTTTAATGAATCGTGACGCATCAGCATCTTTAGATAGAACGCCAGTAATACGTTCCTCGATGTTACCGGCTTTCAGAGTGTTAAGTACCTTCTGCAATACGGAGGTATCGTCGGTGGTTTTTACCACGTCAATAACTTGTTTCTTTAATGCAGGATCTTCAAAAATGTTAATTAAATTTCGCATGAAGTATTTATTCTTTTATACGGTAGAAATCTTTGTCTAGCCACGTTACTATTAAGTCTTCTTGCCTAACGTACCCATGCGCATTAAGGCTTGCAATAGTGCTGTCATTGACTAGATTCTGCTCCGCAAGGGTGTACCAAGTAGTGGTTTTGGCGTCTAAAGGGTCGCTTGTTTTGTACACAGCCGCATATAGCCACGGATCGTTTGCCTCTTTATAGAAGTACGCATCTCTGCAATCAAACCCACTTACGGCCAGCATGTACATGAGATTAACAAGAGTATAGTTATGGTAGACTCCGTTATAACTATGCGATTGCGGGCGGTTGTATTGACTAAAGGTGTTTTGCGGAATACTTAGAACTAACATTCCGTTTAGATTAATTTGCTGGTTCCAATACCGTAGCGTCTGTATTGGATTAAGGCAATATTGGAAACTGTCGTGTACCCACATGAGATCACACGCTCTAGGGATAACGTGGTCATGCTCAAAGTTTGCTTCTATAGGTTTTACGTTATGTAGCTGCTTTACCCGCTGATCAATCTGTGATATAGTTTGATCGACTGCATATACAATAAGATTGCGTGGCTCAGGCGGGTCATCGCGTGTTTGTAACCCTGCCCACCACGCTGCATCTAATCCTGCGCCGCAGCCAAAGTCTGCAACTACAGTTAAGCTATCTAGAAAACTATCGTATTCGTATAGTAAATCTAAAACTCGTCTGCTATGCTCGTGACTTGCTTGGGCGTTTTTAAATGCCATTATTGAATTACAATATCTTCCATACCCGCTGTGCGTAAACGAACAACGTGTCCCATCATGAAGTTTTTGCTTTCTAAACCCTTCATTACACCAAGCCACTTATTTCTCAATAGTGCAACTTCGTTAATGATAGTTTCCATATCAACCACTTCGTCTTCTGCTTCTGCGTACTTTTCAGCATCGCGACTAGTTAATGCACGGTTATACCCCTCGAGGTATTTCTTGTAATGCTTCTGCCTAATTTTTCGCAACTGAATGTTAAGGAAGTTCAGGATAGCTTCAATCTCTTGCAGTTGGTTGAATCTATACTCTGTCACTCCCGGGAGATTACTAATGCTTTTCTCAACGTTTCCGCGGATAGCAATTTCCCCACGTGCATTTATTAACTCTTTTTCAAAGTACTCAATGCAATCAGGAATTTTACTTAGGTCGCTAACAACACGGTTATACCACATAATTAATCTTCGTAACCAGAATCAATGTCGTCTTCGTCGTCTTCGTACCCTGCTGCATACTCCTTGTATGCACGGCCAAGTGCAGCATCGGTCCCGCTAAACTCTTTTAATTCAAGATCATTTAATGCGTCAACTAACAGGCCCATGAGGTTGTCTGCTGCTTCCTGTCGGTCTTTAACGGGAATGTATTGTTTTAGAATCGTGTACACTTCACTTAGTACATCTGCTTCAATGCTCATTTGATTTCCTTAATTTTGTTAACGGTATTAGTTTACGATCCATCTTTAGCCCGGCACATGCAAAAACACATAACGGTCTAGGCTGGGTATTTATTTCACTAGCGATATCCAATTGTTCTGTTTCTTCAATGGTGTCAAATCCAATTGGATCAAACCTATCATCAAACGGGTCAAAGTGGCAGCACAAAGTGTACTTTCCGCTAGCTGTTATATATAGCCCAGGAGCTTCAAGGTGGGCACAATTCTTTGTACTTAACTTTCGCTCATGGTTCACTCTGAAGTTAAAGGTTTGATCTTTTGTCCAAGGCTCAAGAATAAACTCTTCGCCTGTACGATAGTTTCGTGCTGTCTCAACGTTACGCACTCCCTCAACTAATTCAAAGTCTGCGAATTTTAACTGATTCGCTAGCTTAATGCAAGCATTAAGTTGGTGCTCGTTGTGCTTAAATGGAATAAATTGCCAAACTGCTTTGCCGCCTGCGTTGATAAATGCTGTTGCGTTTTCAATCACTTTGTCAAAGTCCGTGCCCTGTCTATATATCTCGTGGACTCCTGCTAGGCCATCGATCCCAAACCAGACTCTATGATCTGTATTGCTTAACTTGCAGCCGATTTCCGCCCACCAGTCTGCATTTCGCACACTTCCATTTGTGTGGATCGTAATCTGTTTCACTCGCGGAATAGTCCAGTCAAGGATTTCACTCAAGTCTGGGTGAATAGCCGGATCTCCGTAGCGACCGCAGAACTGTACTTTGGTCAAACCAGGCAATGCGTCGATTGCAGTGCGTAGCTTGTCAACTACTAGATTCTGCGGTACCAGGCCGTCTTTGAGGCCAAATCCATTTTTATTTCGAGCACAACTAGGACACCAAGCATTACATTTTGAGCTTAGTTCAACATGTAAGCTCTTGATGTCCTTTAGTAGCATTACTCTGCTGCTTCTTCAATATCAGGAGCGTCTTCTGCAACACTCTTGTCAAAGATGTGTGGATTGTTTGTAATGTCTGCCATTACTGTATCCAAGCAACCGTCATCGTTGCGTTCCCATGCCTTGCGGAACTTCTTGATAATCTCGCCATCGACTGTTGTGTAAACAAGGCTGTTGCCTTCTTTCTTCAACATGCCTTTGGCTTCAATTAAGTCAGTCATACCAGAGTATGGGTTCATACCTGTTTCGTATGGGATCTTAACTTGAACTGACTCAAACGGCTTTGCGTAACGTGTCTTCATGATCTTACATGCAGCACGGATACCCTTAACTTCGGATACCTTGTTACCGTCTTCGTCTTCCTTCAACTTCAACTTGCGCATAGCAACTACAATAGAGCTAGCGTAGATAAAGCCTTGACCACCGGAGATTTTGTCGTCTGGGTCAAACATATCTTGCGATGCGTATGTGTGGTTAGTTGCAACCAAGCCCAAGTTCAAATCGCCAAACATGTTTACACAGTTACGAACAAGTGCAGTAAGTGCTTTAGGCTTACGACCCATGTCACCCTTCATGTCACCTGCATTAAACTGGTTAACGTCAGTTGGAGTCAACAACATACCTAACGAGTCGAGAATAAACAAGACCTTAGGGCGTTGGTCTTCTGGCATGGCTTTGTATTCTTTAACAAACTCGCTAATCATTTTAGCAACGTCGTCGATCATAGCCATGTTAAGTTTCAGCAACTTGTCTTCGCTTGTGTCCACGTTCAATGCGTGTAGCCACTTTTCATCAAGAGCGTTTTCAGTGTCAATTAAGATAGGGAAAATGCCTTGCTTTTGTGCGTTGGCAACTAAGTTGCCCGAGCAGATGAAACTCTTGCCTGCGCCGGATTCACCAGCAAACACTGTAACCTTGCCCATTGGAACACCTTTTGTAAAGTCTCCGCTGATCAAGTAGTTAAGTGCGAAATTGTTTGTGCTAACCCAGTCTGTTGGGTCGTTAAAGCCTACGCTCAGGCCTTCAATGCTTTTCGTAAGAGTCTTACGAAATTTACTTACGTCAAATGGTTTTGCCATATTATTGTTCCTTGAAAAATAAAGGAGAGCTAGAGCAATGTCTAGTCTCTCCCTTGTGCAGATTACTGCTTACGGTTGCGAATCATCGCAAGGATGTCTTCAGCTTTTTGGCTGCTTGGCTTAGCTGCTGGAGCAACAACTGGAGCTTCTGCGGCTTCTGCTGCATCATCTTCCCATGCTGGGGTCTCGTTAACTACCGGAGCTGCGGCAGGTGCTGCAACTGCTGGACGAGCTTGTGGGACAGGTTTAGCTGCCACTTCGTCACCAGTAGAACCAGAACCAACTTGCAAGCCAGCTGGCTTGAAGTAGTTGGCCCAACGATCTGCATCGTACGGTTGACCGTCAACTGATGCTTCAAACATTTCCTTCATGACTTGCAACGCTGTAGCGTCTGGACGCTTTGGCAAGAAGTCTGCCAAGTTGTACAAGCCGTGAGTCTCAATGGCCTCAGCTTCTGTGGAGTTCAAAGAACTTTCTTTACGTGCCCATGTGCTGCTGTTGTAGTCAGCATAACCACCCTTGCTAGTCTTCTTGATGTTGAAGTCAAGACCGCCTGCGTAGTCAGTTGGCAAGTTTTCCATTTCTGGATCCATCAATGCGTTCTTTACCAAAGTAAAGATTTGTGGGCTGATGATGAATCGACGGATTGGGTTCTCTGGAGTTTTGTCATCGCTCAGTGGGTTTTCACGAACGAAACCTTGGAACAAGTAGCTGCGCTTTTTCCAGTACTTGCGACCCATTTCTTCCATTGCTGGGTCTTTAAACCATGTACGTACTTCTGCCAAGATTGGGCAAGCATCGCCCCACATCTCAACGCAAGGTACTTGGACCACAACAGGCTTGCTGTCGCTTTGACCTTTAATGCCAGCAAATGGCAATTTGATCATAGCACGTTCAACCCAAAAGAATGAGTTTTTAGTGTCTGCGTCTGGGAGGAATCGAACACGAGCTGTCGTGTTTTCTGGAATGTTCCAGTGTGCGTAAATGGCGTTGTCGCCTTGGGGACGATTACCGCCTGTGCGGTTCTCTTGTGATTGTAGTTTAGCGCGAATTTCTGCAAGTGTCATAGCCATGATGTATTTCCTTTATATAAATTAAGATGGTCTTTTAATGTGCCTAATCGTATACGGCACAGTGTGTAGTATACGATAATGTATTTAGCTAAGTCAAAAGAAAAGGCGCAATTTTCTGCGCCTTTGGCTAAACAAGTTTGAACTATTATCGAACTAGTCTTGCAAGACGTTTCATAACATCAAGTGGGTCATGTGACTCATTTGTCGGTACTTCGTCTGTTGTGGTTGCTGCCATTGGTTGCGATCCAGCTGCTGGCGCAGGTTGCGCTGGTGCAGTACCATCTGTTGGAGCAGTGTTTTCTGGTGCAATTTCTGCTTGGATCTTGTTGGCTACGATGGTCATGCCGTTTGCTCTCATCCAATCCAAAATTGTTTGGCGAGCGTCTGCATCCGGACCTGCGGTACGACCCAAGTCAGTTAGCTTCTCTTCTAAGCTCTCTTCACCAAAAATGTGGGCAATAGCTTGAGCTGCGTCTAGACCATCCATACCAGCGTTAATTGGCTTACTCATTACTCTAGACAATGCTTCGTACTCTTCGTCGTCAGACTCGAATGTATCTTCAGTGATATCATTTGCCCACTGTTCAAATTCTTCGCCCATTGGTGTGTGCATACGCTTTTGTTGATCCTTGTAGGCTTTATATACAAACGGCAATGCTTCAGTGAAACGATCATCGTAAACCTTTTTAACAAAGCGTTCGCGTAATGCGTCTACATCAATTTCTTCTTCAATGTCGTGTGCTGGATGATACGATTGCTTGTAGCTGTCGTAACCTCTGCGTCCACCCAAATGTTTCAGTTGATTCTTTAGTTCACCGTAACGCTGCACTGCTGCTTGAGCCATGCTGCTAGTTTCTGTATCTTCAAATTGGCGACGTTTAGCTTCGCGAACAAAATGGCTCATTGCACCCATTTCTTTCACAATGCTAGTAATGCTTTCGCCTAACTCATCATCAACTGATCCACCTTGTGAGCAGTGTTGTGCCATTGCACGGGCACCGTGTAGATTTTTAAAGTCTAGCAATCTGCGTTCGCCAACGTGGTTTTCAATGAATACTGCTTCAATGTTACGGCTACGGCTTCCGCGTTTTTCTTCGTCTACGTTGTTACTGTGGCGAACAATAATACGAGCAGGGCCCATTTCTTGATAGCTGCTGCGGCTAGTGCCCCACATCTTGCTTTCGTTCATTGTAACTTCATCATCAGTGTATGTGCTGTCTGATTTACTTTGTTGCTTTAGGTCACGTAGGTCCAAGTTGCTCTTGGTAATGTCGCGAACGTCAAAGCTCAATAAGTTAGCTTTAGCAAAGCGACGGATACCTTTAAGGAAGTTGAACCAATTGTCTTGTTCTTCACCTTCTAGTGCATCAGTAATGTGCTTGCTGAAATAGATCTTCAAGCCTGTTTCGTCGATGATACTGATTGTGATGTTACCGTAGTTCTTACCAGCCGAGTCAACGTAATCAAAGTTAATGAAACGTGCTTGTGCTGGGTCTTCGGTATGTTTGGCGTTCTCGTCGCCTAAGTTCACGTTCTCAAAACGAGTACGGATCTTGTTAAATAAATTCTCTGCAATCTTGTCTAATTCGCGCATAGTTAAACCTGTTATTTGTATATTTAGCCCATAGACATAATGAAGGGCATAGGTTGTATATATTCATCCATGTCCTTAACATGATCATCTAACTGTGCATCAAAGCTCTGTAGTGCTTGTACCATTCTAACTGCTAGAAGCATAGCCATTACCAAGTCGTCTGTTTCACCGATTTTGGCTTTAAAACTGTTTTCCATTGCCACAAAGGTTTTAAGCTCGCCGATTAAATTGCGTGATGCAATAAACAACTTCTTCTGCTCTACCAAACTCTTAAACTTAGCACACACTGCAATCTTGCTCTTGCTTGTGGTAGTAAATCCCTTGCGCGATCTACGGCCACCCCCACTCTTGTATGGCTCAGATAGGAATAGTCCACGAATGTTTTCTTCGCCTACTTCTGCAATAGCAACTAGTGCTGCTTCGCCTAAGGTATTGTTTTCAACACTGTAGTAAATGGAGTTTTCCGTTCCCGTTACTTCATATAGATAATTGCAAATCTCTTTGAGAATAACAACTTGTCGTTGAACAGGGGTTTTGTTGTGCTGCCATTCCCCTACTTGTTTAAGTGTGGGCAATTCTAAAATTTGGATAGCAGCAGGGTCTCCACCTGTGCCTAAACTTGGATCAAGAGCAACCACATAAGTCTTATCGCGTTGCGGCTTTGCATACCACCGCACTTGTCCTTGTCGCTCAATTGGATCAATGCTTGCCATTTCGATTAGAGTAGTAGCGTTAATTAAGGTTTCATCATAGATCAAGAACTCGCAACCGTGTTCACGACGGAAACGTTCTTCACCGATACGCCCAATTTCTTCTGCTTTCCACTTTTCATCGCGGTCTGGATGCTCCCACCAATTGGCTTGATATGCACGGAAGCCGTTTGTGCCTAATGCAGTTTCATTGCCAAACTCGTCAATACACTTGTTGGCCCCTTTCCAGATTAACGCAAATTGGTCTTCGTCACTGTTTGGAGTTGACGTAATAATCGCTTTACCACCAGTAGATAGTGTAGGCGAAATAGAAGTCCAAAACTCTTTAGCAATACCCGGTCTAACGAATGCAAATTCGTCAGCGTATAGCAAGGAAATGGACATACCACGTCCTGTTGTTTCAGTTGTGGTTTGTGATACTAAGCGTGATCCGTTTTCAAAGTCAATGGATCCTTTATTGTAACTGGTTGCCCCTGCTCTAATAAAGTCCGGACATAGTTCGTATGCGTAGCGGATACGCTGCATAATTTCCTGTGCGCCTGTGTACTTGTGAGCTGCAATTAGAATAGTTGAGTCTGGCACAAACATAGCATACCACAACAAGTATCCTGCTGCACTAGTCGATTTACCAGTTTGACGTGGCATCAACGAAATGGAGAAACGATAATTGTGGTAATTTTCGATTAGTCGCTTTTGGTACTCAAATGGCTGATACAACATCTTACCCTTAGTTGGGTGCTGGATGAAGAAGTAGTTGCTCATAAAGTACTCAGGTCCCGTTACAGGATCCGAGCAACGTGCAAATTCTACAATTTGCTGTTGGGTGTAAGATGCCTTTTGGTATGGCGTCTTTACGATGGTTGTTTCAAGTGCTTTGCTCATAATGTATTTACGATAAGTGCGCCGTTTATATAAGTTTTGGTTGACACGAAATGACTGTTCTGCTATACTAAAAGGGTTAAATACAGTTGGGTCTTTAACATTCGAAAAGAGAAATTATGTCAGACACGCTATTACTTAATGCCGACTTACAACCTATCAGCATCCTTCCGCTGAGTGTAATCGGCTGGCAGCACGCCGTAAAACTAATGTTTTTGGATCGTATCCATGTGCTCGAATCCTACGAAGATCGCGAGATCCGTAGTGAGCACTTGACGATTAAAATTCCGGCGGTAGCGATGACTAAAGAGTACTTCAACTTTAAGAAGGCTGTTAAGTTTAGTCGCCACAACATGTACCTACGTGACTTGTATCAATGCCAATACTGCGGCGATACATTCCCCAACGCAGAGCTAACTATCGACCACGTGATTCCACGTGCCGCTGGTGGTAAAACTACTTGGGAAAACTCCGTAACTGCATGTAAGCCATGTAATAGTAAGAAAGGACATAAGCTGCAAACGCCTCTGCGTATGCCGTTTAAACCAACTTACCATTCATTGATTAAGACTTGGAAAGACCGTCAATTCAACGTTGGACACCCGAGCTGGAATCAGTACTTGGGTATTGACCGAGCCGTTGCTAACGGTTAATTACTACTAGGTTTAGAGAAAAGCGTATTGCCAGTGGGTGCAGTTTTGCCCACTGGCTTTTCGCCTGTTAGGTACGGTCTAGAGAACCACAACTGGAACCATTCTGGGCTACCAGGCTTGATGTGATGTTCGTGCTCTAAACGTTTCTTGTCCATTGCTGTGTCGCTAATGTTGCTGCCCACAGGACTCATTTTTCCACCGGGATTGTGGTTGCCAGCATGTGCAGCTTTATCACGAGTTTCTGTGATTCCTGCCAATTCCTGCATACGTGCTAAATCGTGCATACCAACTGCGGCAGGATCATGTAACACCGCATCAGGAATCAATGACTCTTTTGCAGATGGTACATAATCAGCTGACGTAATTCGGTACTGTTTCATTAAACGCCGTACTTGTTTTTCTTAGGTTTAGCTGTTGGACTAGTCTTTTGAACGTTATCCATTTCTTTGCTGCGACTACCGCTCCAAGTCTGCTTACTTCCGTCACCAACTTGCTGCGAAGCATAGTTAATGATGTCCATTTCTTCTTTAGTATATGGTGCTAGCAAAGGATCGCCGCCAATCCAGTTATCGGCTTTAGTAGGAAACTCCGGTGCTCCTGCTAAAGCAATACCAAAACGCCAACCCTTATATGCAGAGCCAGTACTCATGTTTTGGTCCGGAAAGGTAGTTGCATTTTTAATTGCACCTTTCTGGTCCTTAGTCATTGGCAACATGCCGCCTTCGGCGATCATGTGCTCAACTTCCGAGATATACTCTTTTAACGTTTTCATTTACGTAGTTTCATTGCCTGATACTGTGCCATTAAATCACGGCCCATATTGGACACAACGTCAATGTTCTCAGTGGCCATTTTGTTAACAGCCATTGGGTTGTCCCCAGGATACTCACGCTTGAACTGCTTCTTCTCGCGGTTCATGTCATCGCCTTGATGTGTGATAACATCTTGGCCTTGGTAACATTCTTCGGGAGTGTTAGCATACTGCTCTTCAGCTTCGTCCATTTCAATTTCAATTGGCTCATCACACATTTCAACTCCGCTACCACTAGACACAACGTCCTGTGCGTGAGCTGCTGCTGCGCCGTTACCCAATCCAGCAATTTTCAACATCTGCAATAGTTGCTCTGCTGCTTCGCCGTCTGCTGTAATGTTAATGTTCTTGCTACCATCGCTGCTAGCATTGGTATTAACGTTAATCTTGCCGTGAGTGTCTTGCATTGCTGCTGCTTCTTCGCCAAAGTTTTCGTTAACATTCTTGCTTTCCATAGTTAGACCGGCCAACTTAGCTAGCTCGTCTAATTCTTCTGCAGGGCCACGTCCTGTGTTCTGTGCTAACGTCTTTGGATCGCTGATGTTACGGCTAGTGTCTTGAACTTGATCCATTGTTACTGGGAAGTTTTGACCTGCTGCCTTGCGTTGTACTGCTGGAATGTTTTGCGGCAATACGCTTGCTTCTTCCATTTGCTTTTTAGCATGTGAATGCAAGTGCATAAAGTCACGTAAACGCTCTGGCATGTCACCGGACATTTTGTACGACTGGATGTCTTGATTAATAGCTTCAAGCATTTCATTCATATTCATGTCAGCTTCGTCCATCATTTTACGGAAGTTAACGCTTTCAAGCACTAAACGGCTTTCAGAAATACTATGAGACTTAACTACATCCTTGTGGCGCAAGCTGTTCTTCATAGTGTCAATTTTCTTACCTGCACCTACTTGATCAGTGTTTGCATCTTTGGCTGCTTGATTGTAGCCACGTTTAGCTTGCTTTAATGCAGAGCTTTCGTCTACTGTGTCAATGTTGGCCTTGCCGCGAATTACTGTACCTGTGCTGCCCTTAGGAGCTTTACCTGTAGTACGACCAAAAATATCACCCTTTGGTGCTTTGAATTCTGGCTCACGCTCTTTCTTAGGACGGCCCTTTTGACCTGTCTTAGGTACGTGCTTGGCTTTTTTAGTGCCATCATCGTTCACGTCAGTCTGGTAGCCGTATGTGCCTTTGTGAACTGATCCACCTTTGACCGGCACTACTTCTCCTTCGTCTACTGTATCGTAAGTGTCTTTACCTTTAACTACGGTACCCTTGCCCTTAGGAGCTTTACCTGTAGTACGACCAAAGATGTCGCCTTTAGGAGCGTTAATCTCAGCTGGCTTTTCTTTCTTAGGACGGCCCTTTTGACCTGTCTTAGGTACGTGCTTGGCTTTTTTAGTGCCATCATCCCCTACATCGTATTCGTTACCATAGCGGCCAACCTTGTGGATTGTGCCTTGCTTGGTCTTTAGTTGTTCGTATTCTTCGTCTAGTCCCGCTGCTTTACGACGTGAGCCAATGACTTCGTCTTTTTCAGTTTCAACTTTACCATCTTTGTCGTAGTCTTTGTTAGCCTTCTTAGACTTTTCAAATTGCTCACGTAGTTTAGCTTCAACCTTGCTAACACCTTCTAAGATGCTGCCTTTAGCTTCTACTTCGTCGTAGACTTCTTTTGCTACTTCTTTTGCAGTAGACTCGTTAAGTGGTAATAACTTTTTAAAAACGTTTAGAACGTTATACATTCCGTTGCTGTTGCTCATCTCACAGATCCTTTAGGTGGTGTTGGTAATTTAACTTGTGTGCTGCCTACTGGACTCTTATCGTTTGTAGGAGCTGAGTTTGTTGTTTTGCCAGCTTCTTTGCTGTCTTCGGCAAATTCATATGTGCGGGCACTTAGCTCTTTTAACAAGCTATCGAAACGGCTTTTACCAACTAGTTCTTGGCCGCCTTCATCTGCTTTCAATTCAGGTTGCTCTAATAAGCTACCTTCGTGATCTTTTCCGTGTGCTTCAAATTCTTCATTGAAGTCATACTCGTTCTTGCCGTATACACAAACGCAATCGGCGTTAAGGCCTGCACGTTCTTTGATAATTTGGCGTAATTGTGCGCTAGTTGTTGGGTATTTAACAGCCACCTCAAATGTCCAGCACTCAGTTGCACCCATGTGCGGGAAATCTCTGTGCTCTTGGATTGGCATGCTCTTAGCTGGAGTTACCGTTTCAACTTGGTAAGCGTCTAGTGCGTTTTTAATGCGCTCCATTACTTCACCTGTTGGGTTTGTACCTGCGATCTTAACACGGTATTCGTATACTTTGTTAAGTTCAAAAATGTATTGTTGGTATGGTTTCATCGTCATTCCTATATCGTATATTTATTGTTTCTTTGAGTTTTCGATAATCTGTGCTAGCAATGCGTTGCGATCTAGCACCATACCTTTACCATCAATTGGTTCTTCGTCTTCGTCCGGGCCTGCTTTAGCAGCGTCCTTTTTAACTTGATGATCGTGTTTGGCTTTGGCTAACTGTAGCTGAATCATTTTCAACTTCTTGTCCATTTTAGCTGTTTTTGCACTAATAGCATGACCAAGCAATACGCCTGCTGTTTGCATAATAGGGCCCCCAAAGCGTGGATCAACGTTCATGCCCAAATCCATTAGGTCCTCAAACTTTTCCTTGGCTAGTTTAGCTAGCTCATCTAGCTCTTCATCGCCTGCTTCTAAGTCTCGCACTAGGGGTAAGCTAGCATCAATCTTATCTATTGCATCATCTACTTGTGTAATGATGTCTTTGTTGTCTTTTGCAAACTGCACCGCTTCGTCGATAGTCATATCAGTGTCAACTTTGGTGTCGGGCAAGTTAAACAACGATTCTAATTTTTTAGTCATATGGTATTTATTTGCCGCCTTGGTGGAAGATTTCGTTTTCTGTAATCACTCTAAACGTCAACCCCTGGCTCCTACACCAAGCCCTAGCTGCTTCCCACTTAGCCATGTTTATAATGGCTGCTGCCTGTGCTCGTGGGCTTTTGCCTGCTTCTTGCAGACTGGTTTCTTTAGTGGGCTTGACTTCAATAACTTCGGCATGTTGCTGCCCTGCTGCATCTACATAGACCATTAAAAAATCTGGTACGTAGATTGTGTTTTTATTTGTTAACGGGTTGCGATAGTTAATGCGTATAGCTTCGCTTGCCCATTGTACTACACTAGGATTATTGTCTAAGAACTGCATAAACACAAATTCCCAGCTAGAGCGGTATGTAGGGGTTTTTAACCCCACATACTTTTCAGGGTTCTTGATTTGGAACTGCCCCTGTGCATACTTACTCATAAAATAATTGAGCGGCTAACATACTTGTTAGCAATAGGCTGGTTAGTAATACCAAGGTAACTAGTGCCTTTGCGATTCATATTCAAGAACATTACCAGGTATGCGTTTAATTCGCCCTTAGGTAACTTGGTAAATTCTTTTAGTGATTCCATTGGGTTGATGCCCTGCTGTGAACTAGTGTAAATAACCGCTGCTGCCAATGCCTTAGCTGCTTCTTTATTATATGTCACTTCTTCGAAGTAACTTAGAATAGCAGCATCAACGTTTGGGCTAACTTTTACGTTTGACCCAAAATAGTTGTTGAAGTAAGTATTTGGATTTGTACTGTCGTTAACTGATAAGTCAACTGCATTTAAGTTTGTTGGATTTGCCATATTATGCCTCTACGTCACCTTGGTCAGTTGGTAAGTCCAAGCTACCAAAGTCGCTCATTGAGAAGTTTGAGTTTTGTTCCGCTTGTGATGTTGCATAGTCTACTGTGTCTCCTGCGACCTCGTACGGGCTTTGCGCTGCTGTGGTCGTTGGAGTACCAAACTCATCAAACGATGCTACCGCAGTTGGGTTCGGATTAGTTGCTGTAGATACCGATCCGTCGTTTTCAAAGAAAGAAGGGTTAGTCATTGCAGTATCTGTTGCATTTGCTACCGCATCTTCAGTATTAGTATTTGTTGAAGATAAGGTGTTGTTTAATTGCTCGTTTACATTGGCTCCAGGAATTGATGCAAGTTTCTGTTCGGCTAGTGTCTTGTCAGATAATGTTGACACACTTTCTGCTGCGCCAGTTGTTGGGTTGATTTTGATTAATTTGTTTAGTGCCCCGGCGCCTGTCACTAATCCGCCCACTGCTAACAGCCCAGAAATTCCACCGCCAGCTCTACTACCAACTAGAACACTTGCTCCAAGTCCACCAAGTACTGTACCGGCTAGACCCAGCATACTCGAGCTGCCAATACCAGTACCATTACTTGTTACTCCATTGGCGTTACCGTTTCCGCCTGCGCCCGGGCTTGCGCCTTTGCCGTATTCATAAATTGGAGAGCCGTTTGCTAAATTACCTGCGTTAGGCACAAACAATCGATTCAATGGATTGTTACCACGTAGCATGTCCATACCAAGTTGTGTTAGTTCTGTTTTAGCCACCGCACCTAAGTTCATATTCTTTAAGTTTTGGTAACCTCTAAAGGCCTTAAAGAACGCTGCACCCGGATTAGTTTCAGCGGGTGGGGTTTTACTTAGGTCGCCAACAATGCTGTCTGCTGTTGCTAACAGGCCGCCTGGGCCAATAATGCTTTGTGTACCACCACCTGCAGGGGTTAGTGGGCTCGGAGAGTGATCGTAAATTGCTCCAGCAAATCCACGCACGGTTTGACTACTTACCCATCCTGCTCCGTAGATAACGGATTCATATGAAATAGTCATTTCGTGCTGAATTGGGTCACTTGACCCGGCTTGGTGTTGCCCATGCTTAAAGCTAGTAATAACAGGGTTAATTAGTGTGTATTCTGCAAAACGTTTTTGGCTCATGCTATAGATACGGATAGCATTAATCAGTCTACCAACGTCTGAACGAGGAGTGTAACCCCAACTGTTGTTTGGGCGTTGTCCGTACTTAGTTGATTGCATGTATGCAGGATTAACTTGGCCGCCTGAGTCCGAATATCCTAAATCAGAATCACGGAAGTAGTGGTTATAGTACTGAAACCAAATGCTGCGAACTACGTCAGCATGGTCGTCGTGGAATGTAATAGTAATCGGATCGTACTTTACTTTAGTTTGTACAATGTCGTATTTGTTATAGCTGTTTAGTGTCTTGGTATCAACAGTAAACTTAGGAAGGTCTACGCTTTTAACTAGCATACCCGCTTTTACTCTAGAGTCGTCACCAATCTTATTAAGAAATGCAGGAGCCAAGTCCAAGAACACGTGAAACAGGTAGCCCTGACGTGGTGCTAAGTTGAAGTTGTCTCCAACGTATAACTTAGCGGCGTGTTGATAATCTTTAATCTGATCACCTTTGCCCACTTGTTGTAAAAACTGATTAATGCTCACAATACGTATCCTATTATGTATTATTTAGCCAGAAAAAAGCCCGGTGATTAAACCGGGCTCAAGTGCTTTTTTATAATAATGCTCGTCTAGGCTTATCCGGAGATCATTGTGCCTAGTGTTCTACCAACCGCTGTACCAATACCGGTACCTGTTGGAGTCTGTACTGCGTTATCAAAGCGCATGGTTAATGCGATTTGCACAGGGTCACTAGAGCTATATGCCATGTCACCGTAGTCTACGCTGCTCAACATACAACCGTATAGTTCCCAAGTTTCTAAAACGTTAGGCTGGTTAGCACCATTACCGCCGTCTAGTACTTCGTAACGTAACAAGAACTTATAGTCAATACCACTTGCTGCACTAGATTGTTCAGCAAAGTCAAACTGCTTCTGGATCTGTTCGCCAACTAAGCGGCTTACGTTACCAGCGGCATCGTCGCGTAGGTTAACTGTAATCTCTTGCCATTCTGGTTTACCTTGCAAATATACTTTGCTGTTGTAAACGTCAACAGTAATAGGGTTGAAGTTAACGTTAGGACGTTTGATGTCAACTACTTGTTTTGTTAATTCTGTTTTGTCAGCACTTACACCAAAGTTTTCAAAAGTAGCGCGGAAGCGATACTTCAACTTTGGCATTAGCAAACCCTGTGCCGATGCACTTTGGTTAGTTGCCAATGGTACTGTAATTCTTGTTAATGATGATACTGCCATCTTATTCTCCTGTTAAGGTATTTACCTAATTTTGGGTGAGTTAACGGGACCGGTATGGTCCCGTTATATACCTACTTTATGCGCCTAATTGCTTAATGCCACCTGGATTATACAAGCGGATTGGAATGTAGATAAACTCAACATCCTTCATTGGCTCAATAGCGATATCAACATACAACTCATTACGTGCAATACGTGTTGGTGTGTTGTTGCTGTCGTCACATACTACCAAGTAGTCGTATACTCCGCGCTTGCTTACCAAGTCGTTTACTGCACCACTGATAATAGTCTTCAACTGATCACGAGTGATCTTGTCGTTTGGTTCAAACAAGAAGCCGTTACCAACGCTAGCAAGAATTGTACGGATGTAGTTAACTAGACGAGCTACGTTTACACGATCCATTGCGCTTGCAACTGGGTTACGAGTCTTTTGGCCCCATACAACTAAACCAATTCCTGGCAAGTTAGTGATTGGGTTAATCTTGTTTTCATACAAGCTATCACGTAGTCCTTGGTTAACACCAATTGGGTTATACTCACCAGTTGCTGCGTCAATGTAACCTACGCTGTTAGCGTTGTCAACTAAACCACGGCGTGTACCAGCTGGTGCAAACCATTGATAGCTAATGTTATCACTGTGCAAGAATGTACGTAGAGCAACGTGACTTGCTGGAACAACAATAGTGTTACCTTGCACGTCGTTTGTTTGCGCTGCGCCTGGGTAGTAAACACCTAGGTACGGATCGTTTGTTGTCAAACCAGTTGCGTTGTCTGTGTTGTTGCTCCAATTGATCAAGTCAATTGTGTTTGGAGCTAAACGGAACGGTGTGTCACCGATAATAAACGCTGTGTTTTGACGGTCGTTGTTTAGAGCAACCATGTTAGCAATAAGTTCTTGGTAACCAGGAGCTGCAATCAAGTTGAATGCGTATTGGTCTTCACGAACTGCTGTGTTGCCGTCCAATGCTGCCTTCAATGCGCTAACAACCATGTGGCGTTGAGCTTGGTGACCAGCATACATGCTGCCATTGTCCTTTAATCCGCTTGCGCTTACCCATGCGTTAGCCACAGTTGGCAATGAATCGTCTGGGAAATTAGCTTCGCTGAAGTAGTTGCTTACAAAACGCTTAACGTTATAACCGCTACGGCGTGTGTTAAACAACAATGTACCACGTGGATACAAACGATAGTCAGGAGCGTCAAGATCCAAGTAATCGCTAGTCAACAAATCTGTAATAGCTGGCAAGCTACCGCTAACTGGATCTACTGTACCTGCTGTTCCCCAACGTGCATCAGCAAAGATGATACCGTTTTGACCAATTTGGTCTGTGTTATCGATCTTAACCCATGTAGTAGAGCTGAAGCGATACAATGCTGGCCAGTTTTCTAAGTCGCTTGTGTCTAACCACAAATCACCTGCTGCCAATGCGCTGCCGCTAACTTGAGTAGTTGGCTTGCTTGCACTAACAATAACCCCGTTGTCGTCAGTCAACGACAAGTTGTAACCACGTGCATCGTTGGTTTCGTTTTGGTAGCCCATCCAACCAGTTGTTGTATTGATCATGATATCAACATCTGTTGCAGAACCATAGTACCATAGTGTACCGTCAACTGGATCTTGGGTTGGCTCATTTACACTGTATGTATATGCCAATGGGCTCCAGTTCGTTAGTTCCAATGCACCAGTTGCATCAGCTTGCACACCTGCAATAGTTGTATCAAAACCTGCATCAGCAACCGGAGTACCAGTCACGTTAGTCAATGTGATATCACCACCGTACTTGTGAGTCAATGTGATTGTCTTAGCAGTAGTATCTGCAGAAACTGTAAGTTCAGGAATGTTTGCTGCTTGGATTGCTGCTGCAAAGTTAGCCAATCCTGTGCTGCTCAATGAGATTGAGTAAGTGGTTAGCGCACTAGTTCCAATCGAAGTCACAGTGATTGTAAATGCGTTACCAGATGTAAATGGGTTTACACTGGCCGCTGCATTACTAGTGATCTTTGTTGCACCTGCTACACGACGGTAGTAAGGCTTAAAGTCGCCAACAGTACCATCAGTTACATCGTAACGAACATATAGTGTGCCTGCTGCAATGTTAAATCCGCCTGCGGTTGGATCCAAGTTAAAGATTGCATTGTTTGGGTGGTTGTACAACGGAGCTGCTTGAGTAGTCCATGTACCTGTTCCTGCGCTGTACTTCTTGATAACGATGTCAGCGCCGCCGCCAATTGCGCTAGTCTTAAAGAATACGCTACCACTTGGACGTGGTGTTGTGTCTGTGCTTCTCCATGCCGGAATAGCAACATAAGAACCGTATGTTGATGTTGGTGCATTGTATGTACCAGCAGCAATACCCAATGTTGCCAATGGAGTTTGTGCGCTGTCAGCAATAACTACTGCATCGTTTAATGCCAAATCAGTTGCAAGGATTTCTAGCTTGTTGTTTACTGCACGGGCTGTAACACCTGTGATAGTTGCTGCGTTAATTGCAGTAACTACGTCAGCCAATGATTTAGTAACGCTTGTGCTACCAACTGTAACTGTAGTACCGTTGATTGTGATTGCTGCTGCTGGTGATGCAGATGCAATTACTGGACTAGAAGTTGTACCACGGATTGTAGCGTGGTCGGCTTGCCATGTACGGCTACCTAGAACTGCCCATGCGTTTGTTGTTAACTTCTTGAATGTATACCAAACGCTAGAAGAGAATCCGCCCGAACCAGCTGGGTTTAATACCACTGCATAAGAACCAATTTCGCCAACGCTCGCTAACGGAGTGTTAATACCACCAACGTTTGAGTATTGAGCGCTATCTGTAATAACTGCTGGAGTTACTGCATTGAATACGCCTGCGCTAGCATCCCATTCGTTGATACCCCAGTTAGTATCTAATAGATCTAACCAGTATGTACCATCGGCTACAGTACCTGTAGGACGGTTGCTTGTTGCTTCCAATTGAGCTAAGTCGATATCAGCACGGATTGCATACACGCGGTTACCAATGCCCAATGCACTGTAAGCTGCCATCAAGCCGTATTCGTTACGCTCGTCACCGTGCAATGCTGTACCAGCACTGCTTTGTTGGAATGATGGATAACCAAATGCACTAACTAACTCACGTTGGCTAGCATACGCTTGTAACTTACCTGCATTTGCTTTTGTTGTACCCAATGCAGTTGCGCCTGCCGGATTTGTTTTGTCTTGAGCGGTAGCCAAGATGACCAATGGTACAGATCCAACTGCGCCTGGTACATATTGACTTTCGTCGGTTACACTTAATTGTAAACCTGGAGAAATTAGTGCCATATTGTGTTTCCTTTATAATACACGATATCAATATTTATTTGGATATGACAAAATTGGTCCGTTACGGTGCCCTTTGCAAAGGTTTGCCCATAAATACATTATGGAACAACGCCCAATCTGCCCTACTTGCAACACTAGACCGGTTGCAGTTAACTACATCAAGGAAGGTGTAACGCATTATCGCAAGCAATGCGATAGCTGTCTACGTAAAGGCAAGAAATTAAAGCCTAAAAGACCGGCGTGGGCACTGAGCGGGTACAAGAAAAAGCCGCAATGTGAAAAATGCGGCTTTAGTGCTAAACATCCTGATCAGTTACAGGTGTTTCATTTAGATGGTAAGTTGAATAACACTAACTGGACTAATCTCAAGACCATTTGCGCCAACTGTGCAATAGAAGTTAGTAAGAGCAAGTTACCTTGGAAGACCAGTACTATACTACCAGACTTTTAAGTTGGCTGTATAGCTGATCAATAGTGCCATTGTTGTCAATGATATGATCAAAATGTGTACCTGCCCAGCTATACTCACTGGCATGGATGCCTTCTTTAGCTAACCATTCCTGCGCTTTGATATCACCTCTATTGGCTTGTTCTGCAATGCTATACCAATGCGGAGTAATGCCGCGCTGCACCCACACTACCTTAGCAGCTTGAGCTTTTAGTCCCGCGATTTCGTTAGGGAATCGGCAGTCACTAATAACAATACTGTCCTTGCTGGTACGCAATTTGTTTTCTAAGCTAGCAATCCAGATGTCATCATGGAAGTGTGCTCTAAGAACGTTTGTTCCCCAGTTTTGTAATACCCAACGTGGGGTAATTGGCATGCCAAGTCGGCTGCTCCACCACAGGTCAGTCTCTTCTCGCCAGAGTCTACTTTGCCCTGTGCGCCCTTCCAGCATTTCTCTATCCCATCCGAACACCGATGCCACTGCATCCTTAAGAGTGTTTGCATAGCTTTCGCGCTTAAACTCGTGGAAGTTCACCAAATAGTCTGCTGCTGTATCTTTACCCGACCCAATAAAACCACAAATTCCTATAATCATAAAAAAGCCCTTACGTATAAGGGCATTATTGCATATTGTATGCTAAAGGTCAACGGCGCATACTGCCAGTAAAGAACGGATCGTTAATCACAATCTCTCCATCACTGCCGAGCATAAAGTTTCCGCTATGCAAATCTATTCCGTAACCTTTTTTACGCCCAATAATGGATAATTGCTTAACTGTTCGAGCAAACAACAAGAGCTGTTGTTCACCACCAATCATAGTAATTAACTCTCCGGCGCGTTCGGGATATCTATCATTATCAACATCCCAGTGCATGAATCTTTCTATAGCCTGTTCTGGACTAAAGAGTTCAATTCTATCAACTAAATCTGCCAGCATTTCGCCCAAATCTTCTGATACCTCAAATAATCGCTCACATTTGATTTGCAAATACCCTTGGCCTTTGAAATGAAACTTAGTCCATCCCCCGAACTGTGGCAAGAATGGGTTGTTAGCGTTTGCCATACAGAAGTTGGCAAAGTCAATAAAGCTGCGTTGCCCTTCAGACATTCCTCTGCTATCAGTTTCGTAACCAAATATCTTTAAGATAGTACCGTCTGGTGCTAGGTAAGCGTCTTGGTCCTGCCCGTGACCCAAGAACTTATAGCCTTGCTTCTGCATGACTTTCTTAATATCATCGTCCATTTGGGCTTCGTCGACAAGTGATTCTGTTATAACTTCATTGATTCTCATTATGATTAACCTGTCACCCATGTCATTGGAGTACCACCATCTTGGAATCGTTTTAGTTCTTCCTCAAGTGCTGCCATTTCTTCTCTAGCTTCGCTAACCAATGCTGCACCGTTTAGAGTGGTACCACCTTGTGGGCCAGCAATACTTGCAAACTTGCTGTAGGCATGTCCCAACAACTCTTTAGCAAACGCATAGGCATATTCCTGTAACCAAGGCATAACACGATAGTCGTTTAGCAAGTGCCAGTCTGGTTTGTAGTTGTAGCACCATAGCAAGCAGGACTCTGCGTTTTCAAAGTTGGTGTCGCCTTGTCCCTGGAACGGAATCTTACGAACAATGGTTAGCTTTTTAGTAACTGGATTGAATGTAAAGTTCATGAAGCCACCAAACATCTTCATGGATTGCTTTTGATAGTCTACAAATAGTTCATAGCTGGCTAAACCGCCCACACGCCCTGCTACTAACATGTAAGTGTTTAGGTAACCCGATGCAAATGGTTCAAACTGGCTGGCTGTTGTTCCGGTTACGCTACCAATACCGCGGCGGTTAACTTGGCGCACTTCCATAATTTCTTTAGGAAGGATGTATTCTTGTGTTTCTGGCAATAGCTGTAGGAACGCATAGCTTTCCTCTACTGCATTACTGCTGCGTTGGCGGTACTTGACCATGGCTTGTTTGATAGCCATTTCGTAGTGCTCTTTTTCAAGTTCTACGTCTACCATGCCGTCGCCTAAGCGCATACGGATGTAGTCTGTTATTTCCGCACGTTTTGCATTGGCGCTATCGTAGTCTGCCGAATCATATTGAATATGCCCGCTACCTGTGCCTGTGTTGGATTGGAAAAGGGTATCTGTTGGAAGATTACCGTTTGCATCGTAGAGTGTTGTGTTTTTAATGGCCATAGAAAAGTCCTGTTACCAGTATTTATTACCGATAGACAGGACTTGTGGCTTACTGAATGCGGAGCAATACTACGTCTGCACTAATGCGGCCGTTTAGCTTGGTCTCTGTTGCTTTGATATCGTCCAAGAACTTGCGAAGTTGGATTTTACCTGCTTTAGCAAACTCTTTCAGCTTTTCGTCCGGTTTACGTAGAGTCTTACTTGTGCTTTTGTCTGTGTCGAAGCCTTCAATGCTAGTACCTTTGATGCTGAGCTGCTTATATGCAGCGGCCACGTATTTGCCCAGCTTCCGAGTCTTAGTGTTATAGACCCAGAGCTCGCCTGCTCCGATAATGTCCGCAGGATTGATAGAAACAATTTTAAGTGCAGCATCTGCTTTAGCATACTTGAGCTTTGCCACCAACTTTTCTTTGCTCGGGGCTTTCTTAACTCGAGCCTTTTTAGTTGCTTTCTTGACCCCGCGGTATTGGTCCACAGCTGAGAGCAAGTCATCGATCCAGCCAATAATTCGTTTGAAATCAGCGGCTTTAAGATGGCTGTAACCTTCTCGTACTTGGTCATCGGTTTTAGACTGTGCGAGTAATAGTTCGTCTTTGCGCTTGCGAAATAGTCCTTCATACTTTCCTAACTGGCTTTGCACCACGTTGTTAGCAACCAAGAAGTCATACAACTTGGAAGGGTTTTTAACTCCTGTTGCAATATCGTCAAAGATGCCCTCAAGCTCTCCAATGATTTCGCTGGTCTTTTCGTTAAGGCGATCCTGGATAGTTGGCACGTATGCTTTGGGTTTGTCTCCCTCCGCAGTCTCTACAACTTCCGGTTCAGCTTGGTCAATAACAGTTTGTACGCTGTTAATAATAAACTCAATGTGGCGTCCACGGAACGGCATGCCTTGTCGATGTGCCATGATCAAACTGCACACTGTCATTGGCAGCAAACGATCTCCTGCTCGGTTAAACGCACGGATTTCTTCTGCTGTTAGCTTGCTGTTCTTTTGCAGCCACTCAACTACATACTTCTTACAGTCTTTTTGACTGTAGTAGTAATTGTAGTAATAGAAACTCTTACGCAGAAGGTTGTCAAACTTATCTCCGTCCCAGTCTGCAGATTCAGCTGGCCACTCTGGCTCGGGGCCTGTGTACTTTTCGTCAGCAAATGCGATGCGCTGTGCTCGCGGTGCTTTAACTTTAATCTTAATGCCAGCTACTGTTGCCATGTCTTTTCCTTAACGTCGTTTCGGTGCGCCAATGCGCGATGCTTTGTTCCAATCGTATGCGATGCCATCTGGGCACTTGCCATCCGCAACTGTGTCTACTCCAAACACACCACATACTTCAAACTCAGGGCCTTTGATTGTTACAAAGAATCCCACTGCCTTTGCAGCTTGCATAGCAGAGTCTAAGGTTTCAAACCCATCTAACTCTGTTCCTGCTTTGTTTATTAATTTATACATTTATTCCTCAATGGCTCTGCGAACCAAAATTTCTTGTTTAGAAAATGCGTCCAACTCCCAGGGCTGGTTCAAATAAGTTACTGACTTATTATAACGCTTTCCCATCCACATACGTGCATTGTTGGGCAAAAATTTCATCATGCCCTTAGCAAGCTGGCGCACATGCACCATTTCGTGTGCCAGTGTAGTCGCCAAGTCGATCAGCTTGACCTTGTTGATACGTTTCTTTGGGGGCTTGATTAGCACAAGATAGCAGTCCGCAAACTCCATAAACAGGGTCGCGCCTTCCATACCTTCTGGGGTATCTGCTGTTACTTTAACGAGTAATGCTTTCGTACTACTTTGCAAGCCCAATTGCTTGATAAAGGATGGCATCAAACTTTCCAAAAACTTTTGGGTTGTTTTGCTGTTTGACTCTACTTTATATTCCATAACTGTATTATAGCAGCGAAACCATTTTAGGTCAAGTTAGTACAAAAGTGCAGCCATAATCTGCCAGTGTTCAAAGTTTTTACAGTGCTCGGCAAACTGCACTTCCAATTCTGTGTACTTTGATGTTACCCGCCCGCGGCGTCTGCACTCAATCATTTCATTGTCCAGTGCAACCCAAGTTAGGCGTAGATTGTTGTAAAACTTCCACAGTGCGCTTTTAGCAACAATATCTTTGGTATTTTGCAATACAACTAGACATGCGTCTAGCTCGTCGTGATGTGCTTGGTGTTTGGCTTGCATAGGGCTATTATACAACAAAATGGTTAATGAGTCAAACCATAAATACTACATTGAGGAAATAGCATGGCACGTTTAAGTCTTTGGAAAGACGGTAAGCATACAAATGATTACAAGTTCTTGGATCGCAGAATTAGCGAAATGTACACCATTGGCGGAACAGGCGTGTTGCTGCACAAATACTTGGGACCAACTGAACAAACTGGTAGCACAGATGCTACTAAGCCTGTTTACACTAACCAAAGTGAAATGAATATTCAAGACTTGCTGTTCTTGGAAAATAGGGATCGCAAATATGATACCAGCGTATACAACATGCGCGGGCAGTATCAAGTAGCAGATAACAGTTTTGACTTGAGCCAATTTGGTTTGTTCTTGCAAACTGGCACACTGTTTATGACGTTCCACTTAAACGACATGATTGATAACATTGGGCGAAAAATCATGAACGGCGACGTTCTTGAACTTATGCACTTGATGGACTATAACAGTTTGGATCAAAGTACTCCCGTTGCCCTAAAGCGTTTTTATGTTTGTAGTGATGCACAATTTGGCAGTGAAGGGTTTACCCCAACTTGGTGGCCACACATTTGGCGTGTTAAGTTGAACCCTCTAACTGATAGCCAGGAGTACAAAGATATTCTTAAGAATATCCCAGGCGGGACAAACACCACTACACCAGTGGGAGACATTTTGAGTACTATCCAGAAATATCAAAACATCAATGACGCTATTATTGCTCAAGCTGAGTCTGACGTGCCGGCTTCGGGGTATGACACTAGCGGCATTTACATTCAATCCAACACTCCACCAGATGTTGCTAGCAATACCCCAACAGACAAAGTACACGGTTACTTAACTGGTGACGGGCTAGCGCCAAACGGTATTGCTGTTGCTGCCGGAATTGCATTTCCTGGTACTCCAGACGAGGGCGATTATTACTTGCGCCTTGACTATGTTCCTAATAGACTGTTTAGATTTGACGGCAGTCGTTGGGTTAAAATCGAAGATGCGGTGCGCACCAACTTAACCAATGGTCCAGAGAATCACACTCTTCGTAGCAGCTTTGTTAACGACACTAGTACCTACACTGACCATAGTGGTGGTACACACACTACATTGCAGGGTCTAAGTAAGATCCTTAAACCAACGGCAGATAATTAATGGCTCAACAATATTTTTATGACGGTCAGATCCGTCGATTCGTAACACAGTTCATCCGTATGATGAGCAACTTCCAAGTGGAGTTTGGTAAGGACCGTAACGGTGCAACTGCGCTACAACGTGTGCCTGTTGTCTACGGCGATGTTAGTAGACAAGCTGCAATGATTCTACGCAACAATAGCGAAAACAGTTTAAACGCTGTGCCCGCAATGGCTGTTTATATTAACGGACTGCAATACGATCAGTCCCGTATGCAAGAGCCGTTCTTTGTTAGCAAACTAAACTTACGACAAAAGAGTTACGACCCAATGACTGGCGAATATGGTACTACGCAAGACAGTGCGTACACTGTTGAGCGTATGATGCCGGTACCTTACAAGCTAACATTGAAGTTGGATATCTGGACTAGTAATACTGAGCAAAAGCTGCAACTGGTTGAGCAAATTGGTGTGCTGTTTAATCCCAGCATGGAAATTCAAAGCACAGACAACTACATTGACTGGACTAGCTTAACTGTGGTCACTCGCACTGACCTAAACTGGTCAAGTAGAAGTGTGCCAACAGGTGGCGAAGAACCAATTGATATTTGCACAATGACTTTTGAGATTCCAATTTGGATCAGCGGTCCTGCAAAAGTCAAACAACTTGGTGTTGTGCAAAAGATCATCACTAGCATTTTTGATGCCAATGGTAACTTAGACGAGAACGCAATGGCTGAAAGCAATTTGTTAGCACGTAAAATGCTAACTCCGCTGCACTATAGCGTATTGTTTACTGGCAACACCCTAAAGCTATTAAAGAAAAACGAAATGTCTAATGCAGACGGCACAGATAAGATTGGCACTGCTGATTTCTGGAAGCCACTGATTGGCATGTACGGTAGTCTTAAAGATGGTGCAAGTCAGGTTCGTTTACAGTTAGCAGTAGCATACGACGAAATTGACGGAGTAACTGCAACCACTGAACTAGTGGGCACTATTGCATATCATCCAACCGATGATACCTTGTTATTGTTTACGCTAGACACAGACACTGCGCCAGCTAACACACTAGATCCAATTGACGCTATTATTGATCCACGAAATGTTAACGTAGATGACAACAATTTATTAGCACCAACTGCGGGCACACGATATCTTATCTTAGATGGCATCGGGCAAGGCACCACAGTGTGGGGTAACTTAACTGCAAGCGCAAACGATATTATTGAGTTTAACGGAACCAATTGGACCGTAAGTCTTGACAGCACCGATCACTCTACGTTAGAATACGTTACTAACTTAACTACCGGTGTTCAATATAAATGGCTTGCAGGCAACTGGACCAAGAGCATCGACGGTGTATATCACGAAGGCGAATGGTCAATCATACTGTAGGCGTAGGAGCTTTATTCTACAGCCAGAAAACAAAACGTTATTTGTTTGTGTTACGCAATGGACACAAGCATAATGGCCATTGGGGACTAGTTGGCGGTAAGGTTGAAAAAGACGAAACTGCTATTCAAGCACTGGGTAGAGAAATCATTGAAGAGATTGGCCCAGTTGATTCAAACAAGATTATTCCGCTAGAACACTTTACTAGTGATAACGCTAACTTTGAATATCACACATATCTAGTTACAGTAGAGCGTGAGTTTGTGCCCGAACTAAATCACGAGCATAGAGGGTACGCCTGGACTAGCATCGAGGATCACCCTAAGCCATTGCATCCAGGTGTGTGGCGCACATTTAATTTCCAAAGCGTGTTGGAAAAGATCAAAACACTAGAGAGTATCTTATAAATCTACTTCGTTTACAAATTGGTTAAAATCAATTTGACGTAAGTTAGGTACCCACTTCCATTCTTCAGGAAGTCTGAATGAGTCAGTTGGCTTGACTCGTACAAAATCAACATCAGGATAGGTGTTAAAGACTTGCAGCATCGACTGAATATAGAACGCTTCGCTGTATCCATCTTTTAATTCTGGATATCCATTGGTATCTTGATACAGGTTGTAGCTATGCGTTGGGGTATCTACTCCATCAAATCCCACCATGTAGACTTTGGAGTGGCCGTCGAAACAGGCCATATATGCTGCCATTGCTCCACTGTTCCAGCATGGGTCTTGTGGTATGTAGTATAGCTGCGTTGGATCAGCATTAACGTAAGATCTATTAGCGTACACAATATTAGCTGCTGTGTAGTTGCTATCTACTACTTCTTTGAGAATTTCAGGTCTAGTAACAAACAAAAAGTGCGGAGTGTACTCTCGGTGCAACGCATTGCAACCGTATGTCTGTAACGCTCCTAAAGATATTGCACCATTTTTGTGATTTTTAATGTTTGCTAAGTTAAACTTGGCTCTGCTTTCGCCATTTCCAATTACCAGTGCCTTTGTGCCAAACTGCGTCCCAGTTGATTCAATGCGTTGTTTTGTTAAAGACTCTGTCCACACTCCGTCAGTGGCAGTGCGGTCTCTAATATATTGCTCATCAACATAGGTGCTACGGTATAGTGGTTGTATTGTCTTCATACCGTATTTATTGCTTTACTTGCTATAGAAGTTATCGTATAAGAATTGGTAGTGCGTCGGCAAAGTCTCGATGTGTGCCATTACTTCTTCTTTGTGCTCTAGCCATTTATCGTAGATAGTGGCACGCAGTTCAGGCGACTCGTGGCGTCTTGTGTCCTCGTATCTTATGTAGTTTGGCTCAACTGGATTGTATCCCTGTCCTGCTGCAATATACAAAATCCCGCCCATGTTGTTATCAAATGTTCGGGTGCGGTGCATACGCATACCCAAATCGGACGCTGACCGTACATCGTGTGCTAGCCCAGACAAGTTAATAGTCCCGCCCATTGCTCGTGAATACGTTAAATCGCCTGTAACTTCTTTCCAGTATGGAGTATCGTTGCGGCAGCTTAGTGCATAGTGCTGACTGATAAAGTCTTTGAATCCTAGAATCTGTTCTTGGAATCCATAGTTAAACAAATCTACATCGTAGTTGCTAACAACGCCGTTACGCATTAACAGAGTATTGCATAATTTAACAATCCCTTCGTGCGTTAGCATCAGTCCTGTACTTTCCAGTGGCTCAATGAAACCGTTAGCAAGTCCGATACCTACTACGTTTTTGACCCATGCACGTTCATGGACGCCGTGCTTGATCTTAATATGTCTTAGCTCACATGTGTCTGCACGTTCTGCATCCGGAAACATCATGCGATTGCTCTTTAGGTGTTTGCGGAATTGCGCTTCTGCTTCTTCTTCAGTGGCATGTTTGCTGCTATAAACATAGCCTGTGCCAATGCGATTCCATAATGGAATGTTCCATACCCAGCCGCACTCAATGGCAGTGCAGCTTGTGTAGTTTTCCATTTCTGCTTCTTTGTCAATGTAGGGAATTACTGTAGCTACTGCTCTATCATTTAACAGTGTGTCGTGGAAGCTAGTAAATGGCTCATTGAGAGTTTGGTCTAATAGCAAGCTCTTGAATCCAGTACAATCAACAAACAAGTCTGCTTCAAGGTATCCGCTGTTCTCTGTTCCAACTTTTTCAATCGATCCATCTTCACGTTGCACAACGTCAGTGACGGTATCTAGAATGTGAGTCATACCACTTGGTAAGCACAGGTTATCTCTGAGCCATGCGCCGAATAAGGTAGCATCCATGTGGTACGCTGTATCTTCTTTAAAGTTAAACCCACGAATTTTGTAATCCTCGTTGCGTGTAATTTTATTCTTGTCAGTCATTAAAATACTGTCGTGATAAAACTCTGCAAAGTTACTGGGATCAAGATTGCCGCGATCGGCTGCTGCTAAAAACCATTCCATTGGGCCGCGTGGCTTATCTGTAAAGTCCAGGATACCAAATGGGTAATGAAACTTGTGTGGTTCTTCTTTTGGGTTTTCTCTAAAGTCAATGAACTTGATACTGGTCTTGTATGTTGCATTACATGCTGCCATCCAGTCTTCGTCTTTAATACCAATTAATGCTAGGTATTGATTAATATGTCCAATAGTACTTTCGCCTACACCAATAGTAGGGATATTGGGACTCTCAACTAGAGTTAGTTTAATGTTGGGTAGAAGCCTAGCTATTGCTGCTGCTGTCATCCATCCACTTGATCCACCGCCCACGATGGTAATTGATTTTACGTTATGGTGCATTTTATCTCGCTGTGTAGTTTACTGTGATTACTAATCGTCTATCGTGCTCTGCTGGCTTTGTACTTGCATGAAATCTAAGTCCATCAAACACGCAAACACGACCTTTCTTTGGACTGCAACGTTGTGCTACAGTGAATTTATTGTTCGCCACAAAATCATAAAGCGCCTGCTCGGTGATATTTGATTCTTGTATTTCTGCAAGTGTCTGGTCAAATATCACTGTGTCCCCGTCGCTATCACTGATGTAGTAACATGCAGTATAGTGTGGCATCGTGAAATCCACGTGAGGTGTATTATGGTCATATCCCTCTTTGAGTGTTTGACTCAAGTACCCAATCCTAATGCGTAACAGTTGCTCGATGGTGTGGCCCGCTGCTTCAGTGATTGCGTATACAATCGGCTTAATAAATGGAAACCATTCGCTCGGATTTGCGCCAAGGTCATAAGCAAGATGTACCATGCCAGAATTATTGCCGTAGCTTTTGTTAGTGACATCATTAATATAGTGCCACGGAAATGGGGTACTAGTTACATCAAATTCAATTTGATCTGCATACCCTTGTGGGATTATTTTATCAAAGATCTGTATGTCAGACATTATTGCTTTCTAATTTGCAGAGCAGAATCAACATCCTGCATACCAAATGTGCGTTCACATTCGTGGCAGTCCCAACACTGATTGCGACATGTGCGCAAAATCTTTTCCAGTCGTTTACCGGGATCAGTTGCCCAGATTCCTGTGTACGGCTTATAGGTAGTTTTAAAGTCTTCTTTGGTATGTCGAGTGTCGATCCAACCAGGGATCCAATTGTGCATCGGACCTGCGTTATTGTCAATTACTTCGTTAAAGTCGTCTGCATAAACAGTTTTCCCCACGAAGCTAATGCTTTGCTTAAATTTGTTAACATCGTCGTAGTACCAACATGCTTTCATGTATTTGGCATCTTCTGGTTTAAACATTGGAGCAGTTAGTCGCCCCGAATATTTAAAAATATCCACTAGCTCTGCAAACTCTTTAAATGTATCTGCTTGCCCTGCTACTAAATTAATTCCGCTGCGTGGAAGGGCTGCAAAGTCTTGATGTTGTCTCCAACCATTACAACTTAAATCTGCAATGCTTTTAAAATACTCAGTGCCAATTACTTCGCCAACGCTGTCATGCTCTTTCTTAAACGGGCAGTGATAGATGCAGGCCTCAGCCACTAACAGACTGGTCATTAACTTCTTCTGTGGGTTAAGACTGTTTAAGTAATCCTGTGCTCTCTTGATGCGCTTTAGTTCGCGAATGTTACGATTCAAACTGCGATCTAATAGAATGGTGTTGTAGCCCAAGTATGCGTAATCAATGAACTGCTGTGCGTCGGCTACAATTTGATTCACTGTGCTTTTCCAACGCATGTCAGGACAACGCTGCTGTAGGATACCCATACGTAGGATATGCTCGCTGCTCATTGTGCAACTACGCAGGCCGCGATCGTAGTAGCCGCCAATCCATTCTACAAATTGATCTCTTACTGACTGATCAAAAGCAACTTCGTGCGGCACTTCAACTGTATTGAATGTTAAACTGATTTCAACACCGGTTTCTTCTTGTAGCTTAAACAAATAATCAATTTGCTCGTCGCTTGCTTCAACGCCCATTGGGTTGCCGCAGCGTTTTTGTTGACCGTTGTATTCGTAATAGAAGAATTTCCCAAAGTACACATCGTGCAAATTTGCCAGGTACTTTGGGTCCGCATTTTTCATTGTTTCATAAAATACGCCAGCGTGTTCACCATGAAATCGATCGTAATGTGCGACCGAAAACCGTTTATTGAAATCCATAAATCACCTTAGGGTTAAATGTTGCCCTGCATACCTGCTTGAATTGATTCCCAATGTCGTTGATTCCACTCATGCACCGCTTGAGGATCATCTTTTGGAATCATTGCTTTAACGTTTGCAATGTGTGTTGCCCAGGGCCCACTATTACTTATCGTGCCTGTAGCCTGGAGCTCTTTAAAAAGCATGTCCATTTGATTGCCAACTGAGGTATATGCAATACCACGTGCTACTTGGTATGCTGTTTCAGCAAATCCAGGCAGCTTGGTAATATCAAATTTGGTAATAGTACCATCTTCGTTGTATGTATCGTGTGAGGTTGTTCCATCCGGGACGTCAACCCATTGGAATTCTGGGTGAACTTCAAATTCGTCACCAACTTCTCGAATTTCGCAAATTCTTCCAGGTTCTGTATTGTGTAAAAGTGCTCGTAATGTCATTTTATTTTCCTTTTGATTATCTATAAGAGTAAACAATAACTAGTCCAGCTTGTCCGTACTCGCCGGCACTGTGCCCGCGTGGGTGACTATAACCCCAATCTGTTACGTTGCCGGGCCCACCAGATCCAGGTGCACCGGTTGATATGCCGTGCTGCACGTTCCATCCTAGATTACTGTGATTTCGTATGTGTGCCTGTGCTCCGCCAAAATAACTTGCGCCGCCGAGTGAGCCAAGTGATCCGTGGCCCACGCTGTTAGTATGGCCCCACCCTGCACCGCCTTGTACGTGAACTGCTTGGCCAGCTGCACTGTTTCCGCCGTGACCTCCGCTGTGGCTGTATTGCTGATTGGCTCCGTAGCCGCCAATGGCGCTCATATAAGAACCAAAACTGCTAGTGCCACCATTACCGGCCGCACTATAGTATGCTGCATATGATCCACCACCACCAACTGTAACTGCAACTGATGCCACACCGCTTACGCCAAATACGTTTTCTGCATAGCAGCCAGCTCCGCCGCCTTCGCAATAACCAGCTCCGCCGCCGCCGCCACCAACTAATTTAACGTGTACCACTGTGGCCCCAGGATTAGTCCATGTGCCGCTTTGTCTAAATGACTGTATATCAATTAAATCTCCGCGGTCTGTACCGTTTAACGCAAGTCCACCGTTTAATCGCGAAGTCTGCGTTGTTCCGTTACTAAATGTAATGCCGCTTGCACCTAATGTTACTGCCATGTTATATCCTTATGTGTATGCAATTATTACGCATACTCCAACTTGGCCGGTTGTGCCGGCTCCGCCGTCGTTAGTTCTGCCGCCCGATGCACCGGCTCCCCATGCAGCACCGTAATTTGTTGCAGTTGTGGAACCCCTATTGTATACGCCAGTTCCTCCGAAGAAACTTGCACCACCGCCTGCTGTTGCTGCGTGGCTTGCTGAATTTCCGTGCCCTGCACCTGTACCGCCAACTGTTGATAGTTGTGCTCCACTAAAGCTGTTACCGCCGTGCCCACCACCGTGACTGGCGTTGTTATTTGCGCCATGCCCGCCCGAGGCCGACAACAATGACCCAAAGCTAGTAGTGCCGCCTGATCCTGCGGCTGCGTAATAGCCAACGCCACCACCTCCGCCACCAATGGTTACTGTGTATGTTGCACCCGGAGAGACTGAGTACATACCTTCTGCGTATCCACCAGCGCCACCACTTTCGCAGTAGCCAGCACTGCCACCGCCGCCACCTTGTACTTGCACTAATATTCTAGTGCAGTTAGATGGAACAGTATATGTACCCGTTGATGTAAACATTTGAATACTAATTGGCTGACCTCTGTCAGAGTACGTTGTTGTCTGAGAAGACCCATCACCGAATGTAATGCCGCTTGCACCTAATGTAATTGCCATATTATTCCTTAAGAGTAAGCATATACTACAACAATACCGGCTGCTGCTGTTTTGCCGCCGCCTGCGTTACTAGTTGTTCCACCACTTGCACCCGCACCCGGTGCACCTGGGCCAATTTGTTCGCCGCCGCTATGTCGTGTTCCCATGCCGCCACCGTAGTATCCAGAAACGCCACGTGCGCCGTAGGCACCAAATCCGTTTGTATGACCTACGCCACCGCCTCCGGCGATTGTCACTTGTCCGCCTGATCCAGTTCCACCATGTCCACCAGTGTGACTGTAGTTTGCGTTTGCTCCGTAGCCGCCAGTGGCTGTGACTAAACCTGCAAAGCTGCTAGTGCCTCCAGTGCCGCCTGCTGCGTAATAACCAACACCTCCGCCACCTCCGCCTACTGTGACTGCAAATGTTTGCCCAGGGCTTACTGCATGAATCAAGCGTTCTGCGTACCCGCCAGCACCACCACTTTCAAAATGTCCAGCCCCGCCGCCACCTGCTCCGTGTACTTTAACCAATAGTTTCCTACACGGTGTTGGCGCAGTATATGTGCCGCTTGATGTAAAAGTAGTAATAGAGACTAATTGACCATAGTCGTTGTTAGATGTAGGTGACCCATTTTGCTTGGAGCCATCGCTGAATGTTAGTCCGCTGTTGTCAATTGATACTGCCATAGTTTATTTGAGTTGTTTCTTAATTGTATTTACTTCTTGACGCAATTCTTTAATTGCTTCTACTAATAAAGGAACCAGTCGTTCGTATTGCACAGTTAAGTAGTTCTCGCCACTTTTGCTGTTACCTTGTGCATCTCTATCAAACGGTGCTAAAGCCACTGCTTCTGGCTGCACACGCTGTACCGCCTGGGCACTTAACGCAACCTGCTGTGTAGTGTTATTAAAGCCAAGTTCCCTAGCTAAATCGTTTTCAACGTATAAGAAGCCACTTAGTTGATCTACTTTATCTAATGCGTTTTCAATATTACCAATTTTGGTTTTTAACCGCTCATCTGAGTAGTAAGCTGTAACTGTTGTAGTTGCTGTTAGTGGGCCTACTACGTCAACGCCCGTTGTGCCCCAAGTTAATGTTGCAGTAGTACCGGCTCCTACGCCACCGCCGTAGCCCACACACCATCTTTGTGTACCAATGCGAGACATGTGGCCATAATATGTACCATCACTATTCATTACTACTGCTGGAACTGTGTCAACTGTGCTTCGATAAGTGTATACTGACGATGTTGCAGATGCTGCACTGCCGCCAATGCTTAACGATGTTGCGGTGCCAGTTAACCCAGTGCCTGCTCCAGCAAAACTCGCACCAGTGACGGCACCAGTTACTGCTAGTGTATTTGCCATTGTTACTGCACCACTAAATGCTCCGGTGCTTGCAGATATTGCAGCCATAGTACTTGCGCCACTTACGCTCAATGTACTAGCCATAGAAATAGCACCAGGGAATGTACCTGCTGCAATGTCCGCTGCGGTTAATGTAACTGCACCAGTTCTACCGGCAACGCTTTGCACAGGGCTAGCTGTAGCAACAGATCCTTGTGGATCCCATACGCCCATACCTGCATCATATACGTAGGTGACGTTGTTGTTTGTGTATGTTTGTCCGTTTGTTGGACTTACTGGAAAAGCCATTAAAATCTCCCTACCACTACTTCAATAGTAGCTATGTTGTTAGTTCTGTTTTCGCCTAGTGCCTTGCCAATAATGCAACCAGGTTTATATAGTGCAGACTCCATCCTTTGAGCTACACCAGGAATACCAGACGTAACTAGAATGTCACCTTTATTTACAATACCAACTACTTTACAAGGGACACGCCCTGTAAACGCAACTGGCAGACCAACTGCTTCACTGTTCATCAAGTAAGCCGGGTTAGTAGAAATAACCCCTGCTACTCTGGTGTCATGTGATAAGTTAGTTGCTGTAATTTCTTCTTCGCCGCCAAACACAACTACTGTGCCTGCTTCGTATGCACTATCGCTTGTGTAGATCTCTGCCAAGTCAGCATATTTTGCGCTGCTAGCCACACCAATGAAGTTAGCTGCTGTTAAGTTGGCGCCGCTGTCTCTTAGAGCCAATGTGTTAGATGTTGCTGTAGTTGCCGCGTTATACAATGCGCTACTGATGTTCAACCAGTTGTATGTGCTACTTACGTTATCGTATACGTATTTGTACATAGTACCGGTATTGCCGCGGAACCATTCGTCACCTTGAATTGGGCTAGAGGGTGCTACGTTGCCCGAGAAGTTAGTTACAAACGGTCTGCTAGTGCGTGTTACGTTACCAGTAAATGCACCAGTCGTTGCTGATATTGTTCCACCGTTTAAGTTAGTGGCTGTTACTGCGGTTACTGCTGAGCCACCAATGCTCAACCCAGTGGCGTTGCCAGTGAAGTTAGTACCATCAAATGTTGGTGATGCACCGCTAGAAACACTCTGCGGCAAACTAAAGGTAACAGTTGACCCACTAATTGAAGTGGTAATTCCCGTTGCCCCAGTAAAGGTTAGTGTACCACCACCCGACACAGAACCTGAGCCGCTAGTACCTGACAAGGTAATTGTTGAGCTCGCTGCGTTTGTTGTGATGCTAGTAATACGTCCTTTGCTATCAACTACAATAGTCGGGATACTAGTTGCGCTACCATAGTTTCCAGCTGTTACACCAGTTGCAGTTAGACTCAATCCCGCGTTGGCCCCACTCGGAACGTTTGCCGTAATGTCTGCTGTGTTTGCTAACGTAGTCGAGGTGAACGGACTACCGTTAGCAAAATTAAGGCTGTTAGTGTAAATGCCGCCAGCATACAAACTGCCAGTAATGCCTGCGCCACCAGTTACTTGCAATGCGCCAGATGACACACTTGTTGCAGCCGTGCCTTGAGTAAGAGAAAAATATCCACCGGTGCTGGCATTTCCGTGGAAACGTGCAACTTCTGCGTTTGAGTAGAAGCTGCCTGTAGCAATAACTATGTCATTAAATGTTCCTGTACTATCTGTTGCTAGTACCATATTGCCGCCAAGTCCGCTGTCGGCTAATGCGCTAACAAAGAAATAACCATCGTTGGCGCTGGTAATAGTATACAACGGATCGCTAAAGATGTTACCAGTTACGCCAATGTCTGCAAATCCAGTTAACCCATCATAGTTATTAGGATATGCGATCATATCCGCAGAGCCAGTTGCAGAACTGTTAATAACCGCAGTCTGCACATAGAACGCACCTGCGTCAACTGACTGACTTGACGCAGTAGAAATCAATGTTGGGTTGTTTAAGTTAGTCGAGCTTGCTAAGTAACCAAAGTAACCTGCACTGTTTACGTTTAAGTTACCGCCAATGCCTACGCCACCAGCAACGACTGCTGCACCTGTTGTTGTACTAATGCTTTGGGTAGTATTTACTACATTAATATCACCAAGATCTAGTGTGTCATAAATCAGTCCAGGATCCGCAAAGTTGATAGTAGTCGAAGTCGGCTCGCTTGCTACGTTACTAAACAATGTCCAATGATTGTTATTGTGATTACGAACGAAACCCATGTGCGAGTAGACGTTAGCAGGACCGCCAACAAAGTGTCCATAGAATCCTGTCTCAAAGTTATATGGGTAAGGACTTCCTTGGAAGTAAACCATTGGACTACTTGTGTTTAGCGTACTAGTACTAGTTGCAATCAAGTTTGGAGTATACACGTTACCAATAACGTGTAAGTCTCCACCAATGTATTGTGTGCCACCAACCCCAACACCACCTGTTACAACTAGTGCGCCATTACCACTACCAGTGCTGTTAGTAGAGCTAGTGATAGTTGTTGCACCAGTTACTCCAAGTGTACTGTTAATTTGTGCTGCACCAGTTGAGGTAATCCCAGCAAATTGTGGAGAGGCAGTTGTGCGTAAATCCTGCGGACTCGATAGTGAAACGTTAGTTCCGCTTACCGCGGCAACAAATCCATTTGTACTAGAGAATGTTAGAGTCTGGTTTGCTAGGTTAACAGCACCAGTTCCTGTTGTACCACTGGTATTAAGAGTAGTACTAATGCTCGCTGTGCTTAATTCGCTTATGCGACCAAACGCATCTGTTGTGATAATCGGAATGGATGTCGACCCACCAACAGTGGTAGTTCCTGGTCCAGTAAACGGAAGCGTAATAGTAGGTCCGCTAATAGTAAGATTACCAGCGCCGGTACTTGTGCTTACTACTCGACGGTTAGTATCATAAATTTCCCCTGCATACACAGTACCAGCAATACCTACACCGCCAGCAACAGTGACTGCTCCAGTTACGTTGCTTGAGCTTGCCGTAGTCCCAGTTACCAAAACTTTGGTCGCCGATAAGTTTCCGCTTAACGTGGCGTCCACAAATATAACCGATCCAGTGGTTCGTAAATCTTGAGGAGTTGAAATAGTTATCGTGCTGCCACTGGCTGCAACTGCTACTCCGTTTGTACTTGCAAATACCAATGAGCTACCACTGGTAACTGAGCCTGTGCCACTAGTGCCAGTCAACCCAACTGTAGTAACTGCTGTGTTTGTGGTTACCCCAGTAATACGACCTTTGCTGTCAACAACAACCGTTGGAATGAGTGTCGCGCTACCGTAGTTTCCGGCTGACACCCCGGTTGTGCTTAGGCTTAATCCAACGGTTGGCCCAATTGTTGCATTAGCTAAAATCTCACTAGAGTTGCTAATACTTGTTACAATAGATGCCCCGTTAGTGAAGAGGTGACGATCACTATAAATCGAACCAGTTGTTGCATCAATGTTTGCTAGGCCAACTGTTAGCCCGTTGTGTACTACAAAATTTCCGTTTGCCATAGTTCCATATATCCCTGCTGGCGGTTAAAATAAATTACAAATTTAGATTAACACATACTCCTTGCTTACGCGAACATTAGTGTTAGCGTTAGCGGCTGTAAAGTTTACATTAACGTTACCACCACTTACTGTAGCCGATAGCACGCCAACGTTTCCGTTTGTTTGCACAATACCATAAGTGGTAATTGTTGCAGTTGTTCCGTCATGAATAACTAATGCTTCCATGACCTGATGTTTTCCTGTTACTGTAGCTTGAATCAAGTATTTTGCACTACGATAGGTTGCTGTTGGGAAAATATCAACTGCTGTGTCTACATCAATACCAAATACTACCACTGGTGCTGTTTGCCCAACCCATGCACCACTTGGATCTAGTGTGCGCTGCAATGTTCTTCCACTTGTGCCGCTGTATAGTTGAATACCAGCAGTGTTGTCCATTGCCACAATCACTCGATCATTTTGGCTCGCCAATTCAGTAATTTGGTTCGTGGTTGTTAATTTACGAACGTCAATTACTGTGCCGTTAGCTGGCGCAGTTGTGAATGTCAGTACGTTGGCCGTAATTGAGTATGCCAACAATGGCAGCTGAATGATACCATTTATACTAACAATACAATTGTTGGTCGTTTGATTAGACGATAATGTAAAGTTTGTTTGAGACCCAGTTCCACTAAACTGTTGATCGCTAATTAAAGTAAATTGTGTACTTACTGTACTCCACGCACCTTCGCTACCACCAAAATATTCAATCGCATTTAATGTAGTGTTGTATCGGAACATGCCCGGTACGTCAGACCCACCACTATTACCAGGACGTTGTCCACTAGTACCAGCTGGTAGCATCATACTGTCAGTACTGTTAATGAACAACTTAGCACCCTGTACTAATGTTCCAACTGTTGCTGAATTACCAATCAATACCTGATCGTATGTGGTGTCAGGTCTTGCCCAAATTAAAGTACTAGAGTTTACACCTGCTACCCTAAAGTCCATGCCTGCTGTTTGGGTACTGTTAATAGTAACGGCCTTACTTAAGGTTGCGTTACCAGTTAACAAACTAGTGCCTGTGACTGAAAGATTTGAGCCTACGTATACATTTCCGCTTACTCCGGCACCGCCGATTATACGCAAAGCACCAGTGGATGTGCTTGTTGCTGCGGTGCCTTGTGTTAACTGAAGGTATCCGCCAGTGGATGCGTTGCCATGGAAACGTGCAACTTCTGCGGATTCATCAAAGCTACCAACACCAATGATCACGTCATTGTGTGTTCCAACTTCACTTGTGGCCAATACTAAGTTACCGCCATACCCCAATTGAGGACGAACAATTACATAACCGTCATTTGGCTTAGTGATAGTGTAGTTAGGGTCACTAAACTCACTACCAGTCATACCTAAGTCTGACCAGCCTCCGGTGTCAGTTCCGTTGTCGCCGTATGCTGAGAAGTCTGCACTACCACTGCTAGTAGTATTCAGCATGTACATCTGTGCAAAGTCGCCTACTGCGTTAACTGCTGCGATAGACGAGTTAGACAATGCTGTAGTTAACGAAGCTTCGCCTACGTTTAGAGTTCCTTTAACAAAGGCATCGCCACCAATTGCTGCGCCGCCATTGGGAATAATAAATGCTGCGTCCAATGGGTTTAATAAAGGAGCAGTAGACTCAATGACTAGATTCCCGGTGGTTATAATTACGCCAGTGGTTTCAATATTCGTAAATTTACCTGAGCTCGGATCATTCAACCCAATGGCCATTGAGTCAATACTACCGCCGGTTAGTACTGCGTTGGCAGTAGAGAAGTTAGTTACACCTAATGTATCCGCATCTACTGTGACTCCAGTAATTACGCCGCCAGTGATATATGCGTTTGAGGTAAAGAAATTATTAGTAGCAACGTTTGTAAGGCTAGTTAGTGTGCCACCAACGATATTTGCAACACTAGCAGACAAGGTACCAACGTGGAAAACAATCGCGTTACCACTAATACCAGTAATTGTACCACCATCAAAGTTTACGTTTGCTGAGAATATATTTCCAGCTGCCACTGTGTTTGCTAGCAGATTCTGAATGGTGATATTACCAGATTGAATTCTTACGTTAGCTGAGCTAAAGTTGTTGGCATGCCAGTAAGTTGCTGCGCCCGTTACTCCAGTAATAGATCCACTGGTAATAGATGCAGTGCCATTGAACGTACCAATGAATGTTGTTGCTTGAACTGTATTAGTCCCTGGATTCATTGTGATACCAGAAGTAACAAACGCAGAACTATTTCCAACTGTTGACCTGTCAGTGAACATTGGATAGAAGTTTGCAGTGTTAGTTGTGTCTGTTACTTCAGAGTATAAACTAACGTTGGCTGTGCTGGCAGTTCCGGTAAGCACTCCAACAATGTTCCCACTGCTAAAGTTGTCAACATGGAACGTTGTTGCTGCACCAGTGATGCCAGTAACTGAGCCGCCAGTTACTAATGCGTTACCAGTTGAGAAATTTGTTGATTGTAGGTATCCGATGCCTTGAGCATTACCACCTGTGATTTGTGCGTTACCAGAACTAAAGTTAGTTGCTGTTAACGTTGTTGCTGCACCAGTGATGCCAGTAACTGAGCCGCCAGTTGCTTGTATATTACTTGTAGTAAACTGACCAATTACTTGTTTGTTAAAGTTCCAGCTATCTGTAGCTGACGCATATACCAAGCTCGCTGCTGCTCCATCAACGGTGATACCTGCACCATTGGCTGCTGCTGCACTGCCTGCGCCTTTGGCTACAGTAATGTTTAAATCTGTTACGTCCAATGTCTGCGATTGGATAGCAGTCATTGTACCTTGAACTGTTAAGTTACCAATTACTACTGCATCAGCACCAACATACAAATTACCACCAATGCCTGCACCACCAGTTACGATTAGTGCGCCAGAGCCAGTTGAATTAGATGGAGTTACCGCAGTAACATTTACACCGCTTGCACTGAATATGCCGGTGTAGGGATTCATCTTAAATGCTGCTGATACGTATGCTGCACTGTTACCGGTTGTGTAACGGTCTGTAAATTCTGGGTAGAAGTCTGTGTTAACTACTGAATTGTTTACAGTTTGATACAACGAAACGTTAGCGGTACTAGCTGTGCCAGTTAGAACACCAACAATGTTTCCGCTGCTAAAATTCGTTGCAACTAAGGTATTAAACTGACCTGTTACTCCAGTTAAGCTGCCCCCAGTAACTAAAGCGTTACCAGTTGAAAAGTTATCAACTTGAATAGTGTTGATACCTTGGATAAAGCCGCCGCTGATCTGTGCGTTACCTGTACTGAAGTTTGTTGCAGTAAATGTATTTGATTGAGCATCAAAATTAATTAAGCTGCCGCCTGTTACCTGTGCGTTACCTGTACTGAAGTTAGTTGCTGTTAACGTTGTTGCTGCACCAGTGACGCCAGTTACTGATCCACCTGTGATTTGTGCGTTACCAGAACTAAAGTTAGTTGCTGCGAAAGTAGTTGCTGCGCCTGTAATGCCAGTGATTGATCCGCCAGTAATTAAAGCATTACCTGTGCTAAGATTTGTGGACTGTAGATATACAATGCCTTGAGCATTGCCACCTGAGATTTGTGCGTTACCAGAACTAAAGTTAGTTGCTGCGAAAGTAGTTGCTGCGCCTGTAATGCCAGTGATTGATCCACTTGTGATCTGAACATTGCCGCTAGTTAGATTAGTCACAGACGCATTTAATGTGTTGATGTTGCCATTAAATGATGATGCGTAAATGTCTCCGGTAGCGCCAATACCACCAACAACAGTTAACGCACCAGATGTGGTTGATGTTGAAGTAGCGCCAGCATGTGACATTTCTACTACTACGTGCTCGACGTTGCCGCCACCGCTTACAAATTTAACAAATCTCTGTCCGGTAGTTGTACCAAGCACCAGGTTACCGCCGTAACTAGATGGAGTATTTGCTTGAGTATATAGGTACGCATCATTTTGGAATAGTGCAGTACCTAAACTATTATTAGGGCTCGATCCATCGTACCCATCACTTGCTATACCAAGGTCAACATAAAATGTTGTATCAGATCCATTATTAGCTGTGGCAACGTAGTCAGTGGTTGCACTTCCGCCTGCGTTAATGTTTTGTGTGTTGAGTTGTGCGTACCCGTTGTAATCTTCCGAGAACTGAGCAACCACTTGTGGTAAGATTGCGTAACCTGCCGGGATGCCGGCGTATAGAGCGTTAAAGCCCGTTACTGTGTTACCTACAAAGAATGCAGAGTTAGCAGTTGTAATGTTACCGCTAACCAAAATAATATTACCGTTTACACTTAGGTTGCCGCCAACACTGGCATTACCGGTAATAACCGATTGGGCAGAAGTGGCAGTAGTAAAAAACCCTGCTGCCGGAGTAGTTGCACCAATTGAAATTGCGTTTAAAGATCCACCGGTGATAACCGCATTACCAGTTGAGAAACTTGATGCTTGTAAGTATGCAATTCCTTGTACATTACCACCTAGAATTTGTGCGTTGCCAGTTGAGAAGTTAGTCGCGGTTGCTGTGCTGAATGCTGCTGTTCCAGTATGAGAACCAGTTAAGGTTGTTGCCTCAATGGTCCCAGAGAACGATCCACTTACTGCATTTAAGTTACCAATTTTAACGTTAGCAAAACCGCTGTTGTTAATTGTTGTTATTCCGTTACCAGTATCGGTTGTAGTAATTGCCTCAAAGGCTTGATCTGCTTCGACCCAAACCCATGCTGTGTTCACACTTCCGTATCCTGCTAAACTAGCAAGGTTACGGTTTACTAGCATACCAATGTCGTATCCAGCTAGGGATCCAGTGTACCCATTGTTGAATACCACAATAGGGTCATTAACGTATGTGTTTGTACTATTAACCGAACTAGAGACTCCAGTTACCGTTAGGTTACCAACAATGCTAATGTTAGAATTTAATGTTAAATCCTGGTTAAAGTTACTACCAACTAATGTGCCGGCCGCAATCTTGGTATAGGTAATTGTACTATCAGTGATCTGATTATTCTTAATTCTAGTTACGGCCATGCCAAACGCTCCAATATAACATATTTAGCCAAAAGACATTCCTTGCCAATTACGGCAAAGAATGAATTAAGTAGGTTTAGATTAGTATCCGCCAGATAGCAACGTGCGTTTCCACGTATTTGTTGCAGTGCAGATATATAAGTAGTTGGCATCCCAGCAAATTTGCCCAGGTGTTCCGATTGCGTTTGATGCTTTAGTTGTTTGCGGAGCTTTTAATATTCCACTTAATGTAACATTACCTTGAACGCTTAGGTCACCAGTAACTGTTCCGCTGACACTAGTTACGCCGCCCAAGAAACGAATTTCAATTACATCAGTTGATAATGGAATTTCAGCAAAGGTAATAGTATCACCAGTTAGTCCAATGGTGTATGCTACTGTCGGCTGTTGCAATGTACCGTTGATGCTCACTAACACCCCGGCTAACGTGGTTGCACGAGTTAGTGCAAACGTGTCATCAACTCCGTTACCGCTAAACGTCTGACTTGTAACTTTGTTAGTTACAGGAACCCAAGTTGCGCCATCGTAATACTCTAAGACAGAGCTAGAAGTATTATAGCGAGTATATCCTGCAACACCAGCTGGTCGTGCAGCATCGTCACCTGATGGAATTTGTAATGCAGTAGTTGAAGCAAAGATTGCTACCTGGTTTGCAGGAACTGTGATTGTTAAATTGCCGTTAATACCCGTGATGTTGTTTGAGCTAACATTGCCGTGATGGACACCGTTAAACGTTCCTGCATTTACGTTTCCAGTAACTGTTAGATCTCCGGCGCCTGTTAAATTCAGAACCGGAGTACTACCAACTGCTACACCTAATAGTGTTCCACTGTTACCCAATCCTGTGTCGCCTAAGAACAATACTTGTTCTGTTACACCTTGCTCGTTTAAAATCACTACCGCATCGTTGTTTTGTGTTGTGAATCCAAAACTGTCGTTTACAAATCCAATAGCTCCTGCGTCACGATTATCGGCTCCGGTACCAACTGCAATAAATCCAGTGGATGTTACGTTGCTGCTAAACAAAGCCGACGCCCCAACAATGTTTCCGTGCATTGTTGCGTTAACATTTGCTGCACTAACGTTTCCAGTAACTGCTAAACTGATTAGAGTACCGACTGTGGTAATGTTAGTTTGTGCGGCAGTAGTTAACGTACCTGCAATACTAGTAAAACTAGCACTTGTTCCACTTGCATTACCAGTATGAATGCCAAATGTGTCACCATTGAATTGAGTGGCAGACACATTACCGGCTTGAACGTTTCCTGTTACTACCAAACTTGTCAAGGAGCCAACACTGGTAATATTTGGCTGTGCAGGTGTAAGTACCACTCCGCTAAGACTACCATTAAGGGTAGCTGCCGAAACATTGCCTGCTGCTACGTTACCTGTAACACTAAGAGCTACAAGAGTTCCAACTGAGGTAATGTTGGGTTGGTTTGCTGTTAATAACGTGCCAGATACGTTCGTAAACGAAGCTGTTGTGCCTGTAATGTTGCCGCTAACGTCACCGGTGTGAATTCCAGTAGTATTGCCCACTACGTTGCCGTAGAAATTACTATTTACATTACCCGCTGTTATGTTACCAGCAACATGAATCACCGAACCTGTTGCATCAGTGACTGTACCAACTAATTGGTTTAGGCTTGCGATTGCATCAGTGACTTTAGTAGTATTGGTAAATGTTAATGCGCTGTTAAAAGAGCCTGTTGCATTGGATCCTAATGAAATAACGTTTGCATTGATGGTTTCTCCAACTACTACACTAGGATCGCCGAATGACAAATTACCTGCGCCGTCTGTAAAGATCAAGTACCCGTTTGTACCACCAGTAATTTTAACATTACCGATTGGGCCTAAGTTTGCGTTACCGGCAAATGTAACAGCTCCGCCGTTTAAGGCAGAAATAGTATTACCATCAATTAGAATACCACTTGTACTTAGGTTACCGTTAATTGTTAGTGTTTGGGTCGCTACGTTTGTGTTAATGCCAGTCCGGAACTGACTAAAGTTCATGTAGAATAATGGCTGACTATTTGTTGTGAACTGTAGATCCGTGCCTTGTCTGTCCAAATTGGACACTAGCATTGAACCTGATATTCTACCGATTGCCATCTAGTTCTCCGTTAAGCTGCGTTTGTGCTATTGATGTTATGTACAACAATGATTTTGTTTGGGTTACCACTTGCATCAATTGCAGGAGGAGGGCTTGTAAATGTCAACTGTGTTCCAGACACGGTGTAGTTGTTTACCGGCGCTTGGTATACTCCGCTAACTGTTACTAGAATGTTACTTGCGCTGCTTTCGCTTTGGCTCATAGTAAAATCTACTGTGGCATTATCGCCAGTGAATTCATCTACCACTAATGCCACTGTACCAATTTTAGCAACTTGGTTCCATGCACTGTTGTAAAAGAATTCAATTTTACTATTTGTTTGATTGTAACGAATCTGTCCGTTAACTGGAAAGTCGGGGCCTAAGCTACTTGTACCAAGAGGTAATTGAATAGCGTAGCTGCCACCTTTAAGTTGTGTGTTCTTTAAGAAGCGGGCCATTATTAAGCTCCCATTGAGCTAATGGTCATTACAATGTTACCACTTGCGTTTGCCCAGATACTGTCGCCTGCATCTAAGACAATGCGCTCCAAATCTGAAATGTGTGTATCAGATGCTGCAATGCTTAGATTGCTGTAGATTCTGCAATCTGCTACAGTACCACCAGCTGGTACTAGGAACACGTTAGCCGTTGCTGATGTCCCATCGGTATTGCAAAGATACATCGCTGTAATACCCTTTGATTGTGTGCTTGTACCGTAGATAATATTTGCTGCGGTAGTTGTTAGTTGTACGCTTGTAATCATTTTCTTTTCCTTACATCATCAAAGAGTAAAATAGTGCTTTGTTCTTAGAGATTAATTCTTGTTGTTGCACCGAGTCGTTTGTTACAAATATACCAGTGCGTCCGCTGTCCGGAATCTGGCTATAGATAACATTGTATCCAGTGTGTGCGCTCGGTGCTATCGTTGTATTTTGAATCGCAACGTTAGTGTCGTGTTTAATAATTTCAGTGTTTGAACTAAAAATACTTCTGCTTAATACATCTAGGTTTGCGCCTAGTTGTGGGTTTGGGTCATCGCCTAAACTAGCAATACCAGGCGCGCCTGAGTAAATTGGCTCGTATGTAGCTCCGTTTTTAGTTAGTTCCCAAATAAGAGTACCTTCGTTCCAACGGAGTGCAACCTTAGGAGATATGCCACGATCTACTTCAATACCCGAGTAAACTGCTGTTACGCCAGCACCTGTTTCGCCTTGGTTCAAAGTGATAATGTTGTCAACAACTTGAGTGTTAGTTGACGAAATGTTTGCTACCGTACCTAACACCTTTAAGTTGCCGTTGACAATTAAAGTATGGTTGTTTATTTGAACGTTACTAGTTGCTTCTGTACCAGTAATTGTCCATATACCGTTAAATCTTGTAGTTTGAGACATTTATAAATTCCGTTATTAGATATTTATGCTAACAAAATATTACTTAGGGCCAAAAAAATAGCACCCGAAGGTGCTATTTTTAGTTTGCTTGCAATTAAGCGTTAGCAATTTGAACAGTAGTGTTCAATGTAGGAGCATCAAATGTCCAACGAACCATAGTACCGTCAGTAAATTCGTGCCCAGCTGTGCCGTATTGTGTTAACAATGCGTTGTGGCTAGTTAGCTTAGTTACATAGTAAGTCTTGCCGCTGCTGTCTGTAGCAGTAATAGACATTTCGCCCACCGCTGCTGGAGTAGCTGCAACTAGCTTACATACTTCTGTACCTTCGCTAGTGGTAACGCGATAGCGGTTGCTACCTTTTTGTGCGTTAATGTCAGCAACCAAGCTGTTACCAGTTACATAAGCGTAAGCGATAATAGCATTTTCTTGGTTAGTTACTGAACCAACATCGCCGCTGTCTGTTGTCAATGTTACTACGCCTAGTGTAACTGACTGTGTTGGGCCAGTTGCCGCTGTTGGGGCTGCTGTATAACCAGAACCGCTGTTAGTGATAACCGTTGATAGGGCTTCAAATGTAACAGTAATTTCTGCACCTGTACCTGCTACGCTGTTGCTTGTGCAGCTACGGCCACCAGTTGGGGTAGAAGGAAATTTTGCACCAGGCAATGCTTCAAAGCTACCAACGCTTGCGCCGGTACCACTGAAGTTAACGGATAAAATCTCGCCGCCTGTGTCAACTGTTGCAACATAAGCAATAGCAGAGCCGCCTGTGGATGTTAAAGTTAACAAATCACCAACTACATAACCTGTACCGGCTGTAGTTACTGCACCTGTTTTTGCTTTTGATGTTACTGTAGCAGTAGCAGTCACGCCAGCCGGTAATGATGGTGCAGTAAATGTGAATACTGGACGAGTTGTGTATGCACCGCCGCTAACTGCTGCGCTTGCTACACCTTCACCGCCGATGCCATCGTCTGCTGTATAACCACCGTTGGTACCGATGTTACGGTTACCGAAAAATCTTTTTGCTAAAGGACGTCCCATTTTGTTTCTCCTTAAAAATGTGAATAGCGTTCTAGGCCTACGCAGTTGGGTAACTGCATAAACTCTCAATTAAGAGCGAACATACTATTTAGCGTTTTTCTTAAACAGTAGCTTAAAGTGACTCCAAAATGGATTGTTTAGGATGTGTATCCCTTTAACTATTTTTCTGTCGGGGTGTAGTGACGACGTCACCGTGTGCATTTGCGTCCAATGAACGCCCGGTCTATGATGGTGTTCTTGATGGTACCCTGCACCGAATCCAAAGATATTATACCATGTGCTATAAATGCCAATAGAGTCCTGTGTAGTATCGCCTCTGCGATCTAGTACTCCCCAGTGTTCCCCGTAGCTATTTGCATTATTAACAAAGTAGGCTAAAAAGTATACTGGAATTAAAAATAAACCGTACACAGGATTTATTAAAAATATACTTAGCAAGTAAATTCTAACTGCCCATTGTTCTCTTTTAAATCGAGTATACAACTCTTTAACTTTTAGAATGTCAGGAATCACTGATACCCAAGACCACTTGGCGTCACCGTAGAGTGCAGATTTCCAGCAGTAGACCCAAAAATTAGTAGGCTCATCCGTTTTGCTATATTTAAAAACAGAAACTGGATCTTTTGTTTTACCATTAACTGGCTTATCATTTATGTGCTTGTGGTGTAGCAAGTGCCCGTAGCGCCATAATTGAAGCGGTAATCCGGCTACTGCACTTACAAATAATTCATATATTCTATTGGCAGTCGTTGAAACAAAAACGCTGCAATGAGCATGATGATGTAAACATGTATTTTGCACGTTAACAATAAACCAAATATGGAATACGCTAATCAAAAACCAAGACCATACAGGAGGGTCAAAGTATGCTACCATATATGGAATAGATCCAACAAGTATTAAGTTCAATAACAACAAGGCGTCTAGCGGGGAATATCGAAAAATCTGTTTCATATAGTATTTACTGATAAAGTGGTGTAGTCGTAAAAAAGCCCCAATTAAGGGGCTTCTTAGGGGACAGCACCTTGCGGTGCTGTGGGTAGATATTACTGGAAGCTCAAGTTGCTTACAGCGATTTCTGCCAAGTAGTCACCAGCGTTGCCCAAAGAGCTAGCTGTGTTTGTCAACTCAACATAACCGTAACGGGTCATGAAGCCAACTACTGGTTCGAATGTGCTTGGGTCTAGAACAACACCAGAGCTCATCAATGGTACGTATGGGCAATAGAACGCTGCTGCATCAGCTTCGCTCGAACCTTTGTAACCAACCAATACAGATTGTCCGTCTTGGGCATAGCCGTCAACATAAATCTTCATAGCACCGTTCAATGTACCAACAAACTTAGTGTTTGTAGGAGCTTCGAATGTACCTTCTGTAGTACGTGCAAATGCGCTAGTTGTAGCAGATTGCAATACTGTCAAAGCAGCACTAGACACAACTGCCCAGTTACCAGCACCACGACGTGTGCGTTGAGCGATCAAGTTGCTTGCGCGGTTGATCAATACTGCCAATGCGGCGTGCTCGTCACCAACGAATGTAGCTGTACCAGATACAGTAGCTTGGTTGAATGTGAATTCAGTAGCTGCCAACGAACGTAGAGAACCTAGGATCTCTTGGTCGATTTCAACTGTGATTTCTTGTGCCAAAGCAGCCATAACTTCTGCTTCAACGTCCAAACCGTGCATAGCTTGTGCGTCTTGAGCAGCTTCAAATGTCCAACGTGCAGACAATTTACGTGTCTTAGCTTCAACAACTTGCTTCAAGATTTGTACGTTGATACGGTTACCAGGTACGCCTTCCAAAGTAGCTGTGCTTGCAGCCTTACCAGTTGTACCTGTACCTGAGTACTGAGTAGCAATCTTGAATGGGCTCAATGCTTCGTCACCAGCGCCAGTGTTTTGGCTGCTGTCTGGACCTGTTGTACCATCAGCATAACGTACACGTAGTGTATGAATCTGAGCAACTGGGCCTGTCATTGGCTGAACACCAACGATTTCGTTAGCGATAACTGTAGGCATAACGCGACGGATAACTGGCAAGATTACACGGTTAAGTGTAGCCACGCTACCTGCAGATGTGCCACCTGCTGTTGCAGATTCGCTCAATTGTTTACGGGTGTTCTCTAAGATCACGCCCATTGTAGTTCTCTTCGAACCTTGTAAGCCTTCTAGTAGGGCGTCTTTTGTTTCGCCCCAACGGCTCTCTAGTAATGCGGTTGTCATAATTTCATTTCTCCTAATTAGGGTTTATTATTTTAGCCCTGCTAAACGCTTCAAGTCGATCACATTTGTGTCAACTCGGTCCGCAGCATTCTTAGCAGCCTTATCTCCAGTAACTTCAACTCGGCTTTCTGTCATTACTTGCTTTTGTGGAGCAGGTGTAGCAACAGTTGCTTTGTTATTTAGTACCGCTGGAAGATACTTTTCATATGCGCCCTGCAACTTAGCAGTTTGCACACTCTCTAGAAGTTCGCTCATAACTGCGGCCTTCTCTCGACTCAAAGGTTTCATCAAGTTTGCCATTAACTGGCTACGTTCTGAACTTTCTTTGATTACACGAATCTCTTTTTCTTTTGATTCAACGATCATTGCAGCTTCTTCAGCAGCACGACGAGACTCAGCAATTTCTTGCTTAGACTGTGTCAATGCAGCTTGTAGCTTTTGAATTTCTTTGTTCTCATTTAAGTGAGTAACGCTGAATTCGCTAGCGAAAGCTTCAAATAGTCGACGACCGAACATGTTCTCACGAGCAATTTGGATGTCTTCTTTTAGTTGAGTCAACTCTGACTCTAAATTCTTAGCAACAGCTTCTTTAACAAGTGTAGAACTACGTGCAATAAATTGCTGTTGTAGCTCTGCCATCTTCTCTTTAGCACCAGCAATTAAGCGGACTTTAGTTTCAACGACTGCTTGCTTGTCTTGTTCGAATTCTTTTAGTTCTTCGGCTAACGCCTTGATCACAAAGTTTTCTAACTTACCGATAGAGTTTTCGTAAACCTTGCGGTCACTACGTAATTCTTGAATTTCTTCACTTAGCTTGCTTACCATGAAAGAGTTAAACTTGCCTGCGCTTTCGCTCATGTGACGTTTAAATTTCACACGGTCTTCAGCAAGGGCTTGCTTTTCTTCTTGGAATTCAGCTAATTCAGCAGTAAGACTTTCTGTTACCATTTTGTCTAGAGCCTCTACCATGACTTGTTTGTCATGCTGATAGCGTTGCGCAAATTCTTCGCGAAGCTCTGCACGTACTGTTTCCTTAGCTTCGGAAAGACGTGCTTCCCATGCTTCGTTAATAGCCGTTTGAGTGCTTTCGTTGATAATGCCGCTGTCTAGCAATGGTTTGATAGCATCTAACATTAGGTTTTCTCCTGTTATATCTTAAGGTCTTTGATGAAGCTTGTCATAGCTTCTCTCAGGTGCTTTTGCACTTTTTGATCTTGAGTAGCATCTTTCGCCATCTCAAAAATTCGATTGCCGCCACGCATGTTCATCAAACCTTCATAAATTGCTTTAGGATAAGCGTGAGGAGCACTCGGTTGAGCAACAATGTCCACAGTAATGATTTCAAAATCACTAACATGACCACTGCTTTCGTTTACGTTTCCGCTACCACGAGAACTAACACCTAGCTTAACACCGCTGGTAATCATTGCTTCCACAAGTTTACCCATTGGAGTTGGCAAGACTTTTAGTTTTCCGTAGCCGCATGGTCCGTCCATCCACATTTGTTCAATCATGTGGGACACACGGTCCAAGTTGATCTTTAGGTCGTCTGGATGATCCACTTCGCCCAGGACTGAATAACCACCTTTGATTTGTTCATTGATGGTTTCCACAGCTTTTCCGATTTCATGAACGGGATAAACACGTTGGTTAGCGTTCTTCACGCCTCCCTCGATGAATATCCCTTTCATATAGAGATTCTTACCCTTCCCGTCAGCAGAGTCTTCAGAAATAATCTGTAGACCTGCTCGGTCAAAAGTTAAGTTCTCTTTTAGGTACAAAGCCATATTATTGCCCTAATTACTTCTTACCACCTTCGATGCTGTTCTTGCTTACAGGAACAGAACCGTCGGTAGTTTGGCCTTCGCCAGTTTTAGCTTTTGCTTTGGTGCCGTAAAAGTCTTGTGCGCCTTTGTTGCCACCAACTTTGTTTACGTTACGTTTTGCAACATCAATTTCTTGTGCTGGCTTAACGAAACCACTTGCTTTGCCTTTTGGAGATTGTCCATCAGGAGCAGCTTCGCTACCGCCTTTAGCGATGTTAGCAGTTGTACCGCCCATGTCGTTCTTACCAGCAACGATACCTTTAGTTAGACCAGCAGCTTTGTCGCCACCAGTGCCAGTACCTACTGGAGTAAATTCTGTGTTAGAAGGAGCAGAAATCTTTTCTACGTATTCACGCATCATTTCAGTTTCTGACATTACTTTACCAGAGCCGGAACCCTTTTTAGCAAATGGGTTACCAGAACCAGACTTACCAGAGCCGCTTACGCCGCTACCAGACTTACCGGATCCGCTTGCGCCAGAACCTTTTTTAGCAAATGGGTTACCAGAACCGCTTTTTGCTTCGTACATGTCTTCTTCTTCTGGCTCTGCGCCAACTTCTGGCTCGCCGCCAAATTCGTCATCGCCGCCTTCGTCACCACCAAACTCATCAGAGCCAGTGCCGCTAGTGCCGTCGCCTTCGCCGCCCATTAGCTTGTCAAATTCAGCTTGCAATTCGTCGATTGCAGATTTAATGTCTTGGAACTTGCCGTCAACATCGCCTTCGCCGCCCATGTCGTCACCACCTAAGTCGTCACCACCGAACTCGTCGC